ATTAAGTATACAATATAAAAAACCTGATGATTATTGGAAAAGGATAAAATACGATAATGGATTAAAGACATATTTTGAAAGCTCTAAGAAGTATTGGAAGAAGTGGGAGTATGATGAAAATGGGTTAGAAACTTATTATGAAGACTCTAATGGTTATTGGGAAAGGATAAAATATGATGAAAATGGACTGGAAACATATCATGAAGACTCTAATGGTTATTGGGAAAAGACGGAGTATGAAAATGGGTTGAAAACATATTTTGAAAAATCTAATGGTTTTTGGGAAAAGTGGGAGTATGAAAATGGGTTAGAAACTTATTATGAAGATTCTAATGGTTATTGGGAAAAGTGGGAGTATGAAAATGGGTTAGAAACATATTTTGAAGACTCTACTGGTTATTGGAAGAAGTTGAGGTATGATGAAAATGGATTGGAAACTTATTTTGAGGACTCTACTGGTTATTGGAAGAAGTGGGAGTATGAAAATGGGTTGAAAACATATTTTGAAAAATCTAATGGTTTTTGGGAAAAGTGGGAGTATGAAAATGGGTTGAAAACATATTTTGAAAACTCTAATGGTTTTTGGAAGAAGTGGGAGTATGAAAATGGGTTAGAAACTTATTATGAAAGCTCTAATGGTTTTTGGAAGAAGTGGAGGTATAATGAGAATGGATTGAAAACTTATCACGAAGACTCTGATGGTTATTGGAAGAAGTGGAGGTATAATGAGAACGGGTTAATGACATATTATGAAAATTCTGATAATGAAAAAAGAAAGTGGGAGTATGATGAAAATGGTGAATTGATATATTTTACCAATTTCACTAAAAGAGATATTAATATAGATATAGAGTACAAATAATAAAGGAGAAATTATGAATAAAACAGAGATATTAGTAAATGCATGTAGAAGTGGTTTAAACGACTATTTTCAAAGTGGATTAGATAAAGTAGATCTAGAAAAAGTGAAAAAAATAACAGTGTATGATAGCAATGATTTTAGTAATCTAAAATGGTTAGTTGAAAAAATGAAACTGACATTAAGCATACAATATGAAGACTTTAATGGTTCTTGGGAACTGTTGGAATATGAAAATGGGTTGAAAACTTATTATGGTAAATCTGATGGTTCTTGGGAACTGTTGGAATATGAAAATGGGTTGAAAACTTATTATGGTAAATCTGACGGATATTGGGAAAAGTGGGGATATGAAAATGGGGTGGAAACTTATTATGAAAACTCTGATGGGTTTTGGAAGAAGATAGCATATGAAAATGGGTTGAAAACCCATCATGAGAAATCCAATGGTTCTTGGCAAAAGTGGGGATATGAAAATGGGTTGAAAACTTATTATGAAAATTCTAATGGTTATTGGGAAAAGTGGGGATATGAAAATGGGTTGAAAACTTATTATGAAAATTCTAATGGTTATTGGGAAAAGTGGGGATATGAAAATGGGTTGAAAACTTATTATGAAAGCTCTAATGGTCATTGGCAAAAGTGGGGATATGAAAATGGGTTGAAAACTTATTATAAAAATTCTGATGGATATTGGGAAAAGTGGGGATATGAAAATGGGTTGAAAACTTATTATGAAAGCTCTGATGGTCATTGGGAAAAGTGGGGATATGAAAATGGGTTGAAAACTTATTATGGTAAATCTGACGGATATTGGGAAAAGTGGGGATATGAAAATGGGTTGAAAACTTATTATGAAAGCTCTGATGGATATTGGAAGAAGTGGGGATATGAAAATGGGTTGAAAACTCACCATGAGAAGTCCAATGGTTCTTGGCAAAAGTGGGGATATGAAAATGGGTTGAAAACTTATTACGAAGATTCTGATAATGAAAAAGGGAAGTGGGAATATGATAAAAAAGGCAACTTTATATATTTCACCAATTTCATTAAAAGAGATATTGCGATAAATATAAAATATAAATAATATTTATATTAAAATAACACATATTTATTAATAAATATGTGTTATTTTTTTTTTAATTTATTACTATAATAATAACATGTTATTATATATTTTTTTTATAATATATATAATTATCATAATATTATACAATCCTTTATAATCATCATCAAATTCTAACATTTCTAATTCATCAATTATGTTGTTTTTATCAATATTATTATTTATATATTTAATAATAAAATCTTCAAACATATGTATATTATCAGCATATAATATATTATTCTGAATATTATTTATTAAAGCACTGTCATATAAGACATATGGATTACTGCCTAGGTTACCATAATATGATGTAATCATATTATCTTCATGATCCCAATTTAATCTATTTTTTTTAGTATTAAATAAACTCATAAAGTTAACATATTGTATATTAGAACCATTTTTATTTTCTATTGCCCAATATAGTGTTTTATCATATAGTTTGGTATAAAATAATCTATGATCCTCTTTACCGATATCTATTCTATCTAAGTAAATAGCATTATAAATATCTTTTATTTTTAATGGAATTAAAATGTTATTATTATTGGTAAATATGTTTAACATTGGGTCATATATCTTACGATTACTACTATCTGTAAAGTATATATAATTTAAGTCTTTATGATATAAGTAATCTGTTACAAATAGTAATAAATCCATATGAGTATTTACTAAACTATCTATTAAAATCCTATCATTCTCAGCAATAACTGGATTGTGTCCTGTGCCTATATTATCATAATCTACTGTAAATTCTTTAGTAGATTTTCTATCTAATAATTCTTCAACTGTTCTATGATCTAATATAAAGCTTATACTGTAAAATTTAGCACCAGTTATTTTATCTGATTTAACATCAGTGACTTGGAATAAATGATGTTCATTATCATAATTTATTGTAAAAAAATCTTCTGGATAAGGATCTATTAAATGTGGTATTATTATACCATTACCTTCTACAGAAGTGTCAGATCCAAAATCAGTATCTTCAACATTGACACTATCAATACCTTGAAATTGATATATTGGTAAATCATTAATTATATCAAATCTAATAGATGAATCTTTACCTAATAAACCAATTGTAGAATCTAATGAGCTTTCTATTGTCGATTGTTTAAAATTTTGATGATAATATGTAACAAATGTTGGTTTATCTGTAAAATATATGGAATAATCCATAGTTGCCATATGTTGTCTTTTATTAATATTATCATTGAATATGGTCTGTTCTTTTTTAAGTGATATCTTAGCCATTATTATATCCTAATTAAGTTTATATAATTGTTAAAAAGGAAATTTAATATACGTTTCAAATAGCTTTTAATTATATAAAATATATATCTAGTACCGTTTAACGATTCGTTTCGGACTATCACGCCATTTTATGATGGCTAATAGCCTACACTACTCTTATAAACTAGATCAAACTCATTGTAAATCATATGTAAATTGTTAACTGTCGTTAACTTCTTACATATAATTTATACATATTGCTAGTTTAAAAGTTTTTTTGTGATTATGGAATGTAGACGTAACAATATCCCCCTATTCACAATTTTTAATAAAAAAAAAGTAAATAAGGAGATATGAGAAATACCAATTAAGAGTACCACAGGTTCTGCCTTGGAGTACCGGATAGTTTATGATCGTCAACTAACACATATTCAACATATCCTTCTATTATATAGAACAGGACGGGTATACACCAATTCAATTATTTTAAAAGATAATCATCATGGTTCTGTTACTCAACTATATATGAACAGTTAACCTAGTAAAACTGTTTATTATCATATACCATGTCTTTTATGGTGAAGACATGTTAATTAAAAACCTTTCCAAAGAAACTAGGTTCAAATTATTATCCAATATAAAAATATGGATAATGATCATTACTATAAACATATCATATGTTTAAAATATGTGTCAAGTTTTTTTTTATAATTCAAGATAATTAATATTTACATATTAATATTATAGCTATTAATATGTTTTTACTTGACATAATATTTATACTAATATAGTATAAATATTGTTTTTATATGAATATAGGAGTTAATTATGGTAAGAGAAAAAGTTCGTGGATTAAAAAGGCGTGAAATTCGAGATATTAAACTTTATATTTTAGCTAAAAAGATTAGTATTGATAAATTATCAAAACTGGTTAATATAAGCAAATATAGATTATCCAAATGTCTTAAATATGGAAACAACAAATTTACAATGTATGAAATTTCCAATATTAAAAAAATTATTAATGATAATAACAATGAACAAATGAAAAGTGTGGAATTAAATAATAGTGATTTTTTTAAACAAAATATATCTGAAGAAATATGGAGAAGTAAATATAAAGCGGTTAAAGATAAAACAGTATTTGATACATTTGATAGGATTATCGGAACATTGTTTGACAATACTGATGAGTTTGATATAGTTATCGCATCAAAATTACGCAATATGATGCATGAGAACAGATTTTTACCTGCTGGCAGAATATTATCCAATACTGGTGATGACACTAAACCTATTGCTAGTTTAATAAATTGTCTTGTTATGGAACAAATACCTGATTCTATGAATGGTATAATGAGTATTGCTAGAGAAGCTGCTTTAAGTCTTCAAAGAGGAAATGGTGTCGGTTATGACTTTTCATCGATAAGGCCTAAAGGTGCTTATGTAGCTGGTGTTGGTGCGGATACTAGTGGACCATTACCATTTATGGAAATATTTAACACTATGGCTAAAACTATAATGTCTGCTGGTGGCAGAAGATCTGCTCAGATGGGAGTTATGGATATACATCATCCCGATATTGTAGATTTTATTACATCTAAACAAAAAGAGGGTGTTCTGAAACAATTCAATTTATCTGTCAATATAACTAATGATTTTATGAACCAATTAAAATTATTCCAAAAAACTGGTGATAAAAAATATGAGTTATGGGAATTGTGGTTTTGGGTTAAATTATCACCAACAGATACTGTTCATAGAAGTAGAGTTAGTGTTATTAATAAAGGTGAATTACCATATGATCTTAAACATAGAGATAATAATTATTTTGTATTTGATAAAACTCATATCGAAGTAAAATATGGTAATTGTTCTCATAATACTATTTATGAGAAAAAAGTTTTTAATATTATTAGAATTACAGAATTATGGGATATTATAATGCGTTCTACTTATGATTATGCTGAGCCTGGAGTATTGTTTTTAGATAGAGCAAATGAATATAATCTGCTAAAGAATTATGAAAATATTAGAGCTACAAATCCATGTGTTGTTGGGGATACGAAAGTTGCTGTTGTCAATAGAGGGGCTGTTACTATAAAAGAGCTTGCTGATAAAGGTGAGGATGTTATGGTATATGCATATGATAATGATCTTAACAGAAGAGTTGTTAAAAGAATGAGAAGGCCTAGATTAACTGGTGAAAATATTGGCGTGTATAAAATATTATTTAATTCTGGAGATAGTATAATAGTTACAGGTAATCATGAAATTTTAATGAGTAATGGTGGTTATGTTGAAGCTAAAGATTTAGAACGTGGTAGTAGCGTCCATGTGTCACAGATTAATTTTGATAAAACGTCTCATATCGAGTTTAATCCCAATGATTATGATATTAAAGTCACTAGAGTTGATGATGAGGATGTTTCGTTTATAGAACGTACTTGTGAGCATTGTGGTAAAAGTTTCTGGGTGAGATATGACGAAAGAGAAAAAGCATTCTGTTCTGGTAAATGTTCCGATAGTTATACTGAAATTAAAAATGGTTGGAGGAACAATGTTAAATCTAGAGTAGATTATCAAAACATGGGTACCATGTTCGAATATTTGGTTGTTGATATAGAGTATGTTGGTACTAGAAATGTGTATAATGGTACTGTTGATGATGTTCATAATTTTTATGTTGTATTAGATGATAGTGATCCTAATAATGTTACTATGCTGAATAATATGCAGTGTGGTGAGCAAATATTACCATTTAATGGTGCTTGTTTATTGGGATCCATGAACCTTGTTAAGTATATTGATGGTGATAGTTTTAATTTTGCTAATTTTTATAATGATACTATTTTTGCTAATATTTTATTAGATAGGGTGGTTGAACGACATGGGTTAGCATTAACAGGACAAATTGCTGAAATAACTAGTAAACGAAGGCATGGTTTAGGTTTTACTGGATTAGGATCTATGTTCCATATACTAGGTATTGATTATGGCAGTATTGAATCAATAGAAATGACTAGAAATATAAGTATGATTTTAGCATATGGTAGTTTAGTTGCTAATGCTAAGTTATCCAAGATTTCAGGATCTTTTAAAATTGATAATATGAATAATTTTATTGAAGAATTTAATAATAGTAAATATTATACTCATCTTATAGATAATATTAAGAGTAGTGGGTTTGGTGATCATATTATGAATGTTGATACGTTATTAAATATGGTCAATACATATGGTTTGAGATATTCACATGCTACATCAATAGCGCCTACTGGGACTATAAGTTTGGTTAGTAATAATGTTTCTAATGGTATAGAACCACCGTTTGCATCAGCATATAGTAGAAATGTTGTTGACGCAAACGATACTAGTATAAGTAAAACTGAACGAATTATGGATTATGCATTTATGATGGCTTGGGAAAAATCCAACATGGATTATGATGAATTTCTTAAAGAATATAATATGAGTCATAAATTTGCTCAAGATATATCACCTAGTGATCATATTGCTATTCAGGCTGCTGCTCAAGAATTTATTGATTCAAGTATTAGTAAGACTATAAACTGTCCCACTAATATGAAATTTGAGGATTTTAAAAATATATATTTGGAAGCATATGATAATAATTTGAAAGGTCTGACAACATTTAGGTTTAATCCTGAAGTTAGATCTGCTGTATTAATAACAGATGACGATATGATGAATATGAATATAAAGATTATGTTTAAAGATGGTTCTAGTAAAATATATAAAGCTAGTGATCAAGTGGAATATAAAGGAAGAGTTGTGACAGCATATAATTTATACGATATGTATAAATAATGAAATTGATGATCCAATCATAGTGTATTAACATACGTTATGGTTGGATTACTTATAATGTTTAATATGGGGCAATATGTTTCATTTATTTATAGGAGACTTATGGATAAGATAGAAAAAAGCATTGAAAGAGCTATTATGATTAAAACAACGGATGATGTTATTAAAAATGTTGATAATGTAGCTAAGAAAAGACCTAGAGAATTGAATGGTATAACATATGCTGTTAAAACTAGGTTATTGAAACATACTTTATATGTAACAATAAATAGTATTAGTGAAAATGGTATAACTAGACCATTTGAAATATTTATGAATAGTAAAGATAGTAGAAAGCATATTGATTTAACAATATTGTCTAAATTATTATCATCATCTTTTAGACGTGAATTAAATATATGCTATTTAATAGACGATCTAATGTCTACCAATTCTAATAATCCTGATTCAGGATATTTTAGACCGCCTAGAACTGAACTGGGTGAAACTAAAGGTATGCATGTTCCATCAATATATTATGAAATTGGTGAAATACTTAAAGAATTTTTAGATAAACATATTGGTGTTAAGTGTGATGGTAAGCGTATTGATAATACTATTATCATGCCTACTGAAACGGTTAATATTAAAATGAATGGTGATGACATTGTTAATAAATTTGAATGTCCAGAATGTTTTTCTAAAAATATTTCTATGACAGGTGGTTGTAAAACATGTCTAGATTGTGGATGGAGTGCTTGTAGTTAAATATATCTAGTAATAAGGTTATTAAACATATTTTAATAACCTTATTTTAAAGATAGTTGTTGTATGATAAAAAAAATTGTGGTTAAATTGGAATATTGAATAATATTGGGAGTTTTTATGAAAATAGATGAATTAACTTTTATTACAGAATTTACAAAATATGTTACTATTAATCATCCTACTATAAGTTTGGATGTTGGTGATTTAGAAAATTATAGCGATGATCTTATATTAACGTGTAGTGATATAATAGATTATTTTTATGGTAAACATGATCGTATACTTAGAGAATGGTGTGGGTCGAAACATGTTGGTGTGGTGGAGATTGTTAAAGATAATCCTAATGTTAAAACACCTGTTATGGGTGCTGTTGGTTCTGCTGGTTATGACATATATGCTACAGACGACACATATATACCACCATTTGAAAGAGTGCTTCTTGATACTGGTATCAAGCTGTCTATACCAAAAGGTTTTGAAATACAAGTTAGGCCTAGAAGTGGTTTAGCTTATAAAAAAGGGATCACTGTTTTAAATACACCTGGTACTATAGATGCCTATTATAAAGATAATGTTAAAATATTGTTAATGAACACTACATCTGAGCCAGTTTCTATAAGTGAAAATGAACGTATAGCACAACTTGTATTAAAACCAGTTTATGAAATATATTTTAAAACAGTTACATCGTTTACAGATAAGACAGATAGAGGTGGTGGTTTTGGTTCTACAGGTGCCATATAGGTAATAATTTGGGCTCGAAAGAGCCCTTTATTTTAAAAACAACTATGATGTTATAATATGCTTTTAAAAAAAACTTGACAAATACATTACAATGTCATATATTCATTATAGTTATTTATAAAATAACGTATTTTTTTATTAGGAGGAGATATGACAATTAAAGAAATTATTAAAGCAGTAGAAGAAAAAACAGAATTAACTGGAAATGAAGTGAGGCGTGTATTAGATGCATATCATGATGTTATTGTAGATACTGTTGTTTCTGAAGGAAAGTTAACGTTTCCTAAATTTGGAACATTCAAAATGACAACTAGATCAGCACGTGAGGGTATTAATCCTAGAACAAGGGAAATGATTCAAATTAAAGAATCTAAATCGATATCATTCAAACCATCTAGCGTTGTAAAAGATAGGTTGTAAAAGGAGTTTATATGTCAAAAAATATTGATGATAATTTTGATACCAGAATTGATGATAATACTAGTACCGAAATTAATGATGTTGTTGTAAAATCATTTGTTTTTACAGTTTCTAATGATATGTTAATAACATTGACAGATAGTGAATTATACGCTATTAAAAACAATGTTAATAATTTTCTATTATTTTTAAATAGCATGTTTTTACCTTTATTTTATCAAGATAACAATGGATTTGTTTTTTATTTTGATGATAATAATGGTGCTAAGTATAATGATAGAATTACTAATGGTGTTTTAGATACAGTGTTAGAAGGTGATTATGTGTCTTTTATAATAGATAATGTTAAAAAAACTGTGACTGTGAAAGGATTGATTGTTGATAGAAATTGTGTGTTAAATAATAATGTAACACAATATATCGATACATATATATCTAATATAGATGTTATTTTAGCAAGGAGAAAAACTTCAGCTGATATGAGTGAGTTTTTTCAAAATAATTTTAGTTAATTATTTTTTTTATTATAATCATTCATTGCTAATATAAAATCGTCTACAGTTTTTTTCATCAAGTTTATTAAAGATTCATATAACACCTCTCTGCGTTTCCATGTAATTTTATCATTTCTTATAGATTCAATAATCGCATTCATAAAATCTTTTGTATTATTATCATGTACTTTATTGAAAATGTTTATAAAATCTTCAGACAAACCTGCATTTTTCATATCATTAACATATAACTCCACAGTTTGTATTGCTATGGTTTTAAGAGTAGCTACTTCAATTTCTTTATCATATTTACTGGTTCGTAAAAATTGCATACTTAATAAACTTTTTATAAAATACTGTTTAACTCGTATAAATTTAAATTTAAGAATTTCTTTTTTAGCTTCATCCATATCATAGTTGCTAAGATAACCTATTTCTATTTCGTATAAACCACCTATTATTTTATCATAAAATGATGTAACGCTAGCACTAAATATATTTAGTACTGCATCCACTGATATATAATTCAGTATTGTGAAAAAAATAAATAATGTTAATTTATCATTGGTTAATTCAAATATTGATAAAAATAACATTATTGTTGATATAAACATGGAAAATATTAATTTCATGAACATCATTTTAAAATCTAGTTTTATTATAAAACTATGTAGTTTATTCATTGGATACTCCTATTTATTTTAGATATCATCATATGGTTTAGTTATTATTTTTTTCTTATCGGTCTTATCATTATCACATGTATCGTTTATTTCTATTTTAGTTTCTTTATTGAATAAACCTTTAGCATATAAGCCTATTTTTAATAATTTTCCGATACATATAAATATTTTATTGAATTTGACACGTGTTGTAGCTGATAGTGCTAGATCGCCTAATATTGGTAATATACTATAAAGAAACATTTCTATAAATACAGGACTATAAAATATAATAGTATTGTTTTTTTTAATTGTTTTCAAATTATATATGTTTAAGAATCCTGCAACATGGATAATTCCAACTAATAATATATTTAAAAATAATAGTCTTAACATATCGTGAAACGAATGTTTTATTTGCATTTTCATATCACCTGTAAAACGACTTTTATTGGTAACTATGTAATAAACTGTCTTGTAGATAAAAATAACTACAGGTAAAGAAATCATTATTAAACCATGTAAAAGTCTAGTAGACAAAATATACCTCACAATTGCTTATATTCTTGTTATATGTAAAACATAATATATTGCGTTGTTTGGTTAGTAGTAGTGGTGTTTATAGAAATGATAATTAAAAAAATAGGTTAAAAATGAGATTATTCAAAATCGGTAACAATGCTTGTAACTGCTGCTAATTTAATAATAGCATCACCGATATTTCTATCTACTTCTGATGATCCTAACATTAATACTGTAAAATGCTTTTTCGTAGCGATGTTCGTAATATTAAGTCGACTCATTTTATTTGTGATGATATAGTCTAGAGTGTAAGTGTCACTTTTTAACGATATCGCATCCGTGTTGATGTCTGATATTATAAAGTGATCATTTTCTAACATTTCGAGTGTTTTGTCTTTTAGTTCAGAAATAGTCATATGACTCCTTAAAAGTTATAGGTTAATTAGTTAGTGGTTTTACCACTATTTTTTAAATAAAAATGTTTATTGCATAATGGTATGTAGTTATAACCTATGGATATAATATCACCATCAGTTATAATATTACCATCAATATCTATTCTAGCATTTTGTTTAGCATTAACACCGCACCAACATTTAACAGGACCGATTTCAGATATTTCATCAGCTATTTCAAATATACGTTTAGTTCCTGAAAATAATTGTCCTTTAAAATCTGTTTTTAGACCATATAGTAAAAATGTTATACTATCTACATTTGAGCTTATTTCATATATTTGATTAAGTTGATCGTTTGTTAAAAACTGTGCTTCATCTATTATGACTAAATCATATTGTCTAGCTGGTATACCATCATCGATACTTTGTAATATGTTATAAATACCATCATTTTCGTTAATCATGTTACATTCAACTTTCTGATCGCCAAATCTAGTATAAATATATTTACCATTTCTAGAATCTATAGATGGTTTTAATAAACATACTTTTAAAAAATCTTTATTTTTCCACCATTTTAATAATACTTCTGCAGATTTTCCACTATTCGTAGTACCGTATTTAAATTTTATCACTTTAACCTCCACTATAAAGAAAATCAAATATATGTTTAATTAGAACATATATCTTAAAAATGTTATAAATATTTTTATCATAATATATAAGATGTGTCAAGTTTAATATATATGTATATGTGATAATAGTTTAGTATTATAGTATTTATATATATTATATGTATATATTACATAAATGTAATAGGTGTTCCGGAAATAGTATGGGTTTTATTTTTTTTTGAAAAAAAGGTGGAAATCACAACATAGTATTAAATATGTTAGTGGGAATATTATGAAAAATGGTGTAAAAGGTTTTAAAAGCAAATATACTGCTGAAGAAGTAGAGGCTATTTTAGATGGTGCTAGTGGTGGTTCATGTACACAACCATGGGACCCTAGTAAAGCTGGCGGTTATGCTGATCCGTGTTTAGCAATATATTCGCTATTTTATGTTGCTCCAATAGTGTCGGTTAGTAACAATGTTAATGTTGTAGAAATTGGCTCTACCGTTAATAATGTAACTGTTAATTGGTCTATAAGTGGGTCCGGTGTTGTGATGTCACAATCATTAACAGATGTTGGTTCTGTAGCTGTAGGCACATTATCACATGATTTCACAGGATTAGGTTTAACCAATAATAAAACATGGTCAGTTTCTATTACTGACGATCACCCAACTTCTGCTAATGGATCAACTACAATTTATTTTAGACACATGCGTCATTGGGGTACAGATTCCAACGATTCAGCAACAGTAAATACCATGACAGATGCACAAGCTACTACATTGGTGTTAGGTTTAGCTAATGAAGAGTTTGCTACTAGTAGGGGAAAAAATTGGACACAAAACGGTAATGGTGAATATATAATATATTCATATCCAGTCAGTTGGGGTGAAAGTGATCCACCATCAAATGTAAATGGTTTACCAAATACTGCATGGACTAAAATTGTTAAAAATATAACTAACTCTTCTGGACATATCGAACCGTATAATATTTGGATCAGTAACACTGTTCAAAATGGTACCGGCATAAATATCATATGGTTATAAATTAAAAAAAAAGAAAATAAAATATATTTTATTAAGGATTATTTAATAGTTAACTTATATTATGTGTACATATTATCATGTTGTATAATATGTACACATTTTATTAAATAGAAATATTTGGAGGTTAATTATGACTAATTTAAATCAAAACACATATTCTCGTAAATTAGATCTGTTAAGTATTTTCAACATATGGTACACCCATATATTGAAAAACGAAGATGATGTTGATCGTAATTATAGCGTTGATACTTACTGGTCCGATGATTCGGAAGATCTGTTATATAATAAATATAAACATAATATGGTGTTTTTTATGGAAAGGATGTTAACTGATATTGATTTTGTTGAGATTATTGTTAATGTTTTTAAATTATATGATATAACGTTAAATAATGTAACATTCTATTCACCTAATGAGTATAATTATAAAACAGATACTATTATAGTGTCTGTTGAAATGGAAAAAGATATTTATAATAAACCACTTGTGCTTAATGGCGATATGCGTGAATATGTGCAATATTATATTGATAATATACGTGTAGGTTCTAGGGATGGATATATATCAGTAGAACCATCTGTTGTATCGGATGTTGTTAGAGATGATTATGTATATATGTATGCTATTGGTAAAGTTATTTATAACACTTATGGTGATAGGTTTAGAGCTTTAATGGATACTATATATGAACATATGTTATATATTAGATCAATTTGCATGTGTTATTGTGAAGATGCGAAAACCGATATATTGTTATCTAATGACGAGTTATTAAGTTCTGATTATGATAAGGAGTATGTTGTTAGTATATTAAAAGATTGTTCTACTATCAACGACTTTAATGAAGATGGTGACATTATTACATACATAGATATATTTGATGTGAAAACCATGTCTGATGGTATATTAGTAGAAGTAGAAGTACATGGTCATAGGATAGATGATGATTATATAACAATGCTTATAATGTCTAGCTTATCAACATTTTGTAAGACTGTTAACCTACCTAGTAATCTATCAATAAGGTAAAATCGTAATATTGATGATCATAAATATATATTATAATAATAAGTTATTTAATAATGAATCGTGCATTGGCAAGTGTTTCCGGCGGTTCATAGCATAGAATGCTACTTATAGGAAACAACACACATTTGTGTGTTCCATTGTAAAGTTGTAGCTCTGGTAGGAAGGAGCAGTGAGCGGACATTGTGTGTCGAAACATGTCGCGGCTCTTGGTAGAAATACCAGCGGTAATCAATCCGTCAGAACACGTAAACATGGCTGACTACCATGATTGCTGGAGTTGCTATCCTAAAAGCAACTCTTGAGTAAATATATACAACCCTATCTGCGTTTGCGATAGGGTTGTATATCATTAAGAAAAGAGGTTGATCCCCTCTTTTCTTTTTTTTTGATTATGGACGACATATGTTGAAATCATTTTCAATTATATATTATAGTAATAGTTAATGTGTTTATCATACAATATGGTATGATATAATATTTATATTGGAGGAAATATGCGACAAGAAGTAGAATTAACATTAGAAGATGGTACAGTATATGGTACCTTTTCGTATGAAAAAAAATTGGACATTAGCGATGATAATATGTTCAATAATGTGAAAATTGGATCAATAACCGTATTATACGGTTATGATTTAATACCAACGAAAATACCTACATATACAATACCTATATGTAAGGCAAACTCCAAACATTTTAATGATGAACTATTGGGGTTTAGAGAACAACTTAAGAAAAAGTTGGAAACGTGTGTCTATTATTCAGCCAAATTTGTATTTACAACATTTGAGGATCTACAAGTTGGATATATGTGTGGAACAGCCAGTTATGATGTTGATCATGCAAATCAAGTGTTATCGTATACAGAAAATTGGACTCATGGTGAGTTTTTAGAAAAATGCGGCGATGACAGTATACAGATGTACGCGCCAAGATCAAATTGGGGTATGGTTATACGTTATCCATCAACATCTTGTGATAAATATAGTAGTAAAAGATATGTGTTATTTGAAGCTATTGGCTTTATAACAGGTCTAGATAAGAAAGACTATGAATTAAAATGGCATATCGCAACTAATATATTTACACTATCATCACCTACCTCTAAAAAAGGTAGGTTGATAGGAAAACGTGGAAGAACGATTATGAAAATCGAACATGTTGCTAAATATCTAAATGTTAAAATAATACTTAGATAATTATAACTATGGGATCGAAAGATCCCATTTTTTTTAAAGAGGACAAATGAAATTATACGAAGAATTACAACGAATAGAGAATCGGGTAAATTTTACAGAACACGATATAGACCCAGTATGGGTTAATTTTATTAGGAAGTCATTTGGTGACAAATATGAAATTAAAACTGATTATAAAAGTGATGGGTTTTTATTTGATGTTGAGCGTGATATGTATATTGTTATTATGGAATTTAAACGTGATAAATTATTAGGTAAAAATAATATTGATTTAAACGAAGTAATAGTTCAAGTTATTTATTATTTAAAGAAAGTTGAGAAGGATGGTAAAATTTTACCGAAGGTTGTTTTAATTGGAGATGTTAACGAAGTTGTTATTTTTCCAACATATACAATCGAAAAATATTTGAGAATGGAGAATGTTGATTGGAATATCGCAGCTAGTGAAGCATATAAAAGTAATCGCGATATGTTGGATATGTTAAAGGACGATGTACATGTTAAGTTTAAAGTTGAAAACGTGGATGTTTCTTTTAACGAGGAAAAATTCATCAATAATTTAAAAAGAATGGTTTATGATTCGTTTTCTAAAATAAAGATTACTAAAATTAATATTGGAGAAGTATTTGTGAATCATATTAAAGGGTTGTTTGTTGACGCGAATGACTCGACTATATTCAATTTCTTGCAGATAATGAAAGGTAATTATGCTCTTGCGATTAAGAAAAGGAATAAAAGTAAATATGTATTATATATAGAAGATGGTAATGTTGTTCAAGTGAATAGGGATAAATATGCTATATTGGAGAATACGTTTGAGCTCAATATGAGTAATCGTGAGTTTAAAGAAATGTTGCGAAATAAGGACGAGTTCGAAGATAGTGTTAAAAGAGTGAAAGAAGGGATTTTCTATACACCGTTACCGTTTGTGGATTTAGCACATCAATATATTGAAAAGGAATTTGGTAAAAATTGGAAAAGCGAATATTCTGTATATGATCCTGCGTGGGGAATGGGGAACTTAACTAGGGATTATGTATTTGATGACTTATATTGTTCAACATTGGATGGGGACGACTTAAAATTAGCGAAGAATTTCAACAAGGGATCTAGGAAATTCCAGATGGACTTTTTGAACGATGATTTGCCAGAATTTATGGTGGAAGCTTTTAAAGATAAAAGTAAGAAGTGGATTGTGTTTATGAATCCGCCGTATAAAAATGGTCCGTCTGGAATAAATCATAATAATGGAGTTGGATTTAATGTTAGTAAAACTAGTAATAAATTAGATATGAAAAAAGATGGAGTTAATGGTAATGACTTATATGTTCAATTTATATATAAAGCTATTAAGTTAAGATCCGAATATGGTGCAGATCTAACCATATGCGTTTTTAGTAAAGCAACATATTTGAATGGTAAAGAAGGGAAAGGTTTAAGAAAATATTTAAGAAATAACAATGTTGAGTTTAAATGTGGATTTTTAGTAACTGGAAAGGTATTCAAGGGACTTGATGCTAAATGGCCAGTTAGTTTTACAATTTTAAAATAATAGGAGTGATAAAATGAACATACTAGTTGAGTAAATTAATATATGTAGCGATGATATTAAAATGGGTATATTTGTAAATAATGATAACTATACTGAATTGTTGACTAATAAACATTGTATAAGGTTAACAATACATCAGTGGTTAGTAATAGGAGAAATAATGGATAATTTTAATAACTTTAAATTTGATGTTTATGATGTAGATGCAAAATTAATTGGGGATGTTATATTGTATAATATGGATGATGAAATCTCACTAACAGATTGGTTGAAAGATGTTAGAAGTGAAAACAAAACAACTAAAGGGTTATGTGTTAAATCACCATTGAGAACATCATATAGTGAACGAGGAACCATGGTAGATAAAGCATTAGGATATTTATTAAATGCTGGAAATAACATGGAGAAATCAGCTAGAAGTGTTGGTTTGATGAGTATAGCATTTTCCAATGCACATGGAGAATCTATTGAATCTACTAACCTTAAGCGAGCATTTTTAACTATGGCTTTCCGTAGAAGCTATGCAAAACATCAATGGTTTGAAGAGAAGAAGGAATTTATCGCACCAACTTTCAAGTCCAAACAACATCAACAACAAGTTTATACCGATGCTATCATCTTTTCCATTTTCAACAACCAAAACCAAACAGGTTCGCTCCGCGACATCAAATACGACAATAAAACCTTTCAAGTGGAAAACCACTTCTTTCCTTTTAGCAAGAAAATAGTTCAATCTTTAATAGATTTATATATTGATGAAGATGATAGGTTTGACCTAATAGAAGAAGATATGAATCGCTATGGTCGTAAAGATAGAATCATGAATAGAATAATCGAAAGATATTTGCGTTCCGATTCATTTAGTGAAGAAGCGTTAGATGTTTACAATAAAGCATTGTCAATGTATAAGAATGCGTTTAAGTATTTTGTAGATGAAGAATATCAAGAAAAGGATGTGAACGGAACATTATGTACAACTTATTTAAACGAAGTATGGGACACATCATGGTATCAGATGAAGATTGTTATAGAAAACCGATTTAAAGATGATTATAAGGAGTTTAAGAATCTCTATAATAAATTAGAGAAACGAATGAGGCAACATGTTATTGATTGTGGAGTTATAATTCCTAATGAAGGTGAAAAATATTATGATTTTGAAACCAATATGGTGATTGAGTAATTGATTATGGGATCGAAAGATCCCATTTTTTTAAATAAGATATCACGTGTTATTGAGATACGAACATGTGATAAGAGTAAACATGTTCAATAGTACTATAAAATCTGATCATGGTTACGATGAAGTATCTTTTTATTAATAATATGACTGGAAATAGTTTGAATAAAGATAAAATTGTTGAAGTAATAAAAACAGTTTTTTATTTATAGTTGTTTATATAGTATATGTTATAATAATTGTAATTGGAGTTATATGATTAAAGAAGTCTACAGTAATGCAATTTTCTGTTCAAATATTGAAAATTGTGAAAACAGAGAGTGTGTGTTTAGGTTTAATGGTTATAGAAAAGAAGTAGACCAAATACATGATATTGATAACTATGTGATAAAATTAGATAATTTAAAATCTAATGATTGTGGTTTTATAATGCCAAATCTTATGTGTGATATTAACCATGATGGTTCTATAACAGTATCTGATATTGTTGGCAATATGCGAGTTGTAGAAACGTATTATGGGTATGATAAACAAGAATGTATGATTTTGTTTAGCAGAGAGCATTGTATGGGTGAGTAGTGATTAATATATTTAATGTGGTAAAAATGAAAATTCTTTACTAGATGTTACAAAATAGTAGTAAAATGATTAATGAATACATATTATAGTTGTGTCTGTAGGTTATAATACCATAACTTATGGATAATGGAACCGTTTGCGTGTTCCTCAGCTGTCAAGCTGTCTTCAATAGGAGGAGATATGAAGAATTTATAGATTAGCGATTCCGGTGGTGAATCGTTAATAAGCTTGAGGTTTGATAATACCTCGTAAAAAAAATATCCGTACACTAGGGTGCGGTTCCCTAGAAATTGTTGGTTAAGTGTAAGCGCATACATTTGACCACTTTTCCAATCAGCCAATAGGCATGTGTGTTCTAATATACACAGCCTAGCATCTTGCGGTTGATTGTAGAAAAAAGAGAGGTTCTGATGCTACCGTAGTTCTCTTTTTTTTTATTAAATAACTAGTTATTTGCTGCAGATAATGCTAAAATTGATATATTGTAACATATTATGTTGAAATATTAAGAATATTGCTGACGCGATAATATGATGATAATATAGTGGATTGTAAATCTGTTAATCGTAGATTGCTGATAGTGAAAATTGAAGTAAAAATTAAATGTATATTATGAAGGTGTAGTTGTTATATAAACAAATAATGAATATTGTATATATTACTCTCTCATTATTTATGTTATTTTTTTATTAGGAGGAAATATGAAAATTTTAGAACTCAAAACTTTAGATACAGCAACAACACAAGATTTTGATAAAGTGAAAAATAACTTATATCAGAGATATATGGTTATTGATTCAAAGTTAAATAGAATTTTAGATATTTATATTGGTTATCGAGGTAGTTATACAATGGTTGTTTTGCAAGGATCAACTTCAACAGAGTCATTTTCAGGAGTATCAGTTAGTAGGAATGGTTATTTATCATATTGTTTACTAAGTGCCTTTAAAAAGGCTGGTTTTAAATTCGATAACTATGATTATGGGGAAGAAACGCGTAGTATTATAGAACTTGTAGCCAAAAAAATAACTAGAAAAAAATTCAAAATATTTTGTTAAGGAGCTAATAGTCAGGTTCCTATAATCGTATATATATGTATTACATATATATATTATACTATTGTATGGCGGAAATATTTTACGAAACGTCAATACTATGGGAAAGCGTATCCCTAAAAAAAACAGGCCGCACTGGCGTACCAGGAACACCAAGTAGAGATCTTGGTCAACAAAAAAATCCGTTTGGCCAACGAAAATGATCCATGTTGTCTGGGAGTATTAGTATGCTCCATTGAAGGACAGTCTCTGGTGATAATGGCAAAAGGTCGAAAGGCCTGGAAAGAAGACGAAATTCGTAACAATGTCTAAGATAATGGCATTGGGGTATAAAGGGCGGTGGCCTGGAAGTCCTACGATATAAGTCTTTTTTACATAGGTGTATCTTTGATATATTTATGTAACGCTTTTTCCGTTCAAATGATGAGAAAAGCTATGCTTAATGGCGAAAGCCAAAAAGTAAGCTTTAAGATCATCAATATTGATCGGGTGAAGCAACTCCTACATAATAATGATTGGACAAGTGCCATTGGGCACGAAGATGTCGCAATCATTGTTTCTAAAGAATTGGGAATGGAGGTTAAACATAACCGAATTTCCCATTCTTTAGAAAAGGAGGATGTCTTGATTTTAAGGCAGTATTTCGGAGGGCGTTTGCCCGAAGGAACTACTACCTTAAATGAAGATCAGCTCAAGTTATTGAGCTGGGTAGAAATTACTCTTAGCAAGTAATTTCTATTTATCCTTCTAAGCTAACAGTTTAATTCGGTTTGACTAACCGAAGTATATTGTTAGTAGGAGTGGAAACAAAAAAACCTAATAGGTCGGCCAGGTAGGAATGGCCGTTGACTAGACATAGTCTTAAAGAGAGTTAGTCACTCTCAATATTCCGATCCATCAAAAAAAAACACCACCCGTTCTGGGTGGTGTTACTAATCCTTTTTTTTATCATTAAACAATCTATTAATACATTATATAGGATTAATATGGAATTTGTAAAAGGCAATATAGAAATAAGTGATTTACCTACAGGTTTATCAGATGAGATATTGAGTAAAATAGATACTATTATTAAAATAAATGATAGTATTAAAGGTTTTATATGCTCCACTGAACCAATACCTATCTTTGTGGGGTATAAGAATTTTGGTTTACCATCAGGTTGTTTTGAAGAATATTGTAAAAAACTTAATTTAAAAACAATGGTTATTGAGTATAATGGTGAGCGTATATTTATAGATATTAGATCAAAATTATTTGTAGATACAGTAAATGGTGATTCTATACAACCATATGTTGATTATGATCTAAATCCTGATATAATAAATATATCTACAAATACTGTTGGTAACATCACCATTTATGGTGAATGTTTTGATAGTAATATGGGTGTTATTATTGATGATGTGTTAGATGTGGTTAATATAGTATGTGATAAACCAAATGAAATAATATTGACATATAATACATATGACGATGTTGGTGAAACGGTGATAGAACTTGTACGGGGAAGTACTAGATCTTTTGGTAAAAAAATAAAAGTAAAAATATCGGATATTGTCAAAGGTAGTGGCCAACCTGGTGTTTTTTTAACAAATTTTGAAAATTGTAAAAATGGTGAGAATTTATGGGGTGTTGAATGGGATACAAAAGTATTTGGTAAAATATCTTCAGTTGAATCATTTTTTAAATCATCAAAAGCTGGTACGCCTAGTGTTGGTACAGGTCCTAATGATGTAAATGTTTTTACTAACAGTAAATGTTATATGTACACTGAGCGTAGTGGTGAAAATTATAATAGTGGTCAATATGCTACTGTTACTACTAATAATTTTGCTATATTAGATGAGGTAACCTTTGAATACCATCTAGCTACTAATAATACCAATGTTGAAGTGTTTTTAAGAGCATATAATGTCAAAACCATGAATTGGGACATTTTATGGTCACATTCTGGACCTGGTGTTCATAAACAAAATGATAAAGCAAGTTTGATAGAAATAAAAAATATAAATAATAATTATAATATGCTTCAATTTTATTTTGGAGAGACTAATAATTGGGGTGGTGATCTAGCATTAAGTAATATTAAAATAGTGTCTAAATAAGAGATTTTTTTGTAATAGTTTTGGTTAAACATATTGATGATAAATATGTTGTTTGGATAGATGAGAACGTATAATCTTTAATCGTTCCAATATCTGATTTAGATGTGTTAGTAAAAGAAGAAATGTTGTAAATATACAAAATAAAGAGGGTAAAATTCCTTTACATACAGTTATTCAAGATAGTCGATCTGAAATGGTAAAACTGCTTATTAGAAATGGAGTAGACTTAAATACTCAAGATAATGAAGGTAAAATTCTTTTATATTTAGTTATAAAGGAAAGATAGTTTGAAGTAGTTAAAGTGCTTATTAAAAATGGTGTAGATATAGTTATACAAGATGATGAAGACAAAACCTTTTTGCATATGGATATAAGAGAAATGTAATTCAAAATGGTAATTTTTTTTTAATCAAAAAGGTGTAATCATAAAGAAAAGAAATAAAAAGAAAATATTTTTTAAGAGCGTCTTCGATTAATAAATATCACACATATTATAAAGAAACATACATTATTAAAATAATTATACTTTTACTGGTAAATCTTTATAAGAGTTTGAATATTCTTTAGAATCTTTGCTTTTTTTATTAATAAATCTATTTTATTATGATTTAAACAATTTCTATTTTTAGTAAATTCTTGTCTGATAATATACTTATTAATTAACTATGATCCTAAAAAAAACATCTTACCATATCACATTATGTCTAGGTGACATAACATGACTTAGGTTTTTTAGAATAAGAGATTGCTCTCTCGCGGATGATCGATGTTTAGCATCCGTCATGGTTCCTACACCATATTCTTACATGTTCGACAATTTAAAGGATCATTATGTCAGATGATCCTACCTTTATTGGTTTGCCTTAAGTTGGTTAGACTCAACGTGACTCTAGCTACAATGCTTATTTCACCCTTTCGGGTAGATATCACGATTAACCCATTACCAATGGGTTTATATTATAGGATAAATAATATACCCTATCAATGATATAATATATGTTTGAATGTATTATATATACGATTTTTTTATTTACTATATTAAACAATTTATTAATGAAACTATGAGGTGTATGAAATGGAAAAGTATAAAGGTTTGGTAATAGAAGGCGGTGGTGCCAGAGGTATTGTTTATGGTGGAGCATTACAGGCTATGGGAAAAAAAGGTGTATTGGGAAATATAATACATTATATGGGGACATCTGTAGGATCGATAACCGCATTGATGTTGGTATTGGGATATACTCCTCAAGAAATTGTTATTAAAACGGTTAATTTGCGAAGTGATGATATATTGAAAAAAGATTTTTTTTTCTATATAAACGATGCTAAGAACTCGGAAAATGTTTTTAGTATTGCTAAATATATCATGTTAGGGTTAACCATAGGTTTATTTAGGGTTCCTGTGAATTTAATACATTTATTTTTTTTTGAAAATGGTTATTATGATAATGCTCCGTTGCGAAAATGGATTGAGAAATTGTTAGTCGATAAAGGTTTCGATAAAGATACTTCATTTAAAACAATATGGGAAAAAACTGGAAAAAAATTATATATTACAACAACTAATTGGGACCGAGAATATGTTAGAGTTTTTAGTGTTGATGATGACAATGTCTCTGTATTAGATGCTGTTATGATCAGTGTATCTATACCCTATTTTTTTAGATCTGTAAATATAGGCGGTGAAAGATATGTTGACGGTGGTTTAGTGGCTAATTATAATATAGATTATTTATCTGATAATAATATTATAAATGCTAAGGATATAATAGGTTTACGTGTTGATGATAAATCTGAAATAGCTGGATTCAATGAAGGAAAATTATTTAAAGTTAAAAAGAAAAAAAAGAATTTTTTACAAAGTTTAATTAATACTATAGATATCATGTATGCTGGTGCCAATACTCCTACATTGAGAGGAAAACATGAGCAAACAACAATACGATTATCTGATCACGGTATAGGGGTTGTTGATTTTTCAATGAATAAAGAAAAAAAACTATATTATAGTGATTTGGGATATATTGATTTTTCAAACAAATATAAACATCAATAAATAGAGGACAAATATGAATGAATTACAGAAAGATGAGCTTAAAGTATTGGAAACTAGTTTTAGAGAATTAAAAGAGTCCGTATTGGACAATATAAACCCAACATTACTATCTCGTGAATTAGGTTTTATGAATCCAATTGCAATAAATATAAAACAGTGGTCTATGGATCTATATCTATATTATATTAATAAGAAAAAAGATATTTTAGATAATCCTGATAGTGAAATAGATATAAATTTTGATGAAGTTGGGATGTTGCAATATGATAATGATGATTTAGTTAAAAGTATAAGTTCGGTATCTATGTATAAAATTGCTAATTATATTGATAAACCTTTTACTGATATTAAAATAAATCAAGTTGATTTTAAAAGAGATTTGAAAGCTGATATTGTTTTAAACAAAAAAGTGACAAGGAGTGCTAATGGTAGACCTATTAAATCAGAATATTTTCTTGTTGATGAATTAATGGCAGTAATATACTTTGATTTTAAAACAGATTCGTCTAATCTAATAGTTGAGAGAACAGAAACATTATATTATATTAAAAAGGATAATACTAAAGGAACTCCTATCATAATTAAACAAAAAAAATATGATCTAACCAATCCGACTGATGCAGCATTAGCTATTAAGGAACGTGTTAATAGTAGAAAATTTATTACAGAAGCTATAATGGTTTTTATAAATGGGGTACTACAGCAATATCATCCTGACAAAACACAGTACCAAATAATTTTAATGACGCTATCATATTGGAATTATTCTGAAAAAACTAGATTAGATTTTATAAATTTAGGATTAGAATATTGGGAAGATGATTTGAGAAATATGGTGTCGCCAGCACCAGATGACTATGCATGGTTAGATTATACTATAGATGATAACGGTACTAGTGTTAAAGATTATATGATAGCAATGTTGTCATATTAAGGGGGTTTATGAAATTTATTGATTTTACATTAAATGATGATAGTTTATTAGAAATAAATGATAAGCACTATTATGCTGATGTTAATGTTAAGGTGACTGATGATTTTGATAATACATTATGCTATATAATTGTCAATACTATACCTATTGTATTAAATGATATTAATGTTGGTGATGTAAACGTTTACAATATTATAAATGAATATTTATACGCTTATAATATTAACGTTGTCGGTATATATATTGTATACAAAGATGTTAGTAAATATGTGTTGAATAATAATATGATAAATGTTAATGGTGCTGATAAATATCGTTTACAATATATTAAACCATTCATATATAATGATACTAATATTAAATTACCAAAAAAAACAACTGCTGATATAACTATAACTGGTGGTAATTTTGATGATAGTATGATTTTTAAAATAGATGATGTTATTATTAATAGTTTTAATATAATATCAGATTCAACCATTATTATAAATGTAACAACTCCAGATACTGCAATTGGTGTTAGAGAGCTTACTATAAGTAGAGCTGGTATGGTAGCTTTTGGCGGATCTATTAATTTGGAAATAATTGATAATGTTATTGGTGATGGTCCTAGTGGTGAGTTTTTAACTGATTTTAATATGAATACAAGTGGTGGTGATCTATGGGGAAGTTCTTGGGTGTTGGAGACTTTTGGAGGTGCTAGTAATATCGATGGGTTTTTTAAATCATCTAATGTTGGAACACCATCTGGTAAGACTGGTCCTAATAGTAAAAATGTATTCAGTTATTATAATGATAGATATATGTTTACTGAACGTTCGTCTGAAAATTTTGGAACTGGTAAATATGCTATCGCAACTACTAATTACTTTAGTGACTTAACTAAAATTGAATTAGAGTATCATCGGTATGGTAGTAGTATGGCTGATTTTATTATAGAGTGTCGCGATAGTTTTGGATCCTGGATTGAGAAATATAGATTATCTGGACAACAACAGAGTAAAAATAATGATGTTGGAACATATGTGTCTATCGATACTACATTATGGGATTGTGATATGGTTAGATTTGTTTTCGGTGAAGCTAGTAATTATGATTCGGATATGGCTATTAGTTTTATTAAATTAACATCCGTCTAAATAATTTATAACTAATATTGTTTGAATATTAAATTAATAATGACCCATTATTTTAGCAACAACTAAATAAGCAATATAGTAGAGTGAGATATGAATGAAGTTGAGATAAAAAGTTTAAGTTTAGCAGCATACATTATGACTAGTGGAGTCAAACTTATTAAGATTAATGATAATAGAACATATATTCTTAATACAGACAGAAGTGAAGATGAGTGGATGTTGGAATATGTTTCTTCTAAATGTAGTGAATTTGATAGAAACATTATGAATCTAAAATGGTTCATGAAAAAAAAATAATATTAATTTTTAGAGGTAAATTATGGCAATTACACAATTAAGAGGAAATACCCAAATAATGGACAATACGATTATATTGGGGAAAATGCAATCAGATTTTTTATCTGGGCAAACATGGAATTTATCATCTGCTAACGATGCTGTTTTAACAGGATTGGGATCACCTACTTCAAACAACGATGCTGCTAATAAAGCATATGTTGATGGTTTAGTTGATACTAGTATGAAAGCACCTGATGGATATAGTACTAATGCTGCAGGAGATTACCCAACAGATTATAAGGGTACAGGTTTAGTTTCTGAAGGCGACACTTTTTACATTACAAATGTATCTAATGGTACAACTGTTGGTGCAAAAACTGTTAATGTTGGCGATTTATTAGTAGCATTAGTTGATACACCGGGCAATACTGATAATAATTGGGTTATCATGGAAACCAATAGAGATCAGGCTACTGAAACAATTAAAGGTGTTGCTGAAATAGCAACACAAACTGAAGCAGATACTGGTACAAATGATACTAATATAATAACACCTTTGAAATTAGCAACATATTTATCAAATGCTAATATAAGTTCTATTACAGCATCCAATGGTTTAACTAAAACTGGTAATGATATACAATTAGGTGGTACATTAACTGGTAATGTTAGTGTAGACACACAAGATCATGATATAACTATTGCTAATACGGTTACTGATAATACCGGTACAATAACTTTAGGCGATGATGCTAAAACCAATACTACTGTTATTGATGCTAATACGGCTATAAATATAGGTATTGGAACAAGTAGTGGTAATATTTCATTAGCAACTGGTATGAGTGGTAATAATGTTACTATAGGCTCTGCTAGTTCAAGTGGTACTCTTAGTGTTGAGATGGGTGTTGTGAATGTAGCATCTAGTAACAATTTAGTGCTTAATTCACTTAGTGGGCAAGTTGTACTAGGTAGTGGTAGTAGTACTGCTGTTACATTCAACGATAGTGAGGTTGGTGCTGCTGCAACAACTACAGCTATACCTTTTGCAATTACAGATAGTGCTAGTGGGACAGCTGGGAAAATTATAGATGATTTTAGAGCAGCATTTACAGATGAAGGTGTTGTAAATGCAATTGTTGCTAACTACAATGCAATTGCATCAAGTTCTACTACAGCATCCAATGGTTTAACTAAAACTGGTAATGATATACAATTAGGTGGTACGTTAACTGGCGACACTACAATTGATGTTGTTGGTAACGCTTTTACTATTAATGATGGTTATGGTTTAGGAACATTTAATGTTGGTGATAACACCAATCCTATGAGATCTACTTTTATAGGTCAATTTAGAGTTCTTAATGATGGTGATAATATTATCTTAAAATCTGGTGATACTGGTGGTTTAAATAGTGCTGGTGATATCACTTTAAGTGCTATAGGTGCATCAGGTGGTGATGGTAATGTTTTACTAGAAACAGGTGGTGGTAATACTATTAAGTTTACAGCTAATTCAAACGATGTTGTATTAGACGCACAACCAGATGGTACTGTTGCATTAGCAGTCGCTACAACACAATATGTTGACACAGCTGTAGGTGGAACTAAAGTTTTTAATGAGTTACCTACTGTTACAAATGCTTCTACTGATGTAACACTAGCTAATGCTCCAGCAACTAACACACAAGTAGTATATCTTAATGGTATTGTACAAGCACCTGGTGCTAGTAACGATTATACTGTTTCTGGTACAACTATTACATTTAGTTCAGCTCTTCAAACTGGTGATGTTGTATTAGTTAATTATTTATATTAATAAACAGTCTAAAGTAATACATATATAGAATTAAGGGTGGTGTTATATCACCCTTTTTTTTACAACTCCTTATAATGATTGATTATAGTTCACTAATCATATTTATTATTAATATTATTTAAATTAATATAACTCATCTTCATATTATATATAATATGTTGTAAAAAAAAGGAATTTAAATATGTTAAATTCCTTTAATGTGCAACATATATCACATCCTATCATTTTATAAATTAACCATAATAAATAGTTTCAATATTATAGCTAATGCATGGCACATCAATCACCATGTTAATCCAATTATTTTTTAGTATGTTATTATATTTAAAATATATAAAATTAAGATGTTTTTCTGTTTTAAAAATAATATTGTCGTATCGATCCAATATTGTATATTGGGATATTTCATCTAGTATTGTTGTTTTACGGCTTGGTACTTTGACCAATTTTAAGAACTCTGTTTTTTTAATAATGTACATAGATTTCCTATTTCTGATTTGGAACATAGTATTCTATGTAATCGGCACCATCTGTGATAGCAGTGTTTGCAATATCTAATATGGTAGATATATCGTCATCATTATCATAAACCTTAAACAGCGTAGATTCATGTGATAATAATCTGAATATACCGATTTGGTATCCAGTGTCTCCATATATTGAAACTCTAACTAATTCGCCATCTTTATCACTATATCTAAATTCTAATATATTTGAATATTCGAGTGTGAATTTATCAAATAACATTGCTAATTCTTCATCGTTTATATATGCGATAGACATCATTTCCATTGTATTGATTATTTCATTTCTCATTTTCCCTCCGTTAAAAAAGATTTATTTGTAACTATATGTTATCAATCATATTAATTAGTCACATATATGTAACTTGGCAAGTTTACATTGTCATACTAAATGTCTCCCACAATATATGTAGAGGTTATCAGTTTGTAAAAATTTATTATAGTTTGTTAATGAATATGATACATGATTATAGAAATAATATGTAATTAATTAATATATAAAATTATACTATCATTAGTCTATAATAGCATAATAGCTATATTTAAACATATATTAAGGTGTTGTAGTAGGACATATATACGAGGTGATCGTTTTATATGATCCGTAAATGTTTGAGCATGATAGTCAACGATCATGTTAATTTACAACTACAAACATCTATCTAAAGCCAGCATAGATGTAAAACTTAATGCTGGGTAGACGTAATAGTTCCATTGGGGAGTGATTTACGCTAAGTTCGGATAGAAGGTTGGATTATGAGTTGTGTGTTACGCAATGAATATGAAAACTAGGAATATGAACTTAAGGCACCTCATGAGTATAACTTCTCATAATTGGTGTTTGAATATACTGGATACTAGAGAAAAGTGTCCAGTATGTGGTGAAACCACCACTTGTTTAGCCGTAATGGTTACTCAAGAAGGTGGTCTAACCACTTCACTTAAAGAGGAGTGCCCTAGTTGTTTTAAAAAAAGAACTGGGTCTTCTTTAAGCGAAGTTATAACACTAGACTATTGGGATATAGTCTAGTATCACCAATATGACCAACAGTCTATAATGGTCATAGAACGCTTAATTCCGGCAACTAATAGGGATTCGCAGTAATAGGCGTTAGTGGTAACACCACAAAGGAGCTATAAGAAATAGCTGATGATGAGTCTACTTGTCTGTAGTGGATAATTCAAAGGGAAGCAGTTGATCAACTATTCCCATTTCTTTTTTTTTATTATATATAATAAAAATTGTATGGTAAAATATTTTATAATAGCATGGAATTAGATAAAAAACATACAAATCTCTAAAGTACAAATATTAGGATTGTGTAAAGAATATTGTTGAAAATCGTAATAGTTTAATGTTCGATTACATATTAGTTATATGATTGTAATTGTGCAATCAACGTGCGAGCGTTACTCGTTGAATTTTTTTTAAAGGAGGAATTATGAAATATTCTGATTTTAAAAAAAGACTGGCAGAAATGTCAGCCTTAGAGAAATCCATTTACTTAACTGCGTCACTGCAGTCAAGTAAATGGATTTCTATTCATCTAAAATATTTTAGATGAATAGAGGGGGGTAACCCCCATTTTTTTTTTCGCATTCACTATATAATAATTGTGTTTTCATAGAAAGTTATTAACCAATTAATTAAAAAAAAATCTTTTACTATAATGCTTCTTTTATAGTTATCCATGTCTTACTATTACCAATAACCGGTGATTGTATATCATCATCTTTAATAACAAATAGCTCTATATAGTCTCCACTAGATAAGTTAACATATATTCCAGATGCATTAGCAACACCTTCTTTGTCATAGTTATATCCTCTAGTATAAGTTGCACCATTTGAATAATCCAAAACAACCCCATTTTTTTTTATGTATGTAACTATTGTATTTCTAGCATTATCACCAGAATCCAATAACATATGTACACTATAATCGATCCATACATTCATATTCCTATTAGCAGTTATTCTACCAGCACCACTTCTAGTGAAATCGGCATGTGATTTTATATCAGTATTGAATACAACAACGGCTTCTGTTCCAGATGGTGTTTGAGTATTGTTTTTACCATAACTAACGGATATTGGTTTAGTAGGTATAATTACACTTATATCAACCACACCGCTGCCCGCATCTGTAACTATTATATCATTTACAAAATTCAATGTTCCGTGTGGTGTGTTTGGTATATTAGAACCTTCTTGTTGAACAGTTATCGTTGCTCCAGCACCATCCGAACCTTTCTTAGACATCAAGTTCCAACCTGTACCAGGACTTGATGGTGATCCAGGATTATTAGTATTATTGTTTATGATTGAAACAAATGATGAACCTTGATATTCTACAGCCATATTTTCATCATAACCGTTTCCCGAATTAAAATTGGAGTCCCATGTACCTTCCCATGTCACATCGCCATCAGCACCAGTATCTCCTTTAGGTCCTTGTGGCCCAATATCACCTTTACTACCCTTACCACCTACATTGATTACAATTAAATTATATGTGTCGGTTTCAAGTGTTGCGCTGCCAATATATCGGATTGTTTGTATTTTTAATTTATACCCTATATTCAAACTTAATATTGCAAAATTGGAACCAGTGTTCTCGTCACTATTGTCCTGTCGATGGTATAAACCTATTTTGAAATTATCGACATCAACATAACCACTACCATCATCTATTTGTAAGTATACTTCTGAACCACTTCTAGATGTTGATGATCCATTTATCTGATTAGATGCTGAAAGCATAACAACATAGTTACCGTTTTCATTACATGTTACTTCGCCAGTACTGGTGTTTAGTGTAAATTTATCACTTGTTGTACGTTCAGTATCTAATAAAATATCGATTCTGGTGTTTGTGAATGTTTGTATCGTGGATGGATATACATTATACATGACAAATGATTCGGATTTCCAATTAGCCGATAAATGTGGAGCATTAGATAGATCACCTTCAACTCCACCACTTATATTAGCTTGAGCTATAAATATTTTATTTTGCCAAGCAACTTTATCACCTGTATTATAATTAACAGTTTCATCATAAAATCCAAGATCTTGAACAAAAGACGCTCCTGTTAAATTACCGTTTAATAATTGCTCTTTTCTTATTTGCATAACCATATTACAATCCTTATAGTAATCATAAAAAAAATCAATGTATGATACACATACATATTAATATGTAGACTTATTAGTCTAGTTTAAACTAGTACCGTTTAACATTTTAGAATTCAATATGTTTAATTGTACTGGAACGGCAGGTGCTAAACCAGTGTCTTCGACACAAGTTATAAAGATAGCCCAAGTACCACTTATTGGAGTAATAGATCCTAAGTCTAATTCAATCATATTGGTATTAATGTCTTTTACATTATCTATACCAATATGGTTACCAGCATTATCTCTGATAGAAACGCTTGTGATATTATTAAGAGCTTTAAGATTGTGTTGTATTGTTAATTTACCACTATTTAAATCAGTATTGCTAAATGTTGTCGTATAACTAACACTACCAGCCCCTGAACCATAGCCTTTTTTACCAATATATTTGTAAAAAGTTATCTTAGGTGGCATGTTACCTGGATTGCCTGAATAAAAATATAATAACCCAGTAGCGTTGTCGACAACCCAATCGCCTTGACCAAAAAAAATCTGATTATTAGAATTATCTCTTAACGTATAATTATATGATCCATCACCAAAATTGAAAGGTATTGAGTCTACTAAATCAGCTAGGTAAAATGCATCAGTTGTACCTGGTACAGATATCATTGTTTTATTCTCAAAGTATTGAACAATACCTAGTGTCTCACCGTCATTCAATATGGGTGCTGTTGTAGGTATTAAATCTTTTTGAACCCATTCTAGTGGACGGTAACCATATGGTTCTTCAAAAAAAGCTCTATTTATATCTGTTTCACCAACACCCATTAATTTTTTAAATAAATTACTAGCTCTTTGATTTGTAGTTAATGCCATTTGTAACTCCAATATTAATTATGAATTGTTTCTTTAATAAATTGTTATCGTATAACATCAAGGAATATGTTAAACTATTAATAATGTCTGTAACAATATGTTATTGTCATTCAACCATATCGTTTTAAAGGAGTTTGTTATGGAAAAAGAAAATGTTGAAAAAAATAAAACCATTATAACTGTTTGTAAGGATACTGATACTAAAGAGTATTTAGTAAAAAATAAACATGTTAACAATATTGTAAAAACACCATATATTGCAATAGTTGGAACACTACATCATATATGGTCACATATAGGTGGAAACACCAATCATGCTAAAACTCATATTGCTGTTAATATTTTTTCAAAAATAGTGCTCAACTTATATAATAATACACATGTTAATATTGATATTGATGAGGCTATTAATGGTTTTAAAAAAGATATTAGAAAAATGCTAGATAACAAATCTAAGTAGATTGAAATATAAAGTGGGAATATATGAAAATATTAAAAATATTAAAAATCAGAAATATGTTACCTAGAGTTATGGATTATTATAACAATAATAACATAGAATATGATAAAGATAGCGTTATTAACATATTTAATACGCTTAAACGTAAGAAATATAAAAACATTAATATACCAGCAACTATTGTATGTGATAATATGATCCATTATATTGATTCGGATAAAACATCTTTATATGAGGTATCCGTTATTATGAATGATAATATTGGTGATAAATATTCAATAGTATTGATACCATATAGTGTTTTAGTAAATCTTGACATTAAAGAAGATATCGTATATGTTGAAAATCTTGTTACTATTATAGCATCAATTATATATGAAATACTTAATTATAATATGAGTGAAAACAAAATATTAAAATATAATATTAAGATGTATGGATTGTTTAAAACATTTAAACGATACCATGGAAATATATTATAACATGTTGGATGTAATAAACTGTCCGTAGAGGATGAATATAACATGGTTATTCACGGAGATATAAGTGTTTTGTATCATAAAATATTGATCAGTGTAAGTAACAAGGCAGTATGATAATGCGTTAAAATAAAAGAATTGATGTTGATTAAAATCAAATGTGTTTTATTAATTTGATTAACTTATATGTTGATCATTATTTAAAAGGATCTATGATGAAGGATAATGGAATAGTTGCTGGAACTCAAAACCAGAAAGAAGTTGTGAAAGTATTAATGGGTGAAGAAACTAATATGTTAACATTTGACGATGTTCATAATTGTCTTGAAAATGGTACATTTAAATGGAGTACTATGAGACCGATTGAAAATAAGAGAGATAGTTTCAATACATTAGTATTATCTGAAAAAAAATTTAATGATGAGCATATTGTGATTCCATTTACTGATATGCGATTAAAGGATGCGAAAGAATGGAAAGCGAAAAATATAGAATTGCTAAAAACTAGGAAAAATATAAAACTATCAGATCTTGATAAATTGCAAGAAATGGTGTCTACAATATATGATAATCCGATAGTTCCTAATATGACGAAGAATCCGATTAAAATTGAAAAATTGGTAATCGGTAAAGTGGTATTTACACAACCTATGATGGTCGTTGACAATGTAATCTACATTATAGTTCCAGCATCTAAGATTACAAAAAATCATATTAAATATTTAATTGATAACAAGTTGATGTATCAGGCAACATACTCTCAAGTGGTACTAAATGATACTAATATTAATGAGGTTGTAGTTATATTGATAGAGGATTCTGATCCATATCAAATAGTTAACATTAAATTCAATATATCTGATAATACTGAAATGGTAAATTATTTAACCAGTTTATCAAATTCTATAGTATCCGGAAACATGAATCCATTATACCCTAATGATAAAATTATCAATTATTCAGATATTGTATAATTGATAACTATGAGTTTAATAAGAACTTAATGAATTATGAAATATCATGGGGTTAGGGTGAAAAAAAAGATGGTTTATAAAACAACCATCTTTTTTTTTATTAAAGATATATAATTGTGCAATATTAGTTAACTTCCATTGCAATTTTCTTAAGATCTTCTTCAGTAAATCCTAACTTTGCACCTAAAACCTTAGTTATATTATATAGTTGAGTTATAGATCCAAAAACTAGTGCCGAGTGTTGTTGCATGTCAACATGTCCATTATTGCTAATAATATTAAGATCTTTAACACGTTTAATATGCTTGTTAGATATTTTTTTATTTTTAAAGTTTTTAGGTGTTTGATATTTATTAGGATCTAATACTAATTTAGTTACATTGTTTTCAATATAATCTACTTCCTCACCCATCATAAATTTAGTAGCTTCTACTAATGATAAATCGTCTTCTACATCAAGAGTTGAGACTGTAGTATACGCTGCATGGATATGACCGTCACCTGTTATATAAAATTTACTAGAACCATTGTTTCTAACTCTAAATATAACATCTGAATTACTCAAAGAACCTTTAGTATTGGAACCGTTATGTTTTGAACCATCTACAACTACAGCGGCATATTGATCACCATCAGTCCTTTCTTTAGGTATACCATGTATCATCACGCCAGGAACATTACTAGTACCATCCCCATAATCAGTTATACCAATTATATCTAAACCACCATAATCATTATTAGTTTTTTTAAAACCACCATATGTATAAGTGTCTATTGAACCTAGATTTGAACTGGATGTTAAACCGTGATCTATATCAAAACTAGAAAATAGTACAATAGGTTTATCTTCAGAACTCTGATATAGTGACAGACCACCTGGCGAAATGTTAGTTTGATTATGTACAGTCCCATTAGGAGTTGTCATAATGGAACCATTTCCTTGCAACATATATCTCACACTACCATTATTTCTAATATCTAATACAATCTTATTAACCGGAACATTACTAACACTATCATTGGAACCATCATGAATATGTGCATCCATATTTATAACACCCATTGTAGACATACCTTTGCTATAACCATTTAATCTAATAGCATGTGAAGTACCTTCATTCAAACCAACAATGTCTAGCGATCCATAATCTTCGTCAATTTTTCTAAAACCACCATATGTTGAACCATCAATATCTCCTAAACTTGATGCTGATGTTAATGGGTGAACAACATCTGAACTTGAAAATAACATAATAGGAGTGTCGGCATCATCCTGATTCAGAGCCACACCTCCTGGTGAAATATTGGACTTATTCAAATTAGAAACTGTTAATATAGCACCATTACCTAGCACCATTAATTTTGTATCATTCAAGTTATTGACGCTCATAAGCGTTCTGGTATCAGGGACAGTATTATTATTATAGATTGATTTTAGACATATTATACCATCGGTAGCCAATCCAGTTCCGGTATTATTATATCCTACTAATTCCAAACCGCTAGAAAAATCTTCGCTTATACCCATGATTCTCATACCACCAGACGATGTATCTGCCATGGATAATGTGCCATAAGTCGATGTGTCTATGGTACCAGCTAGTGTATTAGTCGTACCATGATCTACTACCGAATTCACTAACATTGTAATTGGTTTTGTATCATCACCTTGATTCAACACTAATCCGCCTGATGATATATTAGTATCATTTACAAAAGCCCCATCGGTACTAGTTAATACTGATCCGTTTCCTTGTATCTTAAATCTAATACTATCATTATTCAATATACCTAGTACCGTATCATCATCTGGTAGTGATAACGTATTATCATTGGTACCATCGTGTGCGTGAGCGTTCATATAAATATGAGAATCTCCGTTTTGACTATAACTGTCAATACTGACACCTAAGCCTAAATCAGATCGTATACCCACAATTGATAAACCGCCATTGGCAGAGGTTTCCATTATCCCACCATATGTTATATTAGATATAGTTTTCAACACACTATTGCTTACTAAAGGATGTGTGTGTTTAGTACTAGACATCAATATTGATGGTGCATCATTTGCAGCTAAGTTTAATGTTAGTCCACCATCAGATATATTACTAGCATTAGGGAAAATACCGTTGTGTGATACATCTAAATGCGATCCTAGAGTAATACTACTATACCAATCAGAAGATACATTAGGGGCGTTACTCATGTCACCTTTTGCTGACGGAGTAACAGCTGCTTTTGCAACATACACATCCCCATTCCATATTACTTTATCATCAATATTGTATGAGTTGGTTTCATCATATATACCAATATTATCATTAAGAGAACCACCAGTTATTGTGTCTTCCCTAATTTGATCATTACGTGTTGTAGTTGTACCCATTATATTATCTCACTGTATTGTTTAATTTATTGTTGTAACGATAATTATGATTGGTGGATAGTTATAATATGATAACAGATGTGATATGTGAAACAAAAGTATTTATTATCATTTAGTTTTTAATAACATATGAGCACTAATGTTGGTAGTAAAAACGTAGTTGTATGAGAATCATATTAAACATGTTATTTTAAACAATATTACTTATGATTATGTTTCCAAATTTTTTATCAGAATTATTGGGTAGTCCTATACGTATATATAGTTCTCCACTTCTCACAGTTGAACCAAATGTACATTTTTTAATATTTGTAGTTGATTCGGAATATACCATACCTTTATCACCATCATTGACTGGTGACCCTACACCAGGATATGAAGAGTTGCCATTTAACCACCCTGTAACACCTTCAACTTTATAGTATATTTCAATCCCATTGGTTTCAACACCTGACCATGTACCAATGGGATTTGGCAATGTTAATGTGAACGCACTGTTATTGTTCAATGTTACTGGTTTAAATGTAACCCATCTAGTACCACTGCCCATACCGGTACTATAGTCTGGTCCAGCAGTAGGGTTGTTTGTACTATAATCTCCATTAGGTGTACCGTATCTATTATCTAACATTTGTAATTCATCAACATATGTTGATCGTAATGAAACAGTTGAATCAAATGAACCACCGTAGCCATTGGTAGGATATTGACCTGTTCCACTTATCACTCTAGGAGTTTCATCGCTAATAGTATCTATTCTAGCATTAGTATTAGTAGCTAACGGTGTTCCAAGTATAGATTTAGAATTACGACCCATTATATTTATAATTATATTTTCAACATAAATATTATTGATAGTTGTTGTAGTAATATTATTCATAGTAACAGATGTGTAGGCTGTCGGTATAATAGATAGTGACACATCTATATTGTTTATTGCTAATGATTCGATTCTAGACAAAGCGTTAATATAATGGCTACGAACAGCATCATCTATAGTATATGTACAATCTAATGTATCACCAACATCTAAACTAGGTACACCTGAAACATATCTGGTGCATGATGCTGGTAAACCTATACTTGGCGAACTGATATTTGCATTGTCAGGATCATCAATATGCACATGTTTATCTGGAGTATTACCTGTAATACTATGTTTCATCACAAAAATATGTTCATCTACACTCAATGGTGTAACTGGTAAAATATATGCTTCTAGTTGAGAATATAACCCTTCACCAGCAACACCTACATATGGATCAGTGTCAGATGTTATGAATAGATCATTATCTGAACCAACATCGTTATTGGTTGTTAACGTTATCGACCCCATATTCGTACTATCTATTTCAGCATCTAAAACACCGTTAGCACCATCACCGAAAGCTTGAGACACATATGCTCTAGGCGTATTGTCATCAATACAATCAGCATGTGTTGTTCCTGTACCAGATTCTAATGCTGTATAAAGATTATCTATTATCAATACTAATGTTGATAGATCTGGTGGTGGTGGTGGTGCTAATTTTTTCAACATTGTGTTTAAATCATCTATAGCATCATCTTTTTTATAAGTGTTGTCGGCTGGCCATTGAAAAAATCCATCAGTATAGGTACCATCTGTAGGTGACCCTAATGTATCACTACCACTACCACTAGAAAATTCAACCCACCCAGTATTATCTAATGTATTTAGCAGTTGATATGTTTTAGCTGAACCTGTACCATCATCTTCAACTGTACAAAACATACCAATATATCTTCGTTCTGGTATTATACTGTCTCTATCAACAATATCTAGTTTATGGTGAACACCTCCCAATATTTCATTAGAATGTGCTGATGGTATTGGATCATTGGGATCTTGAGGTCTAATAGGTGCTGTGATTAAGGTTCCGATATTATTAGGCATATTATCTCCTAAAAAAATAAAAAAAAAGGAGGATAGTTATTAAAACTATCCTCTTATATAATAATATTTAAATAATAAGAAGTACTAAAAAAAACTCATTCCATTGCTTATGGTATTTTAATCATAACACATTCCATTGCTTATGGTATTTTAATCATAACACATTCCATTGCTTATGGTATTTTAATCACATTTTCAATACTTCTTATTAAAAAATTGAAAACACATTATTTATTATATTGTTATATAAAACTCTTTATTGTTGAAACTCTAAACATCCTATGTCGTCTTCTTTCAGTAACTATGCCACTATAGCTTAATTCACCTACTTTACCTGTACTTTTATCACGTAATCTGAATCTTACAGTATGTGGTTTTCTTTCAGGAGACCACTTAGTTGCCATATTATCGTTACAAGTACAAAGCCATTTGTTTGAAGTTATTCTTAGCCTAGAAGTAGCTGTATCCATATCAGTATTACTATCGAAATCACTAGATGTTAATCTTTTAATATATACATAGTTTTGCATATCACTATTACTATATACAATTTCTAAATCATATTTAGACCAATCGAATAAATTTGTTACAATTGTATCAATACCCATAGGTCTGACTACAATAGCTTTTTTTTTATTATCAGATTCATCTTCAACACCAATTATTGCTAGAACACTAGCACCGTTATTCATGTCTTCATTTATACTTTTTCTATCATTAATCAGATCATCTAAAACATAATATGATGATGGTGTGTTAAAAACTAGATATTGTGGTAGGGTAGATTTAATGTATCTACCAGCACCACCTCCCCAACCATCATTAGCTGAAACATATGCTTTATCAGTATCGTTATATGCATACCTACTGTTCCCAGTACCATATGGGAAATATATTGAATATGAGTCAAATATTTTATCAAATCCAAAATAACCATATTTATTTTTTTTAGCATTACCAACCCAAATAGTACCAAGTAAATTTGAACCATCTGTACTTGCAACAGGTGTTGCTGGACCATGTACATTATTATACATGTCGGCACAAGCATCCAACATTTGATCATTAGCATGAATAGCTGAACCTGTACCAGCTACAGTGTATCTAAGTTTACCTTTGAGAGCATAGAAACTTCTGTTAAACCCATTCATTTTTGTGATATGTGGAATACTATTATCTATTTCATCATATGGTAACAAGATCATATTATGTGCAGATACTCCGCCTGGTGTATTATCATTCAACCATGTTATAATATCGTTTAATGTTGTGAATTTTAAACCATCGTATTCGTCATCTGTGGTCGTGTTTAAAATTTTACATTTAACACTAGGTCCCCAAATAGCATCCCATTGATCTAATAATAATGGTGCAAATTTTTGATTACGGGATCTAAGTTCTGATGTTGATGTCGGATAAGCTTGTCCAGACATAGCTAAAATAACTTCATCAAGATATATTCTTTTATCAGTTTTTTTATTCAAATCAACTAATGTTGAGTTAGTTAATCTCATTTCAATGATATCTCCTATTGTTGCGGAAATAGCACTTGTACCATCAACACCTCGTTCAACAGTTAAGGTATCTCCACTCACTGCTGTTACTTTCATGATTTCAAGAACTTCTGGATATATTCCTAATGAATTTTTTTCTACAACTGTGATATAAAACCAGTCTGATGGACCTAATACTGGGAAATCTGATCCTGTACCAGTATCAACACTTATACTTGTATCTGTTGTATTAATATCTGCTGCTAATTTAGTTCTTATGTTGTTTTTTAATAATACACTCATATTTTTTCACCTCATTTATTAGTATTTATATTTTACTATTATTTTATCATTAATTGTTAATGTAAATGTTGCATCAAACGTGATTCTCGTCCCACTTATACTATAATCGTTTCCAGTACCATCATCTAATATTATACCGTTGTATATGACATTTAAATGTTCATTAGTTTTTGGAGTTTGTGATAAATCAATATATGTGTTAGTTATTATTGTACTGTTTACAATATATTTATCTGTTACAACTATACCATTGGTTGATGCCGTGTTAACATATAATCCACTACTATCAGATTCGATACCACCATTTGGTTTTAGCAATAATGCTAAAACCTTTTTACTGGTTTCATTAAAATGTTGAGTATTTTTTGCAATAAATCCTGAAAAGATTTTCATATAGTCACCTGTAATGTAAGTTATATAATTAATAATTTGTTATTTAACATATTGTTGATTCATATATGTAATGTTACAAGCAATAAACATATTATTAAATAAAGCGGGGTCGTATATATGAAAAAATACAAATGTCCTTTTGATGGTCGCAAATACGTTACTAAAGAAAGTTTATATGAACATTTGGAATATAAACATAAAAAAGAATTGAATGGTTTATATCCAGCCCAATTAATGTTTAATATTAGAAATCATAAAACTGGTGGTAAATGTATAGTATGTGGTGCTCCAACTAAATGGAATCCAGTAACAGAAAAATATAGTCGTTTGTGTGGTAAAGAATCATGTCGTAAAGAATTAGCTAATATTGCTAAAAAAAATATGATTAAAAAATATAATAAACCTCATTTGTTAGGAGATCCTGAACAACAGAAAAAAATGCTTAAAAATCGAAAAATATCCGGAACATATCAATGGAAAAATGGGTATAAGCACGATTATGTTGGTAATTATGAAAAAGATTTTTTATTATTCACAGAATTTGTATTGAATTGGACAAATCCTGAAGATATAGTTATGCCGGCACCAATTAGTTTCAAATATTATTTGAATGGTGAAGAACATTTTTATATACCTGATGTATACATTACAAGTGTTGATCTATATGTTGAAATAAAAGGTTCGAATAATCATTATCAAAAACGTGATCACGAAATGGAAGTAGCTAAAGATGAGATGATGATCAATAATAAAGATATTAATTACATTAAAATATTGGATAAATCATATGCTGGCTTTGTCGAATATTTACATAAGCGTATTAATGGTACATCAAAATATGTGTTAAAAGAAGAGTTGTATAGATATAATGTTAACTTAAGTGTTTTAAATGATAGTGAGGTACACGATATTGGCGATACTGATGATGTTGTAAATGAATGGCCACTGTATTTTGAAGAATCAAATCACGAGTATTTTTTAGGACAGATGTTAGCATTTGGTTATACTGATAATGCCCCAACATTTGCATATAGGACTTTGTATGGAAAAAATCCAACTGAACGATTAAATGGTATGACTAATGCTCCTAAAAAAAAATGGAATAATTTAAAGGTAGATGCTTGTTTGAAAGATAAATGGTTGGATAGAATAAATAATTTGCCAGTAGAAATACGAAGTACAGATTGTGGTAAAAGTTCCGAACGACCAGCATTCGTAATATTTAGGATGAAATCTGGTGAAGATATATTAGCTACTAAGTTAAGTGATGAATTAAATAAATTAAAAAATATTAGTAGTTTAGCTGAAAAAGGTCGTGCTGGCAAATATAGGGTTAGTGTTGTCGGTAATACATGGGAAGGTCAATCTGATTGGAAAAAATGGTGGGATAACGTACATATAGCAATATTGAATAGTTATAATAAAGTGGTTAAACGTGAGGGGTTATCAGAAAATCAATACGACTATTATGATAACAGTAGTGGTGAAAACATGCTTTTAACGGAAGATAAACATAATCCCTATAAGAAAAATGTTGCCAATAATAGTTTATATTACCATGCTAGTCCTTATCAAAATATAGATAAGTTAAAAATAAATAAGAGTAAGGTCAAACATACTAAAGATGGTAAACCTAAAATATATGCTAGTGATGATATGTCATATGCTGCTGGGTTTTGCTTTAAATGGGATGGCGATATTAAATATTATAGTAAAAAAAACGGAACATGGGTGTTAGAAATACCTAAATCTGCCAAGGTTACACTTAATGAGCCAGCTAGTATGTATTTAGTTGAACCTGATAGTTTTAGAAAAGCATCAACTCCAACACCTGAAGTTATATCATTTAAAGATGTGAATATTGTTCGTGAAATAAAATTTAAAACTGCTAGAGATTGTTTGAAAAATTATGGTGTTGATGTTATCTTTGTAGATAATAAGAATGTGAAGAAGGGTAATATTGATGCGTTATTGGAGGTGTTAAAACATAATGCTAGGACCAAAGATAATGGTTTAGGTAAAATATACTTAGCAACTCATAATGAGTTTAAAATAAACGATTTTCAGAAATATAATGATGGAGCATTTTTTGTGTTAAAAGATATACCAGATATCGATGAAGTTGATTCTAAAAACGTGATCGATATAGCTAAATATAAAGCATTGGATATGTATAAAATAGTGAAAGATCAAATACCTCCAAAAGCATCAATTGCAATTGAAGACACTTCATTAGATGTTAACGGTGAAGATGTTGGTGGTAATATTAGGTGGCTAATAAATGAGTTGGATAAATTTGTGGGTAAAAAAGCTACCGTAACTATATGTGTTGGCGTATGCGATGGTAAATATGTTAAGGTATATAAAGCTGATTTAAAAGGAAAAATGATCTCGCCAACAGTTAATGGTTATGGTTTTGACCCATATGTTGAAATAGATGGAATACCTCTATCATATATAGCTAAAAACAAAAGATTGTCTGATAAATATTCATTGCGTAAGAGAATTGTTGCTAAAATGAAAAAAGATGATTATGTAGAAATCTTCGATGTTGACAATATTAAACCTTGGACAGGTAAATATCAACAACATTAGTATAATGTTAATAATAGGATATTGTGGATATGTTTGAAATAATAAATGTTATAATAAAAAAACCTGTTTCAGGTAACACTTTGTCAGAGGCACTACAAAACGGTGTTGACAATATAAAGGAAAAGTAAATAACCTCGTTCTTCGTAATCTAAATACCATATCGAGTATATATTATATTTAGGTATGCTAGTATTATTTATAGGAGAAGAATATGGGCAAGAAAAAAAACAGTACGAAAAAAACAATTGAAGAAATTTTCGCAGAACTTAAAGAACTCAGTTTCAATGAAAAAATTAAAATAACTATTACCGAAATGGGACAAGAAAAACCTTTAAAAGAATTAATATCTTTGCTACCGAATATATTCGGTAGCAAAATAGTTAAAGGTGGTTTATTCACTATAAAAAATAGAGTGAACAAATTAAAAATAAATACATTGGTACCAATATTAAGTGAACAGTTAAATCCTGGTGGTACAATTTTTGTATATTATTTAAAATCTACAAATAAACTTATGTTATTTGCTAATGGCCTAGATGCAGAACTATCTAAAGATAATGCAATATATAAATATTATGATATTACGAGCGATTTAAATATACCCGAATATATTATATTTATGGGTTTATTCGGAGACACTTTTAATGAAAACGAAATATTGAGTTTACAACACAAATATAGCAATTATTTAAATTTGACTAAATCAGGTAATTCTCATATGCTTAAAATGACACCAGTAAAATATAAAGAATTTATTACCGAGTTAGGTAGAAGTTTAAGTAGTCCAAAATATATAAAAATAATAGTAAGAGAAAAGAACGCTTTTGAATAACAGACATGTTTTATAAATAAATAGTAGCATATGTATATGGGTATTGATAGTATGTCAATACCCATTTTTTTTTCTTTATACATAATATGTTATGTTCACATCAATGGTATCAAATATTTCACCATCTAAACGCAAACCATTCCATGTTACTCTAGTATTATCACCACTATCTATTTCGTAATCAACACCATTGATTTGACTAGGAGCGCCTTCCACTTCAAATGATTTTATTTTTTTAATAGGTTCTCCGACACCAATATACTTGTTAGCGATGTCTGTAGACGTTAAAGTTGTAGAGTATACTTTTTCTACAATACTATGTAGTCGACCAGTATCAGTATCCACTATAACTTTAGCATTATTGTTTGGTAAACTATTTGTTGTTTTAAGAGCATTTATAATCATACCGTTTGTATCTATAATAGCTTCGGTGATTATTGATCCATATGAATCACCCACAATAAAAGTTAACTGTTTAGTATTATCAACAGTACCTATTAAAATATTTTGATCGGTCAATAATGCACCGTTTCCAGCTAATTCAGATATATAGAAATTATCACTATATATTCCAAAATATACATTGTCCTTATAAGCTATTGTTGATTTGTGTAATTCTATAACACTGCCAGCACTATTACCAGTATTAGTATTTTGCATTGTTAACCAAGTATATCCATTATGGTTATTTATGATTTCAATACCTTCAACACTGTTATTTATCGGAGTCAACCTATCTCCATTGGTAAACTGCCATTGGATATTAGCCATTGAATATGTTTGAACAACATTTAAATCATCTACATTGACAACATCGTTTACATTATTATTGCTAATCATCCAACTTGTATTAGTATTAGACGACCCTTCCAGTACTTCAAAAGTGACACCAGCAGATTTATAACCAACAGGCATATCAGCTGTTCTTACCCAGTTACCAGAATCGTTTACAGTGTAAAAACCATCTTCACTTGTAGTTGTTTGAGCAAAAACACCAACTCTATCTCCATCTGTAGTCGTCACACCATCTATAGTTCGATTCCCATTTAATGTAACATTATTTGTTATATCAATTAATCTGATTGGTTTTTTAGTTAATTGATTTAAATCAGAATATGCTCTTGTGATTAATTCCTTATGTGCATCACTCATAGGAGTATTTGAACTATCAATACTTTTATTATCATCATCTATTATATGGTCAATCTCTTTTATTTTAATAATATCTTTAACAGGATATTTATTTAATTTTACAAGCTCAAACCATGGGCTGTCAGCAATAGGGAGAGTGTTACTCTGGACAAGAATACGAAAACCAGCAAATTGATATCCACGACCTTTTGGGAACAAATATCTATATAAATAACTTCCATCGGGCAACAATGTAGTTTCTTCAGGTCCCATATATGCGCCGTTATGACCATATACACATAGACATGTTTGTGTTATACTAGGATCCATGTTTGTTATCAAGTAACCATTCCAGTTCGTAGGATTGTCATTATAATCTGTGCCACGTAAAACATCTTTGTTATATGTTTCACAGTAACCACTACCATCATCAGCAAGATTTAAAGATATACGACCATTGACAAGTGTTGCAGGCGAAGTACTTGTATCAAATGTAAAACCAGTAGTTGCTATATCATGTTTCCATGCGTCATTGACTAATAAGTTATAATCATTTTCAGTAGATCTATAGATCATGCTATTTGAAATGGCTTCGATTGTCACATTGTCTACATTATTTTTTGTTACATCTACATATTGTCTAGTAACGAGTTCTTTATATGATACTTCATCATTTGCATTAGTAATGAAACTATCTATACTGAATTTATCAGCACCAATGATTTTATCAATACTAACTATTGATATCTCGCTTCCAGTAGTAGGATACGCACCTTTTTTAATGAATTGTAGGAATGTTGCTTGGGGTGGAGCTGATTCAAGTCTCATATCTGCAAATCTAAAATCACCATATGTTACTGTAAATTTATGCAAATATCTACCTTTTTCTAAAACAGATGTTGCATAAATAGTTCTAGGGTTTGAATATGCTACTGATTCCATTATTTTTAAATTATATGGAACTAAATCATAATTACTATATAGGTAGTATGTTCCGTTTCCTAATATAGGGGTATTGTTATTCGTAGGAGGAGGAGAAACAGGATCAGTATGAATGGAAAAATATGTGGTTTGATTTCTAGGAGCGAATAAAACACCATTACTTGCACTTGTTCCCGTGTTCAACCCAACATAATTGGAAAATGTTGTATCAATGTACCATGTCTCTAACAGGATGTTTTTTATATAATCATTGGTAGACACATCTGCTTTAGCATCAACATATTCTATTGTATCATAGTCTACTTTAGTAGGATCTAATTGTACTACAGTTTCTTGAATTATAGTCCAACCACCTATATTAGAATACCTGATTCTTAATATACCGTAGTTAGTATCAATTATAGTGCTTATATCACCATTTAATGTGTTAACCACACCACTACCAGGTGAAGTAGAGACAGTAACAGTAATATTATTTATTGCAGCATTTCCTTTAATGTCTATAAATGTGTATTCTAGAGCATCATATGGTTCTGGTGGTAGTTCCAATGATATAACATTAGAAGAAGTGTCACATTCCACATTTAGGTTTAGAGGAGGTACTATAAAACCACTGTTATGACTTATTGTATTATTATTAATCACCATTCCTGAAAAGGCATCTTCTACCATCGTACCTTTTATATCACTATTTGTCACAACAGGAAAGTATACTTCATTACCAGTACCTTGTGATCCTTCCATGTGCCCAGACCATTCCACATTCTCAATCGTTATATCTTTAAAATATACATATCTTGTCATATCACTAGATTTGGTATAAAATGATGAATTTATTATTTGAACATTGTCAAACATGATATCGGATACTGACCCTACACCATTCATCTTAAAGCCTTGTAACAATGAACCGTTCTGGATAATACAGTCGTTTAATTGTAAATGAGAACCACTAATATTAGCGTTATCGTACATTGCAAATACACTAAAATATCCATTAGTATTCGTAATACGTGTAGAATCATTCATATGAAGATGCCAAATATTGGAAACATTGACATTGCTTAATATATTTATTAAAGATCTATCGATTCTTCCTATTTCGCATCCAGTTATACCATTTTTTTGAATAATTGATGTCATCTCCTTTATATGACTATCTACCAACTGAGAACCTGGTAAAAATATAGAACCTACAACATAATCGATTTTTGTATTTCTAGCATATGTGTTTAGGAAATACACGCCATCAGCATTATATATTTCAAAATTATTCATGTTTACATTTTCAAATATAATAAATCGACTATTTTTTATCTTTATATTTTTCAAGTCACAACTTCCACTCAACATCGTTTTAACAATGTAGTCATTAGTTCTAACATCATGTAAAATTTCTCGATGGGGGTTGCTTGAAGGATAATCTATTCTAGGACTAGACATCGTAATGCTGTATTTAGTTGGAGAACAGTACCATAAATTATCACTATTATAAAAATCTATTCGAGCGTTATATAAACCGAAAGAATAATTTCTAAAATCAAAATCAACATCAATATTATTTCGTAAATCATGTCTTTGTAATATACATCCTTTTCTAAACTCCGGAGAAGCAAACATACCACCTAATTGAACAAAATATCTGTCAGTGGATAATTTAAAAGTATATCCGTTTAGTAGTGTCAGTATGTTTGTTGTCTGATCCCAAGTAGCATCTACGCCTATTTGTAAATAAGCATATGAACCATCATCTCCAACGGTTACATATTGATCGCTCTCTAAAACAGTGTCCTCTCCTAAATATAATTCAGTATCGCTAAGAAAATTTATTGTAAAGTAAGGGGTGTTGTTAAAATCCCATACATAACCATTACTGAAACCATAGTCGCTATCATATATTGAATTATCACTTCGATACACGTCAACATAGAACCAACCTTCTTTTGTCATACTTGGTGTATATATGACCAAATCATCAGGATGATCCAAATCAGTTACAGATGCTTCTAACATATTATTACTAATTGCTTGTGCTAATAAGGTGATATCATTAGATTGATGTGTTATACCACTATTTTTTAAAATTTCATTATTTGTTTGAATATCAGATATCTTATAAAGGTTTCCTGGTATCAATGATTGGTTTCTTATCAATAATCTTAATTCATCATATGTAACATTAATTATAGTTTGACTGGCTGTTATATTGCTCCACTGGCTACCATTGAAAGTATATATTTGGTTTTCTGCTTTAACATATACTCCCCATCCTTGTTCAGGTGTAGTGAACTCCCATACGTTATCTACTGGGTTCCATGTTCCGATCTCTTGTTCATGACCAGTCCAACTTCCAACTGCTCCTGTTGGAATAATATACCTGCCCCAATTCACTAATGTTAGTGTGGCCGGATCTGTTGTATTAACTGTTTCAGCTGGTATTTCCCAAGTATGCGTGATAGTACGTTTTCTACCATCAGAATATATTACTTGTAAACTATTATCTAAACCTGTTTTAAGTCTTACATAATTCGATTCGGGAGATATATTGTTTTTACTAGTTTTAATATCTATAATACTATTTTTCATGGGTAGTTCCTTTAAATATGTGAAATAAAATTAATTAATGAAACATTATTTAATGTTATGTTAAATGGTTTATTTTTTTTAACACAATTTTATCAATTGACATGAGATAATGGTTGTGGTAACATTATCCATTCATTTATGGGGTTTACTATGGATAACGAGATATTGCAGTTACAGAAAAATATTAATACTATAAATTTTACAACAACTTTAGTCGAAGACGGTATTGATGGGTACAATACCCAAGAAGCATTAGAAGCATATTATACATATTTTAAAAAATTAGATATAGCTGCATTAAGTCGAGTTGTTAAAGATAATCGTAACAGAATAAAATATATAACTCAACGAGGACCATACAAATATTCATATAGAATGTGTTCAATTGCTAGTACCTTAATGTTACTCAACTTATATTCTGATGTGGATATGAGTATACCTATATTAGATAACTTAATAGACAATGATAATGAATTGATAAAATGGGCTGCAAAATATGGTTTAGAGCATTTTATTAAATCACATAAATTAGAACAGGTTTCAACAGTAATAGCCAAAGTGTTGACAAAATTAACTCCTAGTGAATATAGTTTCTCACTTAAATATTTATCACGTTCAGAGATTTCAAAATACTTGGAAAATGGTCACCCACTGATAACATCTACCAGATTTCCAGGTCGTAAAACAAATAATATGAAATCAGGACACTATATTGTAATAACAGCTGAATTGTTATCTGGGGTATACACTATACAAGATCCATGGGGTATGTGGGAAAATTATTATAAACATACTGCTGATGTTAATATTAAAGGTAAAGATGTGACTATTTCTGGTGACATATTATTTGGTAAATGGGGTTCTAAAACGGAATATTCTGATAATGGTGGTTGTTTGAATAAATTTAGAACGATTGGAATTGATTTATAATGTTTATTATTTTAAGGAGTATATATGAAAGATGAAAGACGTTGTTTTACTAATAAAGAACTTGGAACCATTAAAGCTTTTATGGAAAAATATGAACTATCATGGACCAATTTTGGGGATATTTTAGGTATATCACCACAAGTTATTAGTAGGTATGTTAAACTTAAACAACACATCCCAGCCAGTGTTGTAGAACGAATATTTAATAGTATCGAAATATACGACATAACTATGTCATATTCTGAACAGGATAATAGTGTGGTTGCCAATAAACAAAGTTATATTATTAGTAATAATATTGCCAAGGAAATTGATGGTTATTTTAAGAACCAACTTTATAAAAAAAAGAAAAATCCCTACCAAGATATTGATAACGATTATCCAATCAATAGTGGTTATGATGATATTGACATAATCCTTAAAGATATGTTTTGTTTAAAAAAGAAAATGTCACATATGATAAAAGAATGTGGTGATAAATATGATAAATTGATAGATTTGTATGAAGGTATATTTGAAAGTTGATCTGATGATTAAAATCAGTATACTTTATTATAACTATATTTATATTCTGTTTCATAAATTAAAATATAATTTAAATACATATTATGTTGGTAACAATCATCTATTGCGTTTTATAATACTTGGTTGTTTTTGAATTATTACGTTCATTATAGTATTTATTGTAATTTTCAATACTTTTAGAAATAGTTTTGAATTTAGCTAGTACACTTATAATATCAAAACCTATATCAGTAAATCTATCATAATCACACAATATGTATATTTTTTTCAGATCATTGCATTTAACATGGTATTTTTTAGCTATACCACATTTCATACTACCTACAATAGTTTTAGTGAGTTCTGTTATTATTTTTTTTTCATCATCAGTTAATTTGGGCAATCTAGTTAAATTAGGTATATCTTCTTTAAGATATATGTTTTTATAAACAGTTTTTTCAACAATTTTTGGTTTGCAACATGCTGAAGACATTAACAATATACCTGTAATAGTTACGAATATTTTAAACATTAACAATCTCCTTTTTCACAATCTTCTATTCGTTTACTCATAGCTTCTGAAAAACGATATCTAGCTTCAACAACGCTATCGTCACCAGTATCAATATTGTCAGATATTGTTCTATTCACAGCAGCAACTTTAGTGTTCTGATGTATTAGAAGTAGTGTTGTTTTAATATTTTCGTTATTAACACTCATTAAGCGTTTATTTGAATCAACTAATTGTATTATACGGTTTTCTAATTTAGCTATTTCCTTATTTTTTTTCTTATATTTTAAATATAAACGCACTAATCCTAACAGTGTTATTAATGCAACAATATATTTTCCCCAAGTGTATATTTTTCTTATCATATTAAACATGTTGTCTCCTATTTATCCATTTAAAATAGCTTTATCTGTTTTTTTGTTTTTCTTATCCTCTTCAGAACATTCTTTAAGATAATCTTCTAATATTAAATTGTTATCGTGTAAAACTTTAATATCTTGGTTATTCTTTTTTTGATTACTCATAATATACTCCTTTATGAAATTTATAATATTGTCATTGTTATTGTTAAGTATATAGAATTATTTTAAATATATATTAATTAAATGTTGGATATTAGTAATGTTCATAGATTTCTCTATGAAGCATTATCTAGGCGATGTATGCTGCAGAGGGTGAAACCTCTTACGCTATCAATGTCGTTGAACATGATGTGGATAAGGAATTTATCATAACACAAAGTATCTGACCGTCAAGGAAATGACGTTAACACCCGCTAGGATAGCGTAAAGCCTATGGCTGTAAACGGTAACTGCCGCAGCAAGTCAGACCTAGTTGGTTATTGGCGTAACATATTCATCGAATATATTTGAATATGTTTATAGTTAGACACACATGAAGTGTGTATTATTGATATGAAGACATCCCCATGTTTCCACAAATGGTGAGGTGTGTATACTTGAGATAATATGTATGGAATGGAATATGTTGAGTTATGTTTTGCTTGATATGTTCATGTGTTAAACTATGAATATGTTCGTATATAGTATGAATATTGTTATTAGAAGGACAACTATAAACCCGTTCACGGTTGTAACGTGTAATCGTTCTACTTATGTTTTGGTAGATACGAAGGTGTGAGAAAAGTAGGATATAAACTACTTCACCAACTCCAGATAATAATGGGGGGACATGCGGTCTTAAAACGTATCGGTTATTTCAAATAACCGGGTTGGTAACCTAAAACCTGGCTAGCCGAAGCCAATGTATAAATGAAACTATCATATATTGTGTTATGATAGTGGATTATGGTAGGATTGGGCACCCTTGAGTATTTTCGGATACTCTTAATTGTCTATGGTCATAAAAACAGGTCGAACATGCGACATGACCATGATGCTCTAACAAAGCATCAAGGCGGTTTTCATAACGCCATGTTTTATCCTCAGAAAATCGAGGGGACGGTGGTCCTTAAACATTTGACCAAGTCATTGGTCAAAGTATAAGTGAAGTTGTTGCTGGCGAGTAATGATTGATCAAATGGCAGGATTGGACATCCTTGAGTATTTTCGGATACTCTTAATTGTCTATGGTATGGGGTGCTAGTCAGGAGTATTTGACTAACCATGGTGTTTCGCAAAACATCAAGACAATATGTCGAGCCCCCTTTTTTTTGTATTTACTACTATTAATCTACAAAATCATTAATATTGACATCAGTAACATTAACACTTAAATCATGAAAAGACTTCATCGATTTCAACATAATAACATTAGCTGGTTTAACAAAAATTAACCCAATATTCACAATACCTAATTTATAATAAAGGTCGCCGGAACATACGTTACAATAACTCTCATTTCTACAATATAATGGTGATCGCATTTTTACAGTCTTATTTAAATATTTGTGTATAATATCAGGGTCTAATCTAACTAATTTATTATTCTCCATAATATATCTGTATGTGTATTTATTTTGTTTTATATCAATTTCTGATATCATAACATCCATATATGCTTTACTACCACAATCACTTTTTTTTTCACCTAAAACAGTTGATTGAAACGCTCCAGCATATAATTTTGCTAAATAACCACCAATAGCTGTATCCTTAGCTCTACCAAAACTACCAGCAACCATTAGATTAGCATGCTCGTGTATTTCATCTTTAGGTATCCCTTGTGATAAACTTTTCTTAGATATGAAAAATTTATTTTTATCTTCTGGATCTATTATAATACCTCTCATTATATTAGTTACTTTATAATTGTTTTTAAAACTACCTCTGGCTCCTGATTCATAAATATCCATTGTCGGATTATCTTTAAATTTTTTTTTAGCCATATTTATTAGTTCTGTTTCAATCATATCGACTGTTTCGACAGGTCTGGTTTTTATCTCCTCAGAATATTTATCAAACAATTCTTTTTTTCTTTTTTCTATTTCTGGGTCATTTTTAGTCATATCGCTGGTCATTGGTGACGCTAATAAAATTACAATATTATAAGCTAACCAATCTCTAGCATTGATATATTTCATATTGTCATCAAAACTTATTACATCATTAAGAAATGCTGTTGCCATATTATTATCAATTTTATATATAGCATCTTCATCAAGTATATTGTTAACATATCCATTAACTTTATAAAAACCTATGTCTCCAAATACCTCACTTATAAACATATTATATATGTACGAACCAACTGTAGTGGTTACTACACCCTTATCATTCTTATCAAACCTACTAAGTGGTATTGTCATCACTTGATCGGTATCAAATTTAGGAGGAACACCGTCTACTTCATTGAACAAACTACTTAAAATTTCAAGCGTTATATCACTACCTTTTAAATTTAATAAATAATCAATACCCTCTTTATCAACTGTTTTATACATGAAGTACCTCAAGATTGTTGTTGATAGATATTACACTATTTGATATATCATTATTTTTAGCAATATCGCTAAAAAATTTGTTAATCATATCTTTATCAAACACTTTATTTTTAAGAGTTTTTATTACAAACTCTTCTTTATCTATTAACGTATAAATATATGTGTTTACACCATCACATGTTACATTAATATAAGACAATTTATTTTGATTGATTAAATAATTATTAGAACGGATCCATGCCATAATGTACCTCTTATGCAAAAATGTAATATTCAAACTTAACTGCTTCAGTATCTTCTAAATTTTTGGAACTAAAGGTAATTTTGCTAAAAACCTCATCAGTGCCTAAAACAGTATGATTATTATTGTCCAATTCTGCAAAACATAATGCTAATTCACTAAAAGTAGCAGCATACTGATAAAATAAATTCATATTAGCTGAACCTATAAATGATCCAGTAGTGTTATTATAGAATCTTAACAAGTTACCATTACTAACATCCTTCAAAGATGTTGTATTTGATTTAACTTCAAAACCATTTTCTGTTATAGTTGTAGATGATATTTCGAAAATGTTATCCACGCCCATAACATCCTTATAGTAAACTGTGCTACCTGTAGTTAATCCAATGACATCGAGATTACGGACAACATTCACTGTTGCATTAGCACCAGTATTATCTAATACAGTATTATAGGTATTACCATTATCATTAGAATGTTCTATTGTAACAGCCGATGTATAATCTGTAAAAGTAAAATCAGTAACATTTTTTTCAATTATGATAAAATCTGCTGGTGAAGGTATTGTATTAGGATAATCATTAGTTGATATTTTATATACTTCAGCAATACCTGTTGTAGGATTAGTAAATCTAATTAAATCACCAGAGGACATGATAGATGTTACTATATGGTTAACATTATTAATTTTTAATATCGCTTTTACACCATCTGGTGTAATCTGTCCTCTACGTTCAACATTATTTCTATGTGTAACAGTTGTTCCAGATATAACATCTCGCAAATCTTCAACACCTACGGTAAATTCTAATTTCTTAGCAATTTTATTTCGTACAGTATCAACAACCCATATAGGATCTTTCACATCAAAATATTTCCCAAAATAACTATCTATGTTACCATTGGTTTGTTTTAAACAATATGTGTCACTATAATCACTATTATCTACTGTGGTGTCTATATTTCTAAAAGCAATTTGTTGATTTAAATCAACTTCTGTTGGACTCACAACTAACGGTTCCAGTGGGTTACCTGTTGTGCCTCCAGTACCTACTTTAAAAAAAGCTATTTCATAGTTACCAAAATTATTATTTGTAATAAATGTATATATATCATGTTGCTCTGGAGATGTTTCATTTAAAACATCGGTACGCAATGGATCTTTAGTATATACAGTATATACAAATGTCCCATCTGGATTCACAGATGTTAAACCATCGTGTCTTGTAGGAGTTGTTGTATTATCCAATAAATCATAGGTAGACATACCACTATTATATATATAGATATCAGTTGTATCACCATCATATCCAACTCTATCACCATCCATTACATATGAATAAGTATCATTATCTGTGAGTAAATGATAACCACCATTAATTATAATATAAACATCTCCTACTATGGTAGATCTGTCACCAGTGTTATCATCAAATAACCTGTAATATTTAACATTAAATTTTGATATAGCCTCATCACCAGCATTATAAAAATCGTTAAATATCTTTTCTAGTGTAAATAAACGACCTCTATGTAAAACCATATTTTCTCTTTCAAACAAAACCTTACCAGTTTTAGGATTAATGGCTCTTATAAAATTTTTATAACTATCTTGTAATGAGATTTGTTCATATATTTTTTTTTTTTTCATATACTGTACTCCATCATATTTTTAATTATAGTATTGTTAAAATCTCTAATTTATGGTTTATGGTGCTGTGAGCGTTGTTGATGATAATGCAACTTCTCTGTTCACAACACTTTGAAGTTTGGTATCAAATTCAGGTGTTCTTAATATAGATGATATCATTTCGCTCATATTAGATTTGCTAACAAAATTATCATTCATAGTATTTATAGCATCTGTTGTCGAATCTATTTGATTCTGTAAACCACTCACACTTGTCGCTACAGTACTTATACTATCTGTTAAATTTTGTTGATCTAATGATAATTGTCCTTGTATTGATAATAGACTTAAATTAACTTTATCCTCAATTAATGAGTTTATGGAGTTGTTGCTAGTTCCGTCATGAGTGTATTTAAAACTAACAGTTTCGCTCCAATTAGATTGTAACATGTTTTCAGATATAGCTGCCACTGCTATACGATAATTAACATTAGCAACAATCGGTATTTCAATCTTATTAATTTGAAAATCCATGTCATAACCAATTTGTCTTGTTTTAGGGTTGAATATTTTAACCGGTCGTTTAGGACCATATATGATTTTTTTACTAATATTTGGATTAATGTTATTACTATTAACAATCTCATACATCACCATATATTGAACAATCATATTGTTACTGTTAACATTTGATTCATCAAATTCTATGATTGCATTATACTGGGCATCTGTACCAGATGTATTACTAGTCATACTTTCTCTAAGATTAACATTATCCATAAGTAGTCGTGTTAGCGATTTTTTAGTAATACCGTTCTCTATAAAAGTACCATCATCATTGTTTCCAATCCTATACATTGTTATTAGTCTAGTTATTCTGTTTTTTTCAACAATACATGTGTTATTACAATTATCTGTTGATAAGCTACTTAATTCTTCTTGAAGAGAACTTATTTTACTATTCAACGCATCTATCTTAAGCATATTGCTTTCTATCATAGCAATTGTTGCATTTAAATCTATGTTTGAATTTATACCAACTTCATTAACATTGTATACGAAAATATTAGAAGCGTCCAATGTTGGTGGATTAGGTTCCATTTCGTCCAATAACGTGTAATCGGTGGATATGTCTAGCACCTCATTTAAATATGCTAAAAATAATCTATTAGAATCCTTATACTTAATATTAACTGGACTTATTTTAACAAACTTAGACCAATCGCCATACACACCTAGTTCTGTCAACGGTCTAATACTAATTAACAAATGTTCATCTAGATCAACATTATTTAATGTCAACATAGTTGGATATGTCGCATCTTCAGAATATTTGGCAGATCTGTCCCTAATAAACATAGGTATGCTCGTGTCGCTACCACCAACATATGGTTTATCTAATACAACCATATTAGAACCAATCCATTCTTTAACATAAAATCTGTCGTTATGATTATTATTTATTACAATATATCTTCGATAGTATACGTCATTACTATTGAATATTGCTCTATCAACAGTTATGGTTGTTCTATTATTAGTTAATGATATTATGTTAGCTGTTACTTTTCTTATATTTTTCTCTCTAACCACAACATCATAATTTTCATCATATGATACTAGTCCAGCATGATTATCGTTTATGTATTGTATTAAACCACCTGATAAATTATCATAGTTAGCAGGTTGTATGTTTTTGACAATCGATGTTAGGGTGCCAACATTACTACTAGTTGTATGTTTAACATTAACCTGATATCCAACTATTTTCTCATTTTCAATAAATGCTGGTTCATTCCAAACTAATTCCATTTTCGTAACATTGCGTAATTCGTCTAAAGTCATATAGTTTTTATTATCATATTTTCGATATGACGAAATATCGTTATTAACATTATTTAATTCCATGTTAACACCATTTGTTATATCTTCACAAGCGTTGTAAGTTTTTTGTGGTGTTAATTGTAATATTGCTTCCTTATTAGAGATAATACCATCGTCAACAAGTGTTGTAACACTATAGTATATGTCTGAAATAACTGATGGGGCTTTAAATACATTAGGTTGACCAACATCACTGCTATTATAACCAACAGGTATATTGGTTAATAATGAATCTAATTTTAACTCATCAATGCCTGTGCTAATCACTATCTTACCATAATATCTGGAATCACCATTTATGGCTTTAATTAAAATATTATCACGTTCACTATTTAAAATTGGTTTGAGAGTAATATATGTATATGTGGTTGGGTCATAATACTCATCAATATACAACGTAATAGATTCGTTCACATTACCTATTTTATATGAATAATATTCGTTGGTTGGTACGGTAACAGTATTATTATTTGATTTAACTTTATAGAATTTATTATTAAGATATACAATATTTGTAACTATCCCACCTGAGATATAATCTCCAACACCAGTATGTGCTTTCAAGATGTCAGTATTAGGTTCACCTGTGAACACTATAGGTGTAGTGTTATCGGATTTGTAATATATTTCAGTATCATCTGACCACTCGGTGTTATTTAACATATATGTCTGTATTTTTTGCTGAATATCTTTTACTGCTTTTTTAGCATTTATGAGTTTATTTTTTCGCATCATTAAAGCTGCTTTATTATCAAACTCCTTATTTTCTGGTATATTAGCTGTAGGTATATATGCTGTAGCTTTTAAAGTTTCGCTAACAACAGTGTTAGGTATGTTTGGTACTTTATCTATTTTTATTTCAAAATCACCTTCACCATCATCAAAATTGAAAAAGAGTTTGTGATTAGCAACATCCATTTTAATACCTTTATTAATTTGATACATATAATCTAACTCATCATAATCTATTAACACAACATTCTGAAAATTAGATCTCTCATATACATCTACAACCGTTCCACTAATATCTGTTTGACCCATAAAGAGTCTAACTAGTTTAGCTGGTCCACCAGTAAAATTATATCTTAATTTATACACCCCTTGTCCAATTTCTTCAGGATTATCACCAGTTATAAGATTTAATTTATATAATTCAGGATACTTGTATCCTATAGCTGGTGCTACGTTCATTAGTGTAAGTGCGTCTGAACGTGTTGGTATTGTAGATTTATTAAGATGTATATATTCACCATCTTTTATAATAAACACTGGTTGATATAACGTGTTTAACATATTCCTTTCACTATCAACAATCTTAATGTAATCAGCATCGACTAAGAACATTTCTTTAATACCCGTTACAGGTTCTCCATTATAGTTGATAATCTTAACTATTTTAGTATTCATTGTATCTTTTTTGGATATACTCATATTTTAAGCTCCTAAATTATAGAAATTAGATAATGTTAGTTTTTCACTCATATTAACATCATCTAGCACATCAACATTACGTGTAATTATATGGTCATCGTAAACCTTTATATTATTGTCGGAAAACTCATTAAGCTTAAATATAGATCTATTTAACATTATATCTATGGTATATGATTTAAAGAATAATAACACTGTTCTTATATGTTCCTTCATATAGTGTGAATAATTACTATTATTTAAAAATGTCTTAACTTCTGTATTATCTATAAAACTTATCATACTTTCTATAAGTTCAATCAATCTATTTTTATATTCAGTATTTCGTTCTTTAAAAGAAGCATTGTCAAAATCATCAACATCGACACAATTAATCCAATCAACAAATGTTGATAATCCTTTATCTAATAAATATTCTGAATATGTTTCATAAAATATTCCTGGTTGACCCGGTTTTTCAAAAAACATTCTACTATATTTAATTTTATATTGCATATCCATAAAGCTTCTAACCTTGTTGTATTCTTCAATATCAGATACATTAGACATTATATCATCATGTGAGCGTTTAGCGTGTAGCAGTGATGTTAGGTTATCAAAAACGTAATTCTGTGTCAATGCGTAATCACCATATAGTGTGTTATAATTATCTATAATATATTTCACAGTATCCAACCTATCTATATGGTTAACATATTGCATGATGTTATTATTATTATTATTATTAATAATGACATCTAATCCTAGTAGTTGCATGTGAACATAGGTATTAGCAGCATCATATGTAAAAACATGTCTATCACCAGATAATGATTCAACTTTTACAATACTATTAGAAATATTTTCATGATCTATTATTAAATCATAAACAGCTACTTCAGAATATGAGCCTACGGTACCCAATAAATAATCTATTTTTAAATGCTGTCCAACATATATATTTGTACAATCACCCCTCAATGTATCAGACATATCACCACTAGGTGTCACCAATTTAGTAAAAGATGCAACATTTCCATTATGTGCTTTAATATCATATACATTATCATATGTATTGTTAAAACCATATATGTATTTTATATCAGAGTCGTCCATAATAGTTACATCTTGTACACCCATAGTCTTATTAACTAAAATTGCCATACCGATTAAACCATCCATTATGGATATAGGAATATTCGATATATCTATATTGGTGAATTTTATTTTATCATCTATTAACGGATTTATATTCATATAGAGCGATTTTAGGTAACTAAACATATATACTAGTTGGTTTATAGTAATGCTATTACCCACCACATTTTCAACAGAATAATATTTAGTATTTATAAAATTGAATTCTTTTTCTTTAATTTCGGTCTCACTAGCTTTCCAACTACTATCAGCATCTACTATTTCATGATAATCATAAATGTTATCAGCATCAGCTGTTATTGCTGCTGCTTGTATGTCATATTCATCATATGGTATTCTTATAAATTTTAAATCAGTCATTGTCTCCATACTTGGATTTGTCTCAACAATTCTTTTCTTTAGAAGACCCAACCATTCAACATCACTATACCAAATATTTAACACTTGAGATAGTTTAACAGTTTTGGTATATTCTGTACCGTTTATCGAGTTGGTACCACAATTATTGATCATTATATAATTAGATAGGGTATTGATATGTATGTCTATATTGTTCAATGCTATTAATTTCAAACTATCGTATATGTTTTCACATATCATAATAGTTTCATCAATACCAATCATGTCACCATCAACGTTTTCTATTTCACGTATAAAACTATTTATAAGTTCATTTATATAATCATAGTTGCAACTTACATCACCATTAGTATCTATAGATATATAGTCATCAGATATAATATGGTCACGCAAGATATCTTTGAAAGTTTGTTTAAGAAGACTATCGATACGGGATTTATAACTTATATTAGACATATCTAATAATTTTTTAATGGAACTAGTATTTAATTTCAACACATTTGGTCTTATTATATCTTTGAGAATATTTTTATTAAACTCAACATATTTAGAGTTCCATGAATCAATGTTTAACATATTGTCGTTTATATAAGACATCATATTACTAATACTGTCATCTTTTAACGAATTTATATCTACAATAGGTTCGCTTGTAGTGGTTAATTCATATGCTGGGTTATAGTATAAAACTAATGTGTTTTCTGTCGATATCATAACATCTTCATATTCATCATACGTTCCCATTTTTATAACATTTACAACTTCACCATTTTTCTCAATAGCCTCTTTTCTACTTAAGATAGGCGTATTATATAGTTTAAAATATTCAACATATTCATTATTATCACCATATTCAACTTTCATATATAATTCTTTTTCTATCACATATGGTGAACCATCCAATTCATATGGTCTACTGGTTTGATTTTTTATATCTTCTAATAGTCTTGTTGGTAACTCAATTTTATTTTCATCAACAATCGTCATATTGTGATCGCTTAAATTGAATTTAGTATACGGTATCGATTTAAATATAGTAACACCATTTAAAACATCATATTTAGATGGTAAACTATATGTAACTCTATTCCTGTCCAATAATTCGATAAAATTATGTTCGATATTATCATATATGAATAATTTATTATATTTATCTAATGTTGTTTTATCAACACCACCATCCAGTTGTAAAAATCCGGATGTTTTAATTTTTTTTTCATTATAAAATTCAAAATTGATTTTTTTTTTAGTCTGAATTAGATTGTTTAATCTATATTCTAAACGTTTTTGTTTCTTTTCAATTTTCTTAATAAAAGAAAAGAAATATTTAGTAGACTTTTCCAATCTTTTAATTTTATCAAACATTACACCATCTTCGGTTTCACCATTTGAATTGGTAGTTGCACGTTGTCTACTCAATTCTGATAATTTAGCATTAAGTTTATCAAATATACTTATACCATCACCATCACTACCGAAAGATAGTGATAGATACTTCCATGACTCTGCTAAACCATAAATGTATTCAGTGTTACCTGAAAAATCAATATTGGCCATACTTGTTGATCCATATGCGTTACTATAATTATTAATAGTTTCTTCGTCTACATTAAAAATTTTTGATATTTCCAACAACACATCATCCCAATTATTATTATTTTTATTATATTCTAATACAACTTTAATTCTATCAGTATTATTAGCATCATCCATTCTATCTTTCCACATTTGGATTTGTGGAGAATATGCTGCTAGTTTTAAAAAACTAGTATTGCCATCATTTTGTAAACCTGATATATAATCAGTAACATTGTTTAAATGTTTTTTCAATTCATCTGTTTCATTAAAAAAGGTATCATCGTAAACTAATTTCTTGATTTCTAATAGATAAGTATTTATCATACTCAATAATCCATATATATCCTGTTGTGTTGAACGCATGTTTTGGTCATCAATATCAACCCAGTAGTCAACCAAACTAGTATTAGGTATTGGATCACCGTTTTCATCAACCCAACCAACACTACTGGCTTCATCAGGATCCATATCAACAGGATCAACACATGTTTTATTATCATCAGTATTAGTGTTATCATTGTCAGCGTTTTTAGTAATATCTGGTAAATTAATAATGCTAGTAGCACCATTTGAATTATTATGAGATATTTCTTCAATAATTCTCATTCTTTCAATAGTTGTTAGATTGGCTTTATCAAATTGTTCTGATAGTCTACTATCATCAATAATACCGTTTATCGTAAACATATCTTCATATATGTTGCTCATATTATGACTCCACTTGTACTGAAATTAATGTTGGTTAAAAAAATATGTAAACTGAAATATCTTTTAGTAACATATTAATGTAGTGTTTATGGCTACTTGTTAATTTAATCTAAGAGGATTGAATAAGTAGGTGAAAGTAATGGTTAGTAAATTTGAGACATGTATTAATATATATATATATATATATATATATTAATACACTTATTCAGTTAAAGGAGTTAAAATGAAGAAAAGTGAAACAGTAAAAACAAGTGTAGATGATCTACGTTTTATCAGATTAAACCTCAGTATTGATATTTTAGATAAAGATATTGATAGAGTTAATCTTGAAGTTGTATCAAAAACTATTAACGATTTAAAAAGTTTTATTAATAAATATGACAATATTGTAACGTTTAGTAAAAGAAATAGTTATAATATCAAGGTAAATGATCCATATATTACGGATGCTATTGATGTAAAGATATATCATACACTTAAATTGCTTGAGATAAATACATCTGAAAAAGATATATCTAAAGCTGTTAAGTTATTAATTGCTAAATATGTTAAACGTATGAAATTTTTGCAAAAAGATGTGGGAATAACTACAGATGAGTATGAGATATTAGGTAGATAAACGTTGATTATGTGTGGGGATTATATGTTTCCACACATAATCACATTGATTAATTATAATAGTTAAAAGAACTTTAGAATAGAAAGATTATCGAGAAATTAGCCCACCAATTAGAAATACAATATAATAAAGGCAAATATTCATATTGTAATAATACTGATAATAGTGATGTTGAATTAGTTGTCATATCATCTGAGTGGAGCGGTTATGTGTATATGATCGATAATATAAAATTAGTATGGGAGATAGTATGAATAAAATTGATTTTAGAAAAAAATCACAATATATTGGTAATATGTATATATGGATAGGTAAACATCTTGTCCGATATGGTGTAAATGGAACATCTTTTCACGATTCTATATCTAGAGATGAGTTTTCAAATGAAGACATTATGTATATGATTTATAAAAAAATTAATAATGATCATAAGACAATTGTTTTTGAAAATAAATTTTAATTTAACGGAGAAATAAAATGAGCAGATATTATAACGGAGATATAAGTGGTAAGTTTATGTTTGGAATTCAAGATTCTGATGCCGCAGATCAATTTGGAGTAGAAGGTGTGAGACCAAATATATTAGAATATTATTACGATATTGATGATTTACCAAAAGTAGAAAAAAGATTAGATGAGCTTAATAATATATTAAAAGGTGATGGTAATAAAGTTGAAGATTATATAAATAAAAAAAGAGTAAATGAGCTTAATGATATATTAAAAGGTGGTGATAATAGAATAAATAATTCATATACCACTACTGATATAGCATCTGCTCTTAATATGAGCGAGAAACATGTTAATGAGCTTTTGTTATATATTGCTGATAAAAGATTGGGAAAAGAAATATATGATGCTCTTATTGAGCTTAAACAATGTTATTTTGAAGCGGAATTATAATTAAGTAGAAGTGTGGTTAACATACTTCTACTTTTTACAGTATATCATTATATGTTAAACATGTATAAGAGATATTACATTGGAGGAAAAATGAATAAATATGAAATGATTAAAGAAGGTAATTATTTTAGAATCAAAGCACTTAAAAACTTTGGCGATGTCAAAAAAGGAGACATCGGAGGACTTATTGAAAAAGAAGAAAATTTAGCCCAAAAAAATAACTGTTGGGTTTATAATAATGCTAAAATTTATGGCAATGCTAAAATTTATGGTAATGCTAGAATTTATGATAATGCTAAAATTTGTCGTAACGCTAGAATTCATGACAATGTCATAATTTATGACGATGTTAAAATTTATGGTAATGCTGAAATTTATGGTAATGCTGAGCTTTCTGGTAACGCTAGAATTTCCGGCACTGTCGAAGTTTACGGCAATGCTAGAATTTTTGGCAATGCTGACGTTTACGGCAATGCTAGAATTTCCGGCAATGCTAGAATTTACGGCCATGTTAAAATTAATAACACGACCAAGATTTCCGGAAAAACAAAAGTTAAAAGTAATAAAGATTTTTGCACCTTTGGTGGTTTTGGGTGCAATGGTGGATTTATAACTTTTCAAGATAAAAACAAAGTAGCTTACGGTTCTTTTTACGGTACGATTTCCGAGTTTTGGGAAAAATATCAAAAAGAAGATTGTGGTTGTAAAAGAGCTATGGCTATTTTAGAAATATTAAAAAAAGGTTAATGTAGGATGAAATCCAAATTTTAATATTTCTAAATAGGGTATGATAAGTCATACCCTATTTTTTTTTCATAATTATACAACAACACCATCTATAGTAATAGTTATTTTGTCACATATACTATTAACATCACCAATATTACTATAGTTAACCCATGTATTGAAATCGGTACTAATATTAATATTGAATCTATCATCGTTAAATTTTCTATAAGTTAATGATAACAATTTATCTTTCAAATCATTTAATATATTTGTGGTATTGTCGTTTAAATTTTTATTTGGAATATCAACTCTATCAAAACCTCTGTTGATAAAGTATGTTTTAAGTTCATTATATCTCATATTTTTAATAATATTATATTCGTTATACAATATGCTTATGATTAAAAATTTAAGCTGTATATCTCTATCATATACATAATCCTCAAGGTCATTATAATCATTTCTAAGATTATCCAATACAGTTTCATCAACAAGCTTTTCTTCTGCTATAATATTTGTCATAGCCGATTTCTCACTATCTATTGAATCGGATAATGCTATAGCGTTGAAAACCCCCATATTGGTATACATATCTACTTTGTCATTAACATATATATCTGTTATAACATCATCATAAATATCTTTATATGTGTAACCATTCAACTTATCACCATAATCCATAAATAATGTAATTAGTTGATCACCGCTCATATCTGTAATTTTATTATTTATATATTCGTCTAATTTATTAGCAATTGTTTTAATATATGCTTCATCATAAATAGCGTTAGCTGGTACTCCAAAATTAGTTTCTACATATTTTTTTAAATTAGCTATCATATTAACATTTTGGAGAGCATTATCATATATGTATGATAAGATATTATCTCTAAAATATTTTTTAATACGTGTTTTTAAAACATTTGTATCATACACATCATATCTATTATCACTCACTCTATCCATTAAGATAGTTTCTAATACCGGAATAGGATCTAAACTAACATGTTCTTTTTCACGTATAATGTTATCCAACTTATCATATGTGAATATAGCTGGTTTAATTATATTACCAGCGTTATCTCGTTTATAGTCTTTAACTAAGATATATTTAAAAACATTTAATGATGTTACATTGAACACGCTAAGTATTCTAGTAATAACGTCTGTTGTACCTCTTGTTTTAATTAAAAATTGTAAGTTTCGTATTATATCAATTTGATATATTTTAGGAATATTGTTGAATGTTGTTATCCCATGTGAATACAAAATATTTTTTAAATCACGCTCTGTCATAAATTCAGCTTTATATTCAAACTTATTATCCAAATCAATATATTTTAAAATAGCTGATATGATAATCAGATAGTTTACTAGGTCATCATAGTTACTGTACATTTCGAATGCTTTATCATACATGGTTGTCATAAAATATCGCATTGTTTGATAGTAGGCTGTTAGAAATCTATTTAATTCAGCACTGTTGAGAATGCTATTATCATAATGAACAATATATTTATCAGAATATGTTCTAAGTTTAGTTAGTTCGGCACCTCTCAACCACATCATTTTATAATACTCATTAGTTTCTCTATATATATTATATTTGTTTTCTTTAAACATTATAACTTTACTGTTTATTTTGAAACCATTTAAAATAGACTTATGTGTTAGCTCATCTAATGAACAATAATTTATCAACTCGATGTCACCAGTTAGTATGGAATGACCAACTAACATGTAATTATATTTGAATGAAATATGATCAAATGTTGTTAAAATATTACCACAGTTGTGACAAACATATTCTTTCACACCTAAATTATTATACTCTTCAACATACGGTGTGAAACATTTATCACAAACAGTATCTAGTTTATATGCTTTTATATTGTCGTAAGTAGAAATATTTCCCGAAACATAATATAGTTCCAGTGTCGAACGATCATAAGCTAGTTGAATAGTATTATTATTTTTATATATTTCACATTTAATTTTACCATCATCGTATGTTTCATAAATAGCTTCATACTCATTAATGATAATATTTCTATAATAATCTTTTAATGTTACATTATTAGAAATATCTAATATTATTTCATGTGATTTGTAGTATGGTGTATTATCAGCTATAATACTAGTATATGGTTTAATATAATTATAATTAATAGTTGGTTCTAATGTAGCTTCATACTTATCAATTAACGTATAATTAACACCATCATATTTAAACACTCTAGTATCAGACATTTTTAAATCATACAATGTTTGTAAAGGAACATAGTCAAACATTCCTATATTTGCTTCTTTATAATATAATGCAGTAGCAACATCATATATTTCCAAATATACTGTATCTATAGAAGCGGTATATATTTCATAACCATTACGTATAACATAATCAGTATACAATAGATCATTAGTGGTGTGGTTAAAAATCGCATCACATGTAGCTTTGTTATATTTATTATAAGTGTCAATTTTATAAATATCGTCATATGTCAATGATTCAGCATATGTTGCAACTCTATATATACCACCACTAGTTCTTTTAATATATATGTACTCGTATTCACTAGCAACATATTTGTCTATAGGTTTATAATAACCATTTTCTTTTACATATATTTTATCAGAATAAATTGTAGTATTATTCAAATATGTTTCGGAAGAAATTCTATTAAACCAATCAGCAACATATCGTACACCAGCGTAACCATTTCTTTCATCATCATTCAGTTTTATAAAAACATTATTAGGATCATTGACATATAAACTATATCCATCAATAATTGCTCTATTACTATATTTGATTTTATCAACATCGCTCATAATAAAACCGTCACCCAATACAGCAATATAATGTGATGCTCTAATATTAGACTCTTTAGTTTCAGCTAACATAGCTTTTTTTTCATTTTTTATGAGAATTGTTTTAGAAAAATTTATCAGATCTCTAAAAATTGATAAACCTTTTTCATACTTACGGTTATCCATATATTGTACCTACACATCTTTTATAAAAAAAAATTAATAATAATTACATATTTCATTAATCAATTGTTAAAATTTATAAAATTAAGTAAAAAAAAGGAACACATATTATATTCCTTTTTAAAATTGCTATAAATCTATAATTTTACAATCATCAATTCTCAATCTATTAGCTTTCATTAGTGTTTTAACAAATAATTCATATTTATCAACACTTTTTAACATCTCTTTACCATATTCACTTTGTGGTAATAAATCAATTATACCACATCGAGTAGAAGATATAGTATAATCTGTAGGCACTGTACACTTGAACACTTTACCATCCATTTGTAATATTTCAATTTTTTTCATAGAACCTCCTATATAATTATAAATAATAGTTATAATATGTATAACTTGTGCTCATAATACTCTATAAATTAATATGTAGACAAAATTTGGTTAACTTTATATCACTATTGATAATTTAATAAATATTTCTTTTTATTTAATCAATAAACTTATTAAACATTTATAATCGTTTGTTAAAAATTAAAAAAAAAGTTAAATATATATTATACGTGTATATAGCAATATCGCTATACTTTAATTATTCCGTAGGAGGAAATATGAATAAAACAGAAATATTAGTAAATGCATGTGAGAATGGTTTAAATGATTATTTTCAAAGTGGATTTAATAAAGTAGATCTAGAAAAAGTGAAAAAAATAACAGTGTATAATAACACTGATTTTAGTAATCTAAAATGGTTAGTTGAAAAAATGAAGCTAACATTAAGCATACAATATAAAAGCTCCAATGGTTTTTGGGAGAAGTGGGAGTATGAAAATGGATTGGAAACTTATTATGAAAGCTCCAATGGTTTTTGGGAGAAGTGGGAGTATGAAAATGGACTGAAAACTTATCATGAAGACTCTGATGGTTATTGGGAAAAGACGGAGTATGAAAATGGGTTGAAAACATATTTTAAAAACTCCAATGGTTTTTGGAAGAAGTGGGAGTATGATGAGAACGGACTGAAAGCTTATCATGAAAATTCTGATGGTTTTTGGGAGAAGTGGGAGTATGATGAGAACGGGTTAATGACACATTATGAAAACTCTGAAAATGAAAAAAGAAAGTGGGGGTATGATGAAAATGGCGAATTAATATATTTCGCCAATTTCGCTAAAAGAAATATTAAAATAGATGTAGAATATAAATAATAAAGGAGGAATTATGAACATAGTCAAAACGCCCGAAGTTAAAGGGCTCACTAATCAATAAGCGTTTCTAAATATCAGGGCAACGTTCTGTTGCCCGTCCCTCCCCTTTTTTTTCTTTCTACATATATAATATATCGTTTGTTAAAAATTAAAAAAAAAGTTAAATATATATTATACGTGTATATAGCAATATCGCTATACTTTAATTATTCCGTAGGAGGAAATATGAGAGATCAAATTATTGAATTATTAAGAAATGTAAAATGGCAACGTAGGCAGGATTATGAACGCCTATTAAAATTAAAAAAAGAATACATTGATGATCAGATATATGATCATCAATGTCGTATAGAGAAAACTGAAAAAGATATCGTGCCATCATACGATATCAATGATTACAAAATCACTAAATATAAAGATGAGTATGATGGCGGATACAGAAGTATATATGTGTCTAAAACATATATATACTTTCAACATGTTAAGTCGGGAAAAAGATTTTGTACCGACACAACATACGGTGAGGACTATGCTAGAAAGCATGCCAAGGACATAGTCCAAGGACATCTAAATTTTCGAAAAACTCAAGATTTGGAAGATCTTGAGTTTATTAAAAAATGGAAAGAACGAATACCTATATTATCAAAAGTATATTATTATGTATATGGTGCTAATATAGATCGTGCTAAAAATATAGAAATATATTTTCATAACATAGCAATATCTATCACACGAAATTGTTATGATTATGAATATATTTTAGAAATAGAAAATGTCGAAAAAATGAACATAGTCAAAGCGCCCGAAGTTAAAGGGCTCACTAATCAAGAAGCATTTCAAATAATTAGTGTTTTCAATAAGCGTTTCTAAATATCAGGGCAACGTTCTGTTGCCCGTCCCTCCCCTTTTTTTTTTCTTTCTACATATATAATATATCGTTATGAAGATTTATTTAAATATATATTATATATATAATATCTTTATAGGAGGAAATATGAAAAAAGATATTAAAATATCCTCCTGGGAGGATATTAAACAAAAAAGATCCATAAGGAACGTTCTTATGGATCTTTTAAAAAAAATAGAAGGACGGGCGTATCCTTCTATTTACCAATCATTTACCAGTTTTACTCAATGGTCAGATTTCGAAGACTATTGTGAAACTAGTAGAATTATCGTCCTATGGGACGATAATAAAGATTGGTATTTGCTTTTAGGGATTAGTGGTCGTTCCTTAGAAGTGATTGATTTAGCCTCATTACGAGGTTTAAGTCATATTAATATGGAAGAACTTTTAAAAAAGTTCTTTTTAATATTAAAAGACCATAATATTGAAAAAATTTTAATGGATATGAGGGAAACCACCTCATATAAATTCATTAAGATTTTTGATAATAATATTTGGAAAATTATTAAAGACCAATCATATGATTGGGAAGGTGAAATTTTCCATGATATTATTATCAGAAAAAGATAAACGCCCTTATCTTTTTCTGTGTTCCCAAAAAAAAAGGCAGCTATTCATATTCATATTCATATTATTATTTTTTAGTGATCTTTTTTAATATCGCTGCCTTTTTTTTTTATATACTACATATATAATATATATTTATATATATAGTATATACGCATACTATGTATATATATTATGCGTATATATATATACATATATAAGTTGGCATATAAGAGATATCTCACCCTAGATGGGTAGCTAACAAGTATATGTATAAATTTTAAGTAGAGGACTAGTGGGCATTGCCAAAGGGCGTGATGCATTATAAGCATTAAGACTACAAATACTACTACTTAACGTCACCTTAACGTTACTAGGGAGACTAAAGCAAAAAAGAGTCTATAAATATATTCACCGTCTAGAGGGAGACGTAAAAATATCATAACTAGGAAAATTGGTCACCGTGGAGAGCGTAGTTGACAATTTCCTATGTTCCCTGATTAGGAGTACACTATTATCCTATAATAAAGAATAGTGAAAGGCGTTAGAAGGAGTAAGTAACGCTGAAGTCGAAACAATCTTTATACTGGAGGAGTATAAGTTATAGTAGGCGCAATCCATGATAGTTTCATCATGGCGGTATATAGGTCAACATATATATCGATATAATGTAAATCTGAGACTAATATAGGAGGTTATATGTCCAGGTTTATGAGAAAAAAACAAGAGATCGAGTATGAAATCGCAGCGTACACTAGCGATGGAATGCTCGATCTCAATGACGCTATGCAAGTATCTCAATGTCGAGATAGTATAGTGTCTGTTAGAGAGAATCTTAAAAGATCCAAAGTATTTTGGGGAGAGGCTCTCTTAACACAGTTTCTAGATGCTGTGTCTAAAAAAACATCTAAATCGTTCTTTAGTGTATTCACATTAGAGAGCGAGGTCCCCTTACTAAAAGACATGTTAGGGTGGCCAGTGAACTATGCTGAAGTAGTTCACTATGCGGAAGTGAGGTGGAATTCGCAGTTAGTAACACCTTCGAAGAGAAGATTTTATCCGAAGGATGCTGCTAATTATTACTACGATTTTGCAAATCTTAGTGATAAACCTTATTCAATAAATTTCTTAGCTAAAGACATTAGTAAGGTTAAGAATTTATTGAACATCTGGGCCGAAAACCATGGCCGGACTGCTACTATGGTAGATGTAGCAGAATTCTTTACTTTTGTACGGAGTAGAGAAATGGTAAGTAAAAGAGCTATGAAAAAACTCTTTTACTTTAAGGTTGTCCAAACCTTAAAATTGGACAATAGACTTTTAGAAAGCGAATTTAAGTTAGGAAATAAATTTGCTGTATACGAGTCTACTAAATTTGATCTTCGATTACTATTCACCACTTTTGGTGGTGATGTAGGAATGGTAAAAGATGCATTAGCATATGTCCACAAGCTAATGCGTGATTATAATGTAGAAAGTTATAATTACGGAGAACAAATTTGGGGACTATTTTCGCATGTAGATTGGTATTATTATACCGTGATACTGCGAAATCGTCCAACAACAAATGTGGACGGACTATGTACAACCCTTTATAAACTTAGAGACGCCTCTAGTAGGATCGAAAAGTTTAAAAAGGAAATAGTTAAATTCATTAGAATTCCTGAATTTTCGAATTTAGAAGATGATTTTAACTGTTATTATTTCCAAGACAGATATTTGTCTCGGAAATATGTGAACATAGTTCAAAAAAAGATAGCAGAAACAAACTCATTGTTACCCGCAGTGAAAGTTTTTGCTAATCTTGATATACCTAGATCTGAATTCTCCAATTCAGTATATGGGTATATAAAATTCCTAAGTAAAAAGAGTATATCAGAAAAAGCAACTACGATATACTCAAATTACTTAGGTAGAAGACCTAGTGTCGATCTCGGCAAAGGTATGGAGCATGGTTATAATTATATGGCCAAAAGTTCTATCCTGAGAAAGATCTTAGGCATGATAGATAATAAAGCCGCTTGGAAGGTTTTTACATCTATTATAAAGTCCTTTAGGAAAGCTAACCCCGGCACAGTTGTCGAGGAACATGCTATTTTAGGGGCGCTTAGTATAGCTGATATTTTTGGTACTGCTTGGAAAAGCACCTTACCAAAAACAGCTAACGAAAATGGAAAACTTGTAATAGAACAACCTTCTATTACTTGGTTGAACAATTTCGGGTTGCAGTATAATGGAACTGCAACTGCTGAGGAAAAAGTCCTTATGAGTAATATCTTGAAAAAGAGAAAAACTTATAAGGCTTCTGGAAACAATATTTCAATATTGGAGAGTGACCTAGAGTTCTTCTCAAAAATACTGGAAAGGAGTTTCAAGAATAAAAAACTTATAATATCCAAATTAGGAAATAATCCTAAATTAAAGGATATTGTAAGTATACTTGATGCCGTTTTATATCCGGGATTAAGTATTGAAGTTGGCTATTGGGCTAGCCAATTTTCATTATCTGTAGATGATGCAGAATATTTGCAAAAATTTATGGATACAAATGATTACTTTAAAAACTATGAAGACTTGTCTATAAAGACTAGTAATAATAGTTATAAAGTATCAAAGAGCGGCTATAGTATAGTCCGTCTCTTAGCCCACGACACAGAAGGTGCTGTATTGGGTAAACACACCGGTTGTTGTCAACACCTGCAAGGTGCAGCTGATAGTTCTGTTAGATATGGCTACAAACAATCTAACAGCTTCTTCTTTAAGGTTTTAAATAAATCTAATGAAGTTGTGGCTATAAGTTGGGCCTGGGTGGATAGTAAAAGTAATCTTGTTTTCGACAATGTAGAACGAAAACATGGAAGTGATGTAGCTAATATCATTGATATAGTTGCAGAATATGCTTTCACTTTTGCTGGAAGATTTAATTCTGTCCAAATAGGTCTTGGATTTGGGGGTTATATCTTCGATGGCTTGAATGAAAAGTTCGCACCGGTACTATCATCGGATATGGGAACTTTTCTTATTGGCAATCCTTATACGGATGCTGCTAATAGTAGAGTATATTTGGTCCCTCCAAGGGGAGCCTTATATGCTAAAGCCATCATATAAAAAAAAAGAAAGGGTGAAAACCCTTTCTTTTTTTTATATATAATTGTAACAATTTTACCAACCTACTATAATCATATACTTATAATATGATCAGTTGAAACTGTATATCTACTATATCACCCGACATTAAATCAACCCCAGTTATATAATCAGCATTAAAGAATAATACACAATCACTAGAACCCAATACTGTTATATATTTAAAATTACAATCATTTATGACAGTATATGTTTTACTTATCTCTATTTTGTTAGATGATAAATTAACCTGTCGAGCACCTTCACTTAAATCAGTTGATGATAAATGAGTGAGATTGTTGGTAGCAATAGACCATGGATCGTTGACTGCTTTAGTAGGAATATCACTATGCAATGCTATTGGCATATAATTAACAGTATCGTGTAAATACATTTCCGTATTTTTATCAGTATTGGTATTATCTTGAAATCTACTAAATGTGATCGTAGTACCATCAGTTTTAATAACATTTTGATCATTGTTAACCATCATTGCTGCATATAACATGTTTAAGAAATTAATACTAAAACCAGTGTTTTCGTCTTGATAATTCAAGGTGTATTCGACAACTAGTTTGTCTGAAATATTAAATGTTATTGGTGCTGGCAATATGTCTCTAGCAACAATTACTCGTTCACCAGTATCCTCTAAAGTAGATGTACCACTATTATATAATTCAACAATATATGTTAAACCGACTTCTTTAACATCAATTGGTCCACCAGTATTGTTTATAAATTCTGTACTAAAACTAAATTTACTAACACCGTTAACTGAATCATATTCGGGATCATTTTTAGTATCATTATTTTTAATAACAAGGGGATCGTTAATTTGTTGATCTAAATCAAAATCATGTACATTGAAAACCCTGTTACCAGAACCTATTACAATACCAGTATTTATATCTTTAGATGCTGTAGTGTCAAAAATTTTACTGTTAACATAATAATTTTGATAGTCACGTACTGCCCTATCAACACCATCTAGAGTTGTTACCTTATATGTACCATTAGTGTCATTCATAAATATAGAATATAAATATGTTAACATATTTGATGTGAATGTTCTAAATGGTTTAGTAACAACATTTTTAATATTATCATTCTTATCTTTTAATGTAAAAGTTATTGTAGATTTACCCATTTGGGTTTTACTGTTCTTATGTGTTTTCACATTACCGTATTTATCGGTATGTCTCATATTGAAGACAACTCTCATATCATGTGCATCTAACATATCACCACCTATATAATTTTTTTTTCAATTTACCATATTATTATTATTATTATTATTATGAACTGACCACAATATCAATTTTCATACCCCTATTACTACTATTGGTTATTTTAACAGTGGTTGGACTCACAACAGCTCTAATATTTTGATCATTATTAATAATGGTTAGTTCATCAGCAGCATCTACTGTAAATAAAATGTTTTTAAACTCAGGAACAGTTGTAGTTGCTTTAAGTTTAATTGAATAACCTATTTTTTTATCACCAGGATAATCTTTAATAGCTGAAATGAGACCATAGTTACCACTCTGTATAGGTGTTGTGGTTAGTGTAGCACCAGTACTATCATTAGCAATGTTTTGGGTATTTATTGATGATATGTCAGGATATGGTTTAAATATAATTTTGAATGCATCTGAATTATATTTTTCAGCAAATACTGGGCTACCGTACTCAGTTTCACCATTACTATTTATCTCAGCTATAATATTGTCCACTGTAGTAGATGTATCAGTATCATAGTTTACAGTATTAGTCATGAAGCTGTTGGAATTAATAGTCAGTTTATACGAATCCCCCGAACTACCACTTCCTAATGAAACTATTTTAATACAATCATTGTTAATTAATCGATCGTGTAAAATATTTTTATCTAGATCTATATATGTGTCAAAAGGTGCTGGAAAAGAGGATAGGTTATTATTTAAAAACAATATCTGTCCAACACCATCGCCTAAGATAAAATTTGAATCTATATGTGTGATATCGTTAACATTAGTAAAATCTATGAAATTTGTTGAACTATAGTATGTGACCCAATCGGTATCTACTATGGTACTATATGTTGGTATAATATCACTATTAGTTGTCAATAGAATACTTGATACATTGCTAGACCATATATCTTTTTCTGGTATCAAACCATTGCCGTCACCATCAACAACTCTATCATTGTATGTATCATCATTGTGAACTACAACTTTAGTAATATATCCAGTATCTTTCAAATGCATGAATTCATAAACAATATCAGTATTATTAACATATGCGTTAATTTTATACTTAGTAGTTGATGTAGCACTACTGATACTATCAGATATTTTTGTATACGGCACAATATCTATTACATTAGCAGCACTATCAATTCTTATTACACGATAATTACTATAATAATGGTCTAGTATTCCAATATATATGGAACCATTATGTTCTATAGCTTCAATGATAGCATAATCTGTAGAACCTAGTGGTACAAAAACTTTAGTATCATCATTATACAGAACACATAATGTTCTACCATTATTAAAAAGCTTTTTATTTCCACAAATACTAATATTGGTTTTCCATAAGTATTCTGTTGTCATAGTAAATAATTCTACTAACGTATTATTAAGCATATCGTATCTATATGTGTGACCATGGTTATTTCCATCCATAACGGTTACATATGTTTCGTTTTCTAACAAATATAATCCTGTGACTAATCTGTTTTTTATAGCATCTTGTAACATATTAATATTTATTTTGGTATCTGTACTAAGATCATATAATACTGTCTCTGATAGTTTGACACCGCCGGAATTGTATGATCTACTTATAATAGCTTGATTAGTTTTCTCACAATAATCAACCATTATTCTAAATCTGTATTCAATATAACTGCCACCACCTTTACCGTATTCAACATATGCCGGTTTTGTAGTAAATAAATCCATATTAAAAATATTTTTTAATATTTGATCAACAATAGGACCATTATTAATATTTGCACGATCATATACCCGGAACACTATTGAATCAGAAATTAACACATTAGTAGTATAATCATCTATTCCAGTCACATATACATAGTTTTTTGCATCAGATATATCAATATACGCACCAGTTGTGTGATACAATTGTGGTAAGCTATCGCTATTAATAATATTACACGATCCATCATCAATACACTCACTATATCTTATATCCATATTATATGAATCTATGTAATTGAAAGCAACTGAGGTGGTATTAGCAACATCGTAGTTAAGATGAGTATGTTTACTATCTCTCAGCGTCTCATATGTTGGCTTAAATGTCCTACCTTCAATCATACCGTTACCGGCAATAGTTCCATCTGAATGAATACCTAAATTTATTTTATCTCTACTAATATGTTCATACAATGTAACATGCTTAGGTATTTCGCCTAATGAATGACTTGTCTCTAAAACATTATTAGCTTCAACTATTAGATTACTTATCCTTTCAGTATTCATATTTGTTGATGTGCTTATAGTTGTAGGGTCAACACCCCCAGCTGTTACACCATCACCTATATAAATTTTTTTAGTATCAATAGTATAATATAACTCACCTTCATCTAACATAGTCGTCAGCCTATCAGCATTTAAACCTCTTTTAACCAAAACCTTAATACTCATTATTTAACCTCATAAAAATTAATCTGTTGTTTCACTATTCAAATCAAGTGTCATATCATCACCATCATCTGTTGTTTCGTAATTCATATCTAATGCAGCAACAGGTGGGGTATAGGATATATGTGTAGTTGTAATAGCTGTATACATATTAGCACTAGATATTGGGCTCATCATAGGTGTATTATCTATACCAGCTCTAACAGTTGTCATCATATTAGATGTTGTATTTATATTACCATTAAACAACGTTAATTTGACACTAGTTCCCATATTTATCATATTATTACCAGCAGCATCTATTTCAACAACTTCACCTATATTAACATATGTTGACAACCCCATAGTTATATCGATAGCATCTACTACAGTATTAAATACATCAACAGTTGTTTCTAATGCAATGTTTTCGCTTCTAATATCAAACTCCACATCACATATAATACTTTCATAGAAATTAGTAACATTGACATCACATGATACATATTCTGGTATATTCATAGGCAATGATAAAGTATGTGGTGATACAACTATACCATTATCACCCACATCAGGGTTTTCTATAACAGCAATATAATCATCCATAGGTGTGGTTATAGTTAACGCATCCTTATCAAACAGTATATTCCAACCATTATCACACATATTATATAACATATCTTGTGTTGGGGATATTAGCTCGCAACCTCTTAAATCTATTATAGTATCCTTATTAAACCTATCTACAATATCTGAACTTAAAACTTCAGATATCAATGTATTTCTAGCATCAAAATATTCAAAATGATCAGGGTTGAAAAATATATCAATGTCAGCAATACTTGTTATACCACTATTAGAAACATCTAAATATTGTAAATTATTACAATATACATTGGTGTCTGCAACTAAACTAGATAAAGTGGTTTTATTAAAGCTTAATCTATGCAACATGTTGTTATATATAACAACTGTAGGATTTAAATTTATATTATTATCTAAATACAGTTCTTGTAGTAATGGAAAATGCTGCATGAATATGGTTGTTGTAAAATTATTGTTTTTTAAACTCAACACGTTTAATTCATGGATATGCAGGTCTTTCCTAATTGTTGTATTTATAGGCGTGAATGTGCTATCTGTTAAATTATTACCGTCTGCTAATAATTTTTTAAGACCATGTATATGTAGCAATCTGGATAACCACATAACATTTGTTCTAGAAACATCTAGTTCAACTATATTATTATTTTTTTCTAACTCTATAAACTCATCAGTATTATTACCAAGGCCATATGAACTATCTGACACGTCTAAATATTTTAGATTGACCAATCTTGTAAAATCATATGTTGTGAAATTATTACCACCTACATATAAACCAACAAGTCTTTTATTATATTTAATAAAACTTAAGTCATCAATAGAATTATTACCTAAATTTAATATAGTTAATAAACTAAGTTGTTTCCAACTATTGTTTACAACAGTGATATTTTGATTCACAATGTGTATACTTTTTAAATTATAGCATTTATCAATACCTGTTAAATCACTAATTGGTTGATAAGTATAGTCTTCAGAAATATCTATATTGGTTAGATCATTAACATTGTCATATATTAACTTATCATTATTTTTAGTTATTTGCTCATAATCATCATATTTAAAGAACCTATGACTATAAACAAATAAACCTATATTTGTTATAGGAAGATGTGTATCATCTACGATATTTCTATTATATAACGATACAATGTTTTTATTAATACCTTCACGGAGATATTTATCCTGAAACACTATACATGTATCATCAAAAATAACATCTACACCATTATATAGATATATTGCGCGTATATTAGCTATTGATTGCACGCTTAATGGGTTATTAGTCAAATCTATCGTAACTCTTTTATCGCTACTAGTAATAACATAATTGAATCCACCATATTGAGGTGGATAATCTGTAACAGAGTTGTTAATGTAATATGGTCGAATATTCCAATTAGTTGAAAAATCCGATATTTCGTTATTCTTAAACTGTATATATGTATCATCATCATAAGCATATAATTTAGTAATATCTAATTCTAATGAATTAATATTTTTTATCCTATAATCATTTAAATCTAAACCATATATTGCTATGATATCATTTAATTTTTCAAAATCAACATTGTTAGAATATATACTAATATTGGTACCATAAAAGGTATTCATAAGTCTATTAACACTTGACCTAAACCTTATACACTTACTATTAAATTGATTTAAAATATACATATAGTCATTATTGATAGGTATGAATTTAAATTCATTAAAACCACCATTACTAGCTATATAGTTATATATGTCACCGAATACATTTAAATGCTCCCTATAATCATCTAAATACTTATATAAAATATTCGTATATTCACCTATATCAACTATAGTGTATTTGGAAGATGTTATGATATCATTATATCGTTTATCAGAATACTCTGATAAAAATACATCGGAATACGATACAACTTTTTCCAAATTTATATTATCTAAATAATTACCTTCAAAACTATTATCAGGATCAGCATTTTGTTTAGACTCAATATATGCCTCATTATGGTTAAATATATTAAATACTTGAACCCTAGAGAATTTATCGATATTTTTTATATAGATTAAATTATCTTTTATTATATCGATATCCTTACTAGGATGTAACATACCGTCTATATATACCATAAAGTTTTTATTACCGACTGGTACTGGGGTATGTAATATAAAAAACCCATAGTTATTAAAAACACTATCCATATAATCAGTATTACTATTGTTTCGATCATATACCTCTATCGATGAATAAGGTGTCTTTATTTTAGAATAGTTATGTATATCAGCATGATTTATATTAGCATTAAATCTACAATTACCAATACGTATAACTGAAACGACATCATCAGTTTTAAGAATAATGTTATTATTAAAAATTATATTATTCTTATTATCAATTTGATATTCTAGATCTTTAGCAAGTAGCTCTCCATTCAAATATATTTTGAAATTATCATTATAGTTAGCAGCCACTGGTTTTGTATCACATATATTTATGATTTTACCACTAATTCGTGGACTATTGATACCATTAACACCATTGGTTAGCATATAATCTGTTAGCACAATATCGTTACGATACGCACTATTTGTATTGATGATATGTATAGGTATACCATCAGTAATATTGTTGTTTTCTGTTTCAACAGTTATTTTAACTTTTGAATATTTAGCCAACCTTCTATAATACTCGTTCATTATAGAAGTCATTTTAGCCTGTTTATCTCTAATGGTGGCAACATTGTCACCAGTATTGATATGTGTTAATACAAAATCATCTCTTAAAAAATATAGTATTTTATGAAATATGTCATGTTTTATTTCAAATGACTCTAAATTGTAGTTATATGGGCTACTTGATAAAATTTCTGATAGTATCCTAAAAGCATCCTTATCAGTATGGTTAAGATATTTTATATTATAATCAGAACCTTTTGTTAACTCCATAAAATCACTGTCATTTTCAATATACAACTTGATATCATCCAATGATGCTATTTTAAAAGAATAATTTAATACATTATTATCTAGCATGTTATCATAGTCAAAAATGTCTATAATTAACTCACCTTTATTATCGTTATCTGGTACAAATACAATATCCTCAATGTCTTGGGGTTGGTTTAACAGAATGACATCTATAGTAACTGACTGAGTACCTTCATGTTTGATTGAAATATATTGAAAACTATTGCTATTAACAATAGAGATATTATTAGATTGAACTAATAATCCATTTACAAAAATTAATAAACTATGTTGATTAGTATCTATTATTCCGAAATCCGATATATTTATTATTAATCTAGTAGAATCATATGTGATCAAGTTTCCCGAACCATCATATTCTAGATCAGATGGTGTTTGTGGTATAACATTTTTAAATGTTTTATTGTATAAAATATAATTTTCGGATTTCAGAAAATTTTTATAATTTTTAATAAAATTAGTATACGAATTTATCACAACACCACCTTATACATATATATTATATTAAAACTGAAGCTAATTTATTATAAACATCAAACATTAGTTCACCTAAAACATTTTCATAACCTCTATTAAGATTCGATCCTATAACTGAAGTTGCTATGTTTCCCCATAAGTATACAGGGTGTTCCGATGCAAAATATCCCATAGAACCATATAATAGAACCCAGTTACTATTAAAAGTATTAAAAGTGGCCTTACTGACAACAGAATCTAGTTCACTAATCTTTTTAAAAAAAACAGTAGTATCAGCATAAACATCGTCAGATATATCAAAAACATCACCCATTCTTGATTCAACAATCTTAGTTGGGACTATTTTATTAACATTACTGAAAATCATACTATTTAATCTATCACCAGCAGGTTTTTCTATTAAATTAATATAATAAAACTTCATGGCCATAAACATGATTTTAGCATATAATTCAGGGTAATGTGCTGTTGAAAATATTTTGTTCATAACTTTTGAAAAAAGTTTACCATATGCCATAGATGTTAAGTTATGTAACGTTGCATTGTTTATTATACTATCATATTTAAAAAATGTTCCATGTAATATATATCCAAATTGTAATAAACTAAATATAGTTCTTTCGCTACCACCTAATTCTCCAGCAGCATTTAATCTAATTGATGATGTTATCGATAGATTAACAAAAGATCTTATATTATCATTATAAGCTTTCATAAAACCTGGCATATATGAAGTTATGTTTGTAGATTTAGTAAAAATAGGTACAACATCACCAGACATAACAGCTGATATTACCGGTACTGTCATACTATACTTATATTTACGTTTAAACATATCTAACATAAAACCGATTCTCTCAATATCAATCTTAACAGCTTCTATATTTAATTGAGATAATTCAGCAGTTATTTTAGTTAGTTTACTTTTATCTATACTTACAGTATTACTTATTGATTTAAACCCCATCTACTTTACCCCCTATTTTGTTATCAATATTTTTTGATTTTTTCAACAAAGAACTCATATTAATAATAGTATTTTTAACCCCCTTAACACTAGCTAATGATGATAAACCAACAACTAGTTCCAAACTGAGGGGTTTTTTAATAACAGCAACCAATATAAGTACGGTTGTTATTATAAATATTATATTTGCTACAGATAGTACTTTTTCAACTATACTTTTATTAACCTCTGGTATAGTTGTTGCAAACATAATTGACATAAATATCACATAGTTCATATCAAGCATATTGGGTCGTAACTTAAAAAGTACAACTAGTAATATGAAACCTATAAGTTCCCGTACAAGTTTAACATTGTTCAATTTTTTAAACATAATGAACCTCACTAAAAAAATATTATTTAATATATTGTTTGATGTTAGTATAATGTCATATAGTAAGCATGATTAAATATTGTATGATTATTTTTTTTTATATGAATAAGCTTAATAATTTATATCTTTAATAAAAAAGGGGATATTAATCCCCTTGTATTTCTAAATTATTTATGCAAATAATTTAGGAAAATTGATTTTAAGAATTTTTTCCTTATCACTATCTGTGATACTTCCTTCAATTCTCAATTCTGGTGGTAGAGCTAATTTAACTTTTTCCCAAGCTAATACTCTACCAATATTGTCTTTAAATTCATTATTTTCAGTATATAGTTTACGATATGTTTTAGAATTAAACTTTATAGTGTCAAATCCTTTTACATATTGATAAGCTCCACCACCTCCTATTAGTTTAGAATCTCTAAGCATTTGTAAATCTGTCATAGGAACATCAAAACCATTATATTGATCAAATACCACATTAATTTTATTACCACCAGCATTAGATCTACTTTTAATAATCTTAACTTCATTCATAAAACCATTAATACCATTCTTTTCAGGTGTTAATGTTGCTTTAGCAGTTAGCATTAAAATAGTGTCACTAAATTGCAACTGACCTTTACCACCTGGTACATTTATTTTATTGCTTAAATGTTTTAATAATGATGATGGTGGTATATTAGTAGTAGATATGTTGTCACGTAAATGGTTGATACCGATACCAGTTATATTAGCAGCAAACATTGGATCCAATAACTCTTCAAACATTCTATTTTGTTCAGCAGCATTACGACCACCTTGCATTTGACCACTCATTTCATCATCATCAGCAATTTTTTTAGACTTCATGGTTATTAACGAATCTATAAGTACTGGTGTTGGTACAACAATTTTTTTACCGTCCTCCCAAGGTGAATTAATAGTATATTCTTTTTTATTGGCATGTATTTCTGTTTTTAAGTTTTTCATATCAGTGAAAAACTTTTCTCTATTAAGATCATCATTTAAATAAATATAATATTCTCTTATATCAGAAGGTATAAAATTTATAAGTCTTTCAAAGTTACCACCTTTTTCAAAATCATAATGGTATGCAACAGTTTCAACAGCACTTAATATACTTTTAACCATATGAATACCCAATGTTGTTTTACCAGAGCCTGATTTACCTAATAATAGAATAAACTTACCTAATGTAAAACCTGTTTTAATTTTAAAAGTTTCCTTGTTAAAAGAACCGTTTAGATAATCAATAACTAACCCTGTTTCAAAATTATCAATATCTTTTACATGACCTTTTGCAATTTGTGTTTGACCATATTTTGCTAACCTATCTCTTAATCCCATAATTTCTCCTTAAAAATTAATTAATGTTACGTACTAATTAAACAATCATTTTTTCAAATTAATAGATTTACCACATTTTGTGACAATTATATTAATTTCACTATTAATTATATAATTACTTATAAAAAAGTTGTTAATATAAGCATTGTTCGTTGCATCAATCTTAATAACAACTTTACAATCATTTTTAACACCTATCATATTAACAGGTATTAAAACATGGCTCTTATTGAATATAAAATTATCAGACAATATAGTAGAAGTATTATTATTCACGATATTTGTTAACCTGCTATCTGTTGATAAATATTCATCACCTAATATACAACTATCATAATATAATCCTATCATATCATAGTTTCCCACCTTATCAAAACACATATTGTGTTCCAATAATACATTATCAACAACATATTTTAATGTAATAACATTGTCTATAATTTCGATATTATTAATCTTAGTTAAATTTTGTATTAATGATTGTTTAAATTTTAAAATATCTATATCTGATAAAATATAAGCATCTCTACCATCTTTAAATATTTTTTGATAACTTGATAGTTTTTTCCCATCTATTAGTTTGATAATAATCTTACCATCATCAACAATAATACTATTTTTCATAAATACGATTTTTTGTACAAATATTCTATTTGGTTCTTTATTTTTTTCAAAATCATTGATACTTATACCATTAGGTAGTATAGTCAGTATGCTTTTCATAAATTTTAAAGCTTTTTTTATGTCAGCAATATTTTCTAATTGATTTAAAGTAGATGTAGCTTGTTGGGCTACAATTTCTGTTATTGGATTGGTTGATTCTAAACTACCAAGTTTAGACAATTTTTTTAAAATTGTCTTACTACAAGCTTTATTTTTAGAAAGAATCATGTTTATATCGTTATCATTAAGCTTAAATAAAACATTAGATGATTCAGCATTTATCAAATTGCTGGAAGCTATATCGCTAATAGTATTAGTAGCATATTCACCATTATCCAATACGGTTGTTAAATACTCATACATTTCTTTTTTAGTAGTTATAGTAGATATGTTTTCTAAAACCATTTATTACCCTCCAAGTATTTTTTACTATAATTTTCCATAAATTCTCTTAAAACGATACTAGCATTAGTATCCTGAATAGCTACAGCCATTTTAAAATTTCTTTTCAATTCTTTAGAAACTTTGAAAACAAATATAACTGGTTCATCATCAAATATTTTTTTAGCTGACATAACACCTCCATAAATACATACATATCATATGTATATACCTATCATATATTATATTTTAGCCCATGTCAAGTTTTTTTTTATTATTTATTTAAGATTATCTTCTAATAGCTGTAGTTAAAACATATGCTCCTGTAAAAGAACCACCAGCAGCTATCATTATATTGCAATTTAAGATAGAGAATAGTTTATGAGATGTTGGATTAGTAATATCGTCACCTGTTATTAATCCAAATGTTTTATAGTTCAATGAATCCGGTCCCGTGTTATTGATTACAAAACTATATCTTGCACCATATGTTATATCGCCCATACCCATATACGTTATATTTGTATAAGGTATTCTTTCTACATTATCTGATTGATTTATAAAATCAGTAATAGTTATTGATTTATCTTTATCAACTTCACTATCACTTAAAATTATACCAACAATTTTATTAGATTCAGCAGGTGTGTTTATGGCACCCATCACATTGTAAGTTAATATATTAGTAGCTTTATTAGTTAACATGTTACTTTCATTCACACTATCAACAATATTGCCATGATTATCATATACATTACCTATTAGACGATTTTTAAATACTAACCTAATATCATGTTTATTATTATTCATATAGACCTCATTAAACAACTGTATTTATAATAGCATTACCATACAATACCCCGCTAGGCGCTATAATCAATTTAGGGGTTTCAATGTTTCTAGAAAACACATACCCTGTTTCACTTCTATCATTACAGTCAGTAGGATTATCAATACCACCACTAATAAGTGCAAATTCACCTAGTACGACATTTGAAGTTGTTGTGTTCTCATAAACATATTCCACATACACTTTGTTGTCGATAACATAATAGCTAGATGATACATCTATACGTGCAATTTCAGTCGAACATATTGTTTCGATATTGGGATTCGGAGAGTTGTCATTGCTGGAGCCTAGTGCAACATATTTTATAGGACCATAAATACCTGAAGTATTTTGTTCTAATCTATGCAAATAATGTGCTGCTGCAAAATTCATAACTAAATTAGGTTTATTAAATTCTTTAAAAACTAAATTATTGTCAGCATCTAGTATTATGGTATTCCAATTTACATTCATAATTATTCCTTTTAATATCTATTATTATATTAGTTATCTTATATCTGTTAACATGATAGGTGTTTGTGAAAAAATTTCATTCCTATATGCTTTAACTTTGTTAAATAATGGCGGTATTTCGATAAACTCGCCTTCATCTATAAGTGATAGTAATCTGCTAGTATTCACAATATCAGTTTTGTCTTTAGTATAATATAGTGTACTCGAACCATTTCTACCATTATTATCCATATAATATATTGTGTTAGGTGACCAACTATCATATCTACTATTATCTAGATGAATTTTTTTAGATTTAAGTCTTATTACAAAATCAGTACCTTCAACATGATCCACTAATCCAATATTATGTTCAGGATCAAAATCAACAGTGTTATAAAATAAACTGGTATATAATTCACCATCTAACCATGGTATATTGCACTCAGTATTTTCTGATCTATCATATGGTATAGTAGTCATAGCTTTAGACATACCTTTAGAATAAACCATCATTTCACCAGCTAAATTGGCCCATGTTTTATAAACACCGAAACCTTTAATTAAATTTATATCAATTTCTTTATAAAACATACTATGTGTAGTTACTTGTAAATTACTACTATCGATTTGTTCAAGATATCCTTCAATCATATCTTCAGGAATCAATGGAACAGCGTTTAATTGTTCGCTTATAACACAGTTTCTTTTATCATCAATAATCATAAAATCATTATCAGTAATTTTAAAATTAGTACCATCATGTTTGATATTTAATAATAATATACTGTTTAAAGATACTGATGGATCGTTATGTTTCATATAAATATATAGATCGCTATAATTATCGTTACCAGTTCTATTATAATTAGAAAAATTTATAAAACCTATTCTATTCATATTCTTAGCAGATGAATTGAATGTATCGAAATCACTATGGTAATTGGTATTATATTCACTAGTATAATTAAACATATCAAATCCACCATCTGTAATACTATGTTTAAATTTATATAGCGACCATTGTATGTCTACTAAATCAGTAATATATCCATATCTTCGTAGATCTGCCTTAAGATATGGGCATAGTGGTAAATTAAAATCAATAAGATTGCTCATATTTCTAACTGGTAGAGTATTGTGTTTATATCTATAAGTATAAGATGCATTATATTTAATTGGTAATAATATATTATCTATGGTTAGACCAGGTATGATTGGAACATCATATTTGCGAATAGCACCATGATACATGATTGTGCTTGGGTTCAACGTATCGTATATATTAAATGTCATCAAATATGTATTTGTAGCAGTTGGATTATCATTATAATTAGTATATAATCTAATATCTGGGTTAAATGGAACTATTAAGTATAATTGAGCACCATCAATATATGTTACCGCACCACTGTCACAATCAGACAAGTAGACGTTTTCGGAAATATAGTAATTGTGATAATCTTTATTAAATATATAGTTACCTAGGTTATTATTATCATTATTGTCACAAATAACACATAATGACATAGCTGTATTATAAGAAGTATTAGAACTATGATGATATATTCTTGGATTAGCATATGATATTTCTAAAATATTTTCATCATTGTTGTTAATATATATGGCTTTAAAATCATTATTATCAATACTAGGATCAGCACAACCGGTTTTATTATAAACATCAGCTGTTATTTTATCAGCAACGTGATCTAAATCAGCATCTATGGAGCTTAAATCTACTTCTATTATGTGTGGGTCATTGTTACCGTGATATATGAATAAATCAATATGAACACCACTTATAAATACTCCAGCATTTGTTAAAGATGTTGGTATTTCACCATTACTGAATAATTTAATAGAATTATGATATTCGGTATCATAAGAAGTGTTGTCAGCGACCATGCTTAACATATAACCATGTCTCATAATATCCCAATTAAAATGTCTTATAATATCACCGTTAGGTTGATTATACTCACAACTTGATATATTATTAGTTATAACAACATTATCTGTTTCAAAATTTTCCGAAACATTTAATTCGTTTTTAGTGTTCAATATGAATCTATCATCAGGATAATTAATGATGGTACTGCTACCAACTACTCTTAAACCATCAACTGGATCGCTTGCTAATATGTTTAAAGCAACACTAGTTTTGTATTCTCCTAATAACATACCATATTTAACCTTAACGTAACTACTTAGAAAATATGTATCTGTGAGTTGATAAAGTTTAGTAGAATAATTACTTGTTGTAGTATCGAATAATCCACCAATATCATCGTATGAATTAACATTCAATGTTTTACTTACACTATCGATTGAAAAAATAACAATTTTGTTACTTAAATCAGAAAGCGTCTTATTATTAATATTGGTATTATGAAAAATTCGTCTATATTCTATATCACTAACATTTGATATGTCTCCATGTGTTGTTGTGATGGCAGCATATTTATTATTACCAACATATAGTAAATCAGATATTGGTAGAATATCTGTATTTAGCACTTGTTCTTGATCTGTTATCACAATATCATTAGTATTATCAATATACATTACTGTGAATGAAGTATGATTGTTATAGTAATTTTTACTATTCACATCATCATTATAATTTGTTCTATGCTCTTCCGTAGATACAACTATTATTGGATCATCATTATCAGTATTTATCGTATATTTTCTCAAACCAGTAAATTTTTTATCGTTATAGTAATCATTATTTGTATAATTTACTGCTGTTGTTAAAAGTGTCTTATGTTTTAAAAGACCTATACTATTAGATGGGGTGTTGTAATCAATGTTGCTTAAATTGATAACCTTTAAAATGTTATCATAAGTCCTACCTTTTACATCATCGAGATATTGTGGTATAAAATCGTAGAAAACAATAAACCCATTATCATATTTTAATATTTTAACATTACGTATAGATAAAGCTTGAAATTGTTGAATGTTATTAGGTGCAGATGTATCAGTAAATGAAAATTCTCTTTTAACAATACTGATTGGTTGCCTATAACTATAATTGGGATCTATAGTATTGTTTTTTATATCATACAATCTAACAATGAATGTTAATGATACTAAATCGACATAAGCGATTAACATATATTTACCATCATCCGTAAAATAAATGTCATGTGAATCAGTTATAACAGCATTTTCATTTTCAAATAAATCTTTAATATTATCAAATAGATTATTTTGTTTAACAATACTAATATCTCCAGTAGAGGTTGTTTTTAATTTAATATAGTCACCAACACCTATACCATTTACCTGTGGTATTTTAATAGTATATTCATTATCTAGAATTTCTTTGATCATATTATTATCAATATATGATGTGATTTCACTTTTTTTAATATAATTATTTAAAATACTATCTATTTCCAATTTAGTATAAGTTTGTAAAGAAACATCACTAATACTGTTGGCTAATTCGGATTTAATAATATCAACTTCTTCTTTTGTATAATAGTTTTCTAAATCATTAAATGTTATAAAATTAGCATTAGGGTTTATGAGTACTTGAATTTTTGAGGAATCACCATTTAATATAAGTATATTGAATTTAATAACAAAGCTTTTAGAAGCACCTTCTGCTATATAGTCAGGTTTATATGATTCTGGAAATTCTGCAGCGGCAATCATTACATCACCAGGTACACTTTCTCTATGAGCAAGTATTCCTATTTCTCTTAAAGTAAAACCGTTTCCACTTAAATCTAAAACAGAAACATCTATATTAGCAACAATTTCAATTATATTATCATTGATAGTTACACTAGTGGTATTGGTTCGATATATTTCATTATTGAGCATATTGGATGCTGGAGTTGGTGGAATACTACTGTCACCAATAACCATTTTATCTATAATTATTTTTTCTGAAGTTATGGTATTGGCTATCAATACTCTACCATCATTTGTTAAAAATCCAGAAAACCCCATTTATACCTCCGAAAAAAAATATTGTTATTATACATATGTTGAATAGCGTTATCAAGTCAAAACAATCTATTAATAATTTTAAATGAGGTGATGTTGTGAATGATTTGTTATGGTGTGTTATAGAAATTAATGGGTTCGATGGTATGGTTAGAAGGTATTATAGACAGAAATCTAAAGATAAATATAAAATACCTGGACAATCAAAATGGTATTTTGATAATGAATATGATGCTAAAACAGCACTAAGTCTACTAAACATGAAAGATTTAAATAAAAATTATGCTAAATCTTTCAATAATTTTATTGTTGAAAAGTCCGTATATAAGATAAGTGGTGGTGATTTACACGAATATTTATTATAATTTTAAATATATATTACAATAATAGATGTTTATTATTAATTAATTTTTTAGGAGGAAATATGAAAACATTATTTAATTTATTATTGGTAGTATCATTATTTATTATTAGTTGTGGTGAGAGCGTTACAACAACTGATAATAACCATCAAGCTGAACCACAAGAAAACAATGTCTGTGTAGAGGGAGATTGTGGAGGACATGGTGTATGTTATATTGAAAATACTAAACCAATATGTGTCTGTGATGAAGGATATGTATTTTTTAAAGGGTATTGTGTAGAACATAAAGAACCTTCAACATGTGATAACATACAATGTGATGAAGGTTCATATTGCGTAGATCTAGGGTCAACATATACTTGTGAATGCAAGGTTGGTTATCATTCTGATGATAATAATGTTTGCGTAAAAAACGCAACATGTTTAGATACAACATGTGATGTTAATAAACATTGTATAGTTGTTGATTATGAAAACACTAAATGTGTATGTGATAATAGTTATGTAGAACACGATGGAGAATGTATATCTGTGAACAATGATCCATGTGTAAACAACCCATGTATAGAAGATAACACTATATGTAGTAGAATTGATGAATATAGATATAATTGCGATTGTGCACAGGGTTATGAAAAAGATCTAAATAATAATTGTGTGGAAATATGTGAACCATACATAAATGAATGGTCACCTGATAGAATTGGAAATATAGTATCTATTAAATATATACACAATATCATATGTAGTGAAAGATATACTGTTGTAAAAGAATTTGATATTAGTAATAGCGATAATGTTTTTATTAGCGACCAGATCTCTATAAACATATATACTAGTACTAGCAATATAACTGATCAACAGTATTTAGATACATATATTTTAGTAACTTTAGATGGTATACCAGAACCTATACGAGTTCAAAGCGATTATCCAGGCAATATAAATTTTCATTTTGACAATCCTGATAATAGACCTATTGTTAAAATAGAATGGTATATTATTAATATTGTTAATAGGCCCGTATCATTTAGTTTGGGAATCTGTTTAGTCGACTAACGCTATTGGGGGTAATTCCCCCTTTTCTCTATTTTTTTAAAATACAATATTATAAACAAGTATATATTATATATTTGACAACAACTATACATATATTGTATAGTATATTTCAACTATTTAAGGAGACCATTATGGCAAGTGTTAACAAAGTAATTTTAATTGGAAGAGTAGGGAAGTATCCGGAAACCAAATTTGTAGGTAACGGAGAAGTTACCAATTTTTCACTAGCAACTAGTGAATATTTCACAAAAGATGGAGAACGTCATGAAAGAACAGAATGGCATAATATAATAATATGGAACAATATGTCTAAAATGTATGCTCCTATGATACAAAAAGGAGCATTGGTGTATGTTGAAGGTAAACTTAAAACTGATAAATGGGTAGATGATACTGGTGTTAATAAATATAAAACTAGTATCGTAGCCAATACATTGAGGTTGCTTGGAAGTAAACCTAATAATAGTGGTGGATATGCTCATCCACAAGATCAGTATAACAATAGTGCTGGTTCTGATAATGTGGATACTGATGATAAAAAAACTTTTAGCTATAAAACATACGGTAGTAACGCAACATCACCTACTAATCCAACACCTAATACACAGACATTATTAGAAGAGGATATCCCATACTAATATATTAACTGGTAAAATAGGCAATATTGATATATATTCATCAATATTGCCTATCTTAAAGGAGGTCATCACGGCAGCAATACTATGTGATGATTATTTATTTGTTTAATAAAAAATATAAATATACTATAAATTACTATAGTATGATATGTGAGGTAATTATGAAAAAATTGATAACGATTCATATTGGATTAATATTAATATTATTTATAGCACTATCCTGTGCCGGAGTATTAAATAACACCTATCAATATAAGAAGAAAAAACATGTATATAAATATAAGATACATATTGCGCTTATATATAATATATATGAAAAAGCTGTGGTTAAAAAAATTAAACAGCGTATAATGAATAAAATAGCTGAAAAACGTAAGAAAATATTGAAAAAAATAAAATTAGATTTTTCGGTATTTTCAAAAAAAAATCGAAAAATTGTGAATGCTATATGTGCGCATGAAAGTAATGGTATACCTACGGCTATAGGTGATAGATTTAGTAAAAATAACTATTCTGTGGGATTATGTCAGATAAGATTGAAAACTGCTAAAGCTATTGTTAGCAAATTACCTAAAAATAACATTTTAAGAATAAAATATGGTAAAGGTAATTTGAATGATATTAAGAAAATGTTATTAAATCCAATATATAATAAGTATATAGCTAATGTAATAGTATCTAAACTATATCGTTATCATAAAAATTGGAAACAAACAATAATATCATACAATACCGGTAGATGGGCTCGTAAAAAAATACGAGAAACTAAAGGTGTAATATATTTTAAAAATATTAGTAGGCATCTTTAATTAAAAAAAAAGACTTGTAAATCAAGTCTTTTTTTTTAATTCTTTTTATTAGCAGACAACTCTTCCCATTTTGGGAAATTTGATTTATTATCGACAGCTAATGAGTTTAAATCATTTGATAGTTTATTCAGATATCTACTAGTCGCAACCATTTTATTTAAGTTAGATATTTTAACATATCCGTCTAAAACATTTTTAATTTGTTGAGCTTCTGGTGTTGATAGTTTAATATCGGAAATACGTGTGGATCTAATATTATTATCACCACCAACTTGTTGACTAGCTCCAATAGATTTGTCTATAGTTTTTTTAGCTGCTCTAATTTCTGTTGTTTTTTGATCAGCATATTGGCGTAAAGTTGATATATCAGCTTTCATTATTCTCATGCGCTGAATGTTCATACTTCTATTATACAGTGTTTTAATCTTAGGTAATAATGTTGAAATTAAGCTAATATTAAACACTTCTGTACTTTTGACCTCAGCTTTATCATTTTTACTCAATTTGAGACCCTCAGACACATTTTCATACATTTTATCAATACCTATGCCTTTAGACAGTGCTAGATCAAAAAGACTTAAAGCATCAAGTGATTCTATAAACACTGTTATATTAGCTTTTACATTATTTTTAATCAGATTATCTATATCACTTTCGTTAATACTTTTATATATGTTATCATATACAATACTTTTAAGTGGATCTATAACAATATAGTCTTCAGACAATGTTTTTTCAATATTATCGCTAATTATTAAGCCAATATTTTCGGATATATCTTCCAACATTTTTTCATCTGAAAATGATTTAGATAAATTTTCATCTAACAGTTGCATTAAAATAGAATCCATAATGGGTGACAGTTCTTCATTAAATGGTATATTTAAATCATTACGAACACCATTAAAGAATTTAAAAAAGTTATCATGTGCTAATTGGTAATTATTCATTTTATTCCTCTAAAAAAAATTATAAACTTCTTATATTAGTGCGGTTCTCGTTCAAAAAATATGTCTCAAACGGTCTTTTTAGTTTTAAATTAACATGTGTTACAATATTTTTAGCATCTTGTATAAAAGATATTGATTGTTTAATAACAGGTTTATTATTCGACTTAAGTATAGCAAATATTATTCCTACAAAACCAACACTAATACCTAACACTCTAGCTAATGCTCCAAATTTTTTAACATCATCACTATCATATGTGTTTCCCATAATACTAGCAAAAGCTCCGGTTACAACGCTAACTCCAGTAGCTTTAAGAATATTCTCAATAGAAAATCCGGTGGTTGATAAATCTATTCTCAAATATTTATCAATTTTGGTTATTTCATACAACAATGCTTTTCTATCATATTCTGTTGACATTGCATCGAACTTAGTTTTTATTTTATAAAAAAGCTTACCTATTCTTGGATCAACACTTTTTTTTTTAAAGAATGGTAACCTCATATCATTAAATGTTAATTCATTTAAAATTTCCGGATCATTATACATATCCTTAGTTATATATAGTTCTTTTAAAATATCACCACATCCCTCTAGACCTAAACTTGTAGTGTTTTTAGAAACTTCTGATATTAGAAACATTAATTCATTTTCACTAATAGGTTCGCTTTTATCGATATAATCAGGGGTCAACGATGCTATTTTACCATATATATAAGTAGACATTGGTTCATCCAAACCTTCATTTTTTTTTAAAAAATTTTCATACACGATTTCAAAATTTGTAAACATACTATTCTCCTATAACATATTAATGTTATGTTAAGCATCCATCTCATCATGGTACATTTTTTCAAACATATTAAACATATTTTCATCATAATATATTATGATATAATAGTTCATATTATATATAGTATTTGTAATAGATAATATGTATGTATACCAGTTAAAGTCAAAATCAGCTATATTTATCTCATTAGTTCTATTGTATAGTTTAACTGTCATAAGTTCATTTATATCATTACCTTTAGTTAAAAAATAATTTATCACATTTTTTTTAGTAACAGGTATTTCGTTACTCAGATCAAGTGTATCTATCAAAGTATTTATTTCAGTAGTAAAGGCATTATGATAGAAGACGCGTCTACCACTATCTATAAAATCCGGTAAACCTATAAAGGATGTATCCAAACCGATCATACCTATGTCATCACCTAACATATCTATTGTAGAATATATTGACTTTAAATCCAATTTATCAACATGTTTATTATTTTTATGAGCATCCAATACCTTTTTAATAACAGCATCTAGTTCATTATCACCAATACTCAATATTCTAAATCTCAATGGATCATTTGCTTTAATACTATTTTCTAAACTCGTAACATCTATATACATAATATCGTTGCTAAAAGTAGGTGATAATAAATGTAATTTATTATCATTCTGAGCATCGCTAATAGCAATATCTCTTTCTATTCGTAATTCATAATCTCTATTCCTATCGATAGCATAATCATATATATCGGGATCTGATAATTCTAACCTTTCAGTATTATCAAAAATAATCAGTCTTTTATATTTATCATCATATTTGTTATAAACACTTAATGCATCTAAATCAATTAAATAACCGGCAACGTTTCTATCATCAACTGATCCAATATCGGATAAGTGTTCATTTATAATATCTTTAACATTATCCATAAAATTATTAAATGTTGAATAGTCTATAGCTTTTCTTAAATCACCCAACATGAACGAATAGTCAGATTCATTCATAAATGCTGTAAGCTTATCAAACAATGATTTATATCTAGGATCAGATATTAATTCAAATAAATCATAATCAATATCATTATGTTCCGGATGCTCAACATTATAATCACTAACATTTATAAATATATTTTCTATCAAATCTTTAATTTTAACAACATCATATTTGGTATGATCTTTATTATTCATAAGTTTAATAAATAATGCTAATTGCTTATATTTTTTTATTAAAAAGGAATCGTTGGAAACAGATAACCTAAATGATGTTGGTACAAATAACTCAGTATCTAGATGCATATTTATTAGGTTATCACCAATTCTAGCTCTATTTGTACCAGATGAATTAAAAGTTGGTTTACCACTAAACTTAGCCATGATATCACTAGCTACTGTTAACACAACATTTGTCTTACCGGTACTCGTGTTTAATTTTCTACTAAACATAACATCATTATTTCGATAAGTATTTAGATAATTAACAACAGTATTCACATTAGCCATATCCCTTATATTCCAATTATGTAAACCCATTATTTTGTCAACTATTATATTGGGAACAGGTATACCGATATAGGGTGTATTTCCTGCTTGACTACTTAATATAAAAGGCCCTGTAAAATTAATTTTATTAGTCAAATAATTAACAACATCATACATTTTAAGAGTTGTATCGACTTTTATTAAAATATCGAAAGTAACTTTAACCCTACTAAAATACGATTCAAGAACCAATCCATTATCATAATCCTTGCTAACAACTACAGATGGTTTGATAAACTCGTGTTGTTCTAACATTAAATCATCTATATCATATTTAGGTTTAAATGAAATTGCTGGTAACTTATATTTTATAATTTTACCATTGTTTCTATTATATCTACTTACTGCTGTCAATCTAGTGTCCACATAAATGTGTTCAAAATAATCTTTAGGCATAACACCTTCGAAAAATCTCATAACATTAGCAGTTACACTACCTATAACATTACTTATAGTTGTGATAGGGCTTGTTTTAAGTTCCATTATATTACCATTATAAAGTGTTTATTAATATGTTTACTTTTATAATATATGGTTAGTTATATAATTTAATAATGTTTCTTGACACAACTTGTTAATATATGGTATTCTTTTACGTATTTTATAAGGGGTTGTTATGGGTAAACAAATAGTATTCGCAAATATGCTCAAGAAAGAGATGAATGGTGCGAAAGTTATCAGATCTCCAAAAATGATTGATGACAAAGGCAATTTTACAGATGATGGTATATTTAGCAGATCTATTTTTGGAACATTGCATAAATCATCATATTCATGTAAATGTGGTGAAATTACTGGTAAGTTCATGGAGGGTATAGTATGTGATAAATGTAAAACAAAAGTAATAGATGAAACACACTACGGTAAAACTGGTTGGATTTCATTAGATGATTATAGGATCATACATCCAGTTTTATATAATTTTATAGCTAAGATTGCACCTATAGAGAAAATTATAAGTAAAAATAATGTGAAGAAAATTAAATATAGTGGTATTGGTTTAGATCAATTTAGATTAAACTTTAAAAAGATATTAGATTTTTATTATAATAAAAATAAAAATAAAAAAAGAAAAAAAATAGATAAACATTATAAGATCATTATAGATAATATGGATAAAATTTTTATAGACAAAATATTTATAATGGATATATCATTACGTATAGCTGTGATAAAAAACAATATGTTAAAATATGATGATATAAATATAATGTATAATAATATATTGCGTTCATTAAAAGACATAGATAAACCTGGTGTTATAGATGATGTTAAGAAGAACTTAATATTTGATGTCCAAATGATATATAATAACATCTACAAATATGTCGTGAAAGCTATATCCGGTAAAAGTGGTATGACCAGAAAATTTTTATTGGGAGCTAGAACAAATTTTTCATCTAGATCTATAATTGTTCCAGGATTACCAGATCATAAAATTGATGAAGCCCATATACCATATATAACTTTTCTAGAATTATTTAGATATCATATAATACATCTACTTGTTAAAGAATTAGGATATGACCATATGGAAGCTCAAAAAAGAATATGGAAAGCTATGTTGGTGTTTGATGAAAAATTGTATAATTTAGCAACTAAAAAATTGATAGTTGATAGAAATACTATGATAATTCTAAATAGAAATCCAACAATAGCTGTAGGAAGTATTATGGGATTAAGAATAGGTAAAGTTAAAAAAGATATAAAAGATTATACCACTAGTATACATAATAACATTTTGCCAGTATTAGCAGCAGATTATGATGGAGATGTTTTAAATATAATACTTATGATAGATGATAAGTTTGGTGATTGGCTAACTCCTTTAAAACCTAGTAATTTAATAATAGATGTTAAAACTGGTCATTTTAATAGTTCATTTTCATTAAAACATGATAGTATTACTGGTTTATACACTTATCTAAATCAAGAACACGCGTAATTATAAATTAAAAAAAAAACTATTGAAAAAAAAATATTATAAAAACTTGCAATCATACCAATTAATATGATAATATGTCTATAATCACCTCGATTATTATATAGTCGAGATAAAAAGGAAGCTTAGATATATACGGTTTTCTTGATGAAACAATCTTTACCGATAAAGATTGTGTGTTAGTTTCTAAGGGTTTGTATAAGCTTCAACCTGCTAGCATAATCAAGGTATGCATGAGAGCTATTGGGCACATATATAACATAGCACTATTATGTGTCACGCTCATATCCCGTCCTGTTCTATTATAGAAGATGTGGTGATATTGTTCATAGTGTGATTATATGAACATACTTTAAAGGCAGACCTTGCAGTATATTAATATCACACACATTCCCTCGATTAGGGGGATGTGCTATACTCAGATTTTAAACTTTAATAAAATACATTAATATTTATAAGATTAAGCCTGTAAGGCTTAGTATTATAAATATGGGTGTGTGGTAATAAAGTAGTGGAAATGTAAATGTTGGTAGCCCGGCTTCTTAAAAAGCAAGGGCTTGAAACATTGGAATGAGAACGGATACTGATTAAATCCAACATATATTTCAATAATATATTAACATTGTAACATATACTATTATATGGTATAAAAAAAAAATAAAATTTATATTGACGAAACTAAATCAGAACCGTATAATTGGTTTGTTTAAAATGTATACTTTAACATTAAAAAGGAGATATTATGCTAAACATATTAAATATTGGCGATATACACTTTGGTAATAATGATAGTACATTATTATACAATGAATTGAAAAAATATTTTATAAATAAAATAGATTCATTTGATAATAAAATAGATTTAATAGTCATTAATGGTGATTTAACTCATAAGAAATTATCATTTAATGATAAAACATCTACACTTGTTTTAAAATTTATACAGAAAATAGCCCAACACAAAGATATAAAAATAAGAGTAGTACAAGGGACATTCTCACATGATGCTAATCAATTAGATAATTTATGTGTTATCGAACACCCAGATTTAAAAGTTCATAAAACAGTAACTGCTGAATATATTAATGGTTACAAAATATTGTTTATACCTGAAGAATATCCCAAAAATAAAGATGAGTACTATCAAGAATTTTTCAATATCAATGAAGATGATAAATATGACTTAGTATTTATGCATGGTACATTTAAAAAAGTATCATTTTTAAATCAAGTAATATTATCTGAAAAGAATATTAATTCGGCACCTATATTTGATGAAGAACCTATGATGAACATTGTGAAAGGGCCTATTATATGTGGACATATACATGTTTATAAAAATTTTAAAAATAAGATATATTATGCTGGTTCATATACTAGAACCAATTTTGGAGAAGAAGATCCCAAAGGTTATTTGCATATAGAGTACGATATTGATGGTACTGGTAATTATATTGTCGATAGAGTTATAAATAAAGATGCTCCAAAATATACTAGTATAGATGTATCTAAAATAAAACACTTAACTGCTGAAAAAATATCTAAAGTAATTGATGAATTTAGCGATAATGGTAAAAATAAAATAAGAATCACTAATGTTGATAGAAATAGTGTTGTATATCAAGTTGTTTCTAAAACAGGTAATGCTAAAATAAAAACAATTAAAGATACTAGTGAAATTACTAAGGACGATACATATGATTTTGTATTTGAAGATAATCAAGAATTACCAAATGAGTTATCTAAATATATAGAGATAAAGTATGGATTAAATATCACCCCTGGTGAAATTGCGAATATTATAAGTTCTGTTGAATAATAGTGAGGATATTATATGGAGTATATAAATATAGAAAAAGGTGTTAAAATTAATAGGTTGACATTAACTGGTAACAAAGAAGTTCGTAAAATAGGAGGTTATGATAATATATTTGTAGAAGCAATATGTGAATGTGGTACTATTAAATATTATCGATTAAGTTTAATAAAAAAAGGAAGAATAAAATCATGTGGTTGTTTAAATAAAGAGCGACAACAAGAAAAGAAAATTTTTTAATAATTTATAATATCTTGGAGATATTCTATGGGCAATTTAAATGAAAAAAAATATAATTTCAAAATAAATAATAATATGTATGATAAGTTTATAGCATGTTATTTTACAGATAATAAATATGTTAGTACAGCATTAAAAATTAAAATAGGAACATTTATAAATTTATTAAATCAAGATGTTATTATAGATATTAATATTATAACCAAAATAGACATATTAAAAACATTTTACGAATATTTTCAAAAATATAAAGATACTGAGTTTGATAATTATTTATCATTATTTGATAAATCTGGTATTAATAATAAGATATATGATATATTAAATAATATTGAGCGTACTATAACGTTGAGTAGAGACGATATTATTATGATCGATGATTATATAAATATGAGATTAAAATGGACAATGATATATGATAGTTCTGATGAATTATTTGATTTGATAACTAAGTTTAGAGCTGGTAACTTTATATCCATGCGAGGTATTGTTGACGACTTTGGCGACATACTAGGTTCCATTTACACCAAATATAATAAAGTTAAAAACACTATAGATAATAGAACCGAAACATTGATTATATCAGAGGAAACATTAGGATCTGAAATACGCGATATATATGATGAGTTAACAGATGATAGAAATATGATAAAAACTGGTATAACTGCTCTTAACGCAATGCTAGGTGGGGGATGGTATGTTGGTAGAACATATTTAATGTTAGCATTACCCAATAATTGGAAGTCTGGGTTTTTATTAAATAGTATGATTTGGGCGTTAAAATATAACCAACATATAAAACCTAAAGATCCTACGAAAACTATGGTTGCCTTATATATCTCATTAGAAAATGGTAGAGCTGAAACAGTTGAAAGGGTCTTTAATTATAGTAGCACTAACAGTGTACGTAAAACAGCTTTTGTAGATTTCACAGATAACATATCAGAAAGTTTAGATCTAAAAAATAGTAAAATAAAATTAGCTATAAAATATTCAGAATCAAGAACTATGTCTACTAATGATATTGAAGATGTTATATTGGAGCTCGGTAATAATGGATATGAAGTTGTAGTTGTTGCAGTAGATTATATTTTAAGAGCATTGCCTAATGATAAACGATTAGCTAGCACAGGTAGTCCGTATGATGTATTAGGTATAATAGGTACTGAACTTAATAATCTATCTAAACGGTTGATGGTGCCTATTATAACTGCATCACAGCTTAATAGAAATGGTGAATTAGCTATTGAAGAAGGTGTGAAAAAAAATAAAGTTGGACTTGTAGAATTATTAGGTAGATCATATGTTGGTGATTCTAAAAAACTGTTAGATGACTTTGATGATGTTTATATAATCCAACCAGAATCTAATCCAATTGACATATCTACTAAATATCTTGGTATTAAACATGCTAAGGGTCGTGGTAGAAGAAGTGACAATGCTGTTCCAGTATTCTATGTTCCATTCGATGGTAATAAATTTAGATTACAGGAAGATGTTGAAGATGTTGAAAAATATGGTGCTACTCATGCTAAATCAATTGTGTCTATTATCGATCATCTTGGATTGAATGATGAAGAAGATAAACCAACAAGTAGTAATTTAGATGATATATTCAGTAGATAAGTTTTAACATATGAGGGATCGATATATTAGATCCCTTTTTTTTACAAATAACTGTATTAGAAAAAAAAAGAGTTTGTAAACAATATTTGTTTTTACAAACTCTTTTTTGATTAGTAGATTTTACTTTTTTTAAGCTCAATAATTTTTTTAATAATATTTTTTTTTATTCCATATCTGTTCCAATAATCTCTAATCAAATTAGTTGTGGTTAACAACTTTATTTGATTATTATCAGATAAGAAACATTTACTAATATATTTTTCTACTAACTTTGGTGTAGTTAGTAATTTTTGCTCAGCCTCATCCGATAGGGTATGTACTTCCGAATATTTTATTATTAGTTCCTGTGTAGTTAGTAGTTTTATTTGATTTTCATCTGATAAAGGATACCAGATGATATACTTTTCTACTAACTCTGGTGTAGTTAGTAGTTTCTGTTCAGCTTCCTCTGACAAGCTATATCTTTTAATATATTTTTCTACTAACTTTGGTGTAGTTAGTAGTTTCTGTTCAGCCTCATCTGATAATGCATATCTTTCGATATACTTTGAGACCAATGTTGTTGTTAATAATAATTTTAACTGGTCTCTTTCTAATAGTTCATGTTTGTAGATACATTCTTTTTCGATTTTTTTTAAGTTGTTCATATTTCCTCCAATGAAAAAATTATATGGTTACCAAAGGTATTTATAAATATAAATATAAATACGGCTACCATGTATGCTGTAATTAGCATACATCGTTATAATATATATTTCAAAATTATTTTACTTTTTTTATAAAGACATATTTATTAAAAAAAAGAAAGTGAAAAAAATACTGAACAAATAGGGTGAAACAATAAAGAGTTTATGAATGGAACTGACAAATATTATTAAATCTGTTGTATTGTTAAAAAATATTATTGGAATAAAAGTTGATAAGGAGCATATAAAAGATTAAATAGTATTAACAAGTGTCAAAAGTTAAAGTAGTTTCAATTATATATTACAATGTTGACTTGGGTTATAATAATATGATAGGAGGATAATATATATGTTCGGATTAATTTTAATGGAGGTGATATGAAAGATTTAAAATCAAAAATTAGAAACCTAATTAATACTAAGGGTCTAAGGAACAATATGATACTACAACAATTAATGTTACTATATCATATGAAAATAGTAAAATTTTCAAAAAATTTGTTATAACATCTATTACTAAAGATATTATTAATAAAATCTATGAGTATATAAATGTAGAAAGTGATGGTGGTCAATATCATTATGATGTTGAGATTGTTAGAATGACAGTATTTGAGATAACATCTAAACTGTAAATGATATGTATTAAGTTAATGGAGAATAATATGGATAAAAAAGTAAATATGTATGTTGATAATTTAGTAGAATCATTGTGGTATTTTAATTATAACCATAATATTAGTGGATCTATAACATTTTCAGATAAATGTAAATATGTTGGTAAATTGAATAAAAGAAATGTTGATAGTAGAAAACATGAAATATTTAAAATGAAAAGGAGATGATTATGATGGCAATTGGATGTAGAAAAAAGGTTGATATAAGTGATAAGGAAAAAAGAGTGTTCTTAACAGTAGATTTATATCTCAGTGAATTTGTAACAGCTTCATTAGTTAACTGGAAATATGTTGGTATAAATGATATAAATGAACACCTGTTTACGGATAATATAGATATATTGCGACTAGTAAACATAGAACATGATAATGTGAAAAATGAGACAACATATGAGTTTTTAATAAATAATGTTGACCCTGAACAAAGAAAAAAAAATGTATTATCAGTAGCATTAGTTCATATGATAAATAGAACTATTGGTGATATAGATATTTTGATACCTCAGAAATATTATTAAAAAAGTATATGTAAAGGAGAGTAAAATATGAATATGTATAAAGTAAAAAAAGTTAAAAATGATGAGAAAAAAAAATATTTATTTGTAAGATCCCTTACAAATAATCAAAAAAACGAGAAGTATTTGAAAAACAAAAAGGGATTTGTGTTCATTGTAACAATCATTTTGAATTAAATGAAATGGGTGTTGATTATATGACACCGTGGAATTAAGGTGGTAAAAATATTACAGATAATTGTCAAATGCTATGTAATAGAATGAATATAATATATAGGTAAATAAGAACATTTGTCTTACAATTATTGTAAAACAAATGTTCAACATCCTATGAAATGAAAGAGATCTTATTAAAAAAAACATTTATTATTGGAGGAAATATGAGCGAGTGTAATGAAATGGAAAAAATGGTAGTAGAAACGAGTATCGTTAATAAAGATGATTTAGTAGATGAATTGTCTAGTGAAGACCAATTAAAACTATTAACTACTCCAAAATTGGTAATGGAATATATTGATAAGTATTATTTATCAGATGAAGCAGAATTGGAGTTGTTAACTACATCGGAACTAGTGATGAAATATATTCAGAAACATAGTTTGTCGGATGAAATGGAGCTTAAACTATTAACTACATCGGAACTAGTGATGAAATATATTCAGAAACATTATTTATCAGAGGAAGCTGAGTTGAAACTACTGATTACACCAGAATTACTAACGGCATATATTGATAAATATAATTTATCAAGTGAGAATCAATTAAAACTATTAACTACATCAGAGTTAGTGGAGCAGTATATACATAAATATTATATGGATAGAGGTACTGTTAAAAAGATTATTGAACTTAGGAAAAATCTTAGTTAAAAAAAAACATTTATTATTGGAGGAAATATGAGTAAATGGGATAGAATAGAAGAAATTGCTAATAAGATAAAATATATTGTTAAACATAATTTATCAAAGGAAGACGAGTTGGAAATGTTAACTACTCCTGAAATATTAACATTATATATTAGTAAGCATAGGCTATCTAATGAGGGAGAGTTGAAATTATTAATTACTCCTGAACTTTTAGAAATATATATTAGTAAATATAGACTATCTAATGAGGGAGAGTTGAAATTATTGATTACTTCTGAACTTTTAGAACCATATATTAGTAAATATAGTTTATCAGATGAAAATCAATTGAAATTATTAACCACACCAGAGTTAGTAGTTTTATATATTAACAAATATTATTTATCAGAAAAAAATCAATTGAAATTATTAACCACTCCTGAATTAATAGAGTTGTATATTCGTAAGCATAGTTTATCAGATGAAAATCAATTGAAATTATTAACCACTCCTGAATTAGTAGAGATATATATTAATAAATATTATTTATCAGATGAAAATCAATTGAAATTATTAATCACTCCTGAATTAGTGGAAACCTATATTGATACACATTATTTATCCAATGAGGGGGAGTTAAAGCTTTTGACTACTACTTGGTTAATTAAAGAATATATTATTAGATATAATTTATCAGAAAAAGGGCAATTAAATCTATTAACTACTCCTGAGCTAATTAAACTATATATCAATGAATGTCATTTATCAGAGAAAGGAGAGTTGGAATTACTAACTACTTCTAAGTTAGTAAAATGCTATATTAGTAAACATTACTTGTCAAATAAAGGGGAATTGGAACTATTATCTACTCTTGAGCTAATTAAACTATATATCAGTAGACATTATTTATGTGACGAGGGAGAATTAAAATTGTTGACTACTCCTGAATTAATAAAGTTATATATTGATAGATATGATTTATCGGGTAAGAACCAATTGAAATTGTTAACCACTCCTGAATTAGTAGAGTTATATATAACTAAATATAGGTTATCAGAAAAAAATCAATTGAAATTATTAATCACTTCTGAATTAGTAGAGTTATATATAACTAAACATTATTTATCAAATGAAAATCAATTGAAATTATTAACCACTCCTGAATTAGTAGAGTTATATATTCGTAGATATGTTATGGATACAAATATTATTAAAGCAATCATTAAACTTAGGAGAAATCATGAGTAAATGGGATAAAATAGAAGAAATTGTTAATCATAAGTTATCAGAAAAAAAACAATTAGAATTATTAACTACTTCTGAATTGGTAGAAACATATATTGGTAAATATCAGTTATCAGAAAAAAATCAATCGAAATTACTAACTACTTCTGAGTTAGTAAAACTATATATAAATAAATATAATTTATCTGATGATGGGGAATTGAAACTTTTAACTACTCCTGAATTAATAAAATTATATATTAGTAAATATATTTTATCAGATAAAGGAGAATTGGAATTATTAACTACCCCTGAGTTAGTAATTTCATATATTAATAAATATGTTTTATCAGATAGAGGAGAATTGAAATTTTTAACTACTCTTGAATTAGTAGAAACATATATTCGTAAACATAGTTTATCAAAAGAGGGAGAGTTAGAATTACTAACTACTCCTGAGTTAGTAAAACTATATATAAATAAATATAATTTATTTGATAAGGGAGAGTTAAAGTTTCTAACTACTCCTGAGTTAGTAAAACTATATATAAATAAATATAATTTATTTGATAAGGGAGAGTTAAAGTTTCTGACTACTCCTGAGTTGGTAGAATTGTATATTTGTAAACATAGATTATCTGATGAAGGAGAATTAAAACTTTTAACTACCCCTAAGCTGATAAAACTATATATTGATAAACATTATTTATCATATAAAGGAGAATTAAAACTTTTAACTACCCCTAAGCTGATAAAACTATATATTGATAAACATTATTTATCATATAAAGGAGAATTAGAATTGTTAACTACTCCTGAGTTAGTAAAGTTGTATATTAGTAAATATGGTTTATCAGATAAAGGTGAATTGGAACTTCTGACCAATCTTGAGTTAGTAGAGTTATATATTAATAAATATTATTTATCAGATGAAAATCAATTGAAATTATTAACTACTCCTGAACTGGTTAATATATATATTAGTAAACATAGGTTATCAGGAAAAGGAGAGTTGAAATTATTAACTACTACTGAATTGGTTGGAAAATATATTAGTAAGTATAGTTTGTCAGAAAAAGGAGAGTTGGTATTATTAACTACTACTGAGTTAATAAAATTATATATTGACAAATATTATTTATCAGATAAAAATCAATTGAGGTTAATAATTGCTCCTGAATTAGTAAAAATATATATCAATGAACATTATTTGTCAAATGAAAACCAATTGATTTTATTAACTACTTCTGAGTTAGTAAATATGTATATTGATAAATATAGATTATCAGAGGAGGGAGAGTTAAAACTTTTGACTACTCCGGAATTGATTAAAAAATATATTAGTAAACATTACTTATCAGATAAAGGAGAATTAGAATTATTAACTACTCATGAGTTGATCGAGCTATATGCTCGTAAACATAAATTATCTGATGAAGGAGAATTGAAACTTTTAACTACTCCTAAGCTGGTAAAATCATATATTGATGAACATCACCTATCAGATAAAGGAGAATTAGAATTATTAACTACTCCTGAGTTGATCGAATTATATATTAGTAAATATACTTTATCAAATGATGGGGAATTGAAACTTTTAACTACTTCTAAGTTGATAGAGTTATATACTCGCCAACATAGATTGTTTGATAAAAATCAATTAAAACTATTAACTACACCGGAATTAGTGATGAAATATATTCAAAAACATAACCTGTCAAATGAAGTAGAATTAGAACTACTAACCACACCGGAGCTAATAATAGAGTATATAAAGAGACATAGTTTATCAAATGAAGGTGAGTTAAAACTATTAACTACACCAGAGTTAATAATAAAATATGTTCAGAAACATAACCTGTCAAATGAAATAGAGTTGGCATTATTAACCACGCCTGAGTTCGTAATAAAATATATTCAAACACATAGTTTATCGGATGAAGCAGAATTAGAACTACTAACCACACCGGAAATGATAATGGAATATATCAAGAAGTATAACCTGTCGGATGAAGCAGAATTAGAACTACTAACCACACCGGAACTAATAATGGAATATGTTCAGAAACATAACCTGTCGGATGAAGCAGAATTAGAACTACTAACCACATCGGAAATGATAATGGAATATATCAAGAAGTATAACCTGTCGGATGAAGCAGAATTAGAACTACTAACCACACCGGAGCTAATAATGGAATATGTTCAGAAACATAACCTGTCGGATGAAGCAGAATTAGAATTATTAACCACACCGGAATTAGTGAAGCGATATATTAACACACATTCTTTATCAAGTGAAAATCAATTAAAACTATTAACTACACCCAAGTTGGTAAAACAGTACATGTCTAAATATGATATGGATAGAGATACTGTTAAAAAGATTATTGAATTTAGGGAAAATCTTAGTTAGAAATCATTATTTAGATACATTGATTATTATAATATACTCTATTAATAGAATATATTTAAGGAGATGTTATGTCAAAACTAATTGAAAATTCAACATATATGGTCAATAATTGCAACAGTATGAAATATATTGCATTGACTCATTCATATGCTGATCAAATATTTAGGGATGATAATGATATTATTAAAACTATTGTAACCATTACACTTCCTGGAGTTGAAAAAAGTGACATAGGTATTGTTTATGATAGTGAGTTGCGTGAAATAAATATCATGTTTAAAGTAACATTTAATTTACCTAGAGATTCCAATAATGATTTGAATATGTCAGAACAAACAATTGGAGTTACTATGCCAGAGGGTTATGATCCTGAAACAATTATAGCTATAATAAAAAATGGTATGTTGTATCTACACATTTCTCCTGTGATAGAAAAACTTAATAATATAAAAATTAATTTTTAATTTTAAATATAAGTTGTGTTATTTTAAAATATTTTATTTATTTTTTAATGTTTGATGAATATTATTAAAATCGTAATACTATAACATATACTTATATATTATAGTATTGAGTCATAATAATGTGACTCGTAGTGCCAGCTATTCTGGTTAATTTTATTTTGGAGGTCATTATGGCTAAAAAAATAAATTATCATTCTTTTATTAAGATGGTTGAGAAAAACCATCTTGTAGAAGAATGGTTCGCGACTGGTGTCGCAATTGCTTGTACTGAAAAATGTGCAAGTAATTGCGACATAGCCAATGTGGGGAGGTATGTTAATTGTGCCGCCCCATGGCGTGCCGGTCGCGAATTTATTGAAAAGAAATTAGGGGTGATCGTAATAGACGATTAACCCTAGTTTCTTTTCCTGGTAGTCGACAGCTACCATGAGTCAAAAAATGATGTCACGCTCAACCCGGAGCGGAAAAGAGATAGGGTATACAACCACACTATGTGGTTGGAAAGAAACCATTAGGTTTCTTTTTTTTTAATTTAATAAATAATTTGGATATATATTAATACCATAATAACATATATAGTTATTATAATGTCTATCTTGTTTCGATCTATGTTTATATGGAGGTTTTGTGCAAACTAGTGTATATCAAAAAAAATTAAAATGTTTAACATATGATATTTTAGAAATTGGATTTTGCGATTATGGTTATCCAACACCTGAGATACTTAAGACATATAATTGGGAAAATGCTATTGATGATAAATTTGAGGTTATAATGAATCATGTATTTAGCAAGTATGATGATTATGGTAAGCAATTATTATGGAGGGATGGTTTACTGGATACCATACTTATATTGTATCCATCAGATATATTGTTTATGGCTAAAGCTATTGTAAATATAATATTGGATAATTCAATGGAATTATTAAAGGTTTATAAATATTTCTTTTCAATCCTTATTAATGAATCGAACAACAATACTGTTCCGGTAGCTAAAATGTTTAGTAAAATCGAAACTATGCTTCAGGATGCTATGTGATTGTCATAGGAGTATTAACAATAATGGAGGAACATAGAAAATTATAATATTTTATGTTAAATTAAAATATTATAATTGAAAAAGATATATGTATATAGTAGATTAAATTTGTTTATATCTATATCTTTTTTTTTCAATATTAAAAAAGTGGTATGATTTAAAATCATACCACTTATAAAATTATTACACTATATGTTTATATTGTTAATAATTATGTCCATATAATATCACTTGATCTATCAATACCACTACAACCTAAATCGGCAACTAAATTGAATGTAGCAACCACACTATGGTTTAATCTAAGTTTAACCAAACCTGTAGCATCTGATAATAATACAGCTTTTTGATTAGATGTGATAGCATCAAGTACTTCGCCAACAACTACTGCCATAGCACTATCTAATGCTGTTGGTACACCACCAGATAACATGGTTACTGTAACTTTTTCTTCTTTCATAATATTGGCACCTGTACCATCAACAAGCTGAAGTTCAATGAAAATGTCATTTCCAGCACTAGTTGTTAGATCTACAGGTGTTCCTTGCATAACACAAACTGCTGGTTTTTCTGATACTAATTCAAAGGTTTTAATAGGTTCAGTATAGTCTATTACAATAGCACCTATTTTTAAAACTAAGTCAGATCCTGCAGCATTATCAACCATAACACTTATTTTAAAAAAATCAATTTCGCTACTATTAACAACTTGAAATTCATTAACATTAGGTTTATTAGTTGTTAACATAGCTCCTGTGAATGTCATAACTTCTGAATAAACAAATTCCATATCTTTATTGTAAAACATATATGTTAATACAATATTTTCAGCATTATCAATAGTACCATCTACTGTGATCTCATTTCTAATACTATAATCGGATGATCTTCCACTTGTTGCAAAAACTCTACTTGCGTATGTTGTAGAACCATTACTGTTGGTACCAACTTTAACACCTTCTATCAATGTAACATCTGCTAATTTAATCATAATTAAATCTCCTAAAAAAAACAATTTATTAATGTAATGTTATAAAAATATATCCTACCACTCTTCATCTACTACGAGTAGTATATTAATCATACTAGGTTCCACTGGGTCCATTTTAATAACTGTTACTGTATCAACCTTATCTATAAGCTCTTTATGTGTTAACTCAATATGTTGTTTGAAAACACCGTTAATAGCTGGTAATGTTATTGTTTTACTATACAGGATACTGCCTATATCATTATTATAACACATTAAGATAATATTTATATCGTTAACGCCATCACTTTCAACTTTACCAATAAGTGTAACATTGTAATTACTATTAGGGGTATCTGTTATGTTTTTAGCGCCACCATATATTTTAACATTTTCATTACCAGCGGGAATAGTTGTGTTGTTCACTATGATGTGTTCTTTTGTAAACCGTCTCACTAATACCTCCTACATAAGAAAAATTCACTATTACCACTTAATTCATGATCATATGATGTATTAGCAACAGCCATAATAGATAAACTATAACCACTAGCAGTTGTTGGTAATGTTATTTTATATGATATATTATCATATAAAAAGCTATCATCTATATCAAATACCTTAATTAAAGTTTCATTATTTATTTCACTAGTGATAATTTCTTCAACATGTGTGATTAGACCGATAATATTATGAGTGGTGAATATTTCTATTTTAACACCAGTTGGTATTATGTCAGATGTATTTATAATAATTTTAATTTGAGTAGTACTGTCTTGTCTACCATCAATAATGTTATCTGAATATGTTATATTAGCACCATTACCACTAGTTGTAACCTGTTCTTGTAAAACTTTTACTTTTCTAAAACTTCTCATTTTAATTCCTTATGTGTTATTATTGAAAAATTTTCTACTTTTGATATAAGTTTATTGAATTTAGCAACCATATCTTTTGTTATAGCCGGTCTATACATGGATATTAGTGACATAATGTCTCCAAAAAACATGTCTTTAGAAATATTGAAATCATCAACATCATATAATTGGTGTATTGTGGTTGTTAGAGGAACAATACCAACTAAATTATTAATATGCAAACCTATAACCTCAGCAGCTATAGTATATGTTGAAAATTTATTTTTATTTATCATATTATTTATAATCACTATTTTAACTATATCATACAATGTGAATGGGTAGTGGTGCATCTCAACAGCAACGTTAGTTTCATCACCACCCATGTTTGGTAACACAGCACATGTTGTCAGCCCAACAGTTTCTTTTAAATACCTTATATATGCTGTATATTTTTTAGATGTCCGAACCATTTTTTCAACAGCTTTAATAACAGTATGTAGTTTTTTTTCATTTGTTATATTTGTCATATAATAACTCAATACATTGTTATTATCAGTATTTATCAATACAGTATTATTGGCTACATTAAGAGATGTTATATTATCTTTATTACCCATATTACAACTCTTTAATTAAATTAAGTATTTTTACATCAACTTGGTTATTGGAATTATAATATATATTTGTTGGATATTTAACTATATCTACTAATTCGTTATCTATATCGTAATCATGTTCAGACTCTTTAATTGTGTGTAGATTTTGTAAGTTGTTTTTAATATCTTTCACAATATTTGAAATATTTTCTTCTAAATTACTTTTTAACTCAATTATCATAGACTCATTAATACTACTAGGCACTTCTTTTAGACGCTCTGATAATATTCTTTTATTTTCCTCAGATGATAAGATATCGTTTACGATATTTATAGTATGCATATTTGTACCGATAACATTTTCGGTAACAATATTTGGCATCACATCTATGTCTACATTGCTTTTAAAATCAGCATCGATCACAGTTATAACAAAATCATTATTAGTGTTAATATTTATACTTTCTTCAATTATTTTAAAAAAATCCATAATACCTACCTATTAAATAAAAAAAAAGAGGGGTGTGAATGATTGGTCTGGATAACGCTCGTTATCAATACATGGTAACGAGCGTTTTTTTTTTGGGATTAAATTATAACATTATATATCCCAAACATCACCAGACCAGTCATTCATAATGACCCCTCCTTTTAAATAGAACATGTGTCCTCCTGTGTCTTTATAAGACACCTTACAGGAAGAAACATGTTACAACTATATAATATATGCTCGTATTAACAATATATACTATTTAATATATTGTTAACATATGGTTGTTAACAACCAATTAAACATACTAAGGACATATTATGGATATTTTAGAAATAAATTCTATTGATGATTTAGAAATAGTTTTAGAAAACATTGACGATAATGTTGTAAATATATCTGAACGAGATTTAAATTCTGAGATATTATCTGTCATATCTAAAGATCCCGACACTGTATCGGAAAAATTACTAGTAAAGCATAATGGTGACATGGTAGGTGTCGGTGTGTTAAAAGAAATTGTTGAATATAACAATATATCTGAGGAAACTATATTGGATCCAGATAATCGGATAACAGTGGGTGATAATATTGCAGTTTATCAAATAACTAATTCTGTAAATTATATAACAGAGAACCTTAATGGTGACGATGAAGCTCTAACATATTTTTTAGAAAATATTAATATAAATACACATATTGTAGAAGATTTAGATATATTTGAAGAATTTAAATTATTAAAAAAAATAAGCGAAAGCGTGCATAATACACAATATAATAGTAATTATTTAATGGTATTGCGTTTAGACAACAGTTTAGAACGAAAACCAATTATACATCAACCAATATTAAGTTACAATGATGGTGTTATACTATCTATTTCAGAAACACTGTTAGATGTTGTTGGTGAAATGTTTGAGAAGACACATAGTTTAACAGAAGTTAGTATGTATAAGATACCTATATCTGAAAATGAAAAGGAATTTGTGTTAAAAAATAAAGATAGTGTAAAATTAATTAATATATTAGAAAATATTGAATATTTAAAAAATAACAATAATCTAGAATTAATAAAAATGAATTTATATGAATATTTTTTCAGTACTAATAATGATAATATTTTATACGGACTAGAATTAAACGAATCATATAAACCATATAAATTTATAAATGTTGATAATGTGTATATACCTACACTATTGGAGGTTATTGATGAGTAAAAAAAGAAACGATATAGAAAAAATGATAATAACAACATTAAATATGTTAGATAAAAGTGGATCTAATGGTGAAAAGTATAAAAAATTGTTTAAAAATATGACAGATACACAATTTAGTAAATGGGTTATGGATGAATCGGAGAACCTATATTTAGAATTGATTCCTATGAAAACCGAACCAACATTGATGGAAATAGAGAAGGCTGCTAAATATATAAATGTTCCGCTTATGGAGAATGTTTATGTTAAACATACTTTACCGGATGGGAAATCTGTTAAATTAAAACATAAGGCACCTGTTGGATATTTACATTTAAAAAAATTACAACAAATGATTACTAAAAAAAGTTCATATGCGACATCAATAGATGATCGTAGTATGAAATTTAATCAGGCAACTGGTTCAGATAGTGCTGCTAGGTTAACAGAACCAGAGATATTTTCTATTATAGCTAGAGGTGCAAACAATGTATTACGTGAATTAATGGGGCCTAGATCTGATAACAGTAATAAACAAGAGTTTTATAAACACATTACAGCTGATGGTTATGTTAATCTAAGTCAAATTGAAAATAAAGTGGAAAATCATGCCACATTGTCAGTTACAAGTGTTTATTTATTGGGTATGGGTATCAATAATGACTTGTTAGCTCCAGGTTATTTAATAACAACTAAAGAAGCTAGGGAAAAGAAGAAGTTTATGAATTATATTGCCGATTGATATAGTATACGACTTAGTTTAATTGATAAAAAAAAGAATGGGAATAGTTGTAACAACTGCTTCCCTTTACAATATCCATTACAACAAAACAGATACGGTATCAGCTATTCTTTATAGCTCCTTTGTGGTGTTACCACTAACGCCTATTACTGCGAATCCCTATTAGTTGCCGGAATTAAGCGTTTATCAATCATTACATGTTGTTGATTGATTTTGTTCCACCTAATGATATGAACATTGGGGTATTTAACCCGTCATCACTATCAGTACCCTGGAAAGGGTTGACAATGACTTCCTGTTCATTCACAATGTAAACAACACCTTTTTTCAAAGGTAGTAAATGGGCTTGTACGTTTCCATTTACTATGCCGAATGAAAATTCGGCTGTTGATATCATTGTGATATCATCAGGCGCTACTACATAGTTGCCTGGCTGAAGATGAAATCTTCTAGCACTCGCAATTATTATTGCGGCAACTACATGTAGTAGGCATTCCTCATTACTCATGAGGTGCCTTAAGTTCATATTCCTAGTTTTCATATTCATTGCGTAACACACAACTCATAATCCAACCTTCTATCCGAACTTAGCGTAAATCACTCCCCAATGGAACTATTACGTCTACCCAGCATTAAGTTTTACATCTATGCTGGCTTTAGATAGATGTTTGTAGTTGTAAATTAACATGATCGTTGACTATCATGCTCAAACATTTACGGATCATATAAAACGATCACCTCGTATATATGTCCTACTACAACACCTTAATATATGTTTAAATATAGCTATTATGCTATCATGTGAGAAAAAAAAATAATCGAAATATGAAACATGTGGTAAACATATTTCGATTATTTTTTAAAAAGCTAAATTGATAACTATTTCACATATTAATATTCTATTTCATATGGAATAGTCGTTTCCAACTCTTGTCGTAATAAAGTTTTATCTATATCAGCTGGAACTTGAGATATTACATCTAATATAATATTTTCTCTAATATTATCTACGATTTCATAGAAATTAACATATTTCTCATCATACTTATCTATTATGTATTCTGTTCCATTAACAATGATTCTACATCGTAATAGTGTGTCCCACAATATATGATTAATTACCTGACGTATATTTTCTAAATCTACATCAGATCCCCATTGTTTTATTATATCATCAAGTAATACTATAACTATTACAAAATCACCTTGGCTATATCCCCTAGATTCAACTTTCACCCATTTCTTTCCACTAGTTTTAATCTCAGATAATGTGTCTACATCTGTTGCTATATTACCATAATCAGTATATATTAACACATTATTATTATCTTGTGCTTTTTTAAAATTATCATGAAAGTTAATTTGAGACAGATAGGTGTCAAAACATATATCTACTTCAACATTTACACCACTTGAACTACAATCAAAATTATTTCTCATTTTACCTCCAAACTGGTCAAGCTACATCGTAGCTACATATTAATTCGACTATACAACCATACTTGGTTTGATGATTTGTTATTTTATAATATATTTCTGCCAAAGCATATATTCTTGCAATTTCATATTCCGGAATATTAAGCTTGTTTTGTATTAATTTTTCTTCAAACAATGTAGCATCTAATAACTTATCATCATACCCATTGTTTTCTAAAAGTAGAGATATCGTATCTCTTATTTGATTTTCAATATAAGTGTCTAAACTTTCATTATCAACAGTATCAATTTCTAGTTCCGGATCGAAATGGTCTATATTAGCATATTTCATTAAAGTATCTGTTACTACTGTTTTTACAGTACCATACTTATTATTACCATAAGTGTTTTTAATATCATTTAATATTGAATCATCAATATCGATTAAAATTTTCATAATATTCTCCTTAAACATTAGTCAATATTGATGAACATTATCATATATGTTGATAATGTTCATCAATTTTATTAGTTTTAGTCAAAAATATAATACTTTCCATGCATTGTATCATATTCTGTAAATGCTTCCTGTTTAAATAAGTCATACTCTATAGTAATGTATCGTGTATTAAAAATATTATTATTAAACTTTTCTCCATAATACTCATCTAGATAGTCTTGAACATAATTATCGATATCTATGTCTAATATAGGGTATATATCATCATAATGAGAACTAGCATATTCTGCATCGTATCCTTGCTGTAACAGTATTTCAAATGATATTTGTTCACATTCCTCCATATTAACATATTCCATTACAATATCCCAATTCATACCACTTTCTGAATATAATTCTGATGGTATACCTTCAATATCTGTAATCATTATTTCTTCTCTTGGTGAGCATAATGGTGACTTTTTATCTGCTTCTTTAAAATGATTTCTTACATATTCTAAAAATTCACTACCATCTACAAAATTTGTCAAGTCTACCCAATGTCCAAATTCAAATTGAGTGCCATTGTTATAGCTTGCATAATCTGTTAAAAATACTCTATAATCCATCATTCGACAACCTCCTTTTTTTCTATTTGACTAAAACACTTTGAATTACAATTCAAACACCTATACTTACCACACCCACCATCAATGTATTCTAATAATTCAAATTCTTCAAATTTATGTCGTGGCATATCAGCTGACATTTCCTCAGTGTTACCACAGTTAGGGCATTGAATATATTGAGCATATTCAATTGAATCATAATATTTTTCTTCTACGATATCGGTATCTCCTTCATGTTTTCGTATTTCAATACGTAGTTTCTTAATAAAATCTTCTATTTCATCACCATTTAGTGGTTCGCAATACTTATCACTTGAACCACTATTACGATAATTTACAATGAGTTTAGATAACAGTTCTAAATCAATTTTCATTTTTCCTCCTAATTATCTCTACACGCCAACATGTAATTGGTGTGTAGAGATAGGTTTAAAGTTTTTTAAATATTAAATACATGATGTCACGTATTTAATATGTGTTTAATATGTAAGTTAGTTTTTTAATTGACAACCCACCCTATAATATATTATGATTGAACCATATATTTTGGAGGATTATATGGAACATAATAAACACGACATATTGTCAGAAGTTTTACTTATGCCTGGAGCTAATATGGTTGAACCTGGTAGGGCATCTATGTTTGGTAACCACATTACGCAAATAGTACCATTATTGGAACCAGAAAGACCTATGGTATATTCTGGTTTTGAAAATCAAATCGGGGAACATTCATTAGCTTATAAAAAAGCTGATGGGAATTACGAAATAGTGTCTATTATTGAAAAAAATAAATATAATAAACTTGTGGTATTAAAAAATATTGAAACTGATGTATATGATATTATTAAAATTAGCAAATATAATCATGTCACAGAAAACTATGGTTATATCATAAATGATATATTTTCTGATAAAAAAGAAGGTGATGTATTGAAAAAAGATGATATATTATATAGATCAAATTCATATGATAATGATATGAATTTAAGATATGGTTCAAATTTACGTGTCATTCTAGCATCTGTAGATAATATGACATATGAAGATCCAATAATAGTAAGTGAGTCAGCAGCTACAAAGAAATTAGTCACTATGGATATAACAACTACAAAAATAAGTGTTAATGATAATGACATTTTAATGAACATATATGGTGATTTTAAAAATAAAACATATAAAACATTTCCAGATGTTGGTGAAAATGTAAACTCTAGAGTTTTAGCAGCTAGAAGAAGGATTAACTCAAATACAGTTTTATTTAATTTAAAAGATGAAATGTTGACAGGTATTGATAGTATTATTACAGATGACGATGTTTTTTATTCAGGTGTTAATGATGATACTGTTGTTGTGGACATAGATATTTTTAGTAATAAAAATGTTGAAGACTTATCAAAATATGAGTATAATGGACAAATTGTAAAATATTTAAAAAATAACACCAGATATTATAATGCTATTAAAATGGTGTTGGGTAATATTGTCAATAAACCATTATCCGAATATTCCTCTGAATTGGAATATGAGTACTATAATGCTATATCCATAATAGATACTAATATTAAATGGCGTGATGAAAATGTGTTTGATAATATGATTATAAAAATAACAACAGCTAGTAGAAATACTTTAAATGTTGGTGGCAAAATATGTGGTAGATATGCTAATAAAGGTGTTACTGCAACAGTTAGAAAAGATAGCGATATGCCTAAGACTAAAGAAGGATATATTATAGATGCTATAATTAGCCCACAGAGCGCTATTAACCGAACTAATCCAATGATGATGATGGAGTTGGAAATAACTATGATAGCTCAGAGAATAGTGGAGTTTATGGCTAATAAGATAAGTACTGATTTTCAAGCTGTGAAAAAAGTTTATTTTAAATTTCTAGAATTAGTTAATGAAAATGATTTTAAACTTGTTAAAGAATATTATGACAAAATACCATCATCTAAAAAAAGAGATTTTTTCCTAGAAATCATAAGAGATGGTATAGAAATAAGACAGGCTCCTTTTTTTAATAATATAACTAAAGATGTGTTGTTTAAAATATATGATGTTCTTGGCAACATGATGAAATTGGAAAAAGATGTATATGGTAAATGGATTATTCCAAAGTACGAAATAGTTGGTATGGAAGAAAAATATGTTATGGGTTATATGTATATTTTTAGATTGAAACATTATGGTTTTTCTAAATATTCTGTTAGAGCTACTGGTGGTGTTAATGTATATAATATTCCTGATAAAAATAAACTGTTTAAAAATAAAGGAGCTATGTTTTCCAATATATCAGTTAGATCTGGTGAAATGGAATTCCATAATTTAAGACTAACTAAAGATAATGATGAATTAAATAGGTTTGTTAATACTTATTCATCTAATGGTACCATACGTAAACAGTCTATTATTGATATTATAAACAATGGGTTCATGGACAAATTACCTTACACAAAATCTAAATCAACTATGATTAAAGTATTGGAGCAATATTTGCTAACAATAGGTTTAGAAATAGTTGACGATTAAAAAACGAAATAAATAACAAATGCATATTATAATACTATAATGATACATGTTTCATATAATGGAGGTTAAATATGAAAAAAATGACAAAACGTGAAAAAATTAGTTTAGGTGAACTTGAAACACTTTTTTCAGACAATAAAATTGTTAAAAATTCTTTTATATCTGATATTGATAAATATAAGTTTATCGCAGTTACAATCAATGGTGATTATGAATTTATCGATAATATATCAGGCGTGGATACAACAAATGTGTCTGTATTTAAAACTAAGAATATTAGACGTAGGTTTATGAAATGACAAACGATATGGATTTATATGTTATTTTGAGAAATAATTTACATCTCGTGCGTTTAACAAATGATAGTTCTGAAATTATAATACGTTGCCCTATATGTGGTGATTCTAAAAATCAAAACCATGCACATTTTTACATTATGAATAAATATCCATTCTACTATAATTGTAAGAAATGTGAAAGTTCAGGAATATTTACATCAGATCTACTACAATCTGTAAATGTCTATGATCCAAATATGGCATTATATATCAATAAATCTAAAATGGATTATATAGATAAATATGGGTTGAGTTCAATACGACATCTTAAAAAATTTAAAAAAGTAACAGTACCTACTAAATATAGTAGAACTCCTAATAATTTAAATAAAATAGAATATCTTAAAAATCGTTTAAATGTAGATGAAATTACTACTGAAATGTTGGTTAAGTTTAAAATAATAATTGATTTTAAGGAATTTTATAAAATTAATAAACTTGGTAAAATAAGAGGTGAGAATAGAAATAGTTTAACAAATAAGGAAATTTTAAATTATCGTAAGTATGATAGATCTCATATAGGATTTCTATCAACAGATTCAACACATGTTATATTTAGAAATATAGATAAATATGGTAAAAGATATGATACATTTAGAGTGATTAAAAATGATAAAATTGCTGCTAAAAAATATTACACTATTAAAAATACTATAGACATGAGAAGATTGGACTTGGTAGTCAATATATGTGAAGGCGTGTTTGATGCTATTGGTATATATAGGAATGTGTATAATAATAATATTTCTGATAATGTTGTGATATTGGCAGTTAATGGTAAGGATTATACAAGTGTGATAAAAGAGTATATTAAAAAAGGTTTTATCGATGCTACTTTTAATATATATTCAGATAGCGAAGTTGGTCTTGATGTATATAGGAAAATGTTGTATAAATTACCGTTTAATAGTATACCTGTTATTTATAATAAAAAAGGTGATGATTTTGGTGTTAACGATGTTGAAATTATGAACACTGTGGCTACAATATGAATGTAAAAATTGTGATATAACATATAAATAATACTTAAAAGGAGGTGTGTCATGGACATGAATAGATATGCTATGAAAATAATAAAAGAACTGGACAATGGCCAGGATTTTGGATTAAAAAAAGCTGTATCAGATGCATATATGTATTTAATCGAATTCCTATCTGATAACCCAAGAGGTTCTAATAAAATTAAATTGCATAATCCGGGTATAGCAATATCATTTATTATGGAAAAATTATCATTTTTTCATAGTGGTTTGGTTGATGATTATAGTTGGAGACCAAATGCTAATGAAAGAGGTAAACAAACTGCTATGGCCACAGGTAGAAACGATAGGTTTATAGATACAACGGTTATGGTTTTAACAGTCAATGATGTTCAAATTAAACCGTGGATTCAGAAAAATAATACAAACATAGATGCTAGTAAAAGTACCGATATAGCATTGGCTGTTAGAGATATTAATAGGACTTTATCGTTTGAAACGGCTTGGAAAAATTATTTAAAAGATAAATCCATTAACTCTTTTAAAAATTATATTGCGAAAACATATGGAGTGTATAATTTATATGATACTAACCAATATGGTAATAATACTTTTAGAAGATAAGTAAGTATAAATACAGATGTCGCATACACTATTTACGTGTATGCGACATTTTGTGATGGTGAAAAAATGGTTGATGATAAAAGGAGGTTATATGTTATATTATTTGTTTACAGATGGTTCTAGTAAAAAACATTTAAATGAATCTAAAAAGTTTTATGGTGGAGCAGCATATGTTTTAACTAATGATGATTTTAAGGTGTTGCGAAGCTCTGCTACTAATTCCAAAGACACTACTAATAATAAAATGGAACTAACAGCGTTCATATATGGTATCATTGATAATAAAGACATTTTCAAGGAAAATGATAATATAACAATAGTCAGTGATTCCAAATATTTAGTAGATGGTGCTACTAGATGGATGTACAATTGGATTGATAGTAATTGGACTAAAGCAAATGGAAAAACAGTTAGTAATTTAGAATTATGGAAGTTAATACATAAAATTGTTTCTAAATACAGTATCGAATTTATTTGGATAAAAGCTCATACTAAATCTATTGATATGTATAGTAAAATGAATGCTATAGTAGATGAAATGGCTGGATATGCAATGAGGCGTGTTTATAATAAATGAGGTGAGTGATGGCTAGATTATGTTCCAAGCACATATACCAATCACCGGATATTATATATTTGAAAAATACCAATATTATCGAATATGATATGAAAGATGCAGGGCTATCTATAATAAAAGAATTTAAATTATTAGATACGGTAACTATAAATTATTTGGATAACCTTAACAAAACTGATAAATTGGTTGCTATTGGTCGCAAATATATAGGTAATAAAACTTTTTCTAAAAAACATGTTATAGGGTTTAGCAAAGCTAGATGTTTGTTTGTAGATAATAATAGCATTAAAGATTACGAAATATTGTCAATTAAAAAGGATGCTATATTTGTAATAAATAAAGTTGCTGATGATTTAAAAATAGGTAAGAATATACTATTTGTTTCTAAACATATATACACATCATATATGAAATTATTTAATTTAGAGATATATTATAATTCTGTAGACGATACTATAGATATAAAAGGTATTGGTAATAACATATATCTCCATAAAAATAGTTTTATTGAACTAATTAAAGATTTTATGAGAATGAAGGAAAATAATAATGGTAGTATTAATCACATGTACGATATATTTAAACACATTGTTGTAAAATATAAAAGTATGCGATATACCGTATCATATTATAGGGAATTTAATAATTTATCACTATATAAGCTTAATATTGGTAACAGTTACTATATTAAGGACATAGGCGATAAAAATATAATAGATATATCATATAATTTAAGATTGTTGTTTGAAATAATGCGTATTATGTTATAATCTTAAAAATATTTCAAATATATATTAGTACAATGTCACAATGTTGTGATGTATTAATATATTATTTGGAGGAAATATGAAGAATTTTTCAATTATGATTGGTGATAATATTATGAAAACAATTCAACAAGGATTGAATATGTTGAATATCAATACCATTACTAATAAAATCGATGATCTGAATACAGATGTCGAGGATTTATTAATAGCTTCAGAAAACATGTTTAAAACACATGTTATATCTCAAGCTGCAGTTCGAGTCAAACAAGGTTATATGCTCGTAACTTTGTTTGAAAATGGTAAAGTAGATATTCACATCAATAATATTGAGGAAGTGGATATGGATTTATTAAAATTAATGGTTTTTGAAACTATTGATTTTAGTAATTTTAAAATTGCTAAAACAGATGCAAAATTAATAGGTTTAATTAAACCTATTAATGTAAAAAAAGTTGTAGGCGGCGGATATGTCGTTGTTGACAACGAACATGTGTATTTGATCAATAAAAATGATCAAATATTAAAATTTAAAAAAAACAATATAAAGACAAAAGGAGGTGTTATATATAAACACAACCGAAGAGGTCGAAAGTTTGACGCCTCTGTATCTTTGTATAAAGATGATGATAATCAAATATATCTTGAACTATATTCGAAAGTTCAAGATATATTTAATGTTCTTTCAGAGTTAAAAAGTGATGTTTATTGCGGATTATTAGCAATGAACATTTAATATAAGCAGTGGTAGATTATATACTATCTACCACTGCTTTTTTTTTTTGGAGGATTCATGAGTGAACATATATTAAAAGTAGAAAAAGATTTAGCAAAATTGAGTATGTTGACGTCAATAAGCGTCCCTAAAGATAAGATTTTTTTTATAAAAGATGTTGAAAATATCATACGTAGATCTATGGAATATAAAGATTTTATAAAATATTTAAAATTTGAACGAAATTTGACTAAATGTGGTTTTTTAAATATTGATAATAGTATTAAGAAGTTACGTAAAATATCCATAGAATATCATCATCATCCATTCACATTATTTGATATTGTTCAATTGGTGTTAGAGCGTGAGATTGAGAACAATCCTGGTTCTACGGCTTTCAACGAATATTATTTAGCCAATGATGTTATGGAGTTACATGCTAGTAATATGGTTGGTATGGTACCGTTGACAAAAACAATACACCAAGCATTTCATGCTGGAATGATAACTATTCCAAAATCCGAAGTTTATGGAGATGTTGACGCGTTTTATAACAAGTACCATAGATTCATGGATGATGTTTTATCAAATAAATATGCGTTTTATAACAGTACTGATAATATGAGCATATTTGATTTTGAAAACAACAGAACAGTATTAACAGTTAATAAACAAATTATTGAAACTGTTGGAACATTACCAATAAATAAAATATCTAGTATTGATAATAACAATATTGAATTTTTAGAATAGGAGAGCAATTATGTTAAATGAATTTATTTTTACCACTGTTATGGTTGGTATAATAGCAGTTGTGTCTATTATATTCAATGTGCTGTATGAGATTAATAAGCGTAAAATATTAAAAAATTTTGGAGATGTTTTAAAACATTTGGATAATCTTAATAAAACTATTTTTTTTTCTGATACTAAGCATAATCTTTTAAATACTTTAGATAAACTTATCATGGATAGTGTATCATATGAACTTAAACAGCTTAAATATATTAACACTGGTAAGTATTATAGTAGTGAAGATTTGGTAGAATTATCACACGTAATATTCAATAGAGTGGATATGTATATGACTGATGATTTTTTAAAAATATGCTATGTTATTATTAATGAAAATAGTTTTAACGATTATTTGGTTCGAAGAATATATCTTATATTACTAGATGTTATAAGGGAACTTAATAAAAAAAGTAGAGGTGGTGCTTTAGACAACACTGTTGGTGTTCCAAATGTCTCACAAGTTGACGGTTAAATTATTTAAGTTTTCCTAATACTATTTTATGAAACCTTATTTCTTCTTTTTCAGATAGTTCATGTATATCAACTATGTTTTCATGTAACATTTGATTTCTAACTATACTTCTAAATGTATAATTTTCCATATTATCACTTGTTCTTTCTCTAAGAGCTTGTAGTTTTTCATTAACTTCTGGTTCGTTTATAAATGTTTCATCTAAACTTTCTTTATAGATACCTTTTTTTTCAGATGGTGATTGATATTCGTATTCAACCCCTTTAAGCAATTCAGACATTTGTTTTCCTGTCAACTTTGATTTAAGTTCACCAAAACTGTTCACCTCAACATCGAATTTTTTTTTAGCTAATGCATACAATACTTTGTGATATTTATCGATGTTAGTAGGTTCTTTAGCTTTTTTAAAAGTTTCCAAAACGGATACATTTTCCGATATTTGTACATGTTCATTTTCAATGGTTTCATATATACGATACAATGTGTTTTCATATATAGTATTTTGTAAAAATTCTAATTCTTCTTTTACTTCATCTAATTCTTTATAAAGTTTGTCTATCATATTCATGATTACTCCTATTAATTATTTGTATGAAAAATTCTTTTTCTATGTGCTGATTTCCAGTAATTCTTTTTCCAATACTCTACTATATCTCTTCGTTTTTCAGCCATACCTTCAAATTGACTTAGATTAAGTTCTAATGAACCAAAAGCTGTTGTTATATTTTCATACTGTTTTCGTATATTATAAATAGCATCTTTAACATCAACTAATGCTAATTCCTTAAACTCATCTTCCATATTTGTAGGTATAGTGTAAAATGTGTCTGGGTGTATAGTATGGAATGTCACTTGCATTATATTACCAACATATGTTTTACGTGGATATATACGTAATATGTTTGGTCGTATAAATTCACTTGTAATTGGAGTTGTCATACCAGATGTTATATTATTTCTCAATTGTCGATTAACAACAGCACCGTCAAAAGCTAGACCTGGATAAAATTCCGAATTATCATGTGACATTACAAGTCTTCTAAGTGATAATATTTTAGCTGGGTTAACTGCGGTTGTGGGTATTATAAAATCACCTGCAGAGCCAGGAACTGTTAACGCATTAGTCCCAATTTTTAATTCTAATTCTAACTGATATGGGTAGTATTTAGAAAAAGTGACTAATGTATGATCCTTTATTATTTCCAATAAATATGCCATTTCCATTTCTAGATGTGCATGAGAAATACCCAACTTACTTCCAATATACTTTGCCAATTTAGTTGTGTTAAGCATATTTATCCACCTATTGATCTTTTAAAGCCATTAACATATCTTTATACCTGTTGTGTTTAACAACATGTTCTTCTAATGGTGATATTATTGTATCTTCTTCATTTTTAACAATTATATCGTTATCAACAATAAATATTTTACTATCTTTAGTTAAAAGATTTTCAGATACATCATACATATTTTCTGATAATATTGATAATTCTTTTATATCTGATTCTGTTATAGGATACACATTACCATATTTATGGTTATAATCATCTATGTGTCCAGAATCATCATATTTTTCATTAATAATACCACCATCTAACATGTAGGCTATTTTATGACTAGGTGATAAAACATTATCATATGTTATTAATCTAAAAGGTCTATTAACATATATAACACCACCTTTTCTTTTAATATTGCCTAAACCTCTCATACTAAAAGCTGCTTTATGTCCACGTAATATTTCACCTTTTAATTGTGGCCCAAAACCCATATTTGTTGTTTCCAATATCCCTTCAACGCGGTTATTAACAAAAAATAATTCTAGTATTGCATGGGTTGCTCTTTCACGTAACACCATACTTTGTCTAGCAACCTGTTTGGTTAATGGGTGGTCTAGTTCACCATACCAACCATTAGTTGAAACAAGTTCTTGTATTCTTGGGTTATTATAACCTTCTTTCAACATATCTTCATCATATATTCTATTATTTCTATTTTGTATAAAATCTTGTAATATTGCTCTGAACTTAATAGTGTTAGCTGTTTTACTACCCACTACCTCAATTTCGTTATTGGTAGTCGAAGATTCGTGTATTATATGACCGATAATATTATTTTTACTCATAACAGTACCTATAGTTGTTTATATAAGTGTTATTGTTAAAATGTTTCTAATGTAAAATAATCAACATTATTTTTAAACAATATTCAGTATATTTTCTATTTTTTTTTATAAAACATATATATAAGAATATGGAGGGTATATGATATTTAATACAGTTAAACCTATAAAAAATGAAAACAGTGCTATCACGATTAAAACTAATACTAGTTTTGGGTACTATGGTTCAAGTAAAAATGTGACTGTTGTTAATGAGAAAGGTTTAAGCGATGAGCTTAATGACAAATTAAATGGTAGTGACAATGTTGATGATACTACTAAACCTGATAACAAACAGAAAAAACAACCTCAAACACAAGAATCTGATAAGCCTGATGATAAACAGGTGGAACAACCTCAAACACAAGAATCTGATAATAATGATAATGATGATACTGGTTTAAGTGATGAGTTAGATAACAAGTTGGAAAATACTAAAGTTGCCGATAAACAGAACAATCAATCTCAAGCACAAGAACCTAATGTTACTCCTGCTATATCGAATGATAATGATACTAAGAACCAAGTTAGTGGTAATTCTAGTACTAATAACGAACCTGTTAAAACAGAAGTTGATATTAAAAAAGATAAAATTAGGAAAAAATTACTATTTGATAAATTTGTAAACATGCGAGATGCTATTAACAAATTGTCTTTAAAAATGAGTATTTTTAGAAATAGAAACGATATTAACATAGAACGTAACGCCCAGGCTTTTAAATATATTGTCACTAAAGTAGATAATATGAAAACTAATATAGATATGGTTATATTGCATAGATATGGTATGATGGATAATGGTAAATTAATGTTATTATACAATTCCATGACAACACAGTTTTTAATATTATCTGAAATGTTCTTAAGTTTATTCGTATCAGATGATGTCAAAAAAGAAATATCAACGATACGAAAAATACGTAAAAATCTAAAAAGTAGTTAATATTACATAACAATAGAATAAATTTATGTATAACTTAAATACATGTATATTATGTTTATTTTTTTAGGAGAATAATATGGCTAGAGTAACGGTTGATAAAACTATACCAGCAGCACCAAGAGTTGAAGGAGCTAATGAGTATATTAGGGAAGCTATCCATGGAATGAAAAGAGATTATAATGTTGATATGTTAACTGACTATGTTAATGTTAGCAGAAATAATCCAGAATTAATCAATGAGTATATCGATAGAATGGCGGGTAATTTGGACGTTGAAGATGTTGATATGATGAAAGTTAGTGCTAATAACCAAATGATAGATATGGTTACAGAATCAATGTTTGGTACTATCCAACCTATTGTATCTATGGTATTACCTATTTATCGTAAGTTTTTACCAAAACTTGTTGTTAAGCAGTCAATGCCTACACAACCAGCACCTGCACCTACTTTTAAAATTCAGACAATGGAAGAAAAGTATGTTGATATTAGAGGAAAAGAGACAATTCTTAAAGAATATTTTAATGAAGAGTTTAAAAAAGATCCATATACATTCGATACTGGGTTGCTTCCTATTTATAAGGATTTTTTACCTATTATAGCATTAGATGATTATAACCTTATTACAGCTAAAAGAAGTGATGGAACATATCATGCATCAACACCACTTGCTGCTCAATCTTGGTATGCTACTGAGTTAGCACCTAATGGTGTAACACCTCAAGATAGTTTGGGACCAAAATTATATATCACTGAAGTTCAGATGGAATTAGGTATTGGAGCAGATGGTGCTGGCGCATATGACGCTACTAACAACGAAATTGTAACAGTTAGAGTTAATGCTATTAAAAACCATGAAGGTACTATTTATGCTGATGTTGAATATGTTGCTGATAGTAGTTGGACAACTATGGTACCTAACCAACATTTAGCTGTTCCACAAGGTACTAAATTTAATGATATTATTATTGGTAAAGTTAACAATGTGACTGATCAAGTTACTATTACAACTGTTAACGATCAAGCTAACCTTGCACCAGTTGCTGGTGTTTTTAAAGCTGCTATTGTTTCAGCTAAATTCCAAGGACAAGTGTCTAATGAATTAAATAATGTTGTATCTCAAGCTAAACTTGAAATCAATCATAAGGAATACACAGTTGGACATGGTGAACATGTTTCAACACCTACACCAATTGAATATATTAAAGATCTTAATGTTATGTATAGTATTGATGGTGCTTTAAAGTTAACTGATATTATGTCACATGCAATGGCTAATAGAACTGAACTTGAAGCATGGCATTTTCTTGGTAAATCATATGCTGAAAACAATATGGATCTTAGAGGTTTCCGTGGATGGTTTGATGTTTCACCTGATTCTAATTTTACAGGACTTCCAGTTCAATGGAAAGAAGAAATTAAAGAAATTATTGATAGAGTTGTTGTTACAATGACTAATGCTTCAGATCATAATATTGGTAAATTTGTTATTTATGGTAATATGATTGATATGAGTGTTATTAAAAATGTTAGTTGGGATGTTAGAGCTAATAGTGCTACTGAAATCGGTGGTGTTAAAACAGGATATTCTGTTGGTCAATATTTTGGTGCTGCTGGTAATTATGTTTTAGTTGCAAGTTCACAAATTCCTGATGGTGAAATCAGAATAGTTTACTACCCTGATGATTCAGAAATGTTAACTTATCAATATATGCCATACTCATTCAATATTGTTAATGATGCAGCATATAGAAATCCTCATGCACCAAACATTCCATCATTGGTTATGTTAAAAAGACATATCTTTGTTGAAGGTACACCTTATCAAGCAGTTATGGAAATTAAAAATAATACTGTTGATGGTACATTAACATATAGATAGAGGTATTATAATATAATTTAAAACCACATATGGCTAATCATACTTTTTGTGTGATTAGCCTTTCTTTTTCAATCACATTGTTAGGTGGGTGTTGATATGACAGATTTTAAAGCAATTAAATATGATATATATGGAATTATTTCAAATATAAATAATGTGCATAACAGAGAAGAGTATATTCATATGTTAGAAAATGATATATGTGAAATATTTCAATTTAATAAAACTCATATATTTATATTAAATAGTAATGTTCCTATAGTTAATCTAATAATACCTGAAAAATTAACGCATACTATACTTGATATGATTAAAACAAATGTATTTGCAAGCATACCTAACATGTACTTATTAATAAGTGACTATGTTTTTAAGAAGTATGATCATGATGAAATATTAGCTATTATATTACATGAGATTGGTCATTTAAAAAATTCTGAAAGAATAGAAAAAGATATATTGAATAATGTTAATGGTATTGTTAGTAAAGTAGATATTGATCATGAATACTTTGCTGATAGTTTTGCAGCTAAATTAGGTTATAAAAAAGCTCTTATAAGATTTCTTAATAGATATGATGGTATTGATATTGGTTTACGTATTAATAAGTTAGTTAATTTAAAATAAGAGGTGCACTATATGTTAATAGATCTTAATACATCTAACACTAGTTTTTTAGAGATGGCGATATTGTTGAAAGAAAAATATGGTGTTAAAAATAATGTTTTTTTTCTTAAGTTATATGATGATAGTTTAGTAGGTGTCGATCCTAGAGACCCTAGTTTATCTATAGATACGAAAGCTAAAATAGTATATGAATGTTTAATAAACCCATGGTATTATTTCAGGGAGGTTGTACTTATACCTGAAGATGGTGGTTCTGCTAGATTTAGGTTGGATATAGGTACATTGTCTCAAGTTTTTTTAACATTACATAATGTATCTATATTTAAATTACAGCCAAGACAAACTGGTAAAACAATAACAGCTGCTACAGTATATAGTTATTTTTATCAATTTATATTAAAAAATTCAGAAATACTATATATGAACAAGTCGCATGGTGATAGTAAGAAAAATATAAAAAGGACTAGGGATATAATAGAAGCTTTGCCAAAATATTTGCAATTTAAACATAAGAAAAATAATACCGCTAAGGAAACATTGTTTCTGCATTTACGAAATAATACTATTACTGCTAAACCTACTGCTACTAATCCAACTACAGCTGATCTACTAGGTAGAGGGTTAACAAGCCCAATGTTATGGTTTGACGAATATGCTTTTCTCAAATATAATGATATTATTTATGATGCAGCTATTATGGCATTTTCAAAATCATCAGAAAATGCTGAGAAATATGGTTCAGCATATGGTGTTGTTATTACAACCACACCTAATTCGGTAGATGTTAGTTCTGGCCATGAGGCATATACTACCATGCAGACATCAGCAAGATGGGATATTAATATGTTAGATTGGAGTATTGAAGATATTAGAGAACATGTTAAAACAGGTCAAACTATATTTTTAACAATAGAATATGGTTATCGTGAGTTAAATTTAGATGAAGAGTGGTTAGAAACACAAAAAAGATTTTTAAAATATAATATGCTTAAAATTAAACGTGAGATTTTATTAGAATGGCCACAATCTTTTGATAATTCACCATTTAGTGAAGAAGAATTAGCTAACATATCGCAACATACTAAAGAAAGAATGAATACTCATCGTATAGATAAATATCTTTTTGAAATATATGAGACTATAGATCCTAATAAAGTATATGTATTAGGATCCGATGTTGGTGGTGGGTTAGGAGCTGATAGTTCAACCATAGTCGTATATGATCCTGATGATAAAAAAGTTGCAGCTACATTTGCATCAAATACTGAATCAGTAACAATACCTAAGTTTACAAAATTAATAATAAATGTTATGGATAATTGGTTACCATATTCGATCATAGCTATAGAACGAAACAATTATGGGTTAGGGATTATACAAGAGATAATCGAAACTCGTCCTGATTTAAAAAGACGACTACTATATCATTATAAGAATGAAATTAATGTTAGTAAAAATGGTGAAAAAATTAAAGATGTTCGTAAAAATAATAGTAATAAAAACGGATCAAGAATATATGGTGTCAATACAAACGGTACTAGTCGTGATGATATGATGGATGATTTATATGATATTATATTAAGCGAACCTACACGTTTAAGTGTTAGATCAATATATTCACAAATTAAAACATTAGAAATTAAGAAAACAAGTAGTGGTAAAGAGCGCATAGAACATATGACTGGAAAACACGATGATATACTATTTGGATTTTTAATATTAACATGGGCATTGAAACAACGTCCGACCAAAAAAATGATAGGCGAAATGAAACGGTTATCATATAAAAATAATATCAATAATCTTACAAAGAAAACAGTTAAAACTAATTCCATATTAGAACTTAATAAACGATATAATGATAATGTGATATATAATACTAAAAAAACAGGCTCTATATTTGATTTAAATAGACGTGACAGGTAATGTGAAATAACACATAAAAAACACCAACAACATTTAATTAATAGAATGTAAATGGAGGTTGTTGTATGAATGATATTTATGATGAAATGATAGAGAAATATATCGATGGTGATATACATGATGAAAACATATATGAGTATGATGGTAACTTTGATCATGACACATTTATTCAAAATTTGGAAATCGTTATAGGAAACAGAATGTCTGTTGACAGTAATGATATAAAAGATTTGTTTAGAATAATTAGAAATAGGTATGAGTTTTTAACAAAGCAAATGAATTTTGATGATACAGTAGAGTTGGCTGATGCTAAAAACGAATATGATGCTTTTGTCGATATCATTATTGAAAAAATTATTGAATTTTATAAATTGGAATATAATGATGATAGTATTGTAACTAATATGTTTGAACGTGATGAATTGGCTAATGTGTTATATCATTTTTTTATTAAAGATTTTTCAGATAATATGATTATGTTATTTCATGGATATTTAATAGATAATGAGAATATGATATTAGATAAATTTGAAGTTTCATCTAAAGTGAAAGATGTGACCACTATATCTGTAAGAGAAAAAATTGGCAAGGATCCTGTTGCATTAGCAACTGTTTTAAATATGAGTGAGCTTATAGATATTGCTATTGGTGAATTTATGTCAAATCCTTCACGTATAATTAAAGATATTGTCAATTATGATCCTGACGCATATTATAATTATAAAATGAAAGAATATTTTAAAATTGATAATGATACCGATAACAATGATTTAGAAGCACCATTACTTAGTGTTGGATCTGAATTTGCTGAAGTATTTTTTAGCGTGTTAGATGATCAAGATATGAAATTAAAAATAACATCGGATTTAATAAACTTAATTATGGAAGAATTCCTTGAAATGTAATTGGAGGTATGATGAGGAAAAATAATGTTATAGCATTTTCAAATAGTGCTAAAAAAGTTAGAGCTAGAACAAAAGTTCATAAACGTACAAAAAAAATGTCTAATGAATTGTTTACAGGTAATGATTTAGAAACAGTAGAATTTTTAAAAGAAATTTATAAAATGGGTGCTGTTGTTGAAAATAGTAGTACTGGAGACCTAGTAGGTGTTCTTAATAGTATTATATCTAAAATTGAAAGTGCTCCTGATAATATTAGAAATAATTTAACAGCACTATATAATCATTTCACAAATATGAGAGAATGGATATTGTTAGGTAGTAATATGGATATGTTGGCTCAGATACCAATATCTAAACAATATTTTGATGAAGAAACTGGTGAATTTAACATATCAGAAAGTATAAAACTTATTCTTAAAGTAAGAGAAAATGTTATCAAGTTTAAAAAACAAACCAATAATACAAAAATTATAGATCCTAAATTAATATTTAGTAAAGATATTGCTCATGTTGATTATATGACATATCTTAAAACTATGTTAAAAATATTTATTGCTTTTGATAATGTTACAATAACAAGTAATTCCATTAACTTTATAAACATCATTGTTGCTAAATTAATTAGTATCCATCCGGATATTATTACACTTATTAATACAGTTGAAGAACTAGAACTCACTGGTGATAATATTTTTGAACACAGTATATCTCATACACATACTAAGAAAACATTGGTTGTTGCTGGTTTTCCTGGTGTTGGTAAAACATATTTGACTAAACAGTATGATGAAAAAGAAGAAATTGTATTAGATAGCGATTCTAGTTTATTTGATAAAAAAGATTTTCCAAATAATTATATTGAACATATTAAAAGTGTTATAGGTAAAGCTGATGTTGTATTTGTATCTACTCATGCTGATGTTTTAGCTAAATTAAAAGAAGAGAATGTTGATTTTAAGATAATCTGTCCTAAAAAAGAATTGAAAGAAGAATATTTGTCTAAGTATAAAGAACGTGGTAATGATGATGCTTTTATTAAGCTATTATCTGAGAATTGGGACATGTGGATTAGTGATATTGGTGACAAGTATGGTGACATCACATTGTTTCTAAACAGTGGTGAAACTTTAATGGAACATGTACATATTTAAATATAAAAACAAACATTAGTATTAATATTATTCTTTTTATAGGAGTTATGATGTTAACTAAAGACGCTAATGTTGTTTTATCAGAGTTCAACAAATATTTTACAAAACCGATAAAGGTTGTTGTGAAAAAAAATAAATTGTTTAAAAAAATCACAAAAGGGTTCATAGTATCTATAATGTCAACAATAAAAATTGATAGTGATAGAACTTTAGTGAACACCGCCACTGTTGTCCATGAAATACAACACTATATGGATAGATGTATTTATAAGGATGGTATTTTCAAACATAGTTATTTAAAAAGTATATGGTGGTATTTTAAATATATGATGCCACAATCTTTAGTATTGTTAGTGTTTCTATCATTTATATCATGGTGGTTCATGTTAGCATTAATATTTTTAATACCAAATCCATATATATTTAAATTTAGAAAAAATGCTGAATTAAGAGGATATTATTGGACATGGTTGTTAGGTGACTTTAAATTAGACTACCGTGACATATTTTGTAGTATGAAATACTTAAAAATGGATGTTGATAATAGTAATAAATATTATGAGGTAATATTTTCTGAAACAAAACGGTATATGAGTATAAATAAACATGATAATATGTATAATATATACATCATATTAAAAAATATTATTGATCGTATCAACAACACATATTAATATACTACTATACCCTTAAATTCATATTTTATAAACAATTAATTAATTAGAGGGCAATATATGGATAAAAAATATTTTATTAAGAAAAATGGTAAATTCTTAGTCAATGTACCTGTTATGAAATTATATGTGCCGGAAACATATTTTAAAAATAATATGGCCATGGAACAGGGTAGTGATTTTAAGATATATGGTATTTTTAAATTTTCTATTCATGATAAGATAAGTGATAATAAAGCAACCAAGTACCACTTATTAAAATACCCTACATTTATAACTGTTAATTATGACAGTATCGTTAAAGCTGATCTAGATTTGGGAAACGGTATTGTTGATAAATATAGAGTTATTATATTGACAGAAGGTATGGTTTTTCTAAAATCCGATAAACATATACAGTCTGTTAAAGATGTTAAGATGTTTTTAGATTTACTTAATTATGGTAGATTAAACATTTTGAAATATAGCGAGTTGATAAAATTATTTCATTTATCAACTCAGTTAAATAAAATTGATTTAGGTGTGCCGTCAGTGGTGTTGGAAATGATGGTTGCTGAGTTATGTAGAGTATATAATAAATACGATACAGTGTTCCGAACCATAGCTGGTAAACCTAATGTTAGTGACGATCTCTTTTCGATGATTACATTGAAAGATTTAGCACATTTTAGTAGCACATTTACATCACTAGCATTTGAAGATATGAATAAAGGTATACTAATGTCTGTAAAAAGACAAAAATTTGGCGATTCTGATAAAGTATCACCAGTTGAAAAACTAATACATTTTTAATTTTTTAAGAGGTTGCGTAATGGCTAATTATCTACATCCAACAATAACATCGTTTATTATTGATAAGTCCGAAACATTCTTTGAGAACAATAGCGATGATACCACTAAAATATTTGGGGTTATAACATCTGATAAAGGTGAAGCTAATGTTATTAAAACATTTTACAACAGTGCTGACATGCTTGCTGAGTATGGTGAACCAGATTATACTAAACATGGTTACGTTTATTATAATTTATTAGATGCTGTTAAGAACGGTGCAGCTGTCAGTGTTATGAGAGTTGTTCCAATTGATAATCCTGATAGACCAGAAGTGTTATCAGGTTCATATGCTAATACATTTTTAGATATCCAAACTAAGTTAACTGCTGCTGTTCCTATGAATTTAGCAACACCACTTACAAATGGTGTTGATCATATTTCTGTATTCACAGATGATGTTGATTATACAGATGAAACTAAAGTTAGTGCTATAGATGGCGCATCAGCACCTACGCAGTTTTTAACAGTAGATCATATTAGGCCTGGTTCAACAGTTTATTTTAATGAAAATGTTTTTTCTGCAGGCAGTATGGATGTCAAAACAATGTTTTGGGCAACATCTACTGATTTTTCAGTTGTTGGTCTATCTGTTGGATCACCAATTGATGTGAAAGCATCTGATGGTACTTTAATTGGCACAGCTACTATTTCTGCTCAAAGTGGTACTGGTGGTATAAATAAGTATTCATTATTGTTAGAATCAACTTCAAATATTACTACAACTGATCAGGTGTTATTAGAATCAGCTGGTAATGTTGTTGGCTACGCATCATCAATCAAACTTATTGCTAGAGTATACGGTGCTAGTGAAGCTACTGCTACATACGATCAGGATTTAAGTAGTGTTACTGCTGGTAATGCTGGTGAAGCTGTTATCTTAAGAGTTAATGGTACTGATATAAATGTAGATTTGTCTACAGTTACAGCTAATGATGCCAATAGTGTTAAAACTTTATTTGATAATGCTATTAATAGTACAACATTCGATGGTACATGTACCACTTCTTTAAATGGTTCTAATCAATTAGTTATTGACACTACATCTGTTACACAAGTTAGTACTATTGATTTAGTTGACAATTCAGTAGCACCAGCTGGTGCCGATGATGGTTTACATAAAATTAATAGTGTTGTATCAAATATTATAGGATCTGCTATTGATAGTATGACATCCATAGATAATATTAAAAATGATAGTTTAGTTACATTAACTGGTGGTAACTCTGGTGTATTTAGAATATTTTCTGGTAAAGCTGTTAAGCTTGCTGAATTCTATATTGAAGAAGTTCAAAGCGGACCAGCATTAGCAGATGATACTATTACGGGAATAGATGTTAGAGTTGATACTATTGTTACTGCTAGTAGAGACATTGATACCGATGGTTTTAATATTGTTTCTTTTAAGAATACACCAATTAATGGCACATTATTATTCTTTGAATTTGAAGGAACACCTGAAAGAGTCGAAGTTAGACCAACAACCATTTCTAAAAGAACTGATAGTGTTGAAGAACTTAAATCATTTTTATTGAATCCTACATCAGATCCACTTATTAATGAAACCGATGATGGTTTTAAGAGACATATCTTTTTTGGTATAAGCAAGGGTATGTCTAAAAATGATAATGTATATGGTTTTAGATTGACTAACAATAGTCAATATGATGAAGATAGTGAAGGTTTTAGATTCTATAATATTGAAATTCTTGAAAAAATTGGTAGCAATGAATCTGTTATAGACGGACCATTTATAACATCATTTGATCCAAACGCTACTGATATATATGGTGGCTCTGTTTGGATCGAAAGTACATTGAGTAGAGATACTGATAAATTATCACACTATTTTAATAAATCTGCTTATGATAAATTGTTAGAAGATTTAGGTGAAGCATCTGTTAATGCTGGTGAAACATTTGATCCGGGTAATTTTGATTTCATATTCGGTGCTGAAAGAGTGTTAAGAAGTAGAAGTGTTGATGAAGCTAGATATATTCATATTACAGATGAAAAATTTGTTGGTGGTGAAACTAGTAAAGTTATAGGTGGTACAGCAATAGCTCCTAAATATACTGAAACATTATTCATCACAAGATCATTTAGTGTTTCTGATGGTATTTTATATGAATCAGTTAACGGTAGTGGTTACACTACATCAGGAAGTTCAGGAAGTTTAGATGGTTATGATGCATTCGGTAATGTTTTATCATCATCAGATTATTTAACATTGCGTTCTGGTTTATTAGTTGATGCTTTCAACGGTGTTATTAATCCAGATATTTTTGATAAAAAATCATACCCATTCGATATTATTATTGATGGTAAAGAATCAACAGCGGTTAAATTAGCAATTAATGATTTTGTAAACAATTCTTTAAGAAGTGACTGTATTGCTATGTTAGATACTGGTGAAAATAATAGAAACTATAGCAGTGAAATAGCATATCGTAAAAATGAACTTGCTACAATCAATAGTTTCTATACTGCTATATTTGGACAAGGTTATCGTGTTTATGATACTTATACTGATTCAGTAATGAACCAGAGTATTATTAACGGTATTTGTAATAAAATAGCTCAACATGATAAAAACAATGGTACACATATACCTATGGCAGGACCAAGAGGTGTTATTGATGGTTATATGGAAGATACATTAACATATTCTCCAAATGAAAATCAAATGGAAGAACTATATAATTCTAGAGTAAACTATATAAGTAAATCATCTAGTACTAGTGGTAGGTTGATGTCACAAAATACCTCACAATACAAAAACAGTGCGTTAACAAACATTAGTGTTGTTAGAACATTGTTACAAATGAAAAGAATGGTTGATAAGTTAGCTGAAAATTATCAGTGGTCAACATATAATGTTATTGCTAGTAACTTTCAAACTGAACTTAGTACCAAATTGGGTATGTTTGTAACTAATGGTGCATGTGAATATGTGAAACCTACAATATATGCTAGTGAATATGATAGAAGAACTAAGAAAGCTAGAATCAGAATTAAATTAAAATTCTCTGATTTAATAGAAAGTTTTATCATTAACTGGGAAGTAACATTCTAGAGTATTTTTTCAATATGGGGTCTTAAATAGACCCCTTTTTTTAGGAGTAGTATTATGATTAAAGCAGGGAATTATAAGCAAAGATATAATAAAGAAAAACTGCAGTTCATGTCACCGTTAACTATAGGTGCTATTAAAGGTATTTCAAATCCATTTGTGGGTGGTTATGCATTTTTCTTATTCATTTATGTACCAGATCAAATTAGAGCATTAACATCAAACCTTATAGGTCCTGATGAAGACAGATTATCAGCAACTGTTGTTAGTCATGCTGATAGAGATTTTTTCGATTTATGTGAAAAGACAGTTAAAGAAGTTCAAGGTATTCAAGATTGGACACTTGAAGTAACACAATTTAATGGTGGTTTTACTGGTAAAAACCATGCTATACCTACTGTTATGACTGACAGTACCGAATCCATTTCATTAAAATTTCAAGAATTATCAGGTGGTGTATATGGTACACCTGTTCAACAATGGGCTACAGCTATCAGTGATCCTAAAACTGGTGTTTCAACATTACTTAAAAGAGACAGTGTTGCTGACTATAGTGTTGAAGCAATTTATATTGTGACATCACCAAACGTTGCATCACCATCTAGAAAAGGTAGAGCTGAATCTTTAGAAAAAGCATTTTTCTTTGACAGTATGTTTCCTAAAAATGTTCCGCTATCACATTATAACTATACTGCTGGTAGTCATGACTTAACAGAATTGACATATGAGTTTAATGCTGAAATGCATGTTGGTGCAGCAATTGATAAAAGAGCCATGGAAATTCTATCTAGTGATTTCTTTTATGAAAACTATATTGTTTCTGGTGAAAAATATATTGCTAACAGAGTTAATAATAATAAATCACAATTATTTGATGCTGATAATGAAGCTTTCGATGTATGGGGCGATAATGCTCAAGATGGTAGTTTTATTATTCGTGACGATAGTGTTGGTGAATCTATAGAATAGTTCTCATAAATAAAAGTAATTCAAACATACCTTCATCTATATTCTTATTAAGTTCAAGATATTCTTTATTATCCATAACACTAGGTGTTATTTTAAACTCATTATAATTAGGCAGTACCCAAAATTTATTATTCAAATAATTGGCTAAGTTCAATATAGGGTTTTTACGCTCCATTAATTTAGATTTAATAAAACTGTACTTTGTATTAACCAAATCTTGATATATTTTAGTATTATTTAATCGTTCTATAAAAGTTTTTTTCACAATAGAACGTCTAGCTTCTATATCAACATCACTTATTAGAACTTTATGTAAATACTTAAATCTTTTATGTTGGGATAATGATTTATATAACATACCTAACATAAGGATATAATCACCTTTATTAATATCATAATTGTATGTTTTTAAATAATTGCTATAAAATAATGTTACCAGAGTAATTTGGAACTGGGTTATAGTAACATATTTGTCAAGATATCTTAATTCCTCCTTAGTTATAAGCAAACCACTGTTTTTAAAATTTTTAAAAACTGCTTTTAATTTAGCAACTTTATGAATATCGTTTAATATTAATAAACCTTCATCTTTATGTTTTAGAGCATTTTCAACTTTTTCATATGCAGTAACACCATCAGCATCCCTATTATATGATTTGCTAACAGAAAATTGGACATTAAAGTTTTCTCTAAACTTATATTCAAGTTGTTTTTTAATTGCAGCATGTAATAGTGGTATGGGTGATATTCTAACATCAATCTTGTATAGTATTAGTGTTAAAATTTTTTCATACACTTCTATTAATACAACATTTTGAGTACTATTAGTGTGCTTTAGATACTCCCACATATTAGTGTTGTTACCTTGACTCATCATGATTCTAGAATTGATAAATGCATATAGTTTAGGTATAATTAAATTATTATTAAACAACTCCATGATATGAACAAACATATTGTAGAAAACAGTGTTGTTTCCAGCAACATCATTGTTAGCAACATAGTCACCTATAATAGGTATCGTTAACTTTATAACAAAACTGATTTTATGTAAATCTTGTATTTGTTGATTATTTATATATAGATCTTCATTTATAACATCTGAGCTTTCGTTATTAAAAGCAACTTCTGGTGATGGGTGATAATGCTCCCTAACATATAAATCGGCTATATCAACTATACCTTCGTTTAATATACGTTCTTTAAACAATATTGAAAATTCTTCTTCTGGTAATTCCTTTAAAGTATAAAATTTTTTAAGAGCTATATACTTTTTAATTAAAAATGGATCTTTTTGAAAAGCATATCTCATCGATTGCTTTATAAATGGCAACACTTTTATGAATCTTTTTTTCAAAATATCATAATCGTATTTTTCCCGTTCATTAACCTCTAATTGTACAATTCTATTTTCTGAATTAATTTTAACACCCATAATAACCTCCTAATTATTTTCTACGTTTTTTTATTTTTGTAATTTTGACAGTTCGTTTCACCTTTTTTTTACTTTTCTTAGTTTTTTTAGACTTATGTTTTTTGACACTTGTAAGTATTTCATCAAAAGTAGCTATTTTGCTTAAAAGTGCACTTTTACTATATTTGATTCTATATTTTTTAACATCAACACTTTGTTTAACATTTAAAAGATCCATATATCGTAAATATCGTATCGCATAATATATACTTTTTATAAAACCTAGTGAACTTAGTGGGTTTTTTATTTTTGGCGAATTTTCTTTAGTCTTTTTATTCAATTTACCATATAATTCAGTTGGGATCTTATCATTAACATATAATACATTAGCATAAGTGTATATGAAATGAGGATCGTTGCTGAAAAATTTAGCAGGTTCTTTTATAGTACTACCATTATCACTAGGGTTAACATCTATTACTACATCATAGTGCATTTTATTAAAAGTTTCACTGGGTACTTTAACATGATATAAGTATCTGTTCGATGACTCGTCCCAGAATATTCTAGTGGTAAAATTACGTTCTTTTAGTAATTTAACAAATTTCATATCCAACATTTCAATCATCATACCCCTATTAGCAACCATTGCACTATATTTACCAGTGGGGTTTGTGATCATCCTATACATAGATAATTTTTCAGATTGTAATCTGTTGTCTATTTCTAGTTTTTCGTGAAGTATGGGTTTTTTAAAAGATACCATATGAAATCCTATACAATATTAGTGTGTATTATAACGACTATGTGTATAAAATGTCAATCTTTTTTTTTAACACATATATTAGGGTAGTTGCAATGTTGTATATGTGTGTGAATTAAGCATATATTTAATCAACACGATTGTGATTCTAATATCGAAGTTACGATATTTATTAGGAAGGAATACAAGTATTATGTCAATAGTAACAAAAAAAAAGAAAAAGTGGATCGATTATTAAAGCAACCAACACCACTCATGTTTTCAAAATCATTATAAGATAGTGATTTTAAAGATATGATGTGGTGAAAATTATTCTAGATTTCATCACATTTTTTATCAATATGCGGTATCGAAAAATTCGGATATTAACATATCTGAACTTTTCAATGTTGCATAATTGGCATCATCAATACCTTTTCTCATTATATTGTGATTAATCCCAATTGAATTTACGCTAACGCCTTCTATTAGCATATCTATATATGTTTCTAGTGTCTCAATTTTTTCTTTTATAAATCTATCAATGCCTTGGTCAACATACATTTTATTAAAATATAATTTATATTTCAAAAAAGTTTCTCTAAAATGATGTGTTAAATTATCTTTAACTGAATCAATACTAACAACTCTGATTATACTAACACATTTATCTATAACACTCATGATATTCGCATCAATCCTGTGATTTGTTTTCACATGTGCTTTGACGAGATCTAGACCAATAACTAATAATCCTAGAAAATTATAAACTATTCGACCATCAGGTGAACCATCATTTGTTAAAATATTGGAATCTTGTCTTTTTTTCATATAATCGTCAACTAATTTAAAAAATTTATCTCTTTCAGAAGCTAGGTTATATATAGTAGTTTTACCAATCCCTATGGTGGATGCTTCTAGCATATCTTCCACAATTAAAGATAATTTCATATTCATAACTGTTGTTTTATCCATAATTCATCCTATATATTGTTTATATTTTTGTTAACATATGTGTTATGATAGATGTGTTTAAATAATTTGTTTGATTTGAATTTTTAATTAATAGTTATCTAACAATGCTAGGAGTGTCGATAAGAATTTGTCCTGTTGTTAATAGTAGTCCAATAATACTAAAAGCACTTTCTAATATAACCAATTCAGTTAATGTTGGGTTAATAACTGACCAATCTTTATCTTCATATTGCTCCGTCACCATATTATAAACTATATTTTTTTCAATATACATTTTTTTAATCTCATCGATTCTTGCTAATAACTTATTCTTCACTGGTGCAACACCAATGATATTATCATTCTCAACATGATCGATTGTTATATCATATGCACCACTGTTTTCCAACATCATTTTATACGGTGTTGTAAAAGCTACTAACAACCTATTTAGAATATCATTTAATAACTCGTTTCCATCGTTCTTACATTTATCTATTAAAATAGTCAACGCTTTAATCATACTCAAGTTACCACCAGGAACAATACCTGATTTAACAGCAGCTCTAGTAGCCAATGCTGCATCTTCTACAAGATATTCTCTAGCTGTTTTATCTTCAGTTGTGTCACCACCAATATAAATAATAGCAACTTTACCATGTAACTTTTTATAACGTTCTTTTAAATTACCTAAAACTTCAGTATAATCAACTTCTTTATCAGTTCTATTAACAATTCTATCTATCTCATCTTGTATTAAATAAAGTCGCTCATCCATTACTTTTTGTTCATAATCACCATCGATAAATCTTGCCTGTTTATTAGTTATAACAATTTTTCTACATGTTCCAAATCTATTACTACTCCATGATAGGTTTTTATTATTAGTTATAGATCTTAATGGTACTGCATTTAAATAAATTGCTAAATCTTCAAAAATTTCTTTATAGTTAGGTGTCGCTGTTGACATTCTAATTGCAGCTATAGGTAGATTAGGATTAATGTTTTTATTATGCATCAGAAAATCATTAGTAAAATCATGAGCAAAACCATTAGCTATAAAAATAATAGGTTTTCTTAACCCACCATCTGGTTCTGTTTGATCATTAATAATATTATATATAAACTTAGTATCCGCACCACTAAAAGTTCCATCATACATAATTATCAATGGTTCATCAAACTCTACGGTTTTTTTCTTAATATTTGTTATAAAAACAGGGTGTAAATAGCCCATATCTGCAACATAGCCTTCTTTAGACTCATAGTGTGTATCCTTACCTATTGATTTAGTTCCCATCAATGTAACGCCATTTCCCAATTCTTCATATATTTTACCAATAACATCACCTATTTCAACATCATTGTTTGCTGATATCGTAGCAACATTTTTAATATCGTCAACAGTTACAGTTGGTTTAGATATTTCATTCATAATAGTTTCAGAAATTTCATCTTTTATCTCATTAAGTATTGATAATAACTTGTGGGTCGGTGTAGTATGTTTTGTTCTCAAATCTTTTAAACTATTATACAATGTGTTGGCAATTATAATTGCAGATGTTGTGCCATCGCCAACTTTAGACATTTGTAAAAATGATATTTGTTTAATAGTTTGTAAAACTTTAGCTTCGCCAGGGTTAGCATATTTAATATTGGTTAAGATAGTGTAACCATCTTTAGTAAAATATGTTCCTTTTAATGGGTCTCCAACCATAGTGTTTAACCCGAATGGTCCTAGTGAACTACCTACACTTGTTGTTATCTCATTAAGAGATTTTTCAATAATGTCTGTTGATTGTTTATAATCTAAAATATTTGTTGTTAAACCTTCTTCTTTTAGCATATTTTTGTTTCTATCTAAAAAATCTTGACTATATGGTACTGCGTATGTCATAACACCTCCTTTAATTTTGTTCGACACCATTTAATAATAATTTTTCATCATCTTCTGTTTTTTCAGGATGCTGTATTCTCATAAACGATTTATACATGTTATCTAACATGAACATATCGTATTTGTACATAATATCATTCAGCGGTACAGTTTTATCCATACCTAAATAGAAACCCATAATCTCATCCATAGTTGAGGCATACTCTTCATTAACAGCTTCGCTTTTCTCAACATATGTTGTATCTAGATTAAAAGGTTTCATCGATGACCCCATCGAGGAGGCCTAAGACATTAATCCACCTATTGCCTATGACCTCCCCGCAACTCCCACATTTAATTTCAGGTGTACCTATATGTACATCATATTTATTAGAAAACTCTTCAATAGCTACATCAATTTTATCAATATCGGTGGTGGATGTGATATTATGATAATAATTGTAAATTTCTTCAATATTTGTATCAGCTATAAATTCTAAGTCGCCAGTATTTTTTAATAATTCTATATTTGGGTATAGAATGTTTTTAGTCATCATTGCTATTTGTAATATATGTGCATAATCAGCATATTGTTCATCAGTTGCAACACTAAGTATTTCTAACCTATCTTGTAATGAAGGTATTCTGATTTCTGAAACAACACCATCAGTTAATAGTATTTTCTCAGTCTGTGCCATTGGAGAATCCTTTAATAATTTAACGGTATCTTTCTCACTATATAATAATTCTCTAAATTTATCATATGTCTCATCATTTTTTATTTGTAATAATTCATCTACTTTAAGTGACATTTCAGTTTCATTACCACAAACTTGTTTAATTTTCTGACCTTTATTATCAGGATCATCTTTTTCAACAATACTGTTACATGTTACTGTTATAGGTAGTTTATCAACAATACTGTTAACAATAAGACCATGTACCAACATAGGTTCATCTAGAAAACTAGTGATCTTTAACCAATCTTCAAAAGAAGGTTTACCGTTTTTATAACCAACAATATTACTATTTACAATAGCATCCCAAATGATTTTGTATAGTATTTCTTTTTGATGATGTTCTGATTCGCTTCTAGCTGATTTAATTGTTAATTTTTCAGCAAATGTTATAGGTCTCACATCAACAACATACCCAGAATTAAATAACACTATTTTTTTTGTTTTAGTCATATATTTAATTTTAGTTTCTTTTACTCTTGATAATATTTGTTTAGCTTTATCATCAATAGGGTTTTTAATAACCATATTATCAAGATTTAGTTTTTGTGCTATTAATTTAGATAAATCATCATTGGTAAAAGATCTTTCCTTTTTTATAATTGGTTTTGGTTGCTGTACATTACTTACTTCTTTTAAAGGGTTCTTTTTTTCAACAGCATGTGCCACATTTCGTTGTACTGTGGTGTTTTGAATATTGGCAGTATCTGGTTCGGTTACATGTTCTATTTTGGTATCATTGTCAGTACTAACTCCTAATGGTGACTCAATCTCTTGTCCAGGTTGTTGTTCTATTGTTGTTTTAATTGAGTCCAATCTTTCCCTACTACTAATTTCACCGGTGTTTTGGGTCTGTTCTTGTCGTGTTAACACAGGTGTGTTGGTCTCAATCACCTTATCCCAACCACTTACGCTTGTTGTTTCTTTCGCATTGTTTTTTTTAATTTCGTCCATATCACATACTCCTTTAAGATGTTATATTGTTTTATGTATAAATGCACTAATACCATTAGATATATTATTGTTGAATCTAAAATCAACCCCATATTGTGTAATATCATCTTTTACGTTATATACGATGCTCATTATAACCAAACCATTAATATTATCATCTTTTTTTATCGATATCGTAACTGTTCTCAATATTGGGATCTCATCCAAAAAAATATTAGAGATACTTCTACTCAGTTCATCTAACACATCGTTTGTCAAGGTATTAAATTGATAATCTTGCAACCCTATACCGATAGAGCTAAACGGATATGCTTCACCAGCTAAAACTATTATTATATGATACATTTGCACTAATGCTGTTTTAGCATGATTCAGAATGATACTGTTACCGTAATCATCTACATCTAGTGTCAATTCATTGTAAATATTCATACAACTCCATTACTATACTATTAGAACATCAGGAGTGTCTAAAATACTATCTTTTTTAGGCACACTGTCAATATGACCAGCTATTATAAACTGTAAATCATTATTATATATAATGTTATTTTGATATTTTATCTTCAAAATCTCAAATTTATGATATATGTCACCTATAGCTACATATATATGATCACTGGTTCTATGTAATAAACTACCAGCATAATATGAGGCATAATTGTCCACACCATCCGATAATTTAAATATTATGATATCGCCAATACTGATGTCTTCTATGTTATCGATTTTATTAAAATTGGTGGGTTTGTAGTATATGGTTCTATAATTACTAACTGACATTACTTGACCATATGTCAACACCATGTATATGTAGTATGGTGATAACATCCATGTTAACTGATATGAATCACGGATATCATTTCGAGTTAATGCTCCTGATTTCAACCATAACCAAACAATAATGATACTATCCCAACGTTTATTCATATCAATTATATCTAAATTTTTTAAAATTGGTGTGATATCAGTTAGTTTATTTTGAAGCATACTGATACCTACGAATAGTTCTGGAATAGAACTTGTATGATTTAAGTCTATTGGATATTTTGGATCCTCCCCTAATATGGGTGTTATCTCATTTTTTGATGTAGTCGATATTCTAATAGTACCACTATATATACTGATATCAATATCAGTGTTATCATATAATATATTTTTACTCTCTAATATATCTTTATAGGCTACTAATGATGTACCGGTATTAATATAGTTTAAACCATAATTAGATATAGTAATGTTTGATAGTTCAGGAATATTTTCTTTTAATTCATTTAATTTTACAAAAAGCCTATAATCTGATATTTTATTTATCTGATTCATTCTAAGGTTACTCATTAATAACATTGTAGGCTCATTATAACTGTTTGGGTTAAGTTGTAAATCCGATACTACTATTTGTTTATCAGCATTCTTGACAATTGTTTTATTATCAATATAGTGTTGGTTAAATAACATTTCACGATGATCATATGTCAATTCTTCAACAACTTTTGTTAGTTTTAACATGACTCTTGGAATCAATGGTTTTATTTGATTAAATATATCATATAATAGAACCTTTTCAGTTATTTTATATTTACCATTATATAGTTTACCAATATTTTTATCATCATAATGAACATATACATGTTTGTTAAATGAAAACATATCCATATCAACATTTTCAACATTGATCAACATATTAAATGTTTTATCATTATATTCAGATATTATTCTAGTTTCAAAAAAAATACTATCATTTTGTTTCAATATTGTTTTTTTACGAAACGCTTTTTTACTAAGATTATATTCTTGTAGGTTTTTAGGTAAACGAACATCTACGACATATCCTTTATATGATACTTCTAAGCTATCACCATACAATTCTTTTGTAGAAGCTATTGTATTTATAATCTGAACACTATCTTCTGCTATAGGACAATATATAGGTTTATTTGTTGTTGTCGTAACATCCCCTATTAAAAAACCTCTAGGGATTTTATATGTTGCAGCAGTATCCTTGCTCATTATTTCGAAATGGATATCATAATCATCACGCCCTAATTCTTTTTGACTATCACATAATGTTAAATATTTACCATCAACATAATATTTATGTCCAAATATATATGTTCCTACATTGTTTTGTAGCTCGTTTAGCATATTATTAAAGTCACTATTATATAAATTTATAGTGGGTTGTCTGTTAGTGTTATCTACTGGTTGAGTTTTAATAACTAATTCGTTTAACTTATACGAACATTTTTTCACAACATCTTTAATAACCTCACCAACAGTAACAGCATTTCTATTAACAGAAAACGTTTTACGGTTATATAATAAAGCATCTTTAACAACTAGCGATAAACTCAACATATAGCTATATGAATTATCGTCCACAATATTAGAAACTACAACATCTTGCTCATTGATAGGGTTTATGTTTATCAAATCAACTAATACTAACTTAACATCATTATATGGTTTCTTTCCAAATATTCTAGTTGTACTATCAGAAGTTGTATTCAGGATATCATATATTGAACCATACCCTATGGGTAAGTTTTGTTTATTTACAATATTTCGATCTATGTTTAGTTCAAAATATAAACTATCTTTCATAGTTGTATATGAACGATATACATCATGTGCTATTTTATTAGACGTTCTGAGTTTAATATTAATAAGACTCATAAATGATGTACTATAATTATTAGTAATCTGAATTGAATCCAGATATTTTGTTAAATCAACATACTTGTTAGTATGTGGGTTAAAATATTTGAAACGTATATCATCGTTAGCAGCATATGCTTTTAATGATGATATATTTGGTATACTATTATTTATTTTAGAATAATCAATTAATTGTATTGGTTTCATTACAAATCCCTATATATACTTATTATATTGTTTTAAAGGTATTTTTCTTATTCGTATAATGATTCTATCATTGACGGTTTTTTATTCATATAGAAACGAGGATCATCTAATTGTTTTTTCAATTTCTCAAAACTGAAGCCAACAAACTGAGATTTGGTTTTAATAGCTTCTGATAATCTTAATATACTATAGTCGTCAACAGTTATGTCTGGACTACTTAAATCTATATCACGATATATGTCACCACTATCCCTAATCATCATACTGACTAACAATTCAACATGTGAGCTAACAATATCAATACCGTTCAATTCTATTAATTGTAGCAAATTGTTATAGTATGTCGAAAAATCTCCATCTAATAAATCGTTTTTACGATCAAATAAATATAACAACATATCTAGTGATTCTGATATTTCTTGATTATGAACTATAAATGTGAAAACAATTTTATTTAAAGTATCACCGGTTATCACAATATCTTCATGTTCTATTGTGTCAAATTGGATATTTGCTGTTAATTTGACTGGTAAAACTATTTCCTCTTCAACATCTCCATTATGTAATGAGATAGTCATTGATACAATTTCCATGTGTTCTCGGCCTCTAGCAACATCTTCATTTGTAATAGTTATTGTGAAATCATTGTTATTTGGTATGATGGTATTATTATCTATATTGAAGTTATTTTTAATGATATCCGGCCATTCAATTTCATTAACATTAATCTTAGACATATGTTTGGTAGACAATATTGTTTGTGTAAACGGCTCCGTAGTACTTAAAGTTGAAACTATACCAACATGATAATCTTTTGTAACTTCATACATTTTCTTATTACCAAAACATTTTGAGCATACTTTATTTTTTGTTTTGTAAGCACATGTGATAGGTGATCTAACACCAACAGTTGTGCCTATTAAATCGGTATCATCCATAGTAATATGTTTATCGGTACCTATAATATTCTTACCAACTATTGTTTTTAAAATGTTCTCATTTTTCACAAAAATGTTTAAAGGCGTTTCACTACCACAATCACCATAAATAATACTCTCAGTATCCAATGATAATAGCTCAAATTTCCTTGTTAAATAACCAGCCTTACTAGTACCACCGAATATTAATATTGCGGCTTTACGAGCTGTTTCTGATGCTATATATAAATCGCTAGCTGATCTCAGTCCACGTATAAGGGAAGTATTAACAGGTGTCGGTATAACACCCCCCATCATATTGGTTTTGAAACCTTCAACTAAAAAGGTCTCTTGCAACTGTTTAGGTTTGATACCAACACCACTATGGAGAAAATTCTTTAAACAAGTATCTTCGCTGTTTAAAATACTCAACATTCTATCTAACGCTATTTTAATTTTCTTTTCAGCTGTGTCTACAGGTTCGTTTGGATCTATATGATAGTCTAGTAGTTTTTTAAATTCTTTATTTCTAAAAGATAAATGTATTATATCATATATATTTATAGTTGAACCTATATAGGTATTGGCTTTAGCTGCTAAAGTAGTCAATTCTTGTATTGCTTCTGCTATCAGTTTCTTAACAATATATCTATCTATATCTAAATCTAATAATGGTTGAAGTATATTTTGATCAATATGTTTATCCAATTCTTTAACAGTTGTATCTGTCATAATATTTGTATCAGATATACTGATATTGAAATATATAAATGGTTTTAATATTATTAAATTCACATAGTATTGTGATTCTGTTAATTCTAATGTAACATTTTCATTTATTTTTACAGATACGATGTTGTTCCTTGTTTTAAAATCAATCTGTTTTAAAAATGATTTTATAGTTAGCGTGTACTCATCGTACGTGTCAAACATTAATGATTTTTCGATTGGTTTACTGGTAGACATGATGACCTCCATGGTTAAATAATAACCATTAAATCATATTGTACTACTAAATGTCAAGATAGGTTTTTTAATTTTTATGTTGTTTTCTATTTAAAGCAGCTTTTCTAGCTAAAGCAATACCTTGTGATCTATACTTTTCTCTTAATTCATTTCTAAGGGCAATATACTTTCTTCTAAATATAATCATTTTCTTATACTTTATATCACCAGACGCTTTTGCTGCTAATAAAGCTGATCTTAAATTAGAAATTTGTAATTGAGTATTTTTATCAAACCTAACGATATTGACTTCATTAATAATATCTTCATATGATACTTCATTGAATATGTTAGGATTTGTTGCTAAAATATCATCAACGATATTTTCCAAGTGAACTATAGAACCAGTATCAGTAACATTACTATACATTTCTTCTATACTTTTAATAAATTTTTCTTTTTCCATTGTTAACCTCATAAATACATTTATTAATGTAGTGTTTATCTAGCAATAACCAATGAGGACAATAATATAAATAATGTGGAGATATCATGTACAATAAGACCAAACTCATAACAACACTAGATAATATTTTGTATTTAACAAATTGGAAACACTACATTTCTTTAATAGATTCTGGATTAACTGACCCAAATTTATTAAAGAAGAGTTTTAAAGATTTCTTAAACACTGATAATGGGGTGTTAGCCAATTTATATGATTTGAACGAATTAGGTTTAACTCATATGGAATTTATGTCTGTTATGGGAGATGACAACTTTTATAATGACATCGATATGTTTGCATACAACACTATTGATTTCATAAATCATATAAATGGTAAAGGTGTAAGTGAAGTGATTATTGTAGAATCAATACCGGTGAAATCTATTCGTGACAATATTGTTGAGATATTTTCAAACATGATAACAGGTACTGTTAAATTTAGATTTTTCAATACCATTGAACGTAAATTAGATTATATCAAAGCAAATATAAGTACTGGTGATATAGTTATGCTTTCAGAACCAATAATCATAGACAGTGTTATAGAAGATATATATGATATAAAACATAGTTTGTTTATACCTATATGGGGTTGGACTAATAAATATTTAGATACAGTTACCACTAATTCTAATGATACAGATGTTGTTATTCAGATGATTCACGGATATTCATATATAACAGCTGATGCTCCAAAAACTATAGATGAATATGTGGATGATATAATGGGTGAAAAACCATCAACTATAATATAACTATAATAATGGAGTTTATATGATAATAGATATTAATGAAATTACGAAAATTGTTGATTACAATAACATTAAAGAAGTATATGATCCCATATACTTAAATATGGATATGATGCCTACAGCAGGTGGTGTGTTTTCATATGAAATATTTGGTAAATCACCATATGATCGTAAAAATACTTTCGCATATATAAATTTAGGTAAAAAATATATGCAACCAGTGATATATACTATGTTAAAAGTTATGAAACGTAATATTGTAAAATGTTTAGATTCTACAGGTAAGTTTAATATAATTGATGGTGAAATGGTTAAAGATCCTAATGGTATTAGTGGTGTTGATTTTGTATATAAAAATTGGAATAAGTTAAGATTCGAATATGGTGAAAATCCGAGTCCTGTTAAAAAAACTAAAGTTGACCTAATAAATAAAATGACACGAGATGAAATATTTACAGATAAGTGGTTGGTGATACCACCCTTCTATAGAGATTTAAACATGTCTGATGTTGCTAGTGGTAAATTATTCATAGATGATTTAAATAAATATTACATAAAATTAATAAACCTAACACGTAATAATATCAACAACGCTACTATGGATTTGGATTTTGTATCTAATAAAGTTGATGCGTTAATCAATGCACAATTACTTATAATATACCAATATTTTCAAGGTAAATTGGCGAAAAAGAAGGGTATTATAAAAGATAAACTTCTTAAAAAGGTTATTGATTATTCTAGTAGAGGTATTTTATCAGTAGCATCTAAGACTCATAACAAGCCAACGGATGTACCTGTCACATATGATACTACAGGATTACCATTACCACATGTAATATCATTATATTTTCCCATATTAGTTTCATTAATACATGATGTTATACACGCTTATATCAAATCACATGTACATAAAATGTATGTTCTTAATTCTAAAAATGAACTAGTGTCAAGAGATATATCAAATGATGAAATAATAAACATCGAAAACAATTACACTCACGATAAAATAGAATTGGTTCTTAAAAAACTTATTAGGGATCATGATTTTAGGTTGAGCTATATAGAATTTAAGTATAATAAAAAAGATGTAGCATATCTAGCATATGATTTTAAAAACGACATTCTACCGGAGGAATCCCTAGTGAATGTTCAAGGAAAACCAATTAGACTTACATGGTTAGAATTATTATCAAAAGTTGCTCACGCTAACCTACTTCCTGGTAAAATGATAGTGTTGACCAGATATCCTATGGAACATTTTCACAACATCCTATTTAGTAGAGTTAGAATGTTAACTGTTGATAATATAACTAATTTTGCAGGTTGTTTAACATTTCCAATATTGGTGCGTGAAAAAGATGGTACAATAAATAAACACAATGTACAACATATGGATACTATACAAGTTGCATCTGCTTACTTAAAGGATATTGGTGGGGACTTTGATGGTGACTCAGTTAGCGTAAGATCATTATATTCTAAAGAAGCTAATATCGAAGCTGAACAATTAATGAAAAAGAAAATAGGTATGCTCAATGTTGATGGTTCTGGTGCTAGACATGTTATAAACGAAGGTGTTCTAGGACTATATCTTTTAACTAAACGACAACCTAAAAAATAAACCCACCTAAAAAACTAATATCATTTCAAATACAAATTAATATAACGTACATGTATATAGTATAATTCATATCAAATATATGCCATGATTAATAAAAAAAACATAATAAATATTTACAAACCATATTATAAATATTATAATATGGTTTTTTAAAGGAGGGTTAATATGCGTATTAGGAAATTAGTATTAGAAAACTTTATCGGCTTATCCAAACTAGATAACAATAGATTTGAACTCAATTTTTATGAAAAAGGTGAGACTAGTAATAGATTGATTTTATTTAAAGGCGATAATGGTTCTGGTAAAACAACAGCTATGTCCCATGCTCAACCTTTTCCACATTCTAATGATGGTAGAGGTAATCCTATAATTGAGGGTGAAGATGGGTATAAGCAAGTTATTATTGATAATGATGAAAATGAATATGATTGTAGAATATATTATAAAAAAGGTAAAAGAGGTACAACAAAATGTTATGTGTCTAAAAATGGTATTGAATTAAACGAACCAGGGCATGTAAAATCTTACTATAGTATATTGGAACAAGAACTTGGTCTAACTAAAGATTATTTTAAATTAGGAGCAATTGGTTCAACAGTAGATAATTTCATAACATTATCTAAAGCTGAGCGCAAAACATATATTAGTAAATTGTTACCTGATATAAGTAAATATATGAAAGCTTTTACTATAGTTAGTAGTAGATATAAAGTACTGAAATCTAAAATAGATATGTATACGAATATGTTGAACGATATACCCGATAATGATACTATACTTGAACATATTGATACTATCGAAGGTTCAATAAAAACATATAGTGAAAATAGGGATAGTATTGTAACTAAATTAAGTAAACTTAATGATAGTTATAAATCGGTTGATTCTAAGTTAAATGATATCAAGCTTAATAAACCTGAAGTTTTAAAAGTGCCTAAAGATATAGATATGAGAATGGGAATATTAAACGAAGATTTGGATAATTTGAATGATATAATAGGAGATATTAATAGGGAAACATGTGTCGCAAATATAGATAGTGTGACAAAAAATGGTAAAATTATTAAAAAACAATTAGAATTATTAAATATTCAACTAATAGATTATAATGATAAAATGGACTCTACTAAAGCCAAAATATCTGAATTAAATGGAGAAGATAGCGATATAGATCAAAGGATAGTAGAAATTGAAAAAGAAATATCTAGTATAAAATCTGATATAGATTATGACTCTGAATTAACCCAGTCATTGTTACAATATACTGATAATTTGAATGAATTAATTAATGTTTTCAAATATATTAAGAAAATATTGAAATTTAAAAATAATAACTTATCACATGGTTTGGGTATATATGATGATAAAACAGTGGATAAACATATTAAGAATATTGAAGATTCTATCAATGAGGTAGTTAAAACTATTGAAAAAAGAAATAAACGATATAGTGAAATAGATAGCAACTTTGGCAATATTGAATTATTGGATAGTAGACCAACTGATTGTGTTATAGATACATGTCCTTTCATCAAAAATGCTATACATGTTATTGATAAATATGACCTTAAAAATGGTAAAACTGAACTTGAAGAAATTAAAGAAAAATTGATAGATGATAAAAATAGTCTTGATGAATTAAACAAAGAGTTATTGTCTTTAAAAACAATTAAATTTAATATAAATAACTTTAATCAATTAATTGAAGACTTAAGTAACTCTGATAGCGATATAGTATCATTTGTACTTAATATACTTAATATTGAAAAAGAAAATATTATTAAAATAAGTTCGTTAGATATTAACAACATTACTGTGTTTATTGATGATGTTTTAGCTAAGACTAATTATATTAAAACATATGTGAAATTATCCAATAAATTAGATTCACTGATAATCATTAAAAACAAAAATTCTGATAATACTGAGCTATTGAACCATTTAAACACTACTCTAGTGGAATATAAAACACAACATAAGAACATCAAAACTAGTATAAATAGTTACAATCTTAATATTAATGAATTAAGAAGCGAATTGATTAAATATAAAAATGTTTTAAGTAATCTGGATAAACGCGATGAGTTGATAATTAGTAAAGATAAGTATATTGATATTAAAGAAACTTTTGATTTATATAAATTACTTAAAGATGAGTATAACTCAATTAAGAACGATATATATACTTTTGAAACTGAATTGAATAATATAAATAATAAATTACATTCATTAAATTCTAAGTTAACCAAGTATAAAATAATGCTTGATAAAAAAAATAGTTATACAGATACTAAAAATGAACTTGAGAAAAATTATACAAAAATTAAAATAGTTAAAGATTCTCTTGATATTAAGAAAGGAATACCTCTTGTATATACTCGTTCATATTTAGAATCTATTAGAGTTAATATTAATAAGTTATTGGATATAGTTTATGATGGTATGGTTATTGATTTCAATGTTACAGAAAAAGAATTTGATATAGTTTTGCGTAATGCTGAATTAAATAGATCGTTTGACATATTATCTGATGGTGAAAAAGCGATTATTAAATTAACTGTATCTATGGGTATGTTAGCTGAAATAATAAAGAAAAATAAGTATAAAATAATGTACTTAGATGAGGTTGATGCTACACTTGATAGTGGTAAACGAAGAATATTTTTAGACATTCTAAACGCTCAATGTGATCTATTGGGAATAGATCAAGTTTTTATCATATCTCATAATGATGCTCTTGACAATATAAACAGTGATATTGTATTATTAAGTAATAGACCAGATGAGTATGTTATTAATGGTAAAATACTTTATTCTGTTTAAGTTCAATTACGAGCCGTTATAATTGATAGCGGCTCTTTTTTATAGGAATTAAATTATGCATAGTATTAAAAAGAGTATATTACAGTCGCGTAAACAAATTATGACTGCAAGAAAAAATATGAAAAGTATAATTGATGTTACCGGGTATAATGCTAGTGAAATATTGTTAAGTTATAAAAACACATTTAATAAAACTGATACAACTAATTACGCATACGCATATATCATGTCTTTTACAAAAGGTGTTGTAGCATATAAAAATATTAATATGGAACATGTTACTAAAGAAATAATATCAACAATATTTGATATCGATTTTATTATAAATTTTATTATAGATAACAAAATATTTGAACCAAAGGCACCTATACCACTCAACATATATGATATGTATTATAGAGAGCTAGAGCTCAAACAGGGATTGGTTATTGAGAATGGTGATGTTATATTTGTTAATGTTAGTTAATAGGAGGGTTGATGAAATCTAAAGTTATTATACATCCTAATAGGATCGAAATACAAAATTATGATATGTTTGAAAATACCGATAGTTTGGTTAAACTAACATCTGTATTTGATCATATATATCACAATTTAAAGAACACACTAATGGTTTATGAAGATAATAATACTGTAATCATACCTAGGTATTTTTCAAAAAACAAATTAGCACCAGTAATTGAGAAATGTGATATTGAGTACAATAATGATTTTATGCCACATGTTGTTGGTATAGATTATAAGTGGAAACATAATATCAAACCTCGTGATGACGAACAGTGGAGAATAACAAACTTCTTGAGAAAGGCTAAATATAATAATAATGTTTTAAATCTACATACTGGGGCTGGTAAAACTTTTCTATCGTTATATTATGCAAAATACTTAGGTGTTAAAAGTGTCATAATTGTTGATAGTCAAAAATTAGTAGATCAATGGTTGCGTGATATAAAAACATATACTAATTTGAAATATGATCAATGTGTATACATTAAACAAAAAAAAGGTGTGCAAAAGGTGATAGATGATGATCAAACTAATGTAGTATTGTATATATTACAACATGCGACAATACGAAATGTTATGAAAAAGGATAGAAATATAGCTATAAAACTTTTTAATAAAATGGGTGTTGGTTTAAAAATTATTGACGAAGCTCATACTAATTATATTAATACCTTTAAAATAGATTCATTGGTTGATATTAAATACAACTTATATTTAACAGCAACTATTAGTCGTAGCGATTATATAGAAGCATATATGTTAAAAAATGTGCTACCTCGTTCAACATTTATAGATAAGGAAAACACTATTAATAAAAATATTGTTTTCTATTTAGGTGTATATAATACATATCCTGATGAATATATTGATAAAAAAATATCTGATGGTAAAAAATATGGTTTCGATTTAAATGGTTGGAGCAATTATATATATAGTGATATTAATAATTGGGAGACATATTTAACTACTATTGAAAAAATGTTAAAAATGATTATTAAAAAAACAAACCGAAAAATAGCAATAGCTATACCTAGAATCAATATGATTAATGATACATTGGAATATTTAAAAAGTTTAGAAGTTTTTAAACATAAAACATTTACATGTTTACATAGCAAATGTAAACATATGGATATTACTGGTTCTGATATAATTATAGGTACTAATAAGATATTGGGTAAAGGTATGGATATTGAGAATTTGGGAGCGATGTTAAATATGGGACCATATACATCAGATCCCAATATTGCCAACCAAATAAGTGGGAGACTGAGGCCTCTGCCTAATGGTGAACTTAGCTATTATATTGAGATGGTTGATATTGGATTTTCAAAATCTTTAAAACAACGTAAAGCTAGGTTAAAAGGTTTTAAAGATAAAGCTGTTAAAATAATTGTAGCAACAGAACCATTGTCTGATACAAAACTCACTAAATGTGATATCGATAACTGTCAAGGTTATGATTCAAAAAAAGATAAATTATATCGTATCAATAGTGAGGTTGATAATGTTCTTAAAAGTGTTATAGGTGATAACGCCCGCAATATATGTAGTGTATGTTTTGATAAACTGGTACGAGATGATGTTGTTTTAGATAGTTTGGTACAAATTGAAAAAGATGTTGTTAAATTACGAAATTAACCATAAGGAGTCGTAATGATAGATAAGAAAAGTACTAATAGTATTAAACGAAGTGTGTTTATTATAGGAACTTTTAAAGTAGCTATAAGGGTTAGTTTTAATAACAGACCTGATGATTATGATTTAGGTTTAAGCCGATACAAGTATAACCATCATAAAACAGGAATTGTAACATCAACACTAATGCTAACACATTTTACTAATCTTGAAATCACTATAGATAAGGATGTTAGGTTTGTATTTGATATGATTGGTATGGAAGTATTAATAGCAGTTATAAATAAAATGTATAATGATGCTGCTGAACATTTTAAAATTGTTGATAATATATTAATGGTTCGTAATAATTTAAATAAAAGTATGTCAACATATGCTGGATTTCAAGAAAAAATGGTTATAGAATACACTGTTTATGAAAACAGTAAAGGTGTTAAAATATATAGTTCTACTAACAACAGAGTTTACGCTTTACTTAAAATCCACCAACTTAAAATAATTTCAAATATTTTAACTAAACTAGATATTGAGAATATTGGTATAAACATGATTAATAATATATTGATCAGGAATTAACTAGTTAACTATAACAGGGTAAACTCTACCCTGTTTTTTTTTTCTTGTTTATTAATATTAGATATGTTAATATAGGGTATATTTTATATGAGGTATTTAATGGTCGTTGATATTTTTGATAGAGAAATTGAAGTTCCTGAAGAATTTTACACAGATATTATTGATAAATTTAAAGTTAAAGAAATGTTTACAAAACCCGATCCATCGGAAATTAAACAAGTTGTTAATGATAAAATTGTAAAATATGATATATCTGATGATGATGACGATGATATTAAGCTTATCAAATATTTAATAAATATTAATAATATCAGAGTCCAAGATTTTGCAAACCATTTTGGGAATAGTGTGGGATATAATACATATAATTCCCTTAAACATAGACATACTATACAAACCAATACATTGAGAAGATTAACATGGATGTTGGGTATTAGTAGAATTGTAGGCGCTGTAGACGTCCCAACATCTGAAGATATATATAAAGGGGCGAAACATGTTATTGTAGTAGATAACAAAACCCTCAATACACTTGATTCGGTTAATGTTAAATATGAAAAAGTTACAACGGTCATAGAATAAGTTTTAATAAAATCCACATAATAAACTATATACAACTATTATAAAATTAAAAATACATTGACATGTTTCTATATGATATGTTAACATTTCATCATATTATTTATGAGGGTTATTATGAAACATGTTAACAACATTTACAAACTTATTCAAGACGATGTGTCTAAACGAGAACCGTTTAATAACGATTTTTTAAAATTAAAAGCTAACGATAACTTATTACAATATATTGACGTTATAGCTGGTACTCTTGAAAAAATTGATGGTATAACATATTTGGGTTCAGAGATACGTCCTGAAAAAGAAGTTATTGAGAGCAGGAAGTTTAAAAATATAGAAGAATCTAGATTGATATTGATAAATCTTAAATTCAGAATCAGAGGTGTTATAGATCAGAATAAAGAATATAAAGAAGAAGAATATACTTTACCATTATTTTTCTTTAAATTGATTAATGATAATTATTTTATATACAACGGTGTTAAGTATGTTCCTATATATCAAATAGTTGACAAATTCTATAAATTAAACAATGTCTTAGTTCTTAAAACTTTAATGATGGGTGTTTTTTTACGTGGTAATAAAACATCTATAGAATCAATGACAGGGGCAATATACAATGGTCGTGAATATAAAATACATCTGTTTAAAAAGAAAATACCAACATTGCTTTATTACTTAGCTAAATTTGGAATGGCTAAAACATTAGAGTTTTTTGATTTAACAACCGATGATATTAAAATATTACATAGTAAAAATAATGCTGCAGAATACAATGAAGCTTTAATAAATCAAAATATAGATGTGTTTGAATTGCAAAAAAATACATATTTGTTAGTTAAAAAAGACAGTATAACAGATCAACTTAAAACCGATGTGGTTATATCTCTACACACTCTTTTTTCTAAAATGCCTAAATTTAGATATAGTTCTCTTAAATCACCTGACTATTATTTTAAGAAATTCACTAACTCGTTTACAACTAATCCAAATAATACTAAAAAAGGTGAAAAAGTTCTAATTTCTTTTGAAAAAATATTTGATGAACAAACAAAATTTGTGTTAAACATAGACGATAAAGACAAAGAAGATGTTTATCATATTGTAAAATGGATGATGAAAAATTTTAATAAATTGATGAAACAAGACAATATGGATTTAGGTAATAAGAGATTGCGTTTCTATGAATATATGCTTATACCACTTATAGTTAAATTTAACAGTTCTAACAATAGATTGTTTAATGATAAAGGTACTGTGACATTTAGTCAACTTCAAACTATATTTAAAAGAATTAGTCCTAGTTTTTTATTGAAATCAATTATATCTAGTAATAGTTCAACCATATCAGAATTAATACGTTATGATAACACATCGTTCAACAACATTGATCTGTTTAGTATGCTTAAAGCGTCTATTAAAGGCCCACAATCTATAGCTAGTAAAGGTGCTAGTGGTAGAACGGAAATACCACTAAGATATAGAAACATACATCCAAGTTACCTAGGTAGAGTTTCTATAACATATGCTCCTAGTAACGATCCAGGTTTAAATTTCATATTAACACCTTTTGTAGAAGTTGATGATAGAATGTATTTTAAAAAATTAAGACCTGAATTACAAGAAGAAGTTGATAAACTGTCATCAAATGTAGGTGAAATAATAAATGTATAAAAAATATATATAAACAATCACATCTCATACCCTACTCTGTTTTTTGTAAAACAACTATATAATATTTATAATCAAGGAATTGTATGAATAATAATTTATTTAACACAGCATTTATGAAAGTTTTATTTGAACAACAGAATTATTGTTATCTGAAAAAAAACGCAATTAAAATTAAGCGAGATAGAAATATATCATGGGATTTATTATCGTTAACGAATACATCAGAAGAAATAATTATCCTATTTACAAATGAATTGAATTGGAAGTTATTAGGTTACAATACTAAGTTAACAAATAGTTTTATTATAAATAACCATGACAAACTTAACCCTAAAATTATTTCTAGATATCAAGAATTGGATAGGGTAACCATAGATATATTACGAGAGTGGTTATATTGGCCGTATATCGTTAAATATCAAGACAGTATATGTAGTGCTACTGATATGAATTTTATAGCTACACACATAGCGTATATTGATATTGATATACTATGTCAATATCGAGAAATTAACTCTAATTGGATAGATACCAATTGGTTAGCTTTAAATATAAATGGTGATATAGTTAGTAGATATCAGAAATTAACATCAGCAACAATTAATAATCATATAGGATCTCTTAATTTCACATCATTGTTAATATCAACTAGTGTAGATTCCGAGACAATGGTCAATACATATTTGTCACATATTAATATAAACATAGCATTGGAATTTATTCAATTTTCAGAATCTTTCTTAGAGTTACATTATAACGAGTTGAATAAATCTAGAATCTCCAGATATCAACATACTTTAACAGATCAATTTTTATCTAACCATGCTGATGATTTAAATTGGACTCTTTTAAGTAAATATGCTTATCTAACCGAATCACAAATTACAACATATTTTAACAGATTAGATAAACGTTTAATATCTAAATATCAAGTTTTATCTGAAACAGTGATTAGGGATAATATATATAAACTAGATACCACGTATCTATCTAAATATCAGACATTTACAGATGCATTTATGATTGAAATGGCAGGGTTTTTAGATCCAAAAGCATTATGTGTTAATCAAAATATTAGTGATACTATTTTAAATAGTAGATTAGTATATGTATTAGATTTAGCTGTGTTATCTAAATATCGTTCATTTACAGAAACTCAAATATTGAAATACAAAAGTCGTTTAAACATGACATATGTTTCACAATATTCTCTAATGAGTGAAGGTTTTATACTATCACATTATATGGAATTTAAATTTAATAGCTATAAAATTTCTAGATACCAAACATTGTCACCAACTACAATGGAGCTAATGTTTGATTGGTTAGATATAGATACAATTACTAAATACCAAACCCTTGATGAGAACATCATTAACAATCATAAAGATATGTTTAATATAGATTTGATTAAAAGATATCAAATAACATTAAACCCAGCGTTTATAGATAACTTATTAAGTTATTGTGCCAATAATTGATTTTTCTTTATTTCGATTTGTTCTAGAATACCTTCTAATAGATTAATGGAATCATCTAGATCGTTATCTATTGTAGTATTATAAAACTCTAATGTCCAACCTATAGGATCGACTATTTTAGTATTATATAAATGCGTACCATTTTCCATAGATGTTCTAATTCTTTTAATATCTTCTTCAATGGACATTATTTTACCTGGAGTATTGGCTTCGTTCAACATTTCAGTTACACCTATTTTAAAATCATCAACATATTCACCTAAGTTATAATTTTCTATCAATGTATCAATATCTACAAGTTTTATAGATGCCATTGTATTATGAATATCTGAGGTTAACTCAACTCCTTCTTTTAAAACATTTAAAGTGTTACATGTTTCATATATAGTATATATCAAACATGTTTCATTAAAAACATCTAAAACATTATCACCTGTTGTAGCAGCAGTAACAGAATACGATATATTCTCAAATAAGGATGGGTTACTTCTACGTACAAGTATTTCAGTTTTCACAGCATCTGATATATCTTCTAATGATTCAGATATGTAATCTATAGACATATCCTTCATTTCATCTAATACAACTTTTACAACTTTTTCATATATTACATCTGGAATATCCATTGCTTCGTTTTTAACAAATTCATCATATTTAATAGTAGTTTGATATATTCCTTCAGCATCCGTTATATCTTCATTCATCAATTTAGAATACTTGCTAGATAATGTTTTGTAAACATCTTCGCATTCTATAATAAAGTTAGTGGATTTATCTGTTGTTTTAATATATCCTTCTGATATGAGTTTTTTAAATCTACTCATAGCTACTGCTTTTATATCATTGTAATAATTATCCACATACCCATCATCTAACACTAACGATTCCATGAATACATTAGTAAGTGTTCTGGTTAGAAAACTATTACTAATATTATGTATCATCTCAAATCTATTAGACACATCATGTTGTCCATATAATCCTGTCTTATTAAAAATATTGTTCATTTATTCACCTCATCAATATTATATAGTATGAGTACTGTTATCTTTATATACAAATGTTGGTTTATCATGGGGATTATCTTCAAGCAACTCATTTAAGCCCAATGACCAATACTCAACATCGTTTCCTATAAATGCCTTAATAGTTTCATTTATAAGATATTTATCTAAACTATTATTATATAATTCCTTAATAACAAGATTCTCATTTATATTTATTTTATATTCATTGATTATACTTTTTTCTAATATATGTGACTTTTCTTCTAATTGTTCTAATTTTGCTTGATATTTAAGTTTATCCAACTCACTCATATTATCAGTATTTTCTAATACGATGTTATTAGAATAATATTCGGTTAAATCGTACACATGTTTATTGATACGATCTATATCATCTGTTAAGAAAATATCTATGTTTTCATTAATATTTATATCAATATCACGCATATTGTTACTTTCTACAACATACCCTTTAACAACATCCATACATTGATTAAAACTTTCATTAAAAACGTTTGAAATGTTCATGTTTTTATTTTTCAATTTCACATATATATGTGATGGTGTTTCAGTAATATCAGATTTTATTCTTCTAACAGCCTCATATATAACGTGTGACGCTATAGCTAATTCTAGTTTCTCAAAACTATCATTTTTAGCACTAATTATATTGATATCGTACATAATAATCCTTATAAAAAAAAAGAAGGTTATACCCATTATGTTAGATATAACCTTCTAGTAGTATAAACAGGTCTATTGATTACTATTTACTTTTTTTAAGAACAGATACTAAACCTTTTTTCTTTTTAGTTTCTGGTTCTTTTTTAAGTTTTGGTAATGAACTTGTTACGAGCTCACCCATTTTACTTATAGCTTTATCAGCCATTTCATTTAATTTTTTATCTTTTTTAGCTATAATTTTCTTAGCACATTTAGCAGCTTTACCATGTTTTGTTCTAGCTTTAATGGGTTCTACTGTATCATCATCACCGTCACCGTCATCATCACCGTCTCCAACATCTGCTGCTAGTTTGGCAACTTCTTCATCTAAAATATATTCATCATCATTAATACCAATTGATTCAGCCAAGTTCATAATTTGTTCATTAACAGGTACTTTATTACTAGTGTTTTCTTCTTCAATAACATTATCATCAGTAACAACTAATGTTTCAAATACATATTCCATTTCCATTTTCATATCTTTGTCGTTATCCATCGTTGGGTTATAACCCATGTTTTCAACAATATATTCACCTGTACTTTCTTCACTATTGATAGCTTCTTTAAGCCCATAAATATATTCTACGAACAATTCAAGGTTTTTACTATTACTATAGTCTTCAGTTAATGCATCTGTAAATTCTTTTAATAACTTATTATTGCTATTAAATAAACTAGCATTTTCTGTAAAAATTGTAGGTAGTTTAAAAGTATCACCTTGTGTACTCATTACAATTTCACCACCACCCATAACATTAAACATTTCATATAACACCAACTTACTTTCAGTATAAACTTTAAGTTCTTCATTGTCGTTAACATTTTCAATTAAGATACTTTCAGCAATAGTTGTATCTTTATTAATGTTTTCTTGGATTTTTTCACTTAATGCATTCAAATCTTCTTGATTCAATTCATTATCATAATCTTGTTCAGCATAATATTTCATATGCTCAATACCTGTTTCATCAATAGCAACGTTTCTGAAATAATCTTCAAATGTTTCAAATGCTTCTGTAGTAATAGTTTTACCAATTTCACCATTAACATCCTCTGTTAATAAGTTAACGTATAATACTGTAGCATTATATGCTGCTTTAGTTATTAATCTTTCCATGTCAAATCTCCTATATAATTATTTAATTGTTAATACTTGATATTATTTCAATTCACGAAGTAAATTTTCTTTAACTGTTTTTATATCGATATTATCATTACTAATGTCATCATCGTCAGTATCACCACCTATCAATGAATCTTTTATCACATCATCTACATCATCATTAGGGTCCTTTTTCTTTTCATCCAATACGTTTAATAATTTTTCATACTTATTGTTCATATTATCATCAATTGATGCTGTTGCAAACGTTTCGGCAATAATACTAATATTATCATCATATTCATACTCATATGACTCAACAACACCTTTGTTTAGTATACCTTCAGCAACTCTTCTTATATTACCATAAAACTTAATATATAAACTCATAAGCTTTTTCACTTCACCTATTATAATTGTACTAGCTAATTTATAAGCTTGTGTAGCAGCAACCATACCGTTTTGGTTTCTAGGTTTAGTTATACTACCTTTTCCAATATATTTGAATTCAAGATTTCTATTAGCTATTTTAGTCCCAGTTGTTTTATTTTTAGCAATTAGAAATGTTTCAGCATCATTCATAATATTATCCATTTTACTATACATTGATCTGAGCAATATAATGTCACCGTTACCATTGGTAATAGCATCAGTAATATCTTTCATATATTTGTTAGCTTTTTTAGTGGTGTAATGTTTTTTCAAATATTCTGGATCAGTTAATTTGATAAACACATTATGTCTTTTACGAATAAGACTTATATGTTTATCCGGATTAGTTGCAATTACTTTCATTTTACCATCAATCAATATTTTAATATTATCGGCAACACTATTCTTAGCATCTTTTATATACTTATAATCTAATGACACTATTTTTTTATCTGAATTTTTTAAACCCGTAATAATTGTATTAAGATTACTCTTTAACATATTAACAGTACTTTCCAACTCACTCAATGTATCACCTAAATTTTCTTTAAGACCACCTAATAATTTTTTAAAAAACTCGATAATACTATCAATGATACCTTCATTAATAACATCATAAAGTTGGTCTAATGCAACATAATCTTCTGATAAGATTAAATCGCGTTCAATAGCATAGTGCTCTTCCAAAAAATCGGCTATTTCTATTTCAGATTCTAAATATAAAACCCTATCTTGATCTGTCATATTATACTCCTATATTAAAATCAAATTATCATCAATTTTCTTTTTAACATGTACACCAGTCATATCTGTAACATCTCCAACAGCATCAGAATGTGTATCTATGTTAGGTATATCACTACCCGTTTTAATTGCAGGTACTCGTTTATCTATTTTTCTTTCAACTATTTCAGCGGTCATAATTTTATTTTCTTCAGCAATATCGTCTTCGACTTGTTTGCTTATCGTTTTCTCTTTTACTTCTAAAAATTTAGCCCATTTCTTCAATCGCTCAGTCCATTTTTTTTCTTTAAATGCAACTGAACGGTTGTATCTAGCATCAATACCAGTACTTAATGATACATAGCTAGATTTTGTAAACATTGCAACATCTTCTAAATAATCAGATACGTTTTGTTTTATATGAAAAAAAAACCATGTAACTTTTCTCAACAAATATATTGCTGTTAAAATAGCCCCACCCATAATAAGAGCAGGTGCTGCTTCGACTATGATATTACTATCGTCTATGCTGCTACTCTGATCTATTATAACGCTTTCATCTAATATAACTAAAGATTTAATTGTTTTTTCATTCATGGTATTTAAAATCGTTTTAGCCGCTTTTAAATAAGTTTCAATAATAATACCTCTATTGATCACACTAAAACCATTCGCTCTACGACCCACAAACTTAAACCCTGAAATATTATCATTCATTCTAATTGTTGTGCTCAATATATATCTACTAATAAATAATATAACTATAATAATAGTTAAATATAATGTTTTAATATTTTCATTATGGAAATTACTTTTAAACATATTTTTATAAGCCAACACGCGTTTATATAACTGTTCACCTGTATGTATCAGATCTATAGTTAATTCATCAGCAACCTTGTCATTCCCAAATGCTAAATGACGCATTATTGTAAATAAATTTCCCTCTAATCCTTCTATTTTAGTAATATCACCTTTACTATTTTCAATTTCAGAACTAGAAACATATTCAGACGATACTCTTAAATTTTTCAATACACTAGTTAGTAACCTAAGATTAGTATCATCATTATGGCTATTTTCTACAATATAATCATATAGTTTATTATCATTTACTATCTCTTTAATATTATTAATCATATCTACCTTCTACTATTCGTATAATCTATTAAACTTTTAATTATTTTATTTTGACTTGAGTCATTTTCATTTTTGATATCACTAAACATGTACGTGTCAAATGTCTTATCATCAACATCATACATGTCAACAGTTTCATTAGCTTGATCAACAATTAAAAAATTGGTAATCAATAATTTGGAAAACAACATATTTGTGTATCTACTATTTCTAATATCTATTCCATATTTTTCATTTAGTACAAAAACATCATCAGTTGATAGAATTAAACTAGAAACAGGTAAAGTTACAGGTCTTTTAAATGTCTTACGTATAATATTATCTGAATGACCATCAAATATCTTTTTCCATAATTTAGGTATGCGACTATTTCTATCTCTAGCAATTGTTTTAATACCATTATTTATACCTAATAAGATGTCTTTAAATAAAGATATTTCTCCAGAACTCCATTTAATAAAATTAAGTAAAACAGATTTATTTTTAACAGCATTTGCAATTTGATCAAGCATCTCAGATTGTTTAATAAAATGTGATTTGGTCTTAATGGCTAACATTTTTCGCATATTTAAGCTTTTACCATCACTAGTAGTAACTACGACTTCAAACTCAACAAGTGTTGGTTGTAACGAATTGTATTTTTTAACAACTTGATCTAATAATCTACCACCATTTTGTACAACACCTAACACTTTTGGGGTATCACCAATATTATCAGATGTGATATCAGATATTGCTTTTTCCCAATTTTTACCATCCATATCACCTATAATATCTTCTGGTCTAGCATATTTTTTTAACAAATCTTTTTTATTAGCATAATATTGGCCTCTAATAGTGGAAGCTAGTTCTTTACCAAGTTCTTCCTTAGTGGCTAATTGTATATCTAATTTACGATTAATGTCAACAATATCTTTTCGTATAGCATTATACCTAGCACTGTCTTGTGGTATCGAATTTAATTCATTTTGCAATATCTCTCTGTTGTGTAACATACCTTTGATATCTCGCGATACATTATTATAGTTCTTTTTCACATCATCTATTAACTTAACAGATACATTGTTTTTATTAGTTGAATTTTTATTGTTTTCATCATTGTTGTTGTTTTCATTTCTATTATTAGCATTTCTATTATTGTTGTTGTTGTTTTCATTTCTATTATTAGCATTTCTATTATTGTTGTTGTTGTTTTCATTTCTATTATTGTTATTTCTATTATTAGCATTTCTATTATTATTATTTCTATTATTATTATTATTATTTCTATTATTAGCATTTCTATTATTGTTATTTCTATTATTAGCATTTCTATTATTGTTATTTCCATTTCTTCTAGTAGCTTCATTTAATATAGCTAAATTTATATCATGAGACACATTCATATATTCTAGGATATATGACCAATTTTTAATATAATGAATCGTATTAACAGATCCTTTATTTAAGTCTAATAACATTGATTCATTTTGATAAGTTAACCCAATGTGTTTTTTAATAGAGTCTTTAACATCTATCGCTTGATGCGCTGACATTATTATCTGTATATATGATACATATTCACGTTCCAAACCCTTCATTAATAAAGATGCTACATCATAATCAATACCATCTGTAAAAATAAGTGGAAAAACAAGAGTATCTTTATTTGCCATTTGTCTAAAAGTTGGAACTTTTGACATTGGATTACCTATAATGAGTTTCTTAACCTCATCGAATGATGCGTTAGCAAATTGTACTATATCTGAAATAGCCATATAACCTCTATTGTATAATATTTATACTATTGTTTATAAAAAAAAATAACAGGGATGTGTGTGTAATATTTTTAATTATCTATAGTTAATCCATATCTCTAACCTTATTTTTACCATAGACATATGTTAACAAATCCCACATATTTGAAGATTGTTCCCCGTTATTTTTACTACTACTTTCATTATTTTTATCGACATAACTATTAGTATAATTACTATTACTATTGTTTCTGTTGGCATTTTTTTTGTTCTTATAATTATTATTATTATTATTATTTCTCTTACCACCATTAACATAGTTATTATTAACATAATAATGATTATTTTCAATCACATAACTATCATCTCTTATCCTATTAGAGTTATTAGTTTTCTTTTTCTTATAAGGTTTCTTACCATGATAACAATTATTTTTCTTTGATTTAAAACCCTTATTAGTTTCACTAAAACTTATGAATAACCAAATACCCTTGGTTCTCATAAGAACAACTTTCTGCATCATATAGATCTTAGAAGTTTCAATAAGTGTTCTTAGCGATTTCTTATCGAATATTTTACCTCTAACAGTACAGTATTTATTTTTTTTTAAGTCGATATTCTTGTATTCTTGCTTAAAAGTTTTTAGAAATACTTGACTACGATCTAATATGATAAAATTATTCTCACCACCCATATTTATGGCTGATAAAACTTTTTTATACATATTAGTCATAATCTCTCCTCATATTACACACACACAAATATAATATATTATCGAATATATTGTTAAATAATAGTATGTATAACAATGTATTAAAGATAAATATAGGATTCAATATGACCGAATTTAACAATACAAACACAATTTTTAAAAAACTACAAAAAGAATCTAGTACCAATTTACAAGAATTGTTAGATAAAATAAAAGCAGGTGTTCATAAAGACAATGTTAGTACAACAAATTCCAATCTTGATTGGTTTAATAAAAGTAATAGTAATACAACTAGAGATGAGTTTGATAAAATTGTATCAGAAACATTAAATGTAACATTGAAAAGACTGATGGAACCTTCAACTCAAACATATAAAGGTGATGTTGAACATATGATATCCAAACATAACACTGATGGAATATATTTCCAAACAGCTCCGTTCACTTTTCTATATTTTGTTCCACCAGATTTAGCAGGTATTGACTACGATTATTTTTCCATAAAAAAAGAAAGGGGTTTTAATGATGTTATATCCGAAGTCTCTAAACAACAAACAGTCATAAATGCTGATGCAAATCAACAACATTATGAATTAGCCATTCTTCCAGATGAACTTAAAGGTGTAAATATAGGTTTAAGACAGATGTTGAAACAAGATGTTGATTACTATCCTATGGCTGATCGACCGACTGGATATAATAATAAAATTTTATTTAATCGTAATACAACTATACCTATACTTAATAATTTTGCAGTACCATCTAGTATAAATACTATCGATGGGCAAATGAGTACATTTGATTCCTCTGAAAATGTTATTCTAGTTAAACAGGTTTTGCCTAAAACAATTATAGATAGCTATGCTACAAACCAAGTAACAGTTACCTTTAACGAAATAGGTTCTGCAAAATATGGTACAGCTATGATAACGAATCTACATAAAGCGTGGATAAAATACATGGAGTATGTGGTAAACGGTCAATTAAATCCAACAGCTAAATATACATCAGGTATCAATTATAGAATAAACGAAGAAACTAGAGCATTAGAAGTCAATGTTGATGATGACAATGGAACAGCCCAAATAGGTAAAAGTAAAGAATATAGAAGAGCTATAAATTATTTCGGAGCATTATATTATTTTAAATTAGAACCTGATGGTAAAACATTAGTACATTGGGGTAAATGGACAGGTTTATTTCCTACTCAAATAACATCAAGTACATTTAATAGTGAAAACGGTCATCCTAAAATACAGGTACAATACCAAAGTCAATTTTTTGAGGAAAATAATATACAAACACTTATTGAGTTCAACATGTTAAATGTTGTATATAATATCAAATTTAATAAAAATAGTGCTAATGATGCATATAAGAAGTTGACAGAGTTTTCAGAATTAGATCGAAATATTGCCCTCATAACATATAAAGATACCCAAAAATCTAACACTATTGATCGCAGATATCAGTTATATGTTGGTAATGAAGTTGAAGAATTATTAACAAAAATTGAACAGAGTAATGATACTGAGAAGCGTGCAAATATTTCAGAATTGGATGATAATTCCGGACACTTTTCATTAGTAACCATGGATTCTTTAGATTATCATGATGTTGATACGAAAGACATGGAGCCAGCTACTTTTGATAAAATATTGATGAGTAAAAACAATGGTGTCGAATATGTGAAATTCACCGAAGAAGAGATGAATGCTAAAGTTTTTAGTGGTATTGATAATATTATATCTAAAATTGAAAATATTAAAGTTAATTCAGCCGATGCGGAAAAAGGTAGAAGTTTAGACAATACCAATACCGATGGTGCAACTAATTGATTGTGAGGATAACTTATGGATAATATATTTACAGGTAAATCAACTTATGATATAGAATCATATATTTATGAACTTTCGACTAAATTTTTTAAAAACCAAGATGGTACAAATATACCTGTTAATAAATTACGTAATGGTCTATATGGTTGGTTGTCAGAAACTCAGAGTAATTTAGCTTTCAACAGTATATCTACGAAATCAGGATTATATGAGGAAAATTTTATAAACACAGCTAAATTACCTCAAACCATATACAATAATGCTATTATGTATAATTTTAATGTCAATTTAGCAGAACCGGCGATACTACCAGTTAAATTAAATATTAAATTCGTAGATATTATTAACATCAGTAGGCGTAGCGAACAAGTTTTTAGAATAAGTAATAGTACTGTATTTCAAACTAACGGTATGAATTTTAAGCTAAGATATGATATTATCATAGAATATAAATTGATAGGTTCCAATATAACTGATGGATCATTATCAGCGACATATGATAAATCTACTGAACAATTTGACACATTTGATACATATGATAAACTAATACCTATCAATTACAACCCAGATACTGGCATGGTAACATTAGTTGTGGATCTATATCAATTGGAAAAAACTGTTACTACTTTTGAGTATATTGAACAAGATTCATTTTTAAATAAATCATTTAAAGTTAATTTTTTTGACCAATTATCTAAATTCAGAGTTTTTTATAAGGAAACACCTTATTCCGAAAGAATTGAATTAAACACATATTTGGGTTCCGAAGAAGTTAATTTTAATCCAAATGAAAAAAAATGTAATTATGAATATAATGGCACGAATAGTTTAAATATATTATTTGTTAGTAATACAGGATTTCGACCTAGTAATAATTCGATAATAGAAGTAGAAACATATACTACAGTAGGTTCATCAGGTAATATTAATTATAATGGGTCTCTCATACCTGTATTTGACAATAAATTTTACTATGATTTAAATATTACTACTACTCCAATAGGTGTGGGTTCTGGTGGATTAGATAAACCATCACCAAATGAAATAAAAGCAAGACTATTAGCATGGATACAATCTAAAGGTGAAATGATAACAGATACTGATATTGATAATTATATTAAAAGTATACAATCACAATATTTGAAAAACAATAGTAAATTTACTATGACTAAAGACCAAAACGATTTATTAAGTCGTTCATATAAATCATATGTATTACTAAAAGATAACGATAATATAGTTATACCTACTACAACAGTTGATTTGTCATTAAGTTACACAATAATCGAAAGTAATGATATGGATTATTTTAAAAAATCTATGGATGGTTCAAAAGTATTGATACCATCCGGTAGTTATATAGTTTTAAAAAAAACCGTGCAAACAAATATGGAAGGTTATGTTATAGCATATAACTATAGCGATTATACTGTCTCACAATATCCTGAAGAAAACCTTTTTAATGAAAATGATATGTTACGGGGTAGTGATAACTGGTTATCATATTATAGAAAATATCCTGACGCATATACTGTTTATAAAACACCATATGATATATTAATAGATTCCGTACCGTTTTTAAGAGCAGTGTATTATCGAACATCATTAGATGATACATATCAAGTTAATAAATATAATATGAACCATTTATTTGGAAAAAGTTTCACAATTACTGAATTTGATATATATAGAAATTCTATGAATGGTACGGATAATGATACTTATACATTATCATTTGAACTAAACACTAATGTTAATAAAAAATATATCAATAACAATATATTGTCTGGACCCGACAGAAACCAAATAAATGCAATAATATTATTTTTCACCAAAGATGATGATGGTAATAGAACATATTATGGTTTTAAAAACTGTGTGTTTGACGAATCTTCTAACGGTAATCCGTATAAATTCTATTCCGAATTTAAAACATTGTATAAAATGGATGAATATGATTCAACATATCTAAAGTTATTTAAAATAGATAGTGAAACTTCTACAGTTGTTAGTAATACATTACAAGAAGTTAAAGTGCCTCGTGACGTAAACATATCAATTTTAGTTAACTATGATCCAAATGATGGTAATTCTATAGAAAGCTATTTTCAACCAACTAGTGATAATCAACTACAATACGCTTCTAATACAACAGCACCGGATTTATATGATACTGCTATAGATGGTTCTGGAACAACAATAGGGTTAGTAAATATAATAAATGTTTTAGAAGTTGAGTCTGTTGAACCTGTTAAGATTTTCGTATCATTAGGCAACGTAGTATCATCAAACATAACATATACTGGTCAATCTTATGTGATAAAGGAATTACCATTAATAACAGCTGATTATATAGAAAATGATGAACGGTTTCAATTCTTTATAAATGCAATAACTAACTATGAAAATATGTTTAAAACAATACTATCAAGAATAGATGGTAGTAGTTCACTTAATTTAAAATATTTTAACACTTGTGGTAAATCTAGTAATTTTACAATTAATAATACTGATATAAATATTTCTTGTGTTATAGGTTTACGAGAACAATATACCCCAATATTAGAAAAAAATATAATTAAACACATAGTATCGTTTATGAATAACATTAATGATATTGATATAAATAGATTTTCATTTTCTAATTTATCAACATCATTAGAAAATAATTTTCCACAAATATCAAGCGTTTTCTTAAATGATATAAACGGTCTTAGAGTATATGAAATTGATGAAAAAAATGTTAGTGATATTCCGGAATATTTGAATATAGGATATGATTATATAAACAAAAAATTTAAAGTTAAATTAATTTTTAAATAATAAACAATATATTAAAAACTATAAGGTGATACTATGAATAATGATATTGAACATGCAACAGATATTAAAAAAATTGATAAAGTCATATTAGACGAACTCAATGAACAAGTATCGGAAAATTTAATAGAAGTTGTTAATATACTAGATGATATTGGGTATCTTTATGAAGAATATCAAAACAGTGTTAGTGAAAGTGAGTTTATTGATAAAACTTCTAAAAAAATCAACTCATATGGTATTAATAATAAAACATATGTTGAATTAGCTAAATATATTGAAAAAAGATATAATGATATTAGAAACCTAGATGATTTATTAATACTTGAAAAAGAACTATCGGCTTTACATAAAGCAACATTGGATGTTTTGAAACAAGTTGATGATAAAACACGTGAAATATTAAGTAAACAAAATAAGAAAATACCTAATGCTGTTAATAAAAGTAGTATTATACAGGGTGCGTTAATAAGTGCTAGTGCTGCTATATTGAATAAAGAAAGATTAATGAAATTAGCATTGTCCACAATGAGTGGTAGTGTCGGTAGTGCATTTTTTTTATATACCTCAAGTAGAGGTATTGTGCGTAGTATGAAAGGTTTAAAAAAAATGGTCAATATAATGTCAAAAACAAATAATATACCAGATACAAGAAAATCGTTAATGCTAATTGCTAGAACATATAAACTATTAAAAAATATAGAATCGCATACAAAAAAAAATGAAAAACCAAATATAGGTGAATATAAAAACATGGTCAATATTGATAATAATTATGAGTTTAAAAAATCAAGAGTTTAATAACAATTAATAGAGGTGTATAATGAGTAAACAACTTTTAAATGAAAAAATGTCAAAAGGAAAAGCTTTAAAATTATATAATTCGGTAAAAACCGAATTTTGTAACATGTCCAATGATGTTGAAAAACGAACATTGCTAAATAACTTAGATAAGATTGAAAAAGCTATGACTAAAGGTTCTGCTGGGAAAATTGGTCTAGCACTAGGTTTATTAGCAGCAGCTGGTGGAGCTTATGCTGCTTACAGTGCTCATGTACATGGTTCTGATGCTGAACATGAAATGTCAGGTATACGTGATATGGATCAAATTGAAAACCCTGTAACTGATCAACTGGAACCTGAAGCAACAGCTAAAACTGTTCCAGTTTTCAAAAATAGAGAAACTGGTAAATATTTCTTAAATCCTAAAGATTATACTATGGATAAATATAAAAAAATCAAAGCATATAGAGCTGATGGTAAGTGGGTTGGTAGAGAACAATTTGAGAAAATTTCTAAAAATCTTAAAGGTATAAATACCCAACGTGCTTTAAATAATGCTAGGATAATGAAACAAGGTATCCAATATGATCAAGCCGCAAAAAGAATTAAAGAATACAATCAAAATAATATTATTAAGCGAGATATGTTATCTAATTTAGTTAATAAATATCATAATAAACAAAATGCTGGTATCGCTACTGGTGTAATTGGTGGTATTATAGCTGCTGGTAGCAACTTGTTAAAAGGTGGCGATCGTACCGAAATAACTAAAGCTAAAGCAATCGTAGGTTCAATGAAAAAATATATCTCAAAAGTAAAACCAGGTAAACAAAAGTGTGCTGATTTTGATAAAAAATTTAAACATTACTTCATATAGGAGAATATGATGATACATACACTTAGTGAAAATTCTAGTAGTAAATTATTAAACGAAGGTTTTTTTGAAAATAAAAGACTTAGGTTATATAATTCAATAAAAATAAGTTTTTGTAACATGGATACAGCTGTTGATAAACAAGTGTTAATAGACACATTGAAACAATCATCTACAGCATTAACAAAAGGTAAAGCTGGTAAAATTGCGTTAGGATTAGCTGGACTAGCGATAGGTGGTATTGGTGCATACGCTTCTTATAAAGCTGGTATGGATGTTGATTCCCTTAATAAGGATTTAGATGCAATACCGACTACCGCAAATGATGGTAGTAATAGTTTAGCTAATATGGCTAATGCTACTGCACGATCATTATATGGTAGACATGTAGCTGATGCTACAAATATAGAAAATGGTGGCAAATTGGCAATAGGTGTAGGTGCATTACTAAGTATTGTATCCACTGTAATAAGATCTGGAAATAGTTCCGATATCAGTAGATCTAAAGCAATAATAGACACTATTATTCAATATATTTCAAAAGTAAAACCAGGTAAACAAAAGTGTGTTGAGTTTGATAAAAAATTTAAACAATTTTTTATTAATGAAAGTTATAATAGTGATATCAGCAATAGTGATGATAATGTTGTGGTAGAAATGGATGTTGTAAGTGAAGGGATATCTAATCTATTAGCCCTATATAATGATGCGTTACCAGAGTCTATCTCAGATAATATTCTTAATGAACTATTAACAGACGCATTGTTTTTGTTCAACGAAACAGTTAATTTTGAAAATGTTAGTGAGTTTACAACACCTACATTCATAGAGGATTATGCTTTTATGACAGAAGGTGGAGTGTTATCTGAAAACACCAAAGACACTATTACAAATACAGGTGAATTGGCAACATATAAGAAAAACATCGTATCAGCAATATTTGAAAATACTTCAGACAACGATAGTGTCGAAATCAACTCCTTTACTGTTAGTAAAATTATATTAGTGGAGATGTTAGATGGTTTAGGTTTACTACAAAACATATCTGAGTCTAACCCACAAATTATCACAGATACTGTGTGTAAAATGAGTTTATTAGATGAAGCTAGTAAAAGCAAACCATTCAGATTGCTCGGTTCTATTAGAAAAGAATTTTGTCATATGAAAACTACAAAAGATAAAGAAAAATTATTGAAACGACTAGATGGGTCTGTTAAAGCTTTAAGTAAAGGTAAAGCTGGTAAAATTGCTTTAGGATTAGCTGGACTAGCAGCGTTAGCAGGCGGGGCATATATGGCCTATGATGCAATGAAAAATGGTGAAAATATAAAAGATTCTGAAAATGGGCTTTTAAGCACACTTAAGAATGCGCATACTAGAGCAGGATTTACTCAACAAGAAACATCTAATGGTAAAACTATTACTAAACATTTTTTAACTAAAATGGGTGGTGTTGCTGAACCTACAACTAAACTTGGTTACGAGGCCAATAACCTTAGTAATAAAGCGATATCACACTTATCTGCTAATAAAGATAATATAAAGAAAGCTTTTTCGGGAGCTATAAAAGATGAAGAAAATAGAGCACTTACTGGAAAAACAATAGCGAAAGCAGGTGCTATTGTTGGACTAACATCACTGTTATTAAAATCCGGTAATAAGAAAGATATATCTGAATCTGAAAAAGTTATCAAAAACGTAATATCTTATGTTAAGTCAGTAAAACCTGGTAAACAAGATTGTGTTGACTTTGATAAAAAATTTCTAATATAATATTTTATAATATTTAATAAAATCGATAATAGTAGTGGATGATCATATATATGTCATCCGCTATTATTATCGATCATTACACTAATAAGATCATGTTAATTAACAATGGATTAAATAACTATTATAAGGACACATAATGTATACAGAATCAAATATAGAAACATTATCTAATACCATATTAAAAGAATCATCAATAGCTAGATCTACTTTTAATGTGTTAACACCAACTATAGATTATAAAGCACTACATAGCTATAATTCAGCTTTAGTTGAGCCTAGTCAAGGTGTTTTGGATAGAACAGTAGAAGCTATTATGCGCTTTATTGAAAATATTGTTAAAAAAATGAATAATTTATGGTTCAATAGAGCTAAATTTGTTAAAAACAATGAGCGTATAATAGTAAATGGGTATGATAAAATGATGGGTGATAGAGATGTTGTTGTTAGATTGGAACCTATAAATGTAGTGAATCGTAAATATATAAAAGATTTACGCAATCTACGAAATCGTATCTTGAAACAAGTTGATCGTAAATTTATAGTCGGTCATAATTTACCTAGAAACTTTAATAGTGTATCTGTAAGACGAATTGAGTTTATGGATATTATGACTAGAATCAACGAATACCCACTTTCTATAGAACCTCAAGATTGGATCGATTTCATAGATCATATAAAAAGGTTTTATAGAAGTGATTTAGAGAATATTGAAAATGGTAAAAAAGAAATTATGTTAAGATATAAATATATTAGACATGAAGTTGAAACAGGTGAACGAACAATACTAGCTTTGCCAAAAGCTAAACAACCAACTGTTGATAAAACAGTTACACTTATAAGATCTAAATTGAGTTTAATTATGGACATTTATAATGCTGAACTAGAAGCATTGGAACATATGTATCTTGCCATGTATAGAGCATTGAGAATATTTTATGATTATGGTAAGTGATTAATTACGTCTACCGTTTCTATTACCGTTTCTATTATTATTATTCTTATTCTTTTTTTTGGTGACACCAGCATCTGGATTTTTAGCTACAAACCCCATATTTTTTAAATTATTTTTTAAACTTGCATCAGATCTACTATAAGCACCTTCCAACTCGCGAAGTCTTGTACCAACTAATATCGTCACCTTATCCATTATACTTGCAAGTAACGATACACTCTTTTTCAATAAAATTTTTAATTTACTAAAAAGATTTTTAGTTATTTTTGTTTTAAATATATGTGCTCTTTTAATTTTAGCTCCAGTATTTGCATTTTCTCTGCTCTGAATAACCTTGTTTCTATCAATAAATCTTTTAAGTAAATCTCTATCAGCTTGTAAACTATCTTCGATATTATCTATCCCACCATTAATATTTTTCAAATTGCCGTATATTGTAGCAACTCCTGTTATATCGTATGGTGACTTAGGAATATTGTTTATAGCAATTAATGAATTTTCTCTAAGAATTTCTTCGTACTTTTTATAAATACTATCAATAGCTGATAACCCACTATTAGTATCACCTCCTTCAGCAATATCTAATAATTTTCTAGTGAAATCAAAAACGGTTTTTTTAAGTTTAAAAAGTTTAGTTAAACTTGTGGTGAACCTAGCATCGTTCATAAGTAAATATGTTTTATTTTTTAATGTTTCTGTTGCTTTAGCACCACTTGTATCTTCACTAGCATATTGTATAGTATCTCCTAAAGCCGACATACGTTCACTCCACTTATCTGTACTATCTTTATTAGCTTCAATTTTTTTTAATATAGCACCAATGAAACCAGTTATAGCAGAACCAATACCCAGTGCTAATGCACCTTCTTCTAACATTATTTCTTTTACAATATCCGCAGTATCGTCATCGAGATTACTTAATATATTTCTATCTACATATTCTTCAATTAACATATTTTTATACAATGAATCATTCATATCATACCCCATATTTTTATTACAATCTAATAGCTGTATTATCGATTTGTTTATTTTTATTTTTAACAACTTTAGCTATAGCATTTCTCAAATTAGCTATTGTTGGATCAGTACTATCGAGAACATATTCAACTATTTTATTAAACCTATTATCAACTAAATCATACAAACTAGTTAATACACTGCCTTGATAACTAGATGCTTTTTGCACATAATTAACATAACTAGTTAATAACCTCGCACCAGTTTCACCTGATTCAGCTTTTTTAGTAGCATCTTTTTTATTATTAATTCTCACATTGGTAATAGCTTTATCACCAGTTTTTTTAAAAAACTTTTCTTTCGCAGCATATATCTGCCTACGCATTTCTATTGTTGATAATGTTTTATTATTTCTAATTTTCATTTCAATATCAGTTGGTAATTCAACATCATCAACAGTTTCCTGTTTCTTAGCATACTTCTTACCATGTGCTAATAACTTATCATAACCTATTTCTAAGTTTTCCATACTTTTTGGTAGCTCAGTAAAAATCTTACTCATATTAGTATAAAATTGACTGATACGTACACCATTCAACTTGTTATATCTTGCTTTACCAATACCTGTGAATTCACTGAGAATATTTTTACCAGTAGCAACACTTTTTATAGGTGTTGTAAAATTACATAATTTTTTAGTAACAATTACCAGTTCAGCACCACTATAGTTTGTAAAGTTATTTTTATCAGTAGCTTTAGTTTTAGCTTCCGTGACTAATTTATAATTAGCTGATAATGTTTTTTTCATATCAGTTAAATTCATATCACCTATCATATATAATGGATTAGCATCATTTAATATTTTAGAAGTTAGTTTGGACATAGTATCGTAATCATACTCTTTTAAAAACTTAATATATTCGCCACCTATTTCAGAATACACATCTTGTTTCAACAACGAAACCTCACCTTGACTTTTTATCACTTTTAGTTGCTCAATATTATTACTTAATATTTCAGCAGTATTGGTTCTAGCAGCAGCTTTGTTAGCACCTTTACCAAATATTGCTTTGATAGCATCAAGAATGAGTTTAAAACTATTACCCACACCGCTATCTCCAGTAATATCCCCTATAGTTTCTATCACAACATTATCTAAATATTCCTTCAGATCCTCAAATTGTTCTAACAAATTTATAATATCAGCAGATTCTTGTGTTTTTTGCTCTATAAACAATAATTCATCATTAAGCTGATCATATAACGTATTGTACATATTCATACCACACCCCTATTTTGAATCTTCGGCAATAACATTATCCTTTTTCATTTCCTTAGTTTTAAAAGATTTAGCTGTTTCAAACAATTTTACATATTCCATAGCTATAGCAATCGCAACAGTATCAATAGTCTTGGAAACAATAAATATTGATTTTAAAAACAATATAACCTGTTTCACCAACTTATTTACATCTGGTAAATGCTCATTACTACTTATATCCATGTTTTTTAACATAGGTATATTTTTATGTATACTAGAAATAAAATCATTCATATCATTAACACTGTCACCTAGACCATTAGTAATATCTACTAACGTAATAACATATTTTCTCAATTCTGAGGATTTATCGATAACTTTATTAGTTACACTACATATATTACCAACATGCTTAGAAATCTCTTTGGTTGATAATTTCTTTTTATCATTAAGTAGTTCTTTAATAATATCAGTATATTTGTCAACATCAGTGTTTTTCAATGCATCAAGAGTAATATTTTTTACAAACTTATCCAGTGATTCTGTTAGATCGGAAGCGACTTTTAATAAATCATCTAATCTATCGATATTAACAATTAATGTATCCTTGTCCATCTTTTTTAATCCCAATATAATATTACTTTTATTAGTTTTGATAAACTTACATTTCTGTTCAAATTTACTATATTCTTCACCACTATCTTTAAAAGTTTTTTTAATGTCATTAAACACTTTTTCAATACCTGATAAGAAACTTCTAAATAATGCTGGTGATACGCTTTCAAGAGTGACATTTTCAAGCAACATTACCCTATTAACATTAGTAGTGTATGTGTTGGCCAATCTTTGTAATTCTAAAATACTTTCATCAAATATAAAATTATGCATTTTATGTTCTCCTTAAACCTATTAATTTAATATATTGTTAAACTTAAAAAAAATGAAACTATGATATATTATAAACTAAACTTGTTTTCATTAATATATTATGATAATGTGTCTCAAATTAATCTTATCCCATATTGATAAGATTAAACAACTAATAGGAGGAATTATGATTGATCGAGCATTAGTCAAACATCATGCTAGTGATGCTATTTTATTCAACATTGAACATTTTGAATCTTATATCGGATATTTACAATATAAGGATAAATGTATGATTATACCAATTACCATTGACGAATTTAAGAAACAACTGTGCGACTATAATGATGATTGCGGTTTATTAAAATTTAACAATTTAGAAGAACTAAAAAAAAGCGATATGTTTTTACATCAAAATAAATCGGATCAGTATTATATAGATACGATGTTTGCTCGTAGTAGTATATATGATATATTTATAGATAAAGGTACTATACTCATACATAAGTAAATTATCTTTCAACAAAATGTGTTATAAGATAATAGTTGAGTATATTATAACAAACATTAAATTACATAGTAAATATTATCTAAATTAACATATTGTGAAGGAGATTCTATGTTATTAAAAAAATTATATTTAGCGAGACAAACCCGATATGATACATTGCTGGACATATCTAATAAATATATTAACAATATAATTGGAGACGAGATAAACATTCTTATTGATATGAATAGTGTGTTTAACACTATATGGCAACCAAGCATTGTTACTAAATTTGAAGATGATGATAGTCCGGATAATGTAGACCCATATGGTTTAAGTTTAGCGATTTTAAATTTCATTGCACATTATCGTAATTTTTTCTGGACAAGATATCGAAAACATACAAATATATATCTGTATGATAATATGGTACCAGATAAATGGATAATGGATATGTATGGTGATGATTTTAAAAAAAATTTCTATATACACCGAATAGGTGGTGATGGAGTTGTTATATTAGCACAAAATTATTATAAAAAAAACATAAGTATAGTAAGAGATATAATAACACATGTCCCGTCAGCATATTATGTAAATATGAATGGTATAGATGAATTACTTTTCCCATATATGTTTATGAGAGATATAAATCAATCAGAAACACCTACAATTATAATCAGTAATAGGCAACTAACTTTAATTAACAGGTACTACTTTAAAAACATATCGGTATTATCATGTAAAAAAGAAAAATCCATATTAGCACATGATTATAAAACAACAACAATGATGATGTTAAATAAGAACAAAGTACCTAACAAAATGGCTATTGAATATATAGAGTTGTATATACCATTTATATATGGTTTAGCTGGTTACGAATCTTTTAATATAAAAAATAAAGTAGGTATGCGTGAAAGTAAAGCTATCAAAATGATAGCTAACGCTATCGATAAAGAAATATTACCAGAATATAAAACATCTATTAGTGAGGTTGCTAAAACATTATATACTAACAAAATAGTTACATTAGATGATTTAAAACTACTATATAATAATTTAAACATATTGTTATACAATAATCTATATTTTAAAAGATTTAGTATACAAAAAATAAAATCTTTTAAAGACAAACTAATAGATATCAGCGATGATCAAATATTAATAGATGCTAATTATAGATATTATAATAGTTTATTAAAAGTTGATCAACTTTTAAAAACAAAACAATACAATTAGAGGTTAATATGAGATATAAACAAACATTTGAAGAGTTCTATTTTTTAAAAAACAATGATGATTATCTTATTAAAAAAACGGAACATGGTTATCTTGATCAACAAAACCCATATCATATGGAAGGTAGTGTATACAATCACATTAAAATGGTTTATGACGAAATGTCTAAATTAACAGATGATGAAACATTATTAAAAGCAGCCATACTACATGATATTGGAAAATATGTGTGTAGAAAAGAAGATCATGTAAAAAAACGAGTTTATTTTAGAGGACATCCCGGTGTTTCAGCATATATGAGTTTGAATTACGCTGATGATTTCAACAAAGAAATATTATTCAAATTAGCAGCATTACATTCAATATTGTTCAAGTATCCAAACACTGAAGTGATAACACAATCGTTTTCAAAAGATTTTTGGAATAAATTAAGATTACTAATAAAAGCAGATGTTATAGGTCGTATATCATCACAAAATAGTTCAAAGAATGATATATTAGGGTTGTTGAAAACAAATGTAATTACCGATCCAAAGCCCAAACCAGTAGATAAGAATAAACCAACTTTAACATTGTTAATAGGTCCACCGGGTGCTGGTAAAAGCTCATATATTAAGAATACTCTTAAAGATCATAATAGTAGTATTATTTCAAGAGATGATGCTGTTATGGAAATTGCTGGTACGGATAACTATACAGATGCTTTTAACATACTGTCCAAAACAAATAAACAACGATTAGTTGATGAACATATAGATCGGAAAATGTCCAAATATGTGAAATCGGAAGCATCTATAATCATAGATATGACAAATATGACATATGGGTCTAGAAAGAGATGGGTTAGTCAAACTAAAGGTGATTACAATATAAAGTACACTATGTTCCTAACAAAATTTAATGACATAATGTTGCGTAATGTGACTCGTTCAGATAAAACGTTACCAATAGAAGCTCTTATCAGCTTTATGAGTAGATTCCAATATCCGTTACTATATAATGAAAATTATAATACTATAGAACATGTTGCGAATTACAATAGTTAAAATATTATAAAAAGGAGAATATTATGAAAAATTATTCAGATAGTATATTAAATGTGTTAAAAAAATATGAATCTAAAATGACAAGAGATGATTATGAAAATTTCAAACATGAGATTGAAATAATTACAAATAACATGGACAAAGTAATGACAATGGTGAATATAGTTCCTTCTAAAAAATGTATCGAATTAATTGAAGATGAATTGTATCCAGTATATATTGATAGCGAAGATGGTGGAGGTTGTAATCTATATGATTCAAATGAGGTATATGATGTGTTAGATAAACATAAATTGTTAACAAATAGACCGTCATACCAAAATTTAGCCAATACTGATTTATGTCAAATTATATTATAAAAAGGAGAATATTATGAAAAAAGATTTAGAAAACATAAACGATTATATTGAAACATTATATGATTTAAAAGATTCAACATATGATGTACTTAAAAAACAAATAAACATAATCGATAATGAAATTCATAAATTAACTAAACTACAATCAAACAGTGTGTCTAATGACAATATATTGACACTGAGACAAACAATGCTAAAAGATCCAACCTTAGATTTATACTATGATGATTTTAGGGGTATTGATGACACTCTACATATTAGATGTAAACCAGGTGTTTGGGAATGGTTATTAGCTAATAAAATAAACTATCCCAAAATAACCCAAGAACTTGATGATTCAGAATGGAGTGGTGGTGAAAAATTCATTGAAATACCAGAAGCTTATGAAGAGGTAAACTTTACTCAACATGAGGATATGGTTAGAAATATAATATATTTATTAAAACAATCAGGATACTGGTATGATGATATTGCGATACGTTTTGAAGATGGTGATTTCTATCCAGGTCAGAATACGAATGGTTGTTTAGGATTACCGACAATCGCTTGTAATGATGAATTATTTAATGATATAATGAACGACACTAGAATCGTAGACGATTTAACAAATTTGTTAAACGATTATGGTTATAGATATGAAACAGAAGAGGATGAATTAAACTTAGTACTAAAACCATTATATAAACATATACCATACAAATTATCACTAACATATATTGATAGTAACAATGTGCCAGTTGAAATACCGGATGCTTATGATGTATTAAAAGATTTTACACTTAAACGTTCATTCATAGATAAGTTAAATAAAGAATATGATATTAAATATGATTTACCATTAGAGTATAATTCACATGTTATTGATAACAGTTATACCACCACCCATAAGCTTTCAGATGAAATAACACGCTTAGAATATTATTTTATCCCTAGCACTATTAATGAGGAACATGAGGAGTATGAGGACACACATATTATATCAATACCTATAACATGTGGTGATAAGACATATAATGTAAATGTTGATTTTTGTTGTGTTGAATATGATGATTATCGGGAATATGTGTGGTCAAGTATATATAATTGGGGACATGAATTTTTAAAAACTAAACAATTAAAAGTTATCAATTTAGCATAATATGATAAAGTGTATATGTTGTGTATAAACATATACACTTTTATCATACAATAGGAGCACTATGTTAAATGTTAAAGTAGGTATTATATGAATATACGTATCATAGTTTTCACAAACAATAGCAATGGTTACATTATATCTAAAACATCCAATATCGTAAAAATAAGTGATGGTGAAGATATTTACCATAAATGGCACGATTATATATCACATACAATATTTGAAGATATTGAAGATATTTATAAAATGTTTATTAAATTGGGTGTCAATGAGTTGAAATTTACAGAATTTAATAAAGAAACATTATTATATGATAATGATGAAGAGTTTCCACCTGATATAGAAATTTATGTTAATTTCACAAGCACTACGCTGGTAGGTATATTTGCTATTAATAATAATAATAAAATCACTGTGAAAGCTAACAATATGTTTGTTATTACCAAAAATGACCAATACAGCTATACCTTATATAATAATAGTAATAAAACCGTTACTGTAAAAAAACAAGTATTGTTAAAAGATAAATTCAACACACTTATTCTAAGTGGTAAAATATCTGGATTCATTATAGATGGTCGAAAGTTAAAAGATTTTTTAGGATATAGAAAAGATTTTAGTACTTGGATAAAAAACATTATATCAAAGTACCAACTTATTGAAAACACTGATTTTATCAAAGCTCCCCAAAAAAGGGGAGCTTCAAAAACAGGGCAAGTTAGAATAGAATATACGCTAACATCTAAAATAGCTCAAAAAATATCTATTAAAGCAAATACTGATATTGGTGATAAATTGGCAGATTATTTATATGATTTAGGACATGAACAGATATCTAAAAAAACATATACTTTACCACGAACATATTCAGAAGCATTAAGAGAATTAGCAGATACAACAGACGCTTTAATGTTAGCAAAACAAAAAATAATGAACGATGAACCTAAATTACAATACCATGACACTGTTTTAAATAGTCCGAATCTGTTTACAACAACGCAGATTGCATTAGAAATAGGTATGACAGCTAATGCTCTACATAAATTTCTACATGAAAAACATGTTATATATCGACAAGGTAAAGTATGGATATTATATAAGGAACATTTAGAAACAAGGATTGGTGGTATGGCTACATATGTATATGTTGATAAAAGTTCTAATACTAAACATACTCGATTACAATTAAAATGGACACAGAAAGGTAGAAAGTTTATACATGGTTTAATTAAAGATTGTGAAAATAAAAAACTACTTACTACTTATAGGAGTTAGAATTATGAATACGAATATTGACGACATGAAAGTTTGGTCGGTTTTTGCTGATAATTTTGAAGTAAATTCATATATATTAACAAAACATAACGCTGAGAAAATGTTATGTGAATTAAAAATAGATCCCCAGTATAGTGGTATGGATTTATATATATACCCATTATATTATGATGGAGCCGACACGATATCATATAATGAACAACCATATTGTAAATGAGGTAAACAATGGTAAAATTATTTAACACACCATTTGGTGAAATATTTGTAATTGAAATGGGGGTTAGGGAGAATGGTAAATATACTGTTTATGGATTGGAAATATTACGTGAAGGATATGAACCATTTACAGTATATGAGAAAATTGATTTAGAGGCAATGGTTGCTGAAGACCTACCTCCGTTGATAAAAAAGTATAGTAATTGGAGGATGTTTGATGGTTTCAATTTTTAACCAAATATTTATCGATGAATTACCAAAGAGGATTTATGAAAATTTTAAATAACTACATTGCAATAGAAGGCATTGATGGCGCTGGTACAACAACACAGGTCTTAAAATTAGAAGAATTGATAAAGAAAGATGATGATATAGATTATATTGTTACCAATGAACCTGCTAATTCTAATATAACCAAACTAATCCGTCATAAATTAAATAGCGGGTACGCTATTAAGCATCAATATGAATTAGCATTATTATTTGCTGCTGATAGATTAGAACATCATCATAGAACAATTATTCCAGCTATTGAAAGTAACAAATTGATAATAAGTGATAGATCGATTATGTCGTCATATGTTTACCAATCAGTATTCACAAACGATCTTACATGGATCAAATCAATAAATAAATATGCTATTATGCCAAATATCATCATATATTTGGACATAGATGCTGAGATAGCAATGAAAAGAATGCTAGGTAGAAATAAATTGGATTCTTATGAAAAAATTGATTTACTGGTTAAATATAGAAAGACATATATAGATCTTATAGATAAAATGAAAAATGATACAAACATTTTAATATTAGATGGTACTTTACCAGTAGATGATATCACTACAAAAATATATAATATTATATATAATAAAAATAGACATTGACAAGTAATTAAATGTAGGAGTGTTTATGAAAATTATTAAACAACATGTTACAATATTAAAAGACAATATTGATGAAAGTGACGAGGATTTAAAAAAAAGAATTTATTTGAAATTAGAAAAAATTGCTAGAAACGCATATGCTAGTGAACATAAAAATCCAAATAATAATTTATCTATAACAATAGATTTTTTAAAAAAAATCATGAGAAAAAAACATTTAGGTATATTAGAACATGTTCAGGTGTCATTTGAAATTGTTGCAAACAGAGCAATATTAAATGAATTAGTTAGACATAGAATGGCTAGTTATGTTCAGAACTCTACTAGATATATAAGATATAATGATGATATTGAATTTATTGAACCATACGGATTTGTTGAAAATAGTGTTGAGTACAATATATGGCTTAAAGCATGTAGACAGTCAGAACATGCATATCATAAACTACTTAATAATGGTATCAATCCAGGTAATGCTAGAGATGTGTTAAACTTATCATTAGCTTCAAAAATCATAGTTACAATGAATTTACGTTCATGGTTACATTACCTAGAACTTAGATTAGCCAAGACAGCTCACCCACAAATTAGAACAATATCTAATGAAATAAGTGAAATATTACATGGAATGTTACCTATAATATTTTAAAAGGACATTATGAATAATAAAAAATTATTTAAAATGATAGACACCAATATGGTTATATGTAATAAATGTGGTACTAAAAATAAAGGCTATGCAACAATAACAAGAAAAAATAAATTAGGTCATATAGTATACTATAACGGTTATTGGTGTAAAAATTGCGGCAAAGAATCATTTAAGTGAAATATTATCAAAATGTAGTGATAATAGGGTTAATGAACATTAACCCTATTTTTTTTTAGAGATTTATATACAAATATGTAGTTTAGTATTATCGGTTTCAATTGTGTGATTATTGATAATTTTATATGATAAATCGGATTAGATATTATAACCTATGAGAAATGTTATCAACACCTGTTTTAACAATTCTTCCAATTGGTTTATCACTAGTGTTGTTTAATGCTACATAAGCTATGGATGCACCTCTATCTGTATTAATGGTTAAAAGTATACCTTTTTCACCTGTATCTTTTAATATAACAGGTATGTTGATTGTTGTATTCATATCAATCACTCCTTAACATTGTTTAATGTAGTGTTCGTCTCATAATTTTTTATTATTATTTCATACTCTTTAAGTTTAAAGTCACATATAATATTTTGATTATTAAATATTGACTTAATTTTATTCAGAACATGTATAGTATTCTTATCTAAATCTGTAGTGTCGGGTACTGTGATTATTGTAACATTATCATATTCTGGATTATCAGTGTATGACACGTTAATATCTTTATTAGTAGCAGCGATTGTTAAAATAGCTATATTATACTCATCACACATTATAGAATTTTTTAATATCTTGTTAGCACGTCTAATTTTATCATCATATGATAAACTATTTAATATATCAATATATCTCGATTCAAGAAAATTAACAATATCATCATATACCGGAAATCCGAATCTATATAATCTTTCAGTATGAGCCATAATCATATCAACACCTTCCACATATATTGTATGTAATGTATTTATTTCATCGATAAGCTTGGACACACGTTTATTAAAATTATCAATATCAATATTTTTTAAACTGTCAATATATATTAATGATAGTAATTCAGCATATTTATCAATATCAACATAATCATATTGTTCTATTATATCGAGATCGTTTTTATACGTACGCCTCATGCTACTTATTAATATTGTTTCTCGATATATAACAAAAGTTAATATTACCCCAATTACTATAGTGGTTATACTAATAATTAAATAAGTTAAAAATGTCATATTACCCCAAATAAAAACAGTATAATCCTAACATATTCTTTAGAAATGTTCAAGTGTTACTAAAAATATAAATATATATTAATATAGTACATATAATATTTAAAGGAGGCTTATATGAGTTTTATTAAAAAGTATTGCGGTAGTTTTAAAAACTGTATCATACTCATTGTTTTAACAATTGTTGTTTTTATATTTATCAACAATTATTATTCAAACGATACTATTAGTGCGTCTTTACATTTAAAACAATCTAATAGTATAACATCAAAATATGGTTTCAGAAAACACCCTATTACTGGAAAATGGACTAAACACAATGGTGTGGATATATCTATGCCGATTAACACCAAATTACCTTCAATAGCAGATGGTGTTGTTGTAATTTCTAAACGTTGGGGAGGATATGGTAATATGATTGCTATTAGACCAAGCAACAAGAAAGTTCTTATCATGTATGGACATTGTAATAAGTTATTGAAAAAGACTGGTGATGTAGTGAAACGTGGTGACATTATAGCGTTATCAGGTAACAGTGGTTTATCAACTGGTCCACATTTACATTTTGAAATCAGATATAATGGTAAACCAATAGACCCAACAGCATTATTAGTCTATGATAAATAAATATTGTCAAATTTAAGGTGTGATGTAATTCACACCTTTTTTTTTTCTAATAAGAAGGTGGTTTTATACATTTCAACAATATTATAATTAAACATAGTGAGGGTGACAATGGTTGCTAAAAAACACAGTAGTATGAAATTCAATAAAAAAATGATAAATGAACTAGAACGTAATCAAACTATAATAGATAAAGCATTAGACCAACACGACAATTTACTTAAACGTAAAGAAGTTAATATCAATATAGTTGATGATATTTTAAGCGATATAAAAACCGAACTGTCTAATGGTAACCATGATGTTGGTATTGTTGAATTAACAGGTCGTTTAGATATTGTTAGAGAACGTAAAACCGTTGCAAGATTTCAAAAAAAAATTAACGGTATTAAAAATATGTTAAATAAAGAAGAAAATGTATCATTAGCAAATACATTATATATGTTAGAAACAGATAGGTTTAAAAAATATATCGACTATCATAAAATTGTGAAACTTTTACCAAATATGGATGAGAACGTTGAAACATATTTGGATAATATAATGTCTCCTGATGACTATACTAAACAATCGTTAAACCTAGAATATAACATACCTGATATCAATAAAGATCATAAGAATAGTGTTATGAAAAAATTAAAAACATTAAAAACAACTTATGATATTGATAAACTTGTAAAAGGTACTATAAAGAATGCTTTAGAATTGGGCGATGGTTTTATAATGATTAAACCTATCGGTGTTGGATTATCCGATGCTTACAACAGTGTTGCTAAAAACATGGTTGTTACAACAGAAAAACTATCCGATAAAATGATAGAATTAGAAAATGCTAATGTTAACATAGATATGAATAGAGTTTTTAATGAAACCAACACACTATATAAAGAAAATGATATACTGACAGATGATCGAAAACTATTATCAGAAATAAACACACTTATAATAGAACATAATAAAAATATCGATAAAAGTAATAATATTAATAATAATAAATTTAGCACATTATCCGAATCTAAAAACAATCCTAAAAAACATAAAATATCTCAAAAAGACATAGCTTCTCTTATGAATAAAGTTATCAAGGATAGTGTTGTTGTCACAGATGACACATCCACACTTTTACAGGATATGAATACCATTGTTAGTGAACGTAATAAAAGAAATAAAAATGTTGACACCCTAGATCTAAACACTAAATATGATTCAATATATGGTGGTAATTATAAAGCTGCACGTAAATTAGCTAATTTTAAAAACATTAATGGTTCTGTAGTTAGAAGACTTGAGCCTAATAATGTTATAAAAATAGAAGTTGAAAATATATGTTATGGTTATTATTACATTGAAAGTAAAACAGGATCATTAAATAATCGTATAGATACCGCTAGTATGGGTTTAGGTCCAAACGAATATAGCGACACAGGTGGAAGTGGACTACTGTCTACAATAGACGGTAATAGCCGTCAAAATACACTATTGCTTTTACGTAAAAACAAACTAATACATAAGTTATTTGCTGAAAAATTAGTGCATAATATAAATGATCGGTTTATAAAAAAAAATCCAGAATTTAAAAACATTATATACAACATGTTAGAACAACATGATATTCTCAATCATTCCGAATATGTACGTATCACATATTTACCTCCTAATGAAGTTGTACATTTTAAAGTAGGTGATAATACTTATGGTAGATCAATATTTGAAAATGTATTATTTTTAGCAAAAATATATTTAGCAACATTATTATCTACCCTTATGAGCAAATTGCTACGAGGACAAGATCATAGATTGTTTTATGTTGATATAGGATTAGATGGTGCACCTAGAGAAGAAGTTGATGCTGCAGTTAGAAATATAACTCAACGTGAAGTTAAGAATATGGGTATGCAAGATATCGATACTATTCTCCATGTAGTATCTCAATTTGAAGATAGTATTATACCAACATACGATGGTGAAAAACCATTGGAAATTGATGTGTTGCCTAAAATGGATATTGATATTAATAATGAATTTTTAGAATTGTTAAATAAATTGATTCAAGCTGGTATAGGTGTACCAACATCTTTTATACAATCTTTAGAAGAAGTTGAATTAGCTAAAGGTTTATCAATGGTTCATGAAAAATTCTTAATACGAGTTGTTAATCAACAATCCGAATATCAATCCGCAACAAACCAATTAATTAGGATATTGTATTATAATGAATATTTGTTAAATAATAAAAACGCAGAAAACAACGATATTGATATATCACAAATTAAGTTAGTGTTCCCATCACCTACAACTCTACGATATACAAATATGATGGATCAATTAAATAACGCTAAAAATATTGTTGATGAAATAATTTCTACTATGTTTGATGAAAGTGGTAATATGTATGGTGATACCCCAAATGATAACAACTTATTAACAGAAACTAAAACCCAGATGAGAATAAAATTGATGGCCAAATATGCACCATCTATAGATTGGGAAGAATTAGAAGAAATGAAACATAATTTAATGATATCGTTAAAAAAAGATGAAAATCAATATGGTGATGGTGAAAATAATGTATCGACAACAAACACCACATCAACAACATAATATAATGGAGGTTTAAATGACATCAGCTCAAGTACAACACCTATTGAGTAAACATAGTGCCGATCCTGATAAATTGGTTTTAGACAATAGTTCTACTATTGATGCTAACAAGTTCACATTGGTATGGGATCATAGTAATGAAATATTATCACTTATAGAAAAAGATACTGGTACAGCATGGTCTCTACCAGTAGGAGAACGGACACCTGCCTTATATGGTAATTGGATATACAGTCCTAGACATGGTCATCTTGGAAAACCAGGTACTGGTGGTGGGGAATATCTATACACTTATGATGAAGTACCATACGGTATAATACAGCATATGACATGGTACCACACATACGCTGACTTAACTTCTATATAATAAGAGGAATTGATGAGTAATGTTATAATGAATGATATGTATCCATACATAACAAAAAATCTTGATAAAACAAGTAACAGGGATAAAATTAGAACTATTATCATGGAATTTATAGATGACAATAGCGATGCTCTAATGAGCAGTGCTGTATTGGATAAGGTTTATATAACGGACTCATTAAGAAAAAAATTTTATGATATTATGGATGTTGATCCTAAAAAAGTACATACTATGATAACCAATATACCTCTCATAACAGAATCGTGGAAAGCTTTAAAAAAAAATGATTTAGCATTTGTAATGTTATGTAATATCATATATTACCATAGAAATAACTATACTACAGATTTACGTGTAATGAACCTATTCTTGGGCATGCATGCTTATGCTATATATGTTTTAGAATTATTTAGGTATATACAGTATGAAACAATGATATATACCGTCAATAATCTATCTAATAAACATGATTTAAAAAAATATGGTACAGTATTTAATGTTATAAATAAAAAAGTGCAAGTAATATACGATACATATAAAGATACATTAAGAGATGATGATGATGAGTTATTAATAAAATATGTTGGTAATACCAATACTAGATTTAGGCAATGGGTTAAAGGTTTGATGTTAGAATATAAAAAAAATAAAGATTCTGGTAAATATTTTAACACTGAAACAGATAATTATGAAGAAGATGATTATAAAGAAACATCCAATATGTCTATGGGTATATCTAGAATCGTTGAAAAAACAACAACTAATTTTTTTACAAAATCTGTTGATATGAAAGCACTTGATTTAGCTGCTAGGTTAACAAAAATTTCCAAATCCACGTTGTTTTCAACATTAAAAGATATTAAAGATACAACATATCACCCTCCAAAAAAACAAATAAGACCATATGATCATGAATCACATATTGAGCTTTTAAAAAAATTAGTTGGAGACATATTAACAATATTCATAGTTGTTGATAAAAACGATATTAAAAACATTAAAAGTATGTCATTTATTAATAGTATATTGTTAATATATGGTAGATCTAATACAATTGACGCGCATTCAATAGAGATAAAAAATATATTGGATGAGTTATTAATTAGACACAATGATAAATATTCTAAAACAAACCGTGTTGCTACCAAAATCAATTGGAGAAAGGCGATTTTTATATATTACGGTATCCTAATTCAAAAATATTCATAAATTAATTTAATTTTTAAAAACATATTAACCTAATAGTAAAAAGATCTAATATTGGAGGTTGATATGGGAAATGCTACATTAACATTTAAAAAAACAATACTATTTATACTAGGTATTGTCACATTGTCGCCTATATTAATAATATGGGCTATTGTCAAAAAATGATTTAAAAGCGAACGCATGTATGTGTATATGTGTTCGCTTTTTTTTTTAATTTAATACCGAATATCCTATACAGAACAATATAATAATATTATCACCATATTTAAAGGAGTTATAAATGAATGAAAAAGCAAGCAATCCAATTAGTAAATTAGATGAATCTGATTATCAAATATTATTGGAATTGGAATCATTAAAGAATAAATTTTTTAGTGTTATGAATAGAAAAATGTTAGTGGAAAAATTAGCAGATATTATTGATAGTGTAGATGGTTTAAATTTTAATAGTAAACGAGATAAAAAAAGAATCAATGTTAATAAACCTAGGTATATCCTTAATATATCAGATGAGTTGTTAAATATGAAAAAACATAATTTTGATGATATGATGTATGAAAAAATATCTAAAGTCTATACTAATTGGTTATCAGAAGCTAGTGTTGGTAACAAAGACATCTCAGATATATTTTCTAAAATAAGAGAAAAATATGGCGACATTATAAGTTCACATATGATAAACACTACAATAGCATATCACAGAAATATAAAAGATAAAAAACTGATAGTAACATATTTTATTTAGACATACCACTACTAAGACTACTTCCTAGTAATTTTTCTGCTAAATTACCAAATTGATTACTCACAGTACTGATAACATTATCTTTACTCACATAATCAGACCATTTTTGTCTATTACCACTGCCTCTCCAACTAAAATTATCAACAGTATCATGTGAAACAAGTCCTACCATATTAACTAAATATAGTGCTAATGCTCCATTTTCCGATATTTCAGATATATCATCAGTCATACTTATTGTTGGAAATATATCATTAATTGTTAACGTAACATGTATAGCTAACGGTAACCCATCAACAGACCATGTGCTTTTAGAACCTTTATGCCATGATATATTTGATATATAACCCATATCGCACACAAAATTACCAGGTATCTCAGCCCTAACTATAAACGGTTCTTGATATGCGTTAAATACGCTACCTCTACGAGGCAAAGCCATACACATTAACATTATGAGTGGGAAAAATACATTTTCATATATACTATGTGGATCACCATATGGGCTAACAAAATTAAAATCTATATTATAAGTTTTACTATGATGAGTATTAGACCATATTAAAGCCATATTGATTTGTTCACCCAATGTTGTAGAAGCAGCTGTTACAGATCCCATCATTTTTGCTCTATTAACTAAATTCATCAACGATGTCTTAACACTACTAAATGTAGCTGCACCAAGACCAACGTTACCAACAGTATTAGCATCATTTTGCCTATTAGCCATAGACGATTGATTCTGTATACTAGCATTACTATTTTCAATATAGCTAGTACTTATATTATCCCTAGCTTCAGCAGCAGCATCGGCATAGAACAAAAAACCATATGATTGCCCAACTGCATCTTTACGTCTTTTTTTGGACTCATTATAAACTGAGGATACTTTATCTACAGTAGTATTGTTAGCACTATCTTTCAAAGCTGTTAATAATTGTTCTTTATATTGGTTTTCTATTTTGTTGGATTTATTTTTAAGCTCATTTATTTTTTTAAGAAGCTCTTTTTTATACTCACTATAATATGCGCTTACTCGTCCATCGCTTGTATTACTACAACTTGCATCTCCATCATCGCCAACCTTACAGTTTGATGTACTTAACAATTCTGAAATAGCACCAATTCGCTCATCAGAATTAAAATTATTAAGATATCTATCTATTTCGTAATTTACTGCCTTAATCGCTTTAACCTTAGCACTCATGGTAGAAGTATCTGTATCTTCCGTAACAGATTTGCGCATATTACTATTAGCACGATCAGATAGTGATGATAATAAACTAGTAGCATCTTTATTAGCCTTTATTATGTTACTAGAAAACGTCTGATCCAACAACCATTCTTCACCAAATTTACCTGGTGGAGCAGTTCCCATTTTATCATAACGTAACATAGAACTATATGTGAAATAATGCATGGCTTTAACATATGTGAAATACTCCGATACTCGTTCATTAAATTTAGCATTACGACCATCGAACACGACTCCAGGTAAAACATTAGCAACTTTTTTAATAAATTGTGATACAACACCCGAAGTGGTCATTTCACCAGGTACTAAATGTAGTAAGGAGAAATTGCTACCAACAGTTTTATTATATGTAGTATGCAGCATATCTATCATAGGGTTGTATTCATATGGTGCACCAAAAACTTTAGTACTATATCTACTATAATTACTATCACGTGTAATTAAATTAAACCTACTTTTAACATTCTTTTTAACATCACTCACACACACCTCCTTTATAATATATTATACTTCTCATTATTGTTATTAACAATCATGTTATTTAATTGATACATTATTGAACTCACATCCATACCATTATTGTTATTATTCTGTCCTCTACCAATATTTCGACTATTAGCGCTATGTAATATAGCTTCTATAATTTTCAAATTAGTGGTTGTTATAGTACCGTTTATATTTTTGAGTAATTTTTCAATAGTGTTCTCATTATTGTTTTTAGCATCACTGTTTTCAACAACAAGATTATTATTATTATCATTTTTCATATATATTAAATTGAGAATTTTAACAATTTTATTTAATACACCAAGCATAATATTATCATCAGATGTATTTGGTATATATTTATCATTATTGTTATTATACTTATGACTGTTATAACTTATTTCTATATCGCTAGCATCTCCTTTTTGAAAAGTTTCAACATTTCGCTTCTTTTTGTTTGAACTAACCAATGCTCCATTTTCATTATCTTTACTAGGATCATATTTTTCACCAGTTTCACTATATGTGTTAGCATCCTTTTTCAATAGTTTTGAAGCATCTTTTTCTAAAGCAGCCATTTTTTTTTCAGATAACTTTTTCTTCCCATTATTTTTAATAGGTTCATCAATATCCTTAGATATTCTATCAGTTATAACAGTACCTTTTTTATCATTATCAGTAGGTTTAATTTTATGTTTACTGTGGAATATATTATACAATGCCAGTTCTTTATTATTGTCAGGTTTTGTAAAAAAATCATGTCTTATTTGACCATAACCTTCATCTCCAGCATGTTTAGCATACTTAGCTAGTTCTGTGTGCCATTCTTCAAAATAAGATTTATTAGATGGTTGATGTAACCTTGAAAGAGGTCTAAATAAACCATGTTTTTTAAATAATCCTAATTTATCAGCAATTATTAAATCGACACCATTGGCATCTACAGCATACCCAACATTATGAGCCGAATTACCAGGCACGGCTGCTCTAGGATTAGGAACTTTATGATATTTCCTTATATAATCATTCATGTCTTTATATGATAATTTATCACCTGGTTTTAGATTAAAGGCGAGTCTAGCCTGTTTCTCTATATCTCTATATCCTGAATTTACATGTATTTTACGACCCGTTAAATTATAGTAATCACTAGCCATTTCTAAAAACGGTTTTCGTAATTCAGGATTAACTTTTTCAAAACTAGCAATATTACCATCTATAGGTAATTCATTTTGTAATAAACCATATTTGTGTTTTTTAATTTGATTCCATTGGCCATCACTATTTTGTCTAAAACCAAAATTCTCGGTCAATTGAGTCGAATATTTATTATAATCTTTAGTTGATAAATCCGCAGCCCTGGTAATATTAACTTTTTCAACTTTACCAGTTTTTTTATTTTTAATATTTTTAGTTACATAGTTACCATTTTTATCTTTCACAGCAACTCTTTTATTTAACAATGTTAGCAATTGTTTATTATTTAAATTTTTAGAAACATCTCTATCGCTAGAATAATTATTAGAATCAATATTATTTCCACCAGATATTTTTTTGAGAATGTTATCAAATTTTGTAAAAACAGTATTTGTTGTCGAAGCATTATATTGCATCATTTTACCATCATTATCACGTATATTGGTAGTATATGTATGTGATTTGACATGTTCACGTTTAATATCTTCTAACAACTCTGCACGTGTTGGTAATTTTATTTTCATTATAGTATCTATTTCAGCATTGAGACTATCTATATTTGCAATAGTAACTTTATCAATTTTTCTAAAATAATTGCTAATACGTTTTCTCACTTTAAGTATGCGCTTTAAACTGAGTTCAATAAGAGTATCCCATTTATCAATAACATTTATTATATCTTTATCAGGAAAATCTTTGTTTAATTTAGCAATATATGTTGTAAACGCATTTATATTAGTAGCATATATATTAATTCTACTTTCAGCTAGTGTAAGATCTGTTCTTTTATTAGCTACACCATATGTATCTATTTTAAATTGCTCATCATCATATATATCTTTTGGTTTAGTAACTGCTTCTTTTTTTGTATCCTCAACTTTCTTTTTAGAAACAGAAGATTTTTTTTCTTTTTTAATTTTTTTTACATGACCATTTATCAACATAGGTTTAAAATCATATGTTTTAGCATCTTCTTTTTTTTCAGGTATAAAACTTTTGATATATTCCAAACCTTTAGTAAACCATGTTTTATGAGTTTTCTTATATTCTACTACTAACTCTTTTCTAAAATTATCTACCCAATCAACATCTATGACTTCTCGCCTATATTTTTCAACAATACCTATTGATACTGTTTCAGCATCATCAATAAATAATGTTTCACTATTATAATCTTTAACCAATTTATTTTCATAATCAATTAATTTCTCAATATATTTTTCAGCTAACTTAACACCTTCAACCTTATACCAATTATCATCATTCAACTTCAATAATTCCAACTCATCTGTAAAACGATCAATATAATTAGTAACAATGTCTATATATGTTTCCATTATTTTCTTAGATAATTTATCAACAACTGCTCTATTTGTATCCCAATGTTGTTTATTATATTTATCAACAGCACGTTCTAAATCACGATATATTTTCTTAGAAGTGACATTATTTCCTAAAACATTTTCTTTCATAGCATTTATAACTTCATCAGTAGCAGCAATATCTGTTTTGATTTTCTTTTCTTTATCTTTAACGGTATTTGTTACAAATTTAATATTAATCTTAGAAGGATCTTTATATTTATCTATAAACTTATCTATCTCAACATACGATTCCCGTAAATTATAAATATTTGTAGTATTTTTTAATGTATCCAAGTATTTTTTTGCTTCATTAATAATATTCATATATGTATTATATTTATCCCACATTTTAACTAGAACAGTTTCTTTATTCATAACATTTAACAATATATCAGAATATTTTGATATCATATTACGTAATATTGCACCATAAATATCGATTTGTTTATCAATACTTATTTTATCAATAAAGTCATGATCACCACGTGTTGTTTTATTAATTTTTTTCAATTTTTCATATTCATTATCATATTCATTAGTTTCCTCATAATCTAATTTTCGATAACTATTACTCATATCTGTTAGTTTATTTTTAATATTATCTACCCATAAAACATTATCATTATATATATCACAATCTTTTTCAACTCTAATAAATAATTTTTTTATATTATTAATAGTTTCATCAGTAATAGATTTATCTGGCATTTTATAATACTCTAACATTTTTTCAATATATGATTCATATAAACGTTTCTTTTCTAATTTTTTAATACTAGTATTAGATATATTTTCCATATTTTTAGATATTTTATCACCTACTATTCTAATATACGAACTAAGTTGAATTTTAAGTCGTTTAATAAGATCTAATCTCATTTGTAAAGTTAACCCACCTTTAATGTAATTTTCGCTATTAGATATTTTTTCAATAGCAACTTTATTATCTAAAACATTTTCAACAGTCTCTTTTTTAGGAATAATTTTATCAAACGATAATATACTACTTATTTTATTTTTAACTATAAGCCGTCTTTGATATATTTTCAGAAGCTCATATGGATCTTGTAAACTATCAATTTTTTTAAAAATAGCTGGTAGTTTTAATTTCTGCAACATAGCATCAAGTTTTTTCGTAGCAGCTAGTCTTTTAATTATTTTTTCTCGACCATAATCATTTCTCATACTATATACATTATTTACTTCTGATATAACATCCATAAAGTTAACTTTATTAAGGATATCGATAATATCACCATAACTATCTTGTATCATGGACAATAATCTATTATTATTATCAACATCAGCGACATTGGTACTATTAGATATTTTGTTCTTAATATCAGTTAAAATATTATTATAACTGTCTTTATATAAATATATTTTTTTAGCTGAGATAACTAATTTTTTTCTAATACTTAATATTAAATCCGAAGACATCATGGTTAACCTTACTTCATCTTCTGAAGCACCTACAGCACTATTGTAGTATTTAAGATTCTTATTCTCTTCTTTAGTTAACACACTATTATCTTTCAATATATTTTTAACAATATCGGCCTTCTTATATTTACCAAAATCTTCGACATATTTTTTAATAAATTCGTCAAAATCTACTAATTGAATATCTCTAAATTTATTAACAATATTTATATATTCAGATGTCGTAATTTTATCAGAATATGTCAATCTCACAATATCATTATATAATTTTAATAACATATTATATGCTGATCGCAAACTTTCTAAAATATCATTTTTATTTTCGGCACCAATCTCTTTAATATTAATCAGTTTACTAATATTTTTTTTCAATGACAATAATTTACTTTCAACCATTACTTTAAATTTCTTAAGCTTAGTTTTTAATTCAACAGATACATTATCTTGTAATTGAACCAACTTTTCTTTATCATCAGCATTTTTACTATTTTTAAGTTCCACTATTTCATTATCAGTATTCTTTAATTTAGATAAACCATCTGATATAAATTTATTAATATCTTTAACACTCGATTTTGTATATGTTGCTACGTTCGCATATGTTTCTTTTAATATATTTGTAATTGAAGTATTAAGTAATTTCTTATATATGCGCCTAGCATTATTCATAACACTATCTGATATTTTTTTTAAACCTTTAATTTTAACAAGTTCTATTTTTCTAATATCTAATTCGGAAACATACGCTGTTAAACGCGATATCATTTCCCTACCTTCAGAGGTACCTGATTTCACTTTCATAGATTTTATTTTATTTTTAACATAAGTGATTTTATCATCAATATCCCTTATACCTTGTTCAATTTCTGCTTTATACTTACTTGTTTTAATATCAACTAATTCTTTAACACTTGAAACTGCTTCTTTAACACTAATTAAATCTATATTTCTGACATCTTTTACAAATTTTTTTAAATCTAAACCACCAATATCTTTAGCTTTGTTTAATATTTCACTTGTTTTATTTTTAAGCAACATTGATACTTCTTTAATATATTCTTTCACACTATTATTGGTTAATGATTTATCTGTTAAAGAATTTTCCAATTTATCTAAAAGTATTTTGGATTCATTTATTACATTCTGTATAAAATTACGATAGACATTAGGTTTTCCTGTAGAACTATTATATGTTGAAGTCAAAGCAGTTATATAATTACGAACTTTCACTATCAATAACGCTATCTTATTTAAAGCATCAGAAGTGATACCACCACCACTCATTATTGTTTTAGATATTTCTGACAATTTTTTATAGTCACCTCTACGATACATTTCTATAGCTTGCTCAGATTTAGCAAAAGCATTCAAACCTTTCATGTTTAAAAAAATATCAGATCTATTAACAACTTTTTCAGCTAAATGTGGTGTAAATGTTCTTCCGTTCAAAACATCTTCTAGCTCTTTAACAATTTTTTCACCACGTTTAGCACCATCTAAATCCTTCATTTTAATTAAACCAGATATTTTTTCTTCCATTAAACTAATTTGATACTTTATTAAATACATATATGATGATCGTAGCCTTAACGCATATTTACGTTGTTTCAAAGACCCATCGTCAGCTTCTGCAAAATTTTTAAAATCGGAAGCAATAGAAACTCTAGTAGCTATTTCAGTATTTGCTCTACGATCTATTAAACTACCTTTTTTATCTCTCATATATAATAGATTATTTATCTTAGTAAAAGTTTTTTTAACACTAACACCTAATTCATTAGCACCGGTTTTAGCATACTTACCCCATAATATAATGAATATATTATATAAACTCCAACCTTCTTCAGCTTTACGGTGAACACTATCACTTTTTTCACCATCTAGTTCACCAAAATAAAATTTAGCATTATCAACCATATTACTAATAACACCATCACCACTCCTAACTTTTTTATAATCATCAATATTATTTACAAAATATTTTTTATCTTTTTTAGGAAACAACGCTGGTAACAACACTGTTGTTATAAATGTTGGTAGCTTCATACCTGTTTTTCTTTTTTCTTCAAATAACATAGACCATTTACTAAAGTCTCTAGTAAACATAACTATTTGTTTTTCATTAATTGCAAAATAATTCATATAGTTATTTCGTTGATTTGTAGTGAACCACTTCTTATCCATAGACATTAACATGGTTTCAAATTCATTTTTCATATTTATCGCTTCATCGGCATCTATCTCACGACCAGCAAATTTATCTAATTTAACAGAAGTATATGAAGCAATTTTAGTAGCCTCATATCCGCTACCATATTGACCTTCAATATTTTTGAAAATAGATATGTATTTATACGGATTTGATTTTTTCTTTAATATTTTAACATCTCTAATAAATTTGTGAATACCCTTTTTGGTTTCAGCATCTCTTATTTTAGCAAACTCATAAGCACCAAAACCAACATATCCTGCAGCAGCAAACCATCTTACACCAGGTATTGTCATACCTATGGATAATGCTGTTCTAATACCATCTGACTTAGCTTGTTCACCTCTTTTTTCAGACAAGGATTGGATTTGTAAATCTAATTCATCTACCAACATAGGTCTCAAACTAGGATGCTTAGCAGCAGCTACTAACATATTGAACAATTCCGGTTGTTCAGCATATTCTTTTTTCAACGCACCTATATTATAACTATGTATATTACTTATATAATTCTTAGTTTTACTCAACTTATCTATTAATCTTGTGGTAAGTGACCATCTTTTATAACCCTTATACATACCATATAATGCTAAACCAACACCGGCCCATCTTAAAGCCACTTTTAAACCAGCACCACTTTTAAAACCAGTCACAACACCTGATAAAGTGTTTTTAAAACCAATAAACATCTTACCTATTCTAGCACTAGTACTGGTTTTTGCAACACCCAATCCAGCTTTAATCTTACGATATAATAGTACCTGAGAAGCGAAACCCGCAACTGAAGCAACATTGTCAACAATACCTGAATCATCTGTAGAATTATTATTAGATAATGATTTGATTTTGTTTGATCCGGATATAACACCATATCTATTTTTTGATTTACCAATACTAGTTTTACCATTAGTGTTATCAGTAAAATCATCATTATATTTAGATTTATTAATAGCATTGCGAGCGGCATCAATATCATTTTTAGCTTTTATTTTAGCTGATTCTTCTTTCTTTTCTCTTTCTTTTTCTTTTAAGTCTTCTCGTTTAATATTATCATTCACAAGTTTATTATCATTGGCCACCTGTGCTTCACTAGTACCTGTTATAACTGCTTTAATTTCCTCTAATTTATCAGTAATCTTATTTGTATTCTTATTATCATTAGATACAATGTCTAATTTTCCATCTTTTGAAAAAAATGCACTATTTTTGTCATCACCAGCAACATTTTTCTTATACCATTCCTCAGCTTTCTGCTCATTTTTACGTATACCTGTAAGACTAAACGCCCAATACCTTTTTTTACTAGCCATAACATCTAATTTTTCTTTAAACGCCTTCCACTCTTTTACAGTAAAAAAAGAATTTTTCTCACCATACAGTTTTTTACCTTCCGGTAACTTTCTGTTATAATCTTCTAATTCGGCACCAGTTATCTTACCCAATTTAGCTAAACGTAAAGCCTTCTGTTCAAAACTAACTTTATCATGAGCATTTATTCTTTTAAATAAAGTTGCTGCTCCACCAGCAGTACCAGTAACTACACCAGCAACCTTACCTAGACCTCTCAATATTGTTGATATCCAACCGCCGACACCTCTATGTCTCATCATATTTTTTTCAACATGTTCAGCATGTTTATAAACTTCAACATATCCTTGATAACCTATATTACCAATTATTTTATCACGGATCTGTGGTTCTAACAAATTAACTCGTGTAAGCAACCCAGCACTAATACGTTTCTTTAACCAATAAACATCCCAACTATCTTTCCATAAATGTTTAAAATATATACGCATTCTATCTGTTAAACGTTCACCAATTTCCCTATTATCTAATTTATATAATGCTTCATATAATGATTTGGATTTATCTCTCGATTCCGCCTTAGCAGCAATATCATATACTCTCCGTAGCCTAATACTGCCAATAGCACCCCCACCAAATGTATCTGTTAATTCGGCTTTTATGTCAGAGTTTTGTAATTTTGATAATGTTAACTCACCACGCTCTGCCATCTTCATATATTTTTTAAATTCTTTACGAGCAGCTCTAGCATCAAAAAAATGTAATTTATTCCAATATAACCCACTCGATTTATCATTTCTATTAATCTTTTTCTTTTTATTAATAGCTTTCCACATATTGTCACGATCTTTCTTTATCTTAATAGTTGCTGCTAATCTTCTTAATTTTTCAAAACCATCCTCACCAAATGATTGTATTAGCGACAACCTAACATCTTTTTTATTAAAATCGTCTTCAACCATAAAACCGGTCTTTATCTTACGAATAGCAAAACGCCAATGAACTTTATCCAAAGCATATTTACCAACCTTATATGCTAAAAATAACGGTGGTGCTGTTACAGCAACAGCTGTTTTACCAACCGGTATCAATACTTTCTTTAATGTTAACGCATCTTCTTTAGATATAGCAACACGCATATATCCATCGTAGTAACTCTTACCTTTTTTAGGACCAAATGTTTCTAATATATGTTTTTTATTTTTTATCAAATATGCTGGTGTTATAAATCCACTTTTAACACCAGCCCATAATTTAAGATGTAATTTTTTAACATCTATATATTTATCTATTTCCTCATCAGCAATACCTACTAAATCAGATGTTAAACTTTTATTAGCATACTTAGTTTCACCACTTTCAACCTGTTTCTTTAAATCAACAGCTCGATCATACAATTTTTCATATTTTTTCTCACCAAATTTCTTAGATAAATATGATTTACTTTTTTTAAGGGTCTCGACTCTTATTCTACCACTATCAACAAAATTAGATATTATATTATAACTCCTATCATTGAAGAAATCTTTAGCACTATCACTATATTTGGCCATAAACTGTTCGTACACAGTATCAGTTTTTTGTTGTAATGTTGCAATACCACTATCTATTTTACCAATCTTCATATTTATAAATTTGCTGATATTATCAGGATTAGAAATATTTTTAGCCACATATTCAGCAACCTTTTTATCTGTTAACCCAATAACAGGAACATCTTTTATAAATTTTGCAATAAGTTTCTTAAGCTTATCTTTATCAGATATTATTTCATCAACAGTATTTTGTGGTAATGTTAATTTTTCAATAACATATTGATGAAAAATAGGATCGTTCACTAGCTCACGTTTACGAATCTCAACACCACTACTTGTTTTAGTATACAATCTTTTCCCAAATAATCCTTTTTCCAACAACATTGGTTTATCTATAAAATCAGCATCATACTTAACAGATCCAACTGTTTTACCAACTGTGGTATTGTCATCTCTATCACGCTTACCAGACATGTGAACGGTAGCTTCATATGAGTTTTTACTATTAATATTATCTGATATGGCAGAAGCCATGTTTGTAAAAGCTTGATAAATTTCAATATTTTTCTCATCTCTATCACCAAAAGTATTATTGAGTATATCAGCAACTTTACCAGGTTCCATCATTATTTCATTAAGAATACCTAAACCTAACTCTTTAGTAACACCTTCTGGTAATACAAATTCCCCATCCCTTATACCAATGATACCAGTATCACCCTCTGGAACTTCAACATCTTGTACTATTCTTTTATTCTTTTTCGCAACATGCTTGTTAAATAAACCTCCAAGAAAATATCCATCCGGTTTAAGCATTTTAGCTTCAGTAACTAAACCACCTTTACTATGACCTATTAAGCTAAAATCACCCTGCTTCTCCATATCTTTTATCATTTCATCATTAGTTGTTTTGGAATCATCTTCTTCTATGTCAATGTTAATAGCACCTGTTAAATTACTAACATCTCTTTCAGCATCTCGGCTATCTTTCTTATTCTCCTCTATATCTCTTCGCGTTTTTAGCTCGGCTACATACAGTTGTTTTTTATACTCATCTCTTTCTAAATCGTTAATATTTCCAATTAATTTTTTAAGATAACTATTTAATACTGTTAGCGAAGCATCATCAATATCGGTTAAATTGGCTCCTTCAGTAGCTCCTTTACCTAAAATCGTTTCAAACAAATTGGATAAACTATATGTGTTAACATCATCTAATTTATTAGCTCCTCTATATAGCATACTTGTTAGAAAATCACTATTTTCCTCACCATTCTTCACATAACGATCTCTACCTTTCCTAAAATTAGCTTTTACTAATAATTTTTTAACCTGTTCCTCTGTTAATGTTTTATTAACAGATAACCAATCTAATAATTTAGTTTTAATTTTTTTAAATGTTGGTTTATAACCACCATTTACTAAATCTATCATAGGTTGTGAATCTGATATTAATTCCTTTATATATGGCGTTATTAAACCACCATGATCTTTAGCATATGCACGTATACTATCACTATATATATTATTTTTACCACTTGTAAAAGCTTTCAAAACATCTGTATCAATACTTAACTTAGTTAATAGAGCTGAATAACCTTCATCCGTTAATATAGTATTTACAGCCACTTGTGATATAACATCTTTATCAACATTTTCAAATTTATTAACATTTAAATCACTAATACTTGCCTGTAGACTTTCAAACACATCATTTTTACGAAGATTATTCCCTTCAACATCTACTATATTGGTTATAAGCTTAAACACAGCTTCACCGACATCTCCTAAACCCTCTAAACGTCTAGCTTTAACAGCCAATTCAGCTAACAATCCCCTATGATTACCAGCATATTTATTGAAATCTATAGATTGTAATACTTTCATAGCTTGAGCTATATGATTATCTAATTTTATACGCTCAGTTTCCTTTTGAGATGCTAAGTTTTTTTGTTTTGCAAGATATTGATTTTTCCTATTATAATATACTTCGCCATTTTCATCTATAATATCTTCATCATATAATTGATTTTTAAACTTTTCTTCAAGAGTTTTTTCCATATCTGTTTTAATCTTAGCATATATGTTACTTAACTCTTCATTGTTTTTAAAGACTTCAACGCTTTTAACATGTTCAACATTAAATAGCTTATCTTCCATTTCTTTTCTAGTTACTAAAACACCGCCATTATCATAATCTACAATCTGTTCTCTACCTTCACTGAGTTCAACTCCTTTAATTTTAGCATATTTGGATCGTTCAGCATCTCTTGGTATACCAGCTATAAGTATATCTCGCATATCATCTTTTAATAAATGATATACTGTTTCATTAACATTTAGTATTTTTGATAGATATGATGGTATAGATGTTACCAGTGCTTTACGACTAACCCCATCCCAAGCAACTTTACCTTTAGTATAACTACCAGCCACATCTTTCATAGTTACATTATATTCAGGATCTTCCATATCCCCAAATAATTCACCTAGCATACGTAACATAGGATTCTTAGCTGTGGAAAAACTAGACATTGTAGAACTTAGACGTTTATTAAATGATGCAAAACTAGAATTAAATTCACCCATAGCTTTTTTAATATTTGTTGGTATTATATTAGGTAACAACATTGATGATAAGAATGGCATAGCACCCTTCTGACCAAATTCAGCTAATAATCTGCCACCAACACCATTTTGGAACTCTTCATATTTATTACGCAATGCATCGCCCATTGATAATTTTTCTTTATGCAAATCACCATATGGAGTATCACCGTTACTAGACGTATATGAACCACTAGCTGTTACAGTCTCATTACCACGGCTCTGTATACCGCTCATTGTCTGACCTAAAGCAGCTAATAATTCTACAGTTTTACTTTGAAAAGCATATGTTCTAGAATGAAACTGTTGAATTTGATTTCTTTGAAAATCAACCATTTTAACTTGAGCGGAATAAACCATACTCAAACTTTTAACAATATCTTTAGTACTAGACAATGTTGCTAATGTACTATACTTGATAGCACCTATATCTGGTTCATTACCACCTTGAGTAGCAATATTTACATTAGCAACAGCACCCCGACTAGCTGGTGATACTTCTGGAACACTAGATTCTTCTGTGGGAATAGATTCATCCCCTGAATAACCACCAAATGATGCCATTTCATCAACACCATATTCTTCATCATATTCCTGATTTTCACCAAATTGGATTAAGTTACCGGTTGAAATATCACTTATTGTTTTTTTCAGACCTCGTTTTATCTGATCATCCCAAATATTATGTTTAGCAATTGTACTTATATCTCTAAATGCTAGCATTAAATCAGCTATACCACCAGAACCTGGATTTGTCACACCTTTCACAATACCGTTAACAGATTCAAAGAAATCTGGCATAGTATCTTTTACAGCAGCTTTTCCCAATCTACCAGTATTACCTAAACCATGTTTTATCTGGTCTTCCCAGAACGAAGTATTCACACCTTTAATCATCATTATACCATATTAATGTTTAATGTATTGTTATCCGATATTTTATGATTTTTTTTTCTAAAAAAAAAAGGTTGTTAATTATCATAACAACCTTTTTTATAAAATAACTATATATTATATGTGTGCTATTTAAGCTTCCACAATAATCCTTTTTTAGACAATTCCAATATAGCATGAGCATCTATTATATCACTTATACCTTTAGATGAAATTATTTTATCTTCACCATCAACCATAATGTTCTTATATAATCCATACTTTTCACATAGCATATATATCCATTTTCTAAAATTAATGTCACTATTATTAAACATACTAGCTTTACCAGCATTACCTTTTCCTGTAAACAATTTTTTAATAATAGTAGGTGGTTCAATTAATTGTATTTTGTCCCTATATATATATTTAATAGCACCAGTGAATTCATGCGTTTGTATACTACTATTTGAATGCGAACTAAATGAGTAACCCTCAAACATCATTATATCGAAATCATATCTATCTAATATATTTTTCAATTCATCCAAATATTCAAAATAGTACTTATTTTTAGTATTTATAGTATATATATTGGGCTCATTTTCAAGTTTCAATATTTTAGCAGTATTATTCAACACTATATAATCTACACCATTTGGAACTTCAATAGCAATAGCACTATTACGAAGAGCTATATCTAATCCTATAGAAATCATTTAACCTCCAACAGTTTATCGTTTTCCTTAACATATAATTTGTTATGTTTAATATCATGTAGAACAGTTTTACCTTCTTTTAAATACATGTGAGTTTTTCGCAATATATTATAATCATATACTTCTAACTCAATAACACTCCTAATAAGTTTTAACCCATTTAATTTAGCAAAATCTTTCTTATTTTCCAATCTACGCAACTCTTTTTTACCATCATTTATTTTTTTTTGCAATTTACGAATATTCATTCTATATTCAGATATTTCACTAGAATACTTTTCCAACAATTGACTCAATTCATTAATTTTATCATTATTATTTTCCATCTAAACCCTCATTTAATAAAACTTTATCAATAACACTACATATTTCCGAAATATTAGGTAAACCCATATACTCGTTACCAAGATTTATATAATCTCCAGATATAATTGCCTCAGTGAAATTAGCACCAATATTTAAAACAATATCATTTTCATCTACTTTCATAATAATGTTTTGCCTTAATAAGGAATCGCTAACACCATGTGTCTTATATTTTTTAACAATTTCTATAGACCCAATAAGATTACCAACATCAATAAAGAATGCAACAATATTAGATGGGTACTGTGAAGATAAATCAGCATCTGAAACATTATCAAAAATCTTACTAGATCTAAAATAATCCATCAATAGTACACCGACATTATCCAACCTTTTAGGATTCGCAACAAATCCACCTTTAAGAATTGTTTTAAAATCATCGTCAATATCACTTGCTACACTAGAAGTGTTAACATTATCCTCAGTATCGCTATCAAATAAATGTCTGTTATTGGATAATATATAACCAACACTTTCATAAAATATTCTAACCATATTTGGCAATGTGGTTGTTTTTTTCATAACTTTTTCAGGTCTAGTTCCACTGATATCTGATAAAAGGAACAATGTCTCTAAATGACTTTTAAGCTTCTCAATACGATAACACAATATTGTATCATGAACATTATATTTTATAAAATTAATATGCTCTTTATACCACGCATTAGTAACATTAACACCATCTCCAAAAGTATCTTTAACATCATCTAAATAAACTTGAGATATATGATCTAATTTATAACTAACCTCTTGCTTATTCCTAGTCATTTCAGCAAACACATATTGTTGGTCCAAATATACTGTGTGTCCGGGTATTTTAAAATAATGATCTTTATTTATTGGTTTAAACCCATTAGACTTTTTATAAAGTATTGGGCTTTTCACAACATTGCGTAACGATGGTTCGATAACAATATCGTTTACCTTTTTATCAAAATGATATATAGTAAATCTTTTCTCTTTACGACTCGGCAACAGCTCACCTCTACCCAATAATTGTTGTATTCTAGAAAGAATATATGGCATATCGTAATCGTTACTATTCCATCCAACAACATAATCAAACATGTTAACATGTATTATGTTGAAAAATTTTTTCAACAACTTTAACTCACTATTAAATGGTAATATATTGACAGACTCTATATTAGTTAATTTCTTTTCCCTTTTAAATATCTCTATCTCAATAGATTTTCTAAATTCAACATCTGTCGCTATTCGTAAAGAATCTTCGATATCCGGATATGTTAAAACTAAAACTACAATTTTATTATTACAATGTATAGATATAGCGTTTATTCTACCAGCAGCCTTTATAGGGTCTACTTTTCCAACAACTTCATTTTCAATATCATAATACATTATGTTTAATAAATCAGCATCAATTGATGTTTCATATTTATTTTTAAAAATTTTACGATAAAAATCCTCAATGTTAATATCACTACCATGTATATTTGGATTATCAGCTATTACCTTTTTAAACCCAGATCTTTTTTTATTAGCAACTAGTTTGTTATATATGTCAATAGTTCCTGTGTTGCGAGCTATATCCACATATAATTTATCATATTCGCACACATGCACGGTGGTATGGTTAGCTGGTATTTCCTTAACAGGTATCTTTATCTTGTAATTGTCTTTTGTTAAATAGTATTTAAATTTAGGTTTTTCAATAATTCGTATCTCTTTACTATTATCATCATATTTCACAGACATTATCATTTTACTAACATTTTTATTACCATAACCTCTATCATAAAATGTGTTTATAATAGAAGCTCCAACGTTATTATTATTATTATTAATCATATTTCCTCTTATCAAACTTCGATGATGTTAGTAAGTTGGTTAACATTGTTAACTTGAACAACTTCGATACCCATAGACATTATAATTTTAGTAAAATGTGACATTACTTTATCTGTAGCTTTCTGAGTATCAATAAATGGTCTAACCCATTCTGGTGTAATGGAACATGTTCTAGGTATAGCAATATATTCAAAACCATATGTAGATAAATGTTCATTATCAAATATTGTTTCAGTTATCACCTTTTTAATATTATCGGGTAATTCTGATTTATTAAATATTTCTAATTTTTTCATATTAGCAACAATCTTATATATTCGAACCGAATCACCAAATTCAATCCTATCATTATCATCACAAATAGCATTCCATACTATAGAACCTTTAACAACAGCTTGAGTATAAGGATTAACATATTCCGCTAAACCTTTAAGCGTTGCATTGGAAGCATATTTTAATGAACCACCCATAATATCTTCAACGATCTTATTTTTAATAGATAAAATTTTCTGCAACACTAATGGGACATCAATAACTTCTGGAAGTAGAATATAATTATTGATTATAGAACTTATTTCTTCTGTAACACCCACATTAACAGCAGATTTTTTAAAACTCATACCTTTAATATCAATATTCGGTTTAGCTAACAATTTACCTTCTCTTGATGAGATTAAAGATATATAATTCTTTTTATTTTCCGTCATAATTATTCTATCAATAACAAATTCGTTTTTCATATTTATATAATGTCTATAATCACTAGGAACATTCATCGTTTCCGTTAATGTGTATAATAATTTAGACAAATATTTAGACACAATATATATTAACGATCCTAATATACTATATCTACCACCAACATCTTTATTTTCATAAGGCTTATAAATCTGATAATACATGTTAAGATATACGAAAACACTATCAGTATCAGTGTGAACTATATTTCTTTTAAGCAGAATTTCATTGGCTAACTCATATCTATTTCTTTTAAAACTATATGATACAACATACCGATCTATTAATTTCCATAACATCTCCAATGATTTAAGCGCTGGAGATTCTTCTTTTTTAATAAATTTATTAACTTCACTAATATCGTCTTTAAGAATATTTATTATAAGTTTATTAATAGCACTCAATTTTATAAATTCATAAAAATTGTTCCTATAATACAAATTTATTAACTGTGTATTGCTTAAAGATCTTATAAGATCTTCAACTTTATAAAACAATTCACTATCACCTCTATATGCTAGTTTAAAATGTTCTATAACTCTATCATATGTAATATTAGAAATTTCATCATTATTCATAAATGTTAATATCTTCTCATCAGCTATAGAGTACTTGTTAATATAGATAATTATATCTGTAAATGACATATATAATATATTGCCAAACATGCTTTCAATACCGATAATAACCGTTGTAATAACAGTTTGTCCAGTCATCGTTACAGCATTGGCTATTGTAAAATCATTTAAAACAGAACCTCGTAAACCTAAAACACCATAATATGAGTTAGTAAATTCTTTCCACACTCTCTGCAAACCATCATATTTCTTATATAACCTGTCATTTTCATCATACTGGAACATAGTTTTCTTATATTTCTTACGAGAATTCATAAAAAACAATATTAGTTTAGCTGCTAGATTATCTATATTAGAATCAAATAGCGCACCATTACCTGTGATAACAGGTTTTTTCTCAACCAACATATTAAATATACTTAACACATCAGTATTAGTGTACCTATGTCGATATTCATTAACTATTCTAGCATTCATTGGTTTTAAATGTTTATTATATTCGTTAAGACATATTTTCAACAACTTCTTATTATCAACATCCGGATATAACGGTAGTAGTTGATTATACATAGTCTCTATGTATTTCTTTTTAAAATGATCCTTCATACTGAACCTCATTAGATATCCGGTATAATAATATATATGTAACAAAAAAACAAGTTTTTTTTTCACTAAAATTCTAATAACAATTCAGTAATATCTTTTCTTAACATATCTCGTTCAACGCCTGTTCTGGGCATCTTAAAATCAAATTTGACAAAATCAGTAGTATCGTTATAAAACAATACATCTATAAAATATGTTATTACGAAATCAATATCGACTATTCCTGATAAAAATAGATCACGCAACCATTTAACAATATCTCCAAAAATCTCAGCTATTTTATTCTGGCAACTAGAACATAGTTTTATATCGCCAGGCATATCAGCAGCCCTAACCAATGCGTTAAAATCAAATGAATCAACTTCTAATTTACTACAAATTTTACCAATATCGTTATTTATAGCATCCTTAATCTTAGTTTTATACTGCTCGCCTTTTTTCTTAATAGCATCATACTTTACACTAGTTTCGATTTTTTCTTTTGACCAATCTATACTATCATCAGTTTTTTTTGTAATTTTTTTACGCAATCCACTTGGTTTGAAATGATTAGTTGTATCATATGCTTTTTTTCTCAATGCAGTAATACCACTATCACCACCACTACTATTTTTTTTTGGTGGTCTTTTAGGACGTATTTTATTCTCATATTCCTCATCATATTCAGAACCCAATATTGAATGACCATTCAAACTTTCACTATATCCACTATCATATGATGTACTGTATATAGATCCATTACTTTTACCAACTTTAGATTGGGTATATAATAAATCCGAACTTTTCTTTTTATATTTTTTTAAAACATCCTCTATTTGATCAATCATGCTGACTTTTTTAGCATAATCATCTAGATCATTACGAGTATCTGTTACAAATTTTTTGGTAAACTCAATCATCTTCATTGCTTTTTTATCGCTTTTAGGCCTTTTAAATTCTAAACAACGTGGGCAAAAAAACCACAATGAGTTACGTTTAGCCTCATCATATGTTGCATAAACATTATCCCTATTCACCACTACAGATATTAACGGTACAGTGGGTATATATGGTGGTTGATAAGCAGATATTGATGGTACTGGGTTTATTAGAACTTTAGCATCCACACCACCTGTTAGTAGTTCACCTTCAATACTAGCCCAATTAGAACCCACCATTTTACCAGTTGATGAACTATCATATTCTATACTTGTCAATATACCCCTATTTATTACATTAACAGGTGATTTGCCCAATCTGGTGGTAACCCATACATCATCACCTACATGCATATTGATAGCAGTGCTATTAATAACTTTTATAGTATAATCCAATACTATTGATTTAGATCTTTTATCAATAACATATTGTTTTTTAGGTACAAGTCTGAGTTTAGGGTATTTTTTAGTAATAATATCTGCCAATACATTATTAAACAAACCATTATTATATATGTGATGGAATTTAACATAAACCCCATTATTATCAGAAGTTTTGTTAGTATTCTCAATATTCTGATATTCAATATTTACAGTGACGACATCATCGTTTATATTAACATTCTTACACCGAACACCATCTATTTCTATACCAAGTAACATATCTTTTAAACTACCAAACACACTATCAACATATTCAGTAACCTTAGTTTCATATTTTGATGATGATAAATACAACCAATTCTGTTTTATTTTAATACCATATTGTTTCAAATTATCATATATTTCTTTTTTATCAATATTTAATGTTACTAAAGTATTTACATCACCGTTATTATCATTATAAAGATTAATATCTAAAATATTATAGGAATCAGATATAAACCATGTACCAACACTTCTTCTCATTAACTTATCTTTAACCATAGCAGTATCTATACTTGGTGCAGGTGTACTCAAATCACCATACATGGTTTCAATAATAGGTGCTATTGTAAAGATATATTTACCACTAAATTTTAATTCTGATTTATCAAAACTTATAGGCAATTCACCATATACTGTTTCACCCATATAACTATACACCATTTCCTTAATAGGATAATATCGTTCTATAACAAAATTATCATTATTTTTAGCACATCTAATTACAACAAAAGCACCTATTAATCTAAATGATCTATCAGAATTAACTTTTAATATGAAATCATGTACCTCATCATCAATAAAATATCTCTTTTCCGATAAATTTTTATCAACATTTTTTAATTTATCTATAGCTCGTTCAGCAAACTCAGTTTCTATTTTAAATATTTTAGGCTTTAATAACGGATTATATGCAGCATATGTCATATGGGTATATTGCGAGGTATTTTTATTTTTTACACCAATATCTAACGTATATACATCATTAGTTGTCTTATCAAATTTCACATCGTTTAAATAAATCTTGTTTGTATTATCACAGTTTTTATCATATGTTTGTATTTTATTCCTATCACGATATGTGTTTATCGTAACATGATAATCATTAACACCACCACTTAATTTCAAATATGGCAAATCCGTTGAAATCTCCAACCATGGTTCCCCAACTCTACCACTATTTATGTCCGAACACAATATTGCTTCACTAATAACAATATCTTCAGTTTCATCTATGAATGATAAACTAATACTAAATACATTACCACCATTTTTAAGCTGCGATTTCAAAACCTTAACACTAAATAACATTTCATATTCACCATCACTATTCGTTGCTCCTAATTGTGATCGCAATTCATCACCGCTTATAACATTAACAGGTTCATGTTGTGTAAATAAATTAGTATGAACCATTGTAATATTAAGGATGTTTTTTATCAGTTTCATATCATTGGTCTTAACAACACCATGTAACACAGTATAAACATCTGTTGATATTGCTGGAATTATTACAACAAGTCCTCCAGAATTGGATGTCAGTGTCATTATTTGATCAACTATAACTTTACCACTAGTCACCAATTTAACATCGTTAGGATCGAAATTACCATCAATAAAATCAAGATATTTACCATATACTGATTTAATAACATTTTCCCTTTTATATGTTCTATAATATGTTGAAAAAGAATTTATTGTCTTATATTGATCTATGGTATATTTGATATTAACAGTATCGTCATCAACAGTGTTAGCAGAAATATGATATTTACCATCATTAATATCATCACCATATTTATCCAATAATACTTGCATAGCTCTTTTTATAAAATCATCTGTATTTTCACCAGACAACCTCTTAACATCCAAATTTCGTTTCACTTTAAATTGAAATGCTCCAAATTTTACACTATCGCCAGCAACTTCACTAGGGTTAAATAGATCGCTAACATACCCATAGCATCTAGGACAAACCATATCCGAAGGAACATCACTACTCCTCATAAATGTTTGTCTACATATTACACATTTATTACCACTACCAGCATATGCTTCAGCATCAGTTTTAGTTAGAAAAACACGACTAGTTGGTAACGTTTGCTTAATAACAGAGTTGCCGGATTTAATAGCAACCACCACATTACTGGTAAAAGCACTTTTAAAATCCTCAATACGTATACCTGATAAATCCCTACCGATAATAAAGCCCAATGCTTTAAAATCTATTAAGTTAAATACAAAATCCAACATATTATCAGCATATGCTTTAAATGGTATAACCCCGGTTATTTTAGAAGTTTTATTTATAGCATCTGTAACAGGTTTTAATTTATTCATCATTTTATCAAATTTATCATTTATACCATATCTATCATCAGCTTTTTCAGCTAACCATGAGTTAACATCAAAGGCATTAACTTGTTCAACGATTCTACCATATGATGTAATCGCGCCATTAATAACGTCTATCACAGCAGGATATGCCGGTAAACCAGGTATAGTTGTTAAGATAGACATCACAGGTGATTGTATGCCTAATAAATAACTTTTTTTAACCATACGATTATACACAACATACACTTCGCTACCAATCATTAAATTATACAAAGGACCTCCAAACAACACATTTATTATAAACTTGTTGCATTTAACATTAAAAAAAAAATAGGTGTCTAATCACCTATTTTTTTTAATGTTATACTAGAACTAATAATATTTATAAAATATTATTAACAGTATTGTTTAATACAACATTTTTTCCAAATTTACACAATAATGTCGCATCGAGTATTTCCTCGATAACATATTTTGATAAATCCAATACAATTCTAACATTATTTTTAAAATGTGAAGTTTCTAAATATTCGTAAATATTACTATTATCAACATCCATTGGAACCAATATATTGCCTACTTTGGAATGTTTACCATCATGATATAGTTTTAGTTTAAGAATAGATGGTTGAGTAGTTCTAACACCAACATCATTAATATTAATAAGTGAATTATTATTATTATTAACTGGTCCCAATATTAAAGATTTGGCCATACTCATAGCATCTAGCGAGACATCCCATATATTATGGTATGCTAGTGGCAGTATAGTTATAATTTCATTATTCATCATATCATACACTATAACATAAAAACTATCATCTTTCATAGAATAGAACAATGAGTGTCGTTTTTTACCATTGTCGCCTAATGGTAAAATTTTATCTTCCATCAAAATCATTTCAATATCAGATATATCTAAGCCAGTTCTTTCTGACAATCTTTGAATAGCATGTCGTGTCAGCTTATACATAGCAGCATCTCCTGAATTACCAATCACATGTTTCTCCATATAAAACCTCCTTAAAAAAATAAATATAATATCAATATCATAATATATATATCAAAGTAATATAAGTATTGAGCGATATATGAGTTAATATGCTATAATAATAGTAATATACAAAAACTCTTTCTTCAATAACACCCTTATCTACCAATAATATGTACTATCTTTCACATTTCACTTCAAACCAATTTTTCCTGATGAAATAAAGAGTAGATATAAGGTTATTTTTATAATAGCTTTTTTTATAATAATAAGAAATAACATATTTATAATAATTGATGAGGTTATATAATATGGATATTATACGTAAAAGACTTGAACTAAATAAAATCATGGACGACATAGCATTTGAATTAAATGAAGAATTCTCAATATTGATGGAAGATGACATCGAAAATGATCCAATCATATTAAATATATTGGATTATGGTTTGATTACCGAAAACAGTATCGAGATGGAAAATCTTGAACTTGAAACAAATGACAGTGTGACCAATGATGCCAATAATATAGTCTTTAAAAAAATACCTAAATATAAATTAGGTAATAGTAAGAGAAAAAAAGAGGATTACAAACTTGTAGATCCAGAAAAGTTGAAATCAATGAAAAATATATTAAACGAAGAATAGTATTTATTAAAGGAGGTTTACTATGAGCAAAGCTAGCGTTTACAAATGTGTTCTACCAAAAACAGGTTTTATACCAATTCTAAGAGTATATGGTCCACTAGATCAACCATTCATATGTACAAAAATGCAATATGAGAAATTATTGGCTATGGGTTATCCTATTACAATAGTTGATAACGATCCTAAACTTAAACTAAGAAAAGAATTAGGTTTAACAATACCTAAAGATATTAATACTACTACATCACCAGTAAATAATGTTGAAACTAAAATTACTTCTACTGAAAAAACTAAACTAAATCAAACAAATGAAACTGAAAAAACTAAACTAAATCAAACAAATGAAACTGAAAAAACTAAACTAAATCAAACAAATGAAACTGAAAAAACTAAAACTGTTGAAAAAACACCATATGATGATTTAAAACCATACGGTGTCGGAAAATTACGCAGATTAACCTTAGCTCAATTGAAAGAATTGTCTAAAATTGAAAATTTGGAAGAACGCGACACTAAAGCTAAAAATATTGAACAAATTTTAGATAAATATAAAAAATAATTTATAAATAGGGGATTGTTATGTTAAATATAGACGATTTATGTTATCTAAATGTTTGTGATTATACTACTGATATTGAGGAATATTTTATCAATGAAATAGGATTCAAAAATACACAAGAATTGGTAAATAACATTAAATATGAAGAATAAACATTTATTATTTAACATATATTCTAGTGGTAATAAAATGGAATCAAATAATAATAATAATAAAGATATATTTAAAGACATTGTCGATTTAGATGAGTTATTCGGAGAAAGCATCGATGCTTATACAAATGAACTGAAAATATCAGAAGAATTATACAATGAAGTTAAAAAACATTATGACAAAGTTATGACGGAATCCGTATCCAAATATATTGATTATACTGATGGTGGAAAAGAAAAGACTAGAGAAAATCCAAGAGCTTTTGCAACACAACAATTAACCAACCTAGTTAGTCTACGAAGCCATATTGGTTCTACTATAAAGGATAGGTTTAACATTCAAAAAGAAAAAGCTGTATTAACAATACGTTTACAACAAATTATTGGTGGTGATATAGAAAGCGATGATAGTACAATTATAAACCAACTTGTTTTAAGACTAAGTGATAACCCAATTAATAAAAAAGAGACTAAAACTGAAATAGATATAGATCTTATAAAAAAGAAAATAGATGGTTAAATAGTTATATAACTATCATATAACCCAGTACCATATATATCGCTATCCCTATTTTTCAAATTATCCATAAATATTAATATAGCTGTTTTATCCAAATAAAACACATCATCCATAGTAAACATAGCAGGATCATACACATTGTTAAGTTTCATTAAGAAATACCCTAACACATACGTCTTATATTTATAATATGAATAATGATGTGGTTTCATTTTAAACTTGTTAGGTAGTTTCTCAACAGATGCCATGTTTTTATACAAATTTATATGTTTAGATAGAAAATCATCTAATGTGATAACACTACCGTCATCCATAACATAGTCCACCATAATCCTTCGAGTTGATAATATATTATTTTTATCATTCATAATCTCGTCCATAACATGTAAACCATCATTATTGTATTGAGATAAATCCATAACTATATGAGATTTCAACATCATTAACTCCTATTACTCAACCTTCTATTAAAATTAGTAAACGACCTTTCAAAAGCAACTCTATCAAAATATGTTGATTTAACTATATTAAACATACTATCATCTAATTTAGGATTTAGATAATTAATTATTTCATCAATGTATAATATATCATCAACACCTAAATGCCTAGAATATTTTAACCTATTGAATAATGGTACAATTAGTCTAAAGTTCAATATGTCCCAAAGTCTAGATTCAGGTCTCTCAAATGTCATATTTTCAGCTATAGCTATAACTATACTATCATTATACTCAAACGGTATAATATCATTGTTTATCATATCATATATAAATGGACTAACAACATATTCTGGCGCACCTATAGTTATTTGAAAATCATTACCAACTTGTTCTATTAAATAATGATATGGTATGCCAGTTATCCTATTAGCAGCCATATCTTCTTTTTTAACTTCTTTTTCATAATAATACTCCCATATTGGCGCGGTTAACTGTGATGATCCAAATATGATATTATTATTAATAGGGTAACCTTTTCTTATAAAATTAGGTAGCTGAGACAATATTATCTTTTTTGTTGTTTTTCTAGCAAAAAATCTAATTTCTTTATCTAATATATATGTTGACATTTATAACTCCTATCTAGTAGTAACATTAGTTGATTGAGCCAAAGTATCTACCAATTGTACTACTGGAACACCTGTTGGTCCAGCAGAAGTTGGATGAACATGGGTTTTTATTAAATTTAATAAATATGATCCAGATAACACTTTTTTATAAGCACTAGAACCACCTAAGTTAATATCATTAGATTTAATATTAACAGAACCTACTGCTTTAAAATTAAGATCAGTAGCCGACATATCTATTGTATCATCAGCCTTAATATTTATATTATCACCTTTTATATGTATGTCTCTAGCTTCCAAATACATTTCGCCATCTTTAGAAATTATTTTTATAGTCCCTGTTTTTGATTTAACATTAAACACCCCATCAGGTATACGTATATCAACCACACCATCCATATCACTAGACATTTTCAAACCTACAACTTCATCACCACCATCATATGCACCTAAACTTACATTCAATACACCATACACGTCTTCATCATAATATTCTAACACATTGGTATATGCTCCCATACTTGCTTTATACGCACCGTTTATAGCAGAATCTTTCACACTGTGTAACCCGACATATGCTTTATCTAGAGTCGTTTCTGATACAAACTCTAGCCCTCTTGTACTCGTAGCTCCCATATATCTAGCTTCATTAGTATCCAAATAATTTGGATCTTTATACACGGTATACCAATTAGTTTTCACAATTTCATTACTTTTATCAATAGTGCTAATTTTGGTAATTTCACCAGTATTGGTTTTAATGGTACTTGTAGCATTAAGTACACTATCATCTATTTTAAACGATCTATATATCTTATCAATAACACTATCATCATCAACCTGACTTCTATCTATTAAAATACTAGATATGACTTTATCATCTTGCATGTCCATATTTTCAACAGTGTTTACACTATATTTCCTATCATCACCCATATTAGTAAAATTAATGTTGTTTTTTATATGAGCACCACTATAATCTAATAATATTTCATTATTTTTAACAGTTTTATATTTTTCACTTAAAGTGTTTGTCACATTAGTTGTGTTGTTAAATAATACATCAGCTAATTTAAGCACCTGTTTATAACTAGTACCTCTAGTTTTTTTATTATCTTGAGTAAACTTTTTCTCAATAGTTTCAATATTATAATCAGAGCCCATGTTAACAGAAGTGGTGTTATTAGCCATTATTTTGTCATTATCTTTATACATGGCGTTATTCATGAGATCAATAGAACCTCTACTAATATTTTTCTTTTCAGAAACATTACTTACGGTATATTCGTCTAGCTTATATGTAATAGTTGTATCATCGGATATATTGTCATCATGAACAACAGTATTTTTATTATAATTAAATGCATCCATACTATTAACTAGTGTCAAATATTCAGTCCCATGTTCACTATTATTATAATTTTTACCAACATTTAAAACCATACTAGATTCAGTATTACCAGCATTTATTTTCATTTCACCAGAATATCTACTGTCATATCGTTTCACATAAACTTCAAAACTACTATGGTTGTCTATAGAAGACATAGCAGGACTCACATTTTCTTGATTAGGGCTCCTAAAATGTAATTCAGACCCATTGTCAAATATTATGAAAAAATGTCTTTTATCATTAGATGTGTTAACACCAACAATATCTCTATTCCAAAATTCTGTTATTTTTAACATATGCTTTTTATAAACATTATAAAAATCTATTTTATCCTCTAAATCAAGATTAACGCCTGGTATACTTTCACCTGATTCTGGTAAACTAAATCCAGGTAAATAATAACATTTTTGTTTATCACCATTCAAAAAAAATACAATGGTATAACTTCCCAAACTTGGGGTATTATACGTCCCACCTGTGCTATTAAATATATTTGTAGCATAAACACCATTGTCATAATAATTAGCTGGTATAGCTAATATCATTTTACTTTCTATATTTTTAGAACCACTACCTATGGTAATATTATTGTCTGTAGCTATATTAGCATCATAACCCATAAGATCTGACACATGTACACCAATAATACCAGATAATTGAGAATCGGATACATTTACAACTTTAGCTCTATAAAAACCTACCAAATCCATAACAACCTCCTCGATTATACTGTTGTTGAAGCCAAGGTTTTTAAAAAAAAAGTGTATGCGAATATATTTATACACATACACTTTCATTTATGTTAGTTTAAATAAGACATTATCATATACACAAACATATATGATATAAATGTTATACTGCCAAATATAACCCAGTCTTTTAAAAAGCTTATAACAATACTTTTTTTGCTACGTTTGTACACTGAGTATTTAAACCCATTTGTTTTTTTTAAATCTTTTAGTGTTTTCATATATACCTCCACACATATAAATCTTAATTGTAATCATAATATATATTTAAAACACATATAAAATTTTAATATTTTTTTTTATAAAATGAGATATGTTATCCTGATACATTTGTACCCTCACATATGAAAACTTCTTTTTAAAATAAATCATCATATAATTTAAGAATTTTACCAATTTCAACATTATACATATCTAATAATTTATAGTATTCGAACACTGCTAATGTTATAAACTGTTCATCACCAGTGTTTTTATAAACATCAATATCGAAAACTATATTTATTAACATTTTAGGTATATTGTAATCCAATTTATCTAATTTAACAATATTGTTAATATAGTTAACTTTATTACATTTAATAATGTTTAATAAACCATGTCCAATATCAACGATTCTACCAATATCACTATAATTACTCTTTATAAAATATGTGCAATCAATAATAGGTTTATAGTATATTTCGCCTCTATTGACATTATCCGAACATATTTGACTGGTAAAAAATGTTTCCATTTTATTCTTATCAAAAAACTGTTTCCCTAACATATGCTACTCCACATTACTCACTTAGCAATTTATATATCATCCCAGCTTGACTTTTCACTAATTCCAACATCTCTGCATTTTTACATTTTTTAGTATCACTATTTGTAACTTTAAAATCAATATCACCATCATTATAATTCAATAATTCACAAACTAAATCATAGATATCGTTTCTATTAATAAATTTTATAAGATTTTGCATCTTTTTAGTTTTCTCAGTTAATGTTTTATGTGACATTTCACCTTCTATGTAAACATCTCCTTTAATAATAACCTTAACGCTAGCCTGTTCTTCAACTTCTTTAACAGGTTCAACTTCTTTAACAACTTTAACAGGTTCAACTTCTTTAACAGGTTCAACTTCTTTAACAACTTTAACAGGTTCAACTTCTTTAACAGGTTCAACTTCTTTAACAGGTTCAACTTCTTTAACAACTTTAACAGGTTCAACTTCTTTAACAACTTTAACAGGTTCAACTTCTTTAACAGGTTCAACTTCTTTAACAGGTTCAACTTCTTTAACAACTTTAATAGGTTCGACTTCTTTAACAGGTTCAACTTCTTTAACAACTTTAATAGGTTCGACTTCTTTAACAGGTTCAACTTCTTTAACAACTTTAA